GGTGGGGGAGCGCCAGCGAGTCCACGTGTTGGGTTATCTGACATCCGTCAGGGCGACCCAGCTTCGCTGTCGCCACTGATAGCATCTCCGGTGCCTCCGGCACCCACAGGTGATGCGGCTCCACCCACAGGTGGGGGAGCGCCAGCGAGTCCACGTGTTGGGTTATCTGACATCCGTCAGGGCGACCCAGCTTCGCTGTCGCCACTGATAGCATCTCCGGTGCCTCCGGCACCCACAGGCGACGGTGTCCCTCCGACAGACACCCCCGCTGAGATATTAGCTACGCTTACGGAGATTCTGGATAGAACTCCAGATACATCTTTAAGCGATGCGGATAGTGAGGGTAATACCGGCGACGACATTGAAACGGGCGACGATACCGTTGCAGATACGACCTCTAGAGGATACCTGCAGGCACAACTAGATGCCTTACGAGAGATTCGTGACCAGGGTGCGTCTACAGCAGGCGATGTCGACGGTGACGGCTTACGGGACGGCAGCTTTAGAGGTCAAGGCGGACGTAGCGACGAGGAACAAGCCGATGATAACGCCGACGATAATCGTAATGGATCGCGGAGAGGAAATCGCGGCAATCGTGGAAACCGAAACCAAGTCGGCATGATGGCTAAGCTAGCCGGATTGTTCGGCATGGGCGGTATGGGCGGTGACGGCGGGACTCCGCCAATACCCGACATGCCGGGAGGGCGTCCTGGACCAGGAAACCGGCCTACGCCACCAAGAGGCGGCGGTGGGTTCTTTTCTAAGGCGTTTAATGCGGTTAAGAATGTAGGAGGTAAAATAGTGAACGTTGCTAAAGTGGCAGTGCCGTTGGCAATGACGTATGGCGCATCCGCGATGGCAGCAGCAGGTACTGCAGCAACTACCGTTGCGAGTACTGTGGCTGCGGTTGGCGCAGGTACTGTGTTATTGGGTGCTGCAGTGGCAGGTGCCTTGGGCTACGGCGCGTACTTGTTGTATAAGCACGTTAAACGCGGCGCAAAGGTAGACCGGTTAGAAGCCATGCGGTATATGCAATACGGCGTCTATCCGTCTGACAAAGACTTTGTGTACCAGTTACGCATACTCGAAGAACTTGTCGATGATAACATGACATGGAAGGACGATAAGCCTACGTTGTCCAAACCACCCGAGTACTTCTTTAACGAGTTGCACGAAGGGTTTGGCAGGTTTAAAAACAACGAAGCCGATCTGACTGAATGGTCTGTGTGGTTTAAACGTCGTTTCATGCCAGTGTACTTTACACACATCTCTGTCTTACGTAAGATAGACTCCGGTGCTGATATAGACGATGTCGACGATGACCTGGATAAGGACGATGTGGTCTCATACATCATGCGCACGCAGTTTAATGCGGATGATGCTGCAAGAGGACTGGATCCGTACGCGGTCATAGCAGAGCCCATGCGTGGACGCTCTATGAGTTCAATGCGTAAGGAGACTGAAGACTACGTCGTCCAGCTGATGGACTACTACACCCACAAAGACGGCGTTGATACAAAGCTACCCGCTCTGCCAGTGAGGTCAAAGGCTAAGCAGCGCACCAGCACGATCACACGCCCAGGATCCACAGATCCAAATAGAGCGGTCAAGCAAGAGGGCATAATAGATCCGCACGACATGGCTAAGACTGTGAAGCGTGTGGCACGTAACACAGCGAAGGCCGCTGCTGTCGGCACTGCTTTAGTCGCAGGTCAGTTATACGAGGACGCGATACATCCTCCGTTGCCGGGCGGAAAGACTAAGTTGATGATGCCAGTAAAGGGCATAATCAGCTCTCCTTTTGGGATGCGCATCGCCCCCATAGAAAAAACCCGTTCTATGCACAAGGGCATTGACATCGCCGCCCCTAACGGATCGCCTATAATGGCTGCTGCTGACGGTGAAATCTATCGTCAGTATAAAAGTACTACATATGGCAACGTGATCTACATGAAGCACGGCGACGGCACGGGCACGCGTTACGCGCACATGCAAGGGTTTGCACCGGGCACGGGCATCGGTGCACGCGTGAAGCAGGGCCAGCTGATCGGCTTTGTTGGTGACACGGGTCACTCCGACGGCGATCATCTCCATTTCGAATGGAGAAAAGATTTGCGACAGTCTGCGCCAGTGTTTGATCCAATGACTGGTTTTAACGCGGAAGATAAAACCACAGTGGTCAACGCGATCAAAGAAGCTAAGGTTATGGCCAAGGCGGAAAAGATCGTTACACCCGATGCCAAGCTGGAGGGCGTGAATACCCTCCTTCCAGAAACGGCCACGGCGGATGAGTCTGTGGTAGGTAACTTATTTTCTGGCATAGCGTCTACGTTTAAGTCTGGTAAAGAAGTTGCCAATCCAGGAATGGATCTGGCTGAACTCACACCGAGTGCACAAGCTGGTGTGGACTCCAGTAAGATCGACGCAGTAAGTGCTACTGGCATGGATCTGTCTGTATTACAGGAGGAGAAGCGTCGGAGACAATTGGCGGCGGCAGACGACACGCCACCTGCAATGCTGGCCGCAGTAACGCCTCCCGCTAAGCCAAAGATCCTGTCTTTAGAGCAATCTAAGCTGGCTCGACGTCAGATGAAGGAATTGCTTGGTACAGATACACGTGCTGTGAAATCAGATGTGCTTACGTTCACTGAGATCAACGAGCATCGTGCAGGCCTGGGTCTAAGTCCGTTAAGCAGAAAGCGGTACGCGTCGTTGTACGGCACAGATCGTTTAGCTGCTGACGGCGGAGAATCCGTAGTTAAGTACGACCAACAAGATATTACCACAGCCAACGCTACGCGAGCGCAGCTTGGACGTGAGCCGATATCTAAAGAGGTATACTCAGCCATCCCTGCAAGTGCTGCAGTGGCGTATAACGCACCACAGGGCGTTACAGGGGGTATGGCGGATTCTATCCGTGAAGAGAACATAAACTTCAACCACTTTGCACCTTCACCGGCAGTGACCGCCACAGCTGCTCCGGTGGTGCAAGAACGAGTGAATGTTCCCGTTACGAATAAGACGACTACGTTAACCCGTAACGACCATCGCACTGAACTGACCAGTAACGATCTATACTTACAATCTCCAGATGTAGCAAGAGGTTATAAGGAAGCTCGTCAGAATCGGTTTACCAATGCTGTGGCAGATGACAGCATGCGCAATCAGATACAACGCGTTAATCTGTTACAGACAGCGGTGACTCAGCGTGAGACAATGATCGCTAACCAAGGTAAGATGATCGAACAACTCGATCGGATTGCAGTGGCGAGTGAGTCAACAGAAGTGCATGTGGCTACGACGAACGTTAACGTAAGTTCGCCCAATCCACAACGCAAGAACGATCCAAGTGCGTTTACCCAAAGCGCCAGACCTTTGCGGTCAGTCGTTAACTTTAAATCATAACCCATTACATCACCTGCTTAACGGCAGGCGATGTCTTTTAAGGAGTTTATCATGGCAGGTGCTGCTGATTATTACAACACGTTTATACGAGAAGACTCGCAGTGGGTACGTGCAGCCTATTTTTCAAATAAGTTTAGCATATTGGGCGAGATCTTTAACGTACATAAATTTGCTTCAGCCGATATTAAGTTTACAGATTCTTCTCCAGGGGGTAATTTCGGCATAAACCCAAAACCACAGTTTACTGAATACGCAGACATCGTCCGTCCGGGCATTGGTCCCGACAGTTATATGGACGGCATGGGCGAGTATTATAGCGAGGCTTACGACGATCACGCACAACTCATTAATCTGCAATTCGGTGTGCCTGAGTATAACGGACTGTCTACGTTCTTTCTAAGCTACTACGACTCCAGACTTGCCGCACTGGCCACCACAGGTAAGGCCACAGGGTTCTTATTCGACGTAGGTAACGCAATAGGCTTTATTCTGACGTTGCCGTTCCAAGCCATTGTGGGTGCGGCTAACCTAGTATCCCGCATGGTGAATTTCATCGCAGATAGACCGCAGTCTAAGTTCTTCTACTTAAAACCAACCATGCCTTTGTATCTATCGACTGTAAATACGCTGGCTGTCCGACTCGGTGTAAACTTAGGTTTAGTGCAGGGATCAGATGTAGAGAACATTAACGGTAAAACGGTCGCGGAGGTCAAAGCAGACGCGAAGAAAAATAAAAGAGGGATCAGTTACTCTAATGGATTATCTCCCTCGGAAGCAGCTGTGTTTAATCGCTTACTGCCGGACGTAATGACCGCTGACGGCGGCATAGACATAATCGCAATGACAAGCAGGGCACAGCGCTTGGCCAACAAGCATAACAAGATACTGCACGACATCGGCAAAGCGGCTGAGAAATCAGATAAGTATACATACAACGATCTGGTACGAAAGTACGTAAACGATAAAATGGATCCGCCTACGCCAGAGTCGTTCATGCTACAGGGAGACCCGTCGGAACCGAGCATCCTTAAGTACACAAAGCAGTATTTCCAAAACTCCCCAATCGGGCAGGGAGAGGGTAATATACCTGACGTAACCATGGGCGATAAAGATGCTGCTATTGCATACGGCAACGACACCACGCCGCCGAAAGACGACAAGCGCAAAAACACCACCGGATTATGGGATCGTGTTCCTGCCATGTTTAAAGCAGAAATGAATCAGGGCACTCATTGGGTGGGGTTCTACGTAGACGCGCAGAAAACCGTGAGCGAAAGCTTTACAAACACCACGAAGTCGTCCGGCATCGAAGAAAAGCTAAACGCCAATAGCAGTAAAGTCCGTAGTACTCTATTTGACTTCGGCCACGGTAACATCGGCGATGGCGCGGTGGCCTCTGTGATAGAGGGTGCGTTCTCAGGCATTAAGAACCTCATGGCTGGCGGACTGGCGTCTATCGGACTGGGCAGTCTAGCCGGGTTAGGTGGCACGTCATACGTGGACATCCCCGATTTCTGGGAGTCTGCCTCAGCCAGTCTGCCGTCTAATGACTACACCATTACATTAGCGACTCCGTACGGCAACAAGATGTCTGTCTACTTAAACATTTACATCCCACTGTGTATGTTACTGGCAGGTGTATTACCGTTGTCTACAGGTAAGAACTCGTACACAAGCCCGTTCTTATGCCGCTTGGAATCCACTGGACGTAACATGGTAAGAACCGGTATCATTGACAAGGTTACCATTACACGCGGGACTGGTAATACGGGCTGGAGTAAGGATAAATTGCCCACTTCGGTAGACGTCACGTTCAGCGTTATAGACTTGTCCAAGACGATGCATGCTCCGATTTCACCCAGTGGCGGATTAACGGATTTGTTAAGCCTGTCCATGTTTGATGAAGACACCGTGTTAACAGACTACCTGTTGTCCTTGGGCGGGGTAACTCTGTACGATCAGTACGCCGCTGTGTCTCCGCGACTTAGACTAGCATGGCGCAAACAGATGGCGTCTTTTGACAGATGGTTAACGCCTGAAAAATTCACTAACTGGTTCTCGGGCACGGGTCCGGGAAACATAATGTCAATTGTCTTTGCAGGCGGTGATCGCGGCGCACCCAGCCTTTAACAGCATAAACGCACTGTACTCGGGATTACCGAGTACAGTGATCTATGCCGACTATTTGAAATACACTCTTGGATATGTGTTTGTCATTACCTGTGTTGGTCGATTAGCACTGACGGATGAAAACATGATAGTACCAGCAGCAGACCTGGTGCGTGGGTCTAGGAACAATATGCTTCTCGCTGCATAATAACTCCATTTCCACATTGTAAAATCCTGCTCCACCACACCGTTACGTATAAACTTATCCCACATGGGATCTATGGTGTAAAGGTCGTCTAGAAACACCTTGGCGTTCTCCGTAGGATCCATCCCAGGCGTAGGCTGAAATCGCCCAAGCATTTGAATAATCGTGCGCTTCCGCTCGACTGGAGATAACGGTACTTCTAACAACGCAGTAAGCGCAACGGGTGTTTGTAAAACACCCATATCTACCAATTCCCTTATGACGCTGGATATAATATAATCGGATGCGTATGTCACTGGGTTATCCGCAGTTAAGAACGCTTCGTATAACGATATTGCAGCCGCATTTACATTAGCATAATCACTAAAAACAGTCACGCGATTAGAATAGTCGTCGGTCGTGTAGTCTATTTGTGGCGATAGCGCAGCTTGGACAAGTGCGTTCGCGGCGTCTGGAGTACGCACTGCAGTTGTGCCCGATAAGCTAAAGATCGCAGTAGCGATAGCGCCAGCACCGCTATACTCACCTGTCACCACGCGTGCACCCACAGCAGTAGAAGTTACAGACCCTGCGCCGCCGATTCCATTGCCACCGGTTAAACTAACATCCCAAACCCATGCAGCAACAACGATCGTCATTAATCGGGTAAAGTCTGTTGCACTAAGTGATTCTAAATTTATACTGCCTGGATAGTTGATGTAATTCGACATCGCACTGTTTACGTCACCGAGTGTATACGCACTAAGCCATTTCAACATGGCACGCGGTAGTATATCTCGGGATAACGTGGGTATAAGTCTGCGCAGTTGCCCGTCGTTTAACTTGCCCTTCAGCAGCTGACTTAATGTAATACCTGCCAGTAATGTGCCTCCAAGTGCCAGATAGTCATCCAGCGTAGCAGTACTGAAGTCAAACCCAAGTGACGGTAGGCTGGGCAGTTCTATGCCAAGACCACTAAGGTCTAATACATTAGCGCCGTTATAGACATCGACCACTGTGAGTGCATCGTCTGCACCCGATTCAAAAATACTTGGTTTTATTAATGCTGCCATGGCCGTTGCCTTTTATAAAAAACAAATAAAAAAAAAGGATACCCGCGAGGGGCATCCTAAAACAACAAAGGTTAATCTGGAACGGGTCTCCTAACCAGAGTAAGATCAATGTCGTGAAGCGTTTGCTCCATAATATTCTTAGCCTTTCTCCATCGTCCACCCTGACAGCCAGTGGCGATCTTTGGAAAAATCAGCGATTTAGAACCAGTCAGGATCAACTGCTCTCTAAGTTTAACCAGGCTGGACTCAAATGCAGCATAATCGAATCTGCGATCGTTCGGTTTGCCCGGCAACAAGCATGCGTAAGAACCCGCTATTGTGACACTGCCTGCTGTGGTATGAACGATTGTGTAATCACAAGTGCCTAATAACTCGTGCGCGTATTTGATCCCCACATCGCCAGTGTCAAGTGCGTACCGTTTATGCACCGCAACCCCAATCGACGGTATGGGAATGCCTGCACAGTTCTTTATGTACAACATACAGTCGTACTTGCCACTTTCCAACAACTCGAAAATATCGCCAGTTACTTCGTTCATCTTACACCCGCCCATAAGTTAGAAGGATAGCTGTTCGCATCCAGTACGTAGTTACCCACAACAGTCAGGGTATCAAATGTTCCCGCCGGAACCGTGAGTGGCGTCACACCGTTGAATCGTAACACCTTACCATTTACCTTAGAAGAGAACCCGTCTATAAGGTATGCGTTACCTGGCACCGCTTTGCCACCTGGCGTGAGCGTGGTGTACTTAGCATGCCCCACAGGTGTCATGGCACGTGTGGAAGACGCGTTGTAAATGTCCTCCTTACAGACAATAACATCTCCGTCGAACTCCTCGTACTCGATCGTCACAGTCACCCGTTTAAATCGACCGTCCGCATTGATGATGGATACGCCACGCTCGAAGTGCATCCACGTCATGCGGTCACCCGCTAACGCGTCGCCCGTATTGGTCTTCAAGCTAATAGCTTTAGAATTACCAAGCAACTTAGCCTGCACCTCCCTCCATTCGTTGATTAAACGGTTCCAGACATCCGGCTTCATCTTAACGGCAAGTAACGATCTATGCCAAAGTTTAGCAGGTGTGCTGCGGTTTACCTGTTGAGGTAATTTTAGGCTGTCTATAAAGACGCCCATTTTTGACGTTTCTTTTGAACTCATTTCGCTTCTCAGCTCCTTTATGGTTCATTCATACGCTCCAACAGATCCAACAAAGCACGATTGCATTCAGCCAGTGACGTCATTTGACGATAGGCATACGAGTGCATAGATACTTCGTTGTTCTTTTTAATCTGTTGGTAAATAAGGGTGAGGCGTAAAACGACAAGGTCCACTAGACCTCGTGCGTCTCCCGCTCCTCCCGATTCTGTCTGCAGCCAAGTGGCCGCGTTTACCTCTGTGACGTCTGTGTAGTAATGTCTGGCATTAGATGCAATACGCCCACTATCCTTTAAGGATCTCAGTGATTCCATCAGCGCCGTGGCAAGATGATCCAACGACCTCACAGATGTGTTTATTTCCAGTTTGTTTACACGGTTATAGTTAACGTCCGCTACCGGCGTTAACGAAAGCAGTTCACAGTACACAGCCACAACTTGTGGATGGGATATGCTTGCGCCCTTACTAAGTAAGACGCGCAGTACATACTTCTTATGAGCAATCCTTAAACCGTTAAGCCATTCCCTCACCATGGTATTTCCTCTCGATACCGTGCATGTACACTTACATCCAACTCACCGTTCTTACAAACGGCCTCCAGCTTTATCGGCTCTTCTTGAGGCACGTCTGCACCAAGCCGAATTACATCCTCCCCGCCAAACATCAATGAGTTGCCGTTCCAAACGTACATGCAACTGGGTACCTCGATAACCTCGTCGTCTGGAACCAAACGCTTTAGTTGGTGCAGAATCTGACTCTGCATTTTAGACATAGTCGTCTTGTAACGGTAAACGCGAATCTCACACATCAATACATTTCCTAAGTAGAATATCATAATAGTGATATAGTTTTGAATAATCATCGAGGCTTAATGCTATGTCGATTTACATAGGAGACGGATTATGTTATCCCCTGAAGAGATGTTAGATGAATTACAGCGGCAGCGTTTACAGATGCTAAACTCCGATGACGTTATAGACAAGGCGAAGGTTACACTTATGACCTCGATGTCTAATACGTCCCTTGGGCAAATGCGCATAACGTCTGCCGAAAAAGCAGACGATACGGTTAAAGAAATCGCAGCAGCCCTGGTGTCGGTGCTGCGCGAGACAAGAGAGGATGTCAAGGTGATAAACCCTGTGGCACGATCCGTTGAGGTAGACGATTCGTTACTCGAGGCGTATGAGGTCGGCGAGGGTGAAACCCATACAGGCGCAGACAACATAACCTATGAAGAAATCATGGGTGAGGATTAACTCAATATGACCAGGCTTATTGTGCCTGGTCATTATGCTCCGTGGGCATAAACAAGGAAAAGTAATGCAACGGCATGCCATTGTAAACGAAGTACTGTCCGAGCGCATGCGTGACGTGGTGTGCTATGTATCCGTCATGCATCTCTTCAGCTTCCTCTTCATCCACCACCGCGATCACCGGGAAGTAACAATTGACTTCCTTCATTACACCCGTTTTCAACGCATCCAGATGCATCGAAAGCCAGCCGTCTAACTCGTGCCATGTAAACGCATCGAACTCGGATATATAGTCCGGGGTAAGATCCTCCGGTGATCGGTAAATACTGGTTACCTTTGATGCGCAGGTGTGCCCGGATATGACGATCTCCTGTTCTTTTATCTCGTCTGCGCTTAGGTCGTACGGCCAGGTATTAATCACTAAATGCACCTTTGTGTTTCCTGGCTTTGTCTGCTCGCCGGTCACGGCTGTGGTGACGCTCTCGCGCAATACACCTACCATGTTGGTCATGCCGCTGTAAAACAGCGTACTGCGGTCGCGTATCTTGTAGACCTTACGCACCAGTTCACCGTCGATCTCTGGGACAAACATCTCCACCTTGTTAGAGGCACGTGTGTGATACTTACCACTGGCTAGTAACGCTTCTGCATGATCGTAGTTAATGCCTGCGATTGTACCAAGAAATGTATCCATTAGCGAATCCATACTTACAAGAAACGTAGCGGTCTTATTCATCTGTAGATTGTCCTCGCATTATGTCCTGCATGTGGTCTGGTGTAAGTAATCTGGTTAACGCAATTACCATCAACTGGGGAAACCCTTTAAACTCGCTTGCTACAGCCACCGCCACATCTTCTACATCAGTGCCGTAATACAGCGGTGCTGTGACTGCAAGGGCATCCGCCAGAACCTTCACCTTGCCGCGTAACTCAGGAGAGACAGTCATCATGTTACCCCATATCAACATGTAACCGTCCGACACGTCCCCCATACTTTCGTAAATCGCATTCTGCGCATCGATGTCACCGATCACAGTTACCGGCTCGATCGTACTTATGGCATAATCGTACAACTGCCGAAACGTTTTACTACGACCAGCAGACCGTAAATGTTTATCATGCATGTGTAAACTACTGTACACTTGACTCAGTACATCTCTTGCTAGATCTACTATGGACATGTGCTATTTCCCCAATGTGTTATCAAGATGCATTGCCTTCAGTAAAGCCGCCAGTGTTTTAACCGAAGTGGGTTTCGTGCCTGCGTCTACAATAGGTGCCAGACTAAAGCCACCTGTTTCACGCAGCGACTTCTTCATTGCATAACTGGCTTCCCGGTCGCCGCCGCGGACTTTAAGCATTTCCACTAGCCCGTGCTCTATGCCCTTACCACTAAGCACCAGTGTCTCGGGCATGGACATGCGAGAACCTTTATCGCCGCCAGTCACCTGCCCCGTCATGTTGTCGATAACCGTATCCGATTTAGGTATGGACTTCTTCTTCACAAGATGTTGGTTCTGTCTGCGTTGGGTAAGGTGATACACCATGTACTTACGTGGCGTCAGTAGCTTCTCACCACTGGACACATCGGTGTAAATGATGCGTTGGAATAACTTAACGCCTAACTTAGCACACACGTCCTGCGAGCGCTTAGCGGATAACTTTATCTTACCCGAGTTAGGTACCACCATCCCTACGTACGCTTTCTTGTCACGGAAGGAGATCATCAGTGTCTCAAAGGCACTGTTGGACATGCCTTTAAACAGCTCCTTGTAGCGAGCGGCGTTTTCAGTGCCGTTCTCCAACTCACTCACCCACTTGATGATAAGCTTCTCAGCAGCTTGCCTGCTCATGACGCACCTCCATAGGTAACGGCATTTGCATGGGAGATAACCCCACTTCCATAATCATGGGCAAAACACTGGTGGTGAAGATGGAGATAAACGTCTCGTTGTTACCTCCGTATAAGAGTGCGTGTGAGACGTGCGTCGTATCTAGGCCAATGGCGTTGATCTGAGATATCCAGTAACTGCCAAGCCATGTACGTACTAAACCAGCGTGATAACGCGTGCTGATGGTGTCCATGTCGCCCAGGGCAAACGTAACGTCTGCCATAAAGATCTCCGCCGAGTCATTGTCCACATGGGACAACAAGTTCATGTGTATCTGGTTTACGAGAATGCTCATAAATCCTCCATTATTTATCGTGCCAGTAAGGCACGTATAGTTTAGCACGCATACGAAACAAATCGTAGATGCTAATGTAAGGTAGCTCGCCTTCTTCTTCGTCTACAGGAAGCCAGTAAGGGCGTGTGTTAAGTAAATCATCCCAGTCGTATCCCATCTCTTTAAGATCGGTGTGCAGTTGCGACAGTGGGACAATAAGTGTGTGGTCAAACTTGGTCTGGTCGCCACCCCACAAAGAAATGATCTGATGTAGATCCGTGGTCAGCGTAAGTGCTCTGCGGAACTTCGCGTTCTCGTCGATGACTTTACGTACCGTGGTACGGGATACGGTCACTTCTGGAAGCAAGTCTAGGTGGTAGTTCTGTACATTACCAGACATGCCCCAAGCGGCTGTGTTCTCGTTATGCTCACGTAAGTAGTTAAACTCAGACAGTGCCGCGTCCACACCACCAGACTGCGTCGTCAAGAACTGATACCCAACACCAGACGGACCTGTTTTGTTGCGAGTGCTGATGGAGTTGATGGCCATCAGGTCTTTACAGTCTTGCTCTCTATCCGTAGCTGTGAGTGGGTATTTAGCCGAGGTGTCTTTACTGCTGTTCTTCAGCACTACAGAGTTACTGATTTCGACCAGATGTCCGTTGATGAGACTGAACTTCTCAGGAACACCTTTAGCTTTACGACCTGCACGTGCATGCGTCAGTGTAGGTGCCTTAGGTGCGTAAGGATCTAACTCATGCTTCATGCCAATGTGTGCCACGAGCAACCACTGGGTGCCAGACCGTGCTGCGATGTTAGGCAGTTGTGACATAAAGATCGTCTTAGCTTTGCCGTCTAACATAAAGACCATGTTCTGGCCTGAATCACCCACGTTGTTTTTATCCACAAGCTTTGTCTGTACCGCAGACACCTTAAACTCAGTGAGCGAGTCTACCAGTAAGGCCAGTGGCTGATAGCCCATTAGCGGTCCACCAGAAGGCGTCTTAAAGGGCATGGCCACTTGATGCTTCTTCTTGTCCTTAATACGACCTAATAAGAACTTCTGGATCTTATCAAACCATACGTCGCCCATGACTTGATCTGACTTCACCATAATAAAACGTTTATTAGGTTCGGAAATGTCGATGTCATCAAACTCAGGATAACGTGCCAACAAACGTTCGATACGTCCGTAAGTGGTGCTGCACTCGGTGTCATAGTAATGCCAATGACTGTTCTTATAACGACCAAGGATAGTCGCGCAGATGTAAAAGGCGATTTCAGACTTACCTGCGTTACCTGGACCTGCCAAAGAACTGATGGCGGGCATCCCGCCGTTTAGGATCATCTCCCCCCTTAGACCTTCTACGAAACTCCCAGTGGGCACGTCTAACAGACAGCCAAGGTTTGGCATTGGTACTGTGCGCGGAGCCGGTGAAAAATCCTCGTACATATGTTTCTCCTATTTGATAATATGTCATGCGGGTGACCGCTCTTCATGAGATACCAAATACCCTACAAATAAAGGAAAGATCGTGACTGCTTATACGCTTTACGAAGATGAACTATCAGAGAGTTTCGACACCAGCATTGCAGACGCTACTGTATTGTTGACGCAACTTGGCTCAGTAAACAACATCCCATATGCTTCCCAAATAGGAACGCAGGGCATTAAGAAAATTGCATCGTCCATTTGGAAAGCGGTGATGCGCGCAGTGGATTTTGTAAAGAAACAAGTAAAACGTTTCTTTGCATGGCTTACAGGTGGTAAGAAGTCTGGTAAGAACGGCGTACCCGGGTCTGTGTACGAAGACAAATATGTAAAGGTTGGCGGCAAGGCGGGCGCGGTGGTTAACATGATCGATACGTATCGGCATAAATGCTTGAACATCTTACCCAAGGCGGCGTCACTTGTAGGTCCGGGTAAGATATCTAAGAAAACCATCTTAGACGTCGCTGGGTTGAATATGGTAGTTGAGCCAGCGTATCCTGAATCAAGTGTGATTGATGAAATAGAGTCCTTTGGTACCTTTTCTAGGCTAGAGATCGAGAAAACGTTAATTATAAAAGACGGCGCCGTAGACTGGGGTCCGTGGGACGGTAGGGGGGTGCAGGCGTTACTTGCATACGGAGACATATTTAATAAGAGCGACACTCTACAGAAGTACCAGCCGAGTGGCGCGGATGGTGCAGTAATAGCGTCGGAACAATTCGAGTGGCACTTGAAACAAAGGCATCGTGACTGGGACAATGCTGCAGGAACCACGCACCGCACGACGTCTGGTGAAGATATTAAGTTTGAAACAAACTTCAAGTTGCCAGGAACTGGTGCGTCCGTCGCCATAAAGGTAGATTATGTTAGAGGGAAGGCAACACCTGGTATAACGATTGCTCCAGATAATGACTTTTCTAACGAACCGGAGGTATCACGATTCGTTTTTGGTAAAGAGTTCACTGACAAGGACTGGGGAAGCGCTTGGCTTAAAGCCGGTGACATATGTGCCGTGCTAGACGCGTGGGGACTGGCATTCAGCAAGATCGTGGACGAACTGGTTATGGCAAGGGCAGGTAATCCCAACGCAGCAGACGAAGACGTTGTGTTTATTTCGATGCTTATCAAGTATTACCTGGGGGAGCTTACTCTGGTGAAGAACCTTTCCAATTATATAGTTAAAGTTGGATCTGCGTACGCACGAGAATTAGAGATCCGGTACAAACTGCTTAAACAAATCGTGGATGTGTATGAAAACAGAACCGAAAGTTAGCCCAGCGGCCACTTGTGGAGAAGCGCATGCATACTGATTACGAAGGCGCCTTGGATGGATTGCCTATCCCGGAAGAGTGATTGACGCGAGGTGGGGCATGGACTATGTAAGATGGTCTCCGTCGCACGGAATGCGTTTATAACAAGCTAAAGAACACCGATGCGTTTATCGCATGGAATGCTACTTCGTTCTTGTATGCGACACAAACGCCAATGATGCACTTAAGCAGGGTTTTTACAGACTGGGTAGTGCGCGGTATAGACGATTTAATTGTCCGACTGGACTTACTAACTAAGAGAGGAGGGCGTGTAATGCGTTCTTATGAAATGAAAGCGTACCTGGATCGTACGCAGGATGCGTCAGTGTTCGGCGGACAGGGTAAGATTTGGGACAGCGTTGTAAATGGCTTTAAGGCGATTGGCAAGGCACTGCGTTCCATAGCTAATGACGTCGCGCTGTTGTTTGTGCCCTTGCGCACCAAACCTAAAAACGGGAAGTCGGCTGCGCGTGTGATGCAGACGATCAGCCCGTCTATGTACGAAGATCTGGCAATCAGTGTGCCACTGGATATGGTGGGAGAAGTCGTGCCGCATTACGAAGCTATGATCTCCGCTGTGCGGGAAATCCAAGACATAGAACAACGCGTGTATATCCCGTTACGTAAATACTTCGAGCATGCAGTCACCACGACTCGCGAACAAAATGAACTGTGGGCACCTAAGGACGTGGAAGTCCGGGACGTGAGTAAAATCGTCAAGTCACTTGGTGTCGCGTACAACACAGATGTCCGTCGTAGTGAGGGCAACGGTACTGCACGGTTTGATAAGGTCTATCGGTCAGGCAGAGACTTCGAAACAGCCAATCAGTTAATCGAAGATCTTTACGATCTCATTGATGACCTTGATCTTAAAGACCTGGCTAAGTCAGAGTTAATGCTGTCCGAAGCCATTCGCGAGTATGTGGAAGTGGTAGAAGAAGAACCCGGCATTGCGTCTAAGAATAAAAACACAATCCGGTTACTGGTCGCCATGGTAGAGACCGCTGCAAAAGAAACCGAGCTGTTAGGTGTACTGGTGTATAACACCCGTGCAGCCATCGCAGCGCATAACCGTACTGTGGATGTATTGGAGGACGTACTATGACCATCGAAGCTTCATTAGAAAGCGCGTGTGCTGAGTTGGATAGATTGATGGGACATCGCACCAGCGAGGGCGATTCCATGCATGCTGACATAGAACGTGTAATGGCAGGTACACAGGCATTTGGCCGTATGGTCAAAGCCGTGTGGGACGCCATTATCGCAGCCATACGCAAAGTGGGATCGTGGATTACAAAGTTCTTCGACTGGTTGTTTAGTGGTACCACATTCCCACCACATAACGTCGCTGGTGGTGAGTATAAAAAGAAATCGCCGAAGACTAAAGGCAAGGTCGGTGGGGACATGGGTGCCCGGGATAAGGCAGACGCCAAGGCCATTCCAAAAGCAGCTGCGGTAGGTAAGAAGGCAGGTTCTAATGTGTTAGACGAAGTCACTGCTAAAAAGGTGCAGGAAGTCAACACAGAAGAGAAAGTCCGTGCTAAGGATACAACAGAGACTGTCTCTAAGGCAGGTTCTGCTGGACAAGATACGTCTGCGTCCGAACCCAATAAGGAAAAGTCAGAACCTCGTGATGCAGTAGCCGTCGCAATCACTGAGATAAAGCTGTACAAGTCATTGACTGACAAGTACAAACAACAGCTCGGTGTGTTGGCTACCAGCTATCCTGCTACGGAAGACGACATTAACCGTATGAACACGGCAGAAGCAGAGCGCACGTTAAAGGCCGCGATTAACACACGGGCAATCGAAGGACTTTCTAAACTGTTTGCGTCAGTTCGACAAGCAGATATCGCCGCGACTAAGTTTCTAGCAGAGTTCAAAAAGAAAGGCAGCTTCTCTAGTGACGATGAAGATGAAGTACTGGGTGGCCTAGTCGAGCATCAAGAGTTGTTGCAAACGGCGTTAACCGAAGAACTGCCTGCGATCTTTAGAATGCACGAAGCAACCCATGTACAGGGCAACGCATACGACACCGAATTGCTGATGGCAAAGAAACGCATCCGTCTCCTGTATCACGATGACGGCACGGTTGACGTGATGCGCGTAACAACGCATGCCAGTGAACCTACTTCTTTGTTCATACAAAGTAAAGGACAGATTGCGTGGAAGGCTAAAAGCTTTGATGTGTTAATGGCTAAGACAGAGAAGTCTGTAAAGGACGCATGGAAGCTTGTTGGTGGTTTCCGTGATGAAGCGGTGAAGATGGTAAACGGCGGGTGGAAAAACAACAAGAAAACCACAGTGGTCGCTGAGATGAGTAAGTTACGACGTATGTACCTTACGATTAATAAAGTCCTCTTGTTGTTCATTAAAGAGTTCTTGATTATCATATCACGCGCCAATAACGCATTGACTATTTACTCCAAAATGACGGAGGAGATTCTAACCGACGTCTTAGGCGCTACCGACTAAACAGCACAACATCCACTGACTCCTAGGAGTCAGTGGATGGATGGCTTTTACACCATCTTTAAATTGGCAGAGCTCCGATAGAGCGCGTAATCATCATCTGTGGTTATTACTAATCCGTAACGAAAGTTATTCTTCATTGCATCGTACGTATAGATCTGAATCTTTATGTCTTTTGTTGCCTTACCTATGGCGGTAAAGTTATTACGTGGTGGAATGTCAATGCCTAGGGATAGCGTAAGTGATACGGTTTTACCGCACATCTTTACGGGTATCTTAATCGACTGTGACTTTAGACCTTCTGTGATCTTTAGATTGCCTTTCTTATCCTTTTCGTAGAACAAGTCTGTGACGTCGTGCAGTTTATCTTTACCAATACTGTCTTCACGTATCGACGTGAGCTGTCCGATCATGAATGAGAGCTTGTCCATTGCCATGTAAGCGGTTCTAGGCGGTCGGATGTAGTTGGTGATGGGTTCTCCTTCCATCGTCTCTAGGGATAGCCTACGGTGCTTTAAATGGACGCCCTTAGTTTCAGTCAACACTTCCCAGTTTACAGGCTTCACGATACTGGACATAATAGCAGCTACTGGATGTACGAAGTCATCAGGAGTGACTTTATCTTGCACCCGCATAATGTCGTCTATCTGCGTTACAGGATCTTTGGTCATAATCACAGAGTAATGTGCATCTACGCTGTCTACGCCATGCAGTTCACCTAGCGGATTCTTTCCGTAGTAACTGTTCATTGTGTATACGTGGTAGCCGTCTTCCATTATACGAGGTGCATTGGTGTAAAACAACATCGTCTTACCAGCCAGCAACTTGTTGTACACAGACGCCTTAGGTTTACGTTTGACTTCCTTCTCGGTCTTCATGGTAATAACGTCACGCTTCTCGCCGTTCTTAGCAGCCTGTCTTGCCTTATGCACAAGCTGATCCGCGATCTCGTTACCTTCTACGCCACTGTGACCCTTCACCCATTGCCGTGTCACCTTAACGCCTTCTGACTTCAAATGGATCTGAAGTTGATTCACACGCTCCCAGCCATCACGATTCGATATGGCGTCGCCCGAAGACTTCTTCCAACCGGCTTTGATCCACTTAGCCATCCATTCAGAAGAACCCTTCAAAACGTACATGCTGTCAAAGATAACGTGTACTTGTTTCCAGCGTTGATGAATCGCCGTCTCCAATACACGGATATACCCAGTTAACTCAGCACGGTTGTTCGTCACGTGATCCCCACAGTGACCGCATGCATTATACTCCAGTCCATCACTGGACTTCCCGTAAAACCCCCAAGACCCTGGTCCAGGATTAGTAGGTGCAGATCCACCATCCACATACACTTCACACGACTCCGCCGCTACCTCAGGTACCTCAATTGCACTTAACACGATTCACAATCCCCTTGTTTGTGTCTTCCAGTTTACGTAAAGCAGTTACTGCCTCATGTAATGTCGTACGGTAGTGATTAATCACGAGGCCAAGTGAGGGTTTTTTATCCGTAGCTGCTGGCGGCAGTTCGTAGTCGGGATACGTCTTCAATGCCAGATAATCGGATTTTGACATGGTACAGTCGTCCTTACTCACGGGACTTAACGCAACTGGCTTGTGTAACACAGGACATTTCTTATCACGATAGACAATCTTGTCCTTTAGCACCACGTGTATTTTTTGCTCAGGACACGACTGTGGAGTGGGGGTGACATTAACAATGATGTTCGGTGCCATAGCAGGCGGTACGTTTACCTCGATAGGGGGTCTTACGGTATGTGCACAGCCAGACAGCAGCACAAGAAGTGGTAACATAATGTATCGCATTAATGTCTCCTAAGTGAATCCAACAGGGAATTGTAGTTACGTAACTCGTCTAAAGCGTATGTATCCAATGTAGCGGTTTTTTCTATGACGGTTCTGACAGAGTCAGTGTCGCCAGCAGACAATGCCACACCGATGAACAATCCAATGAGTACAATCGAAACCAGAGTAATCAGCAAGGTTTTTGCATCTAAGCGAATCCAATCAGGACGCGCAGACCACAAGTAATTTAAAAAGCTAGGTTCGTCGTAAGTCATCGGATCATCCGTCCATTAAATTTATGCATCGTTAATAATTAAATGACCGCTGGGAGGTCACCATGGGATATTCTTTAAAGGGTTTCTGTAACATCAACAAAGAGCTTGATAGCGTTACAGGTAACACAGCGGGCTTTGGTGAGCTATCGCCCATCAGTCGCACATACAGCACCAGTAAAACCAACTTAGCGGATAAGCTATATCCTGAAGTCTCACTGGTGGTTTTCAGTTCTAAGCTGGACAGTGTGTCCACGCACGTACCAGATGGCTTTGACCTGACCACATTGGCCGTGCTAAACGACTTTGTAATCCATGCCACACCGGATTCAGATTTCGCAGATCAGCTATCTACCAGAAACAACCAACTGAGTAACATCTCCGCTGGACCATCAATGGTCAGTGGAAGCGTTACGCTACCCGCTTGGGTAGCGTGGAGTGTCGTTTACGGGACGGTGTCTTGCGATGTAAAGATCTGGTTATCAGACACCAGTTTCCAAGAGACCTACGACGAGTACGACGTCCGTGTTGTGCCACCCGTACCAAATGTAAACGACCTTAAAGGGACTGCTGCTGATTTGCGCTGGTCGTTGTCACAGATCAATGTGGCTACGCATTATAAGGCATTAGAGTTAGCCAAGGACGGAGATCCAGAAACCACAGTCGAGACCATGGAGTTGAAATGGATCGATCCTGTCTCCCTGGAATCCATTATGCTCACGTGGGCGTTGGTGTGTTACGGCAAACAAGCCAGTGATGCGCAAAACCAACTGGATGCGATTCGTAAGTATCTGTTGGAAACCACGGGACTTACACCAGACTACTGGCAAGAACGTGTACCTGACATCATTGTCAGAAACACACTGACGATTATTCCAAGATGGGATAATGTGTCCATTCGTTCCAGTGGCACCACGGATTATCAGTATTCACCTGTGACATCACCAGGGGATATTCTGGATGCACTTGGTATTGTGTTCCCCACAGACGCAGTAGACTACCTTAGCAGTGCAATACACGCCACCACGCATTATAAGTCCATTGGCTTTGTAGCAGTACCCATGGGCATTGGCGATCGGACTCCGTTCCGTACACTGTATCCTGATTACGCTGTCATTCCTCTTAACGACGTGAACTTAGGAAGACTGACGTCCATCACTCGCGATGCAGTCGCTACTATAGAAGAGGTCATACGATTAGCTGAAGTTGACGACGGTACGCAAGATTTACCGTTACATGTGTCTCGGTTATCGGATAATCGTCTAGACTACCTTACGTTTATCGTAGACGGTACATCGCAACTGCTGGTGACCCGTAAGAGCTATCTGGAGGTGGTAAACAGTGTTACCGTCAATTGATGCGGTTGGTGTATACGAACTCTCTGCGCCCTTCACAGTGGCTCCTGGAGAGGTATTAAAATGCAGTGCGATAGAGACCTTTGAATCCTTACAGCTTTCAGGCGTGGATGTGTATAACGCACATTACAAACCGCTTGGATTACCTGCCACAGTCTACGCGGCAGACCTAGCCACAGGTGGAAAAATAGTCACGCTTATCAGCACGACATCGGGTAATGCGATAAACTTACCCGAATCATATATAGTAGCTGCACCACCTGCACAGACTTCAGATTACACAAATGTAATCTTATCCGCAGACCTTGGATTGATTCCAGACAAGCTGGACATCACCGCCATTACAGACGGGTTTAAGGATTACTGTTCAGACATTATTGGCGTCATGCCACAGGTACAGATACATCGATATCCCATTACGGTTCCAGTGACCCCTGCACAAGCTGCATTACTGGAACGCAATAGGCTAGCGGCGATCACAGACAGACGCACCGCTTATGCGGAGTTAAAGCACTGGATCGGACGTACAGCCGACACTCAGGCCCAAGTAGACGTACTTGAAGCCTTACTACTTAACCTTAAATAAGGACACGTGACCGATGCAAGCATATGTAGAATTAGGCGAAGCGATCTCTTTGTTAGACGCTGTCACCGATGGAAGTGTTACCGAGATGCCGTACGACGGCGATAGCATTGCTGGAGGATTGGAAGCCAAACAACCTGGCATGCAGTTTATCAAGAAGTCCTTTAAGTTTGTATGGGACATGATCGTCAAAGCAGTCACGGCAGTAGTGAATGGCTTGAAAAAGCTGATGGAATGGCTCACAGGTGGTAAGAAGTCTAACAATAAAGGTACTGTCAGCGCCACTTATGAAAAGACCGATACTCCAGTAGGAGGTGTGATCGGTAAGGCCATGGCGGCTCAAGACAAGGCAGCCACCAAGATTCGCGGACACGCCGCCCAAATTAATAAGGCAATCTCGGACGGCGTAGACTGGGCACGCGCCGCACTGCCGGAAGGCATGTACGCGCCTACGTCAACTGTTGACCTCGATTTCGAGATTAAACTTACCGGCGATGTACGTAAAAAGTTCAGCGACTTAATTAAGAAGATAGAAGATAACGGCATCGTTTCGCCTGATGGAAGGCTTGACAGCAAAGCCACCGCGGCCACATACAAAATGCTTAACTCATACATGGCACTTTACGCGAAGACCGGGGGGAAGGCGATGCTGACCGCCGCTAAACACGTGGTACTGGACATTAAGGGCAAGTTTAACCTTGCCGGTTTTGTAGATATTGTGCACACGCGTAAAAAGAATGCTTTGGGCGCTCTGGGTATAAAGGATGATCCTAGAGCCCTTAAAGACGGTGAATGGGTTACAGGGATGCTAATGGGTGGAGGCAAGTCAATTGCAATGCTAAAAAAGGGGACGTCGCTTAAGATGACTTTGATCGCAGGTCAAGCACAATCCTTAACCACCCTTGTTGTCGAAAACGGCGAATTAAATGCTGATGTTGTTAAGGAAACCCATGCTGCGATTGCCGCCGTCGTGAATGCGACGGAGAAGGCACATGCCACACTTACAAAGGGCGTGACGGTCAGTAGAAGACTGGTCGAAGGTGCCTTATCAAAAGAAGAAGACCACGAAACCGAAGCCACTGCGCGCGCGCGCGTTTTTTCAGCGTACCTAAGCGAGGAAACTGCATCGTTAGGAATACTGTCTAAAACTGTTAAATCGCTGACGGCCACGATTGCATATGACACAGAGCTTAAACGTAAGATTTTGCTTGCCGGGATTATGTAACTAAACCACATACAGATCAGCTCCTTAAGGAGCTGATCTTATGTCGTATATTACCTGGAGAACAGTAATGGATAGTAGTGTGGTGAGTGAGTTGGAGTATGCTGAGTTGGTGTTGGATGGGGTGCTTAGTGGTCGTGTTATTAAGATCTATGAGGAGTCTGATAGTATTGCCGGTATGCTTTGCCTAGACAAAGACCGTGTGAAGTGGGTGTCTGGCGACTCCATAGGCGCAGACACTGTGGCAGGCATGCAGTTTATAGGACGTGCTTTTAAGGCTGTGTGGAAGCTTATAGTAAAAGCAGTCATGGCAGTGGTAAACGGCCTTAAAAGACTCTGGGAGTGGCTTACCGGAGGTAAGGGCAGCACTAACCCTGATACTCCTGGAAGTGTGTATGAAGAGAAGCCTACTCCCGTGGGAGGCGTCATAGGCAAAATCCAAGCAAGGGAAGACAGGATAAACACAGATACCCGCAAAATAATCTCCGGTGAGAAGGAAGCCTCGAAGCGCGACGAAGACGCGCGTAGAGAGGAAGCCTCGAAGCGCGACGAAGACGCGCAACCTTTTTTACCACCTACTGACAAAGAGGGGTTCTTCTCAGTACCATGTCCTCGTGGAAAACGTGACAAGGAACTAGACCACGTTTTAAAATGGGGATTCTTTAATAAAGATGGCGAATACATAGACTATCACAAAGATCACATAGGTGTGAACGGAGATGTTTGTGCCCGAACCGCGTACGCTGCGATCAACAATACAGTGGCACGCACGACCTTAAATAACACGGGTGCGTTAGTAAAGCGCATGTCCTCATATTTTGACAGTGGCTTCTCCTTGTCTGATGCAGAAGAAAGGTACCTCGATGCAATTAGTCGCAACTATTTTGAGACGTCGGGTTTTATATCCCCGCCACTCACATATCTATCTGAGCGGTTAGAGGAGCAAGGCATCGCTATGCCAGGTGAATTAATTAACACCAAGGAACCGCTTATCCACGATCAGTTAATAGGTGGCCGGGTGAGGACGAAGGTGGACTACGTCCAGTCCATACCGACGTGGAGCTTCGATTACCTACCCGATACGTATAAACACGACCATATATACATTCCGGTCGATTACGTTATACCTGACGACCCCACAGATAAGCGTATAAATCGTCATGGTAATGTCGCTAAGTTGGTAGAGCTTTCGGAAGTTACGGCCAAGGTCATGTCGGGGAAGGTCAAGGAGATGCATAAAGAAATAAAGAAGGCGCATGAAAGCAATGAAGATTCATTGCGAGACGGGTCTCTCCATGAGCCCGGTTATGCTAAGACCGCCCGCCTCACCAAGATCGGCAAAAACGACCGAGTCGCCAGTGCAATCACTGGCATCATAAGTAGTTATACATCGTCGTATGCATTAGGCGTGAAGGTCTTAAAGCATTGGACAGATACGCAGTTGTTTATAGCGACTCAAGTAAACAAACATGTGGGCGGTGACGCAAGCTAGGCATATGTGATATATGCATCTACAGATCCTCTAGGTAACACGACGACGTATAAAAGTCTAGACGATGTAAAAAGAAAAAAGAAAGTAAGTCATACATCCCCTGCATTTGCAGGGGATGTATGCTGTAGAGGGTTACACACTAATAAGCGAGTTACTCTCGATGTTGAATCGGTACTTCTCGACACGCTCTATGCCTTCGTCTATCACGGTAGACGAATGGATAATGTTGTGGTAACCCACCTCAATCGGTTTGTTACCACAAACCGTTTTCTCCCGCAGGAGGGTACGCGTACCCCCCTTGCTTGCAGACCATTCTCGGGCTACGAACACCCAACCATGCCCACCGAGCGGGCGTGCGTGCAGCTCGTATCGGTGACCGGTTATTTTGTTTATCTGAGTTTGGGAAATCCCTAAGCCAAGGGTGAGTTTTAACATCTTATTTTTCACGACAATGTACTTACTAACCGCACGCATTTGGCGTGCGTACCAGAAAGAAAATTTCTTAGCAGAACGAACCATCAATTTAGCATTCAACATAACAATATCCTTTGATCTCTTACTAGAGATCTATTAGTTATAACAGTGCACCTAAGTATTATTACCTAAGTATCATAATAGTGATATAGTTTTGTTTATTTAGCGGACACATAAATAGAGCATATAGACTATCCCACTACGGGATAGTCTATATAGTTAATCCATCGTTGCGTATAAGTCGATTGCGTATACATCATCCGCTATCGCGCTTACTGCGTATTCACCATGACTCAGGTATGAGCGCTGGCCGTACATATCAGACAAGTATGCACGTCGATATCCAGCAGTGGTACTGTAGACCATCATGTCGGTTGACAGACCTTCTAACGTGTAATCCACCACCCATCCCTTACTGTCCACCATGATCCCACTGTGCGTGCGATGGGACGTATATAACCCAGGGATGTCCGTACGACCCATCAGCGTACGTTTTACGTTCACATCTGGATTCTCGAAAATGATAATCCCACTCACCCCGTGATTAAGATACTGGACTGCATCAAAGTTACTCAGAGACAACACACCGTCCACAAGACCGTCTGCATGACTGGGTACTGGATTCTTAGACTCGTGTTGCACCATCGCCTTACGGTTCAGTGTAATCATCACGTGATCCGCATCGTGCATGGTAAACACACCGTCAAACAAATGTGGATGTGCGTCCAATACACCTGCAATGGATTTACCAGACAGTCCTGCATGTTCATACGTCACACGAGTCTCGTTTCGGTTACGATCGTTATCCGTAGGTTCTAACACCTTTAACTCAGCCGAGTCCATGACGTGCCAAGACCATTCGCCTAACTCAGATAAATCGATCACACGGATAATAGCAGCTTGTGTACCGGATGCCCGTAGGTACGCTAATGCATGACGCACTACCAATGCATCTCCCACGACTTCACTGCGGTGCACGAAACCGTTAATGCTAAACAAGCAATGCCGCTGCATCCAACTGATGACATCCACATCACCTTTGTTATAGATCATCAAATCCGTACTGGATCCCAAAGGCACGGATTGACCACGACCGTATTCGTAGTTACCGATCTCATATTTCACATCCCAGTGATAGATATCAGTGACGTGCATCTTTCTTACGTTATCCAGTGGCTGTTGATTGACCAGTGACTTCCAAGGCAGCAGTTCGAGCGTCGCGACCCACTCGTCTAATGTCTTGTTATCCGTCCGTACGCGTAACTCCTGTAACGCACTTCGTAAGTTAAACGTATTCTCACTTTGCTCACCGTCATGCACAGTGACGTGCACCGTGTGATTCACAGACACCAGGTCAGATAACAACAAGTCTGTGTAATCCAATTCGTACCATTCACGGTTATTTCTTACCAATACCGACACCACGTTATACATTTTTTGCCCCTATACGTGTGCACTCTATAATTATATGATCAGCACCCAAGAGGATAACAAGATGCCATATGACTTCGATCCATTGGGGGTAATACCGGGTAACAAAATCCCTAATGAACTTCATACAATCACGGCCATAAACGGAACGCAATATAATTACCTTATTCCAGACGCAGCACCCTTCTTTGCAAGCAGCATGGTGGTGGTAGATGCAGAGTCAGGTATGCCTATTTCCGAAGGCAGTGATTTCTTCTTTGCTTACCCCTTTGAAGAGGCTTCAATAGAGACGGGATTCCCTATTTACGGTGCCATAGGTTTTTACAACCTAGCGGCCACGGGGTCATATCGGTTGGTTTATCGGACGCTGGGCGGCGATTACGTCAATGCCATGACCACTGCATTAGCAGACGGTCTTAGTACATTAGGTGAGTTGATAAACACACCTTGGAGCAGTCTGACAGACATCCCTGCGACCTTCCCCCCTACACCCCACAATACACCCCTGACCACCATCACAGGTGTGCCAGAAATATTGGCTGCCTTTGAAACGTTGTCATTAGCAGTAAGATCACCAGACCGTCATATTACAATGAGTGATATAGTGGATCTGGATACGACGTTAGTAGCGCCTATTGTAGACTCCATGAAAAACGTTTCATTGGCCATTGGACAGTTAGCAGCAGCGACTGCGTTTTATCACACAGGCGGTTCTACCGGCACGGTGTTAAAACAGCTTCCATTGGTCACTATGAATGAATGGGTAGACGTAGGTGTCAGTGTGTTGGTAAAATACACAGGCAACTATCTGGTGTTTTTATCAGGTAATCCAAGAGCGCTGTTAAACGGTGTACGGCAACATTACGAGTTTCGGTACTTGATAGACGGCTATGCGGTTTCTGCTTCTACATTGGGCGTAAGTCCAGTGGGCATTACAGCAGGTCGTGTTATAACCATGCAGATCCGTATCCCTGACGCTACTGTGGAATCCATTGTCGTCGCAGACATTAACGTGTCTTGTGCGCTGACGTTACTTAAAGTGAGTGATTAAAATGGCGACGTATGCTTTTGACCATACCGCCATTTCGGCGGATAACTTAATACAAGACGAAGTGCATTCCACAAATTCATCTGTGGCTGTGTTTCCCACAGCAGGTGCATTCTACCGACACGGTTTGATTGTGGAAGGGACTGTATCACTGGCAAGTCCTCAGTGGACACCATTGGTGGCCAATGTAGATTATCAATTCTCTCCTTTGTTTCTGGCCATTACAGCCGATACAGGCGAAGAGGCGTATACGTATCTTGTCATAGAACGACAGGGTCTGTACATACGTTTGGTTTACCAGGCAGTCGGACATCATGTTGTTGATGGAGTGCAAGTAGACGTATACGAAGATAAAGGTCTTTTAGACTCGATTCGTTCGGCTACGTTTAACCCGCTCTCTACAGCAGAATGGTTGAACTTCCGTGGCAGCGATGGGTATAACACACGGTTTAAAAGACCTCTTTTAAACAACGATGAGTTCTGTACTGCATTGATTGCAGGCGTGGGTGAGTTGACAGTAGGTGCAAACAGACTGTCTCCTGGCAGCGATGTCGCCACGTTACAACAAGTCACTGGTGTAGAGATACGTCAGGGCTATGTGGAAGACAGACAGAACACGGTGGAGTCTAACTTCGGTGGTGTAAAGCAGTCTTATTTAGACGCGATGGAGTTGTTCGATACACTGAACACCACCATTGAAACTGGCTTTCAGTTGCCGGTTCCTACAGTGGACAGCTTTGCGTATAACTCGCCTACTGCGATTGCCACGCACACGATCACTCATGGACTTAACTCGTTTTCTCTCGATGTACAAATCTGGGCAGAGGACGATAACGGTCGGTGGTCTGTACCATTGCATGACGCGATGATGTTGGATGCTAACACGGTTATTGTGAACTCCAGTACACCTATCCGCATACGCGCGGTGATCAGAAAGGTCACGGCAGGTGGGCATGTGTATGAAAACATTGTGCCTGCGACTACGGTGGATATAAACCATAACTTATCGACGGGTTTTCTTTCGATCTGTGTGTGGGTGGATATCAATGGTATCTGGACACAGACGGTGTACGAAGCAGAAACCATATCCAACAACGTCGTTCGTATCACAATGGACGCGGCGCAGTTAATGATGGTGGTGTTACAACAGCCCTTGCCTAACTCGTATATCGCAAAGTACAACTCAGCACAGCCAGAACAGTTTGTTACACACAGACTGAACTCGTCGTACCTATCCATTACTTTATGGATGGAAGTCTCTCCAGGACGTTACAGACGTGATCTGGTGGACATTGAGTTGGACGGGTTAAATGCATTCTTGTTGAGATTTGATAATACCACACCTACCGTTAAAGTGGTGGTGCAGCCCAGTACTTGGGCAGCTGCTTCTGTGGCCAGTGACTTATCTCAATCGGTAGTCAATGTCTCAGATCGTCAAGATGGTCTGACATTACTTATAACGGAGTTGCAAAACGAACTTACGTTAGTGCACAACTACGTGACCGCTTTACAGGGCGCTACCTGGGATTACATATCCACCACACCCACCACGATTCACAATCTACCGCACAACTTAAATGATGATTTCTGTGATGTCATTATTTGGGTGCAGGATGCCACAGGTAAATGGAGACGTGATGTATTAGGCGTGGAGAACGTAGACGCCAACAACATGCAGATTGTTCTTTCTGCAGCAGGCAATGTACGCGCACGCGTAAGTAGGAGCTAGACATGTTAGTTTTATCACCACTGGAGTTTCAAGCTCCATTTTCACTGCCGGATTATCCAGCAGTGCCCACGACAGACCCTGCACTGCCTGCGCTCATTACAGTAACTGGCGAGTTGTGGTATAATCCTGCCGTTGCAGGCAAGACCTGGATTAACCTAGGCCTGTTATCTGTAGATGTGGTTAATGCCTTAGCCGGTATCGCCACCACGGTGGATACAGCAGTCGCTACTGCGATGGGACTGATTGACTTAACGACAATCCTACCCACACACATCGGTGCTATTACGGTCGCGCAAGCAGCAGACCTGGCCAACCTCAATGCGTTGATTACAGCGGCAGTGACTGCTAATGTAACATCGTCTTTGCAGTTGGCGTTGGCGAATGAAATCGATGTTGCGATTGGCACAAAGGTCACCACGACTCTGGCACTGGCCAATCTACCAGGAATGGTTACAGACACTGTTGTACTGCAAGATATCCCCGCTAAGGTAACGGCTGAAGTAAACCGTGTACTGACGGGTGTTCTTGCTACCGCCATTACACCAGCAGTTACAACAGAGGTGACTGCACAGTTACTTGCGGAAGACTTAGCGGGTAAGGTTGTGGCACAAGTTTCTTTGGCCATCGCCGCTGCAGGTATTGATTCGTCTATCGCGGATAAGATTTTATTAGCCACGAACGACATTGTCAATGTTACATTGCCTTCGCAAGTCGCTAACGCGGTTTCTGCTTCTTTGGTTGCAGCTGACATTACGGGTGCGGTGAATACAACGGTAAACGCGGCATTGACCGCACTTAACTTTGACGTCACTATACCTAACCAGGTTAACACTGCAGTACAAGCCGCGTTAACGACGTACATCCCGCCAATTAACATCCCTGCACACATTGAGTTGATTACGCCTACAGACGTCACCAACTTACAGGCGCTGGCGTCTACGGTAACAAACGAAGTGTCCGCTGCATTGTCTGTTGCGTTGACGCCCATTATGGCCACGACCATACCGGATGCGATCAACACAACCGTAACGCAGTCTATGACGACGTTTAAGTTGACTGATCTGCCGCCGCTAATGAGCGCCGCCGCAATCACAGCGGTAAACGACGCAATTACTACGTTGAACATCGCAACCAACTTACCCCAGCAGTTACAAGACATCACACCAGCAATGGTATTGGATCTTGCTAACATCACCACGGTAATCACAAACACGATTGGCTCGTCTGTGGCCACTGCAGTGTCCGATTACCTGGCTTTGAACCTGGCTACACTGGTGGGCACGGAAGTAACGAATCAAATCAGCAACAGCATTCAAACAGAAGTTACTTTACAGTTATCCACAGCGGTGACTGCTGAAGTAACGCGACAGCTCACGACTGAGTTGGTAAATCTGTTGAACGCAAACATGCCAGCGGCTGTGACGGCAGAGGTGACTGTACAGTTGCCCGGAGCCATTCAAGCAGTCATTGGCACACAAGTAGCAGACACTGTAGCATTGACATTGCCAGGTTTGATTACCACGCAACTTGCTGCAGACTTACCTGCTGCTGTAACCGCCGAGGTGGACGCTAAATTAGCACCCGCTGCTACTGCAGCTGTGACAGCGCTTCTGCCTCAGGCACTAACTGATGCACTGGCGGCAACGACGGTGCTTGGTGCGGTAAACGTCGCAGACTTGATGACGATTAATGACATCATAGACTGCGGTACATTACCGTAAAACCCTTAGCTGGACGTAAAGGTTGTTTCGTACATGGAGATAATTATGAAACGGTCACATATTCGGTGAGGTTTTGTTTAATAATATGTGGAGTTCCATCATGAGTGATTTACATCGAATCGTGATACCTTCTCGGAATATGCATTTGGCTGCGTACATCAATGAACATCCGGAAACGGTGTTTGTGGATTACAAAGATCCGAATTTCATTTTCGAGTCTCCTATCTCAAAATCCAAGTGGGTGATCTTGCACGCTAACTCTAAGTCTAGACGTGTGGACATCAACTTGTTGGGATTGAAGAGTATCGTAAAGGGGGGCTAACGTCACCCTGTGGAGAGGCCGCGGAGTGGGAGTAATCTTCTTTTTGCTTCAAACACTTCAAGGATTTACCTATGGCTTATGCACGTATGCACGGCATGGAAATTATCGGTTCTGAAACCATCAACAACCTGAACGTCGAACGCTTAGCGGCCGATCCTACCCCTGTGGTAGCAGGTCGTATTTGGTATAACGACACTGATAAAGTCATGCGTTTGAGCTCTCTGGACAGCGCTGGCGCTATCGTCGTCCAAACCTTCGCTACCGAAGCTGATGTACTGGCTCTGGAATCTGTGGTCAACGTCATTAATGGCGATGATGTCACTGCTGGTTCTTTCCGTAAAGTGATCGCTGACGTTGTGGGTAATGCACCTACCGCTCTGGCGACTCTGGAAACACTGGCCGCTGCCATCAACAACGATCCTAACATCGCTACCACCCTGGAAACATTGGTAAACACCAGCATCGCCAGCTTGGATCAACAGATCCTTGGTACTGCTACGACTGCGATGGATACGTTGGGTGAAGTGGAAGCTAAGCTTACCACCATCACCACCGCTATCGGTGATTTGGCTACACTGACGACCGTTAACAAATCCAGCCTGGTTGCTGCGATTAACGAAGTTGATGCTAACAACAAAACCAACGCTACTGCGATCTCTGATCTCAGCACTGTTGTGTCCGATGGCTTCACCGCTGCCGATCAAGCGTTAAGCGATGGCATGACTTATCTCGAAAACGAAATCGGTACTGTTGCAGATCTTCAAACATCTGCCAGTGACTTGGTTGGTGCTGTGAACGAGCTGAAAGCAGAAGCCGGTGCTGGTGCTGCTGTGTTGAAAGACAGCTTGAACAGCCGTGTTGCATTGTACGATTCTGCTACACCTATGGTCACCCATAGCTTCGCACATAACTTGTCTGGCAACTACCTGTCTGTCGATGCGCTCTTCCAAGACGCAGTGACCGGCAAATGGTTGAACGACTATGTGCAGGTTGAAATGGACCCTACTGCTAAGTCTGCAACTTTGGTGTTGGGCGAGCCTCTGCGCGCCCGTATCATCGTTGAAGAGAAAGACGCCTTGGCGTAACCATCAATTGAGTATTAATTGAGGAGGGTCGGGGGGCTAACGCCCCCCGGCTTTTTTATGCTTATGACTAATATTGGATTTAAAGATCTCGGCAGTTTAAATACCCCGACTGCACTAATAGACGAGATAGCCAGAGTATTATACCTGTTGGGTGACGCTGCCGCTGCACTATCGGATGCAGAAATAACCGATAAAGACACGTTGCGGTGGTTTTCCGAACAAACCAAATTCTTACAGCCCTACTATGTGAAGCTGGAGCAAATCGTATGATGCCCGCCAACAGAACACGAGAGGCCTTTTCCGATCACTTCTATAAAGGTGCGGATTACATGTCTAAATTGACAGATCGGCTTAACGGCTTACCGCCTAAGGAAAGAGCGTTAACGATCTCTCAGCTGTACGGCTTTGTTAGCTCAGTGCAGAAATTTTGTAACGGCACTGCCTTTTTTGTAGGGGGCGGTAAACCTAAGTAAAGGAGTAGTCATGCCTACTGTATTCTTAACACAGCCGGTAGTTTTAAACTCGTTTAACGCGACGGACTTATTCAACAACATCCAGTTAAAGGATGAGTTGTTTGTAGATCGTCGTGATATCACCCCTCGCTTACGCTTGGGTGACGGCGTTACACCAGGCGGTTATCCGGCGATGGGCACTGGCATTGGTGGTGTAGTAACACCCATCATGGTGACGCCTGTGGAAGGCAGTACAGGCGTGCATCCAGAACCTATGTTATCTGCAGTTCCTTTCGAAGGAATCAACAGTGATAAATCTGTAGCACAGCAAGCCACTGCCTTTTGGGAAATCGCCACCGACGTAACAATGAAAAACCTGGTAGCTAATATACCAGAGTCTTATACTGCTTTAACGCAGTTCGATGTAGCCAGTCTTAACTCGCCACTATCAGTAGGTACGTATTACGCTAGAGTGCGGTATACTTCTATTGCAGGGGTAATGTCTGACTGGAGTGCGCCTGTAAGCTTTACCGTAGCGTTGGCGTATCCCACAGCTGAATTAGCACACGTTGTGGCGTCCGATGCAGCAGCAGATGATTTCTTTGGTTCTTCAGTAGCCCTCTCTGGCGATGGCAGCATTATGGCCACAGGAGCGCCATACGAAGACGGTAACGCCATCATTGATACTGGATCTGTCTATATCAGTGAATTGGTAAACAACGCTTACGTGGAGACACAACGCATCTTCTCACCCGCCGGTGTAACATACAGTTACTTTGGACAGGCCATGGCCATGTCTAATGACGGACAAGTACTTGTTATATCTGAAGCACTGGGAGATCCAGTGGTAAACGGCTCCGTGGTCACTAACGCAGGACAAGTGCATATCTACCGTAGAGTAAACGGCGCATACACACTAGAGAAAACAGTGGTGTCTAACACTCCTGTGGCATCTGCGTTATTTGGCAGTTCACTGACTGTGTCTTCTGACGGCACAATGGTCGTGGTGGGTGAGCGTAATTCAACCGCCCTGGGCACTGCACAAATCTTTGAAGTGGATGCTGCAAACGACTGGTATAACAAAGGTGTGTTAACGCCTGCGGTACAAGTCACAGCCGCACAGTTCGGGTACTCTCTAAGTGTGTCGGATGACAAGAAAGTAATTGTGATTGGTACATATCACGGAGCAGCATCCGGTAAGACCGGTGATGCGTATGTGTTTGAGCAAGTCTTAGGTGTGTGGACGGAAGTCGCGTTGACATCGTCTACACCACAAGCAGACGGACAGTTTGGCCTTAGTGTCTGCATCAGTCCGGATGCCAGTGTGATCGCTGTAGGCGCACCCACTGAAGGCGGGATCGGCACAGAGACAGGGACAGTGCATTTGTATAGAAAGGACATTAACAGTGTCTGGACAGAATATGGATTGTTAAAGCCCGCGACCACCGTACTCGGCGATGCCTTTGGCGGTGCGCTTGTGTTCACATCCACCAGCGACCAACTCTTCGTATCTGCGCGTCTTAAAGACACAGTAGCAGGCGGCGTGGATGCGGGCAGTATCTATATGTTCAGTAAAGATCTGTCCAATAACTGGATAGAGACCGTGACCTTAACCAGCACCACAGTAGGTGCCAGCGGTAAGCTGGGCAGTTCTCTGGCGGTAAGCGATCGTGGCGATACATTAGCAGCAGGTGCTGCATCAGATGCAAGCGTCGTTGTAAACGGCGGCGGTGTTATTTTATTCGGATAGGAGTGGTATAACGTGTTGTGCGAAATTTTTAGAAGTGGTAAACGTGTTATGGGTCCTGTGGAATACGATCCCATCGCAGTGCGTGACCTGGCTGCACGAAACGGCATTGACCCTAACCTGGTGCCAGGATCCATCCACGGTGGCGCTGCCATCGGAGACCATCTGGTTGTAAAACAGGTCGTGGCTAATAAGCCGCCTGTAAGCCCAAACCAACGTCTACGGGTGATCGGTAGAGAAGAAAACGATTCAACCATTACAATCAACTACAGTGCAGTGGATATGACTGCCGAAGAGTTGTTGGACGTAAAACTGCGTGAGTTGAAAGCCGTGCATAAACGGTACATCACCACTCGACTGCCTTACAGCGGAGTGATGATCTCACACGACGGCGCGGCTAAGTCTGACGCGAAAGATCTGATGGATGCCTTTACTGCAGGCTGGGCAGCCGCCACTACTTGGCGTGCCAAAGCAGTAGTCAATCTAAACACACCAGGACATCTGGCGGATCGTAATGCATCTGCTTCTTTGGACATCGCGGACAGCACTGCGGCTACTGAGCTGTATCGTGCGATCCTTACTCGTTACGCACTGGGTTATAAGGTGCGTGGTGAGTTGGAGATCCAGATGAACTTGGCGGTCTCCACAGGAGATCTTCCTGCGTTACAAGACATTAACGTATCACAGCGTTTTACCACAGCTATTGCAGATGCTTTAGCGCTTTAGGGGAGATGTCATGCGAGTAAAACTACATCCGTTGACTGCCTTAGAAGCGCCCGCTAAAGCAGGCGAGTATGGCGAGTTGCTTGTTCGGGAAGGCAAGGGACAGTTGTTGATTCAAAATACAGTGGCGGGTGGTGTCTCGTTAGACCCAGTAGGGTTTGCCATTACAGCTCCTTCCGTGACTTCCCCACTGGACGGTGCTGGTGGGTTTACCACTGCTCCTGTTGTAACCGCAAGTACAATGTCAGGAGACGGCACGCACGTGGCCTCTTACTGGCGAGTGGCTACAGACGCAGCCATGTCCACGTTAGTCGTGGATACGTCCCGTGATACCGCGAACCTAACGTCGTTGGATTTAACCTCGTTAGGACTTACGTTAATCCAAGGTACTACGTACTACATCCAAGTGCGCTATGAATCCAACCTTGCACCGTTGTCCTCATGGTCACCTGTGATTTCCTTTAGCACATTGGCAGATGTCTTGTCTACAGAGACAGACATCGTTTACGCCAGTGATGCTGCTGGCGGCGATCGCTTTGGACAGTCGGTGGCATTGTCTGCCGATGGACTGACATTAGCCGTAGGTTCGTACTTGCAAACTGATGCTGGTACTGACGGCGGTAAGGTGTATATCTATAAATGGGATGCACCTACCTTGAAATGGATCGAGGACGCGGCATTTACAGGCAGCGATACACAATCTGGCGATTTCTTTGGTTACTCTGTGTCGTTGAACGACGTGGGTGATGTACTGGCGGTTGGTGCTTATATGCACGATGGCGGTAATGCTCCCGCAGAAGGCGCTATCTATATCTTCCTAGACGGCGGCGGCGGGAACAACTGGAGTGAAGATGTAAAAATGCTGGCTACGGGTAATCAAGATGACCAGTTAGGCATTTCAGTATCCATCTCTGATGACGGTTTATGGTTAGCAGCAGGTTCCGACCTTAATCCAGCTAATGGTAACTCCAGCGGTGCTGTTTATACGTGGGATCCCGATAACCGCGATTTTACAGACGGCAAAGAAAACGAAGTGTTGGCTAATAACACCACTACCGGCGATCGCTTTGGGACGTCTGTGTCTATGGCGGGGGATGCGTCACGCTTGTTCGTGGGCGCTTATTTGTCCGACGATGCAGGTCAAACCGACGCAGGTGCCGTGTTCGTATTCTCACCCGATGGCGGTGGTGGTTATAACGAAGACGATGTACTCTACCCACCCACTCCCGAGCTTTACGGATACTTTGGTTACTCGGTGGATTCGTCTACTGACGGTAATACTGTTGTAATCGGTGCGTACGGTGAAGATGCCACTGCGACTTCTGCAGGCGCGATATACGTATTCACTTACGATACCGTTAACGGTGCATGGGACAGTGGTACACGACTGGTGCCTTCCGGGTTATCTGCAAGCGATGCGTTTGGTCGTTCGGTTGCCATCTCAGGTGACGGGCTGTTAATCATTGCAGGTGCGTATGGGGCTAACGTGTACGCAGGTGACTTTAGTATTTTCTCTAAAGCCACAGGCACGTGGGTGCAAGCTGGCACCTCTGTTTCCGCAAGTAACGCAACGTCCTACGATTACGTGGGTATTTCAACATCATTATCAGCAGACGGTTCTGTCGGTGCAGTGGGTGCTTTCGGTGAAGGCACTAACGGTAACGAAGCCGGTGCGGTATACACATACGCTTAGGAGAGGTTAATGGCTGGCGAAAAACAAATGACCGAGCCGTGGCTGTGGAAACGCACGTTTACGGCAGGCGCTAACGGCGCCTACACAGGTCCTCTAAATGAAATGGTGATTGATTATACCGATACAGCGGCGCCCGTGATTCACATTCACGACGGCAGTACACCCGGTGGTCAGGCGATTACCTCGTCTATCTTAACAGGCGTGGCGCCTCCCAAGGTAACGGTGCCAGTTAACGGTGCGTTAAACGTAGTGCCCTCTCCAATCATCACACTGTCTTCCTTTACGGGCGTGGATGTAAACTATAACTCAGACACCCAAGTGGCTTATCGCCTGGTGCTTGCGTTAGACGTTACATTTACCAACGTAGTGTACGACAGTGGTAGAACCGTGAGTACCAGTAACACAGTGGATTTGGGTGCGCTGGGCGTTACACTAAACGCCACCACTCAATACTTTGCTCGTGTAAGTTACGAAGGCAGTAACGGCGTGGTCTCTGAGTTTGGTCCTGTGACGTCGTTCACCGTGGAAGCGTTGGACATCACAGGCACTGTAGGGACGCTGGTGCCCTCTACGCCGTCTTTAGGCGGTCAGTATGGCAATGCCACTGCTATCTCTGGAAACGGCGTGTACGCAGCTGTAGGTATGTATCTGGACGACACACTCGGACTAGACTCAGGCGCCGTGTTTCTTTATGAACAAGTCGCAGGTATTTGGGTAGAGAAAGAAAAACTCATGCATCCGCTTGGACAAGCCAGCGCATACTTTGGTTGTGACGTGTCTCTTAACGAAACGGGCGATGTTTTAACCGTGGGTGCGTATGGTAACAGTAATGTCAATAACGTAGTCGGTGCTGGTGCGGTACATGTGTATAAACGCACAGGCAGTGTCTGGACACTGGATACATCACTGGTGCCATTGGATCACACAGACATCGGATGGTTCGGCTACAGTGTGAGTGTAAACACCGCAGGTAACTGCGTGGTAATTGGATCACCTACTAAAACAGTGGGCGTGATCCCGGTCACGACGGCGGGCTATGTGTACGTGTTCACGAAAGACGCCTTAGGTGTGTGGACACAGACCGCAGGTATTGCACCGCCAGTGGCTATCGCTGACGGGTACTTTGGTCACGCAGTCGACGTCGACGGCCTCGCCAACAATCTGGTAGTGGGGTCTCCCTATGACTCTACTGCAGGAGTAGGTGCAGGTAAAGCGGAAGTATACACACTGGCTGCTGGTGCATGGAGCCTTACGTCTGAATTGACAGATCTAAGCGTAACCGCTAACGATCACTTTGGCTTTGCGGTGTCCATCTCAAACGACGGGCTTACGTGTGCCATTGGCGCTAATGCAGATGACGCTACACTGGCCGGTGCCGGTGGTGTGTACATTTACAGTAACACAACGTCCGTATGGACTGCAGTTACAAAGATAGAAGCGCCCACCGTTGAGCTGGGTGCAAACTTTGGGACCTCGGTGGCACTATCAGGTGACGGTTTGACGTTACTTGTTGGCGCTCCGTTTCAAGATAACGCAGCCGTTGAAACAGGCATGGTTTTAGTGTATCTAAATACAGCTTCTGTCTGGGGCAACACTGCGTCTATCGTATCAGCCAGTTCACTGAGCGGGGACAGTTTCGGACACGACGTGTCTGTTGACTTGTCTGGCATTCGTGGGTTGGCCGGTAGCACAGGGAACGACGCGGCTGGTTTGAACACCGGCTTAGTACACGTGCTGGGTTAAAGGAGGAACGCGATGCCATCCGCTTGCTGCGGCAAAGGCATGGTGTAGGGGCTGTGCCTAGCCGCACGGTCACATCGCGTTTAGAGGGAAAGGGAGCTCATGTTAGCGTGAGTATACCACGGATGGCTAATTTATTTACCGGGTTCTTTTATAAGAGTGCTCGGCGGTTTTAAAAAGGAGTAGGTAATGCAATCCACGCTTAAAGACATCAAATGCGTCGCTGTCGACATCTTACTCCCTTCTGTGGATAACCCGACGGTGCGCTATCGACTGCGCGATAAGATTACGATCTTGGGTTACGATATAGAAGCAGGGTTTGTGACGGACGGCGCTTCAGTGCCAAGATGGCTGTGGGGACTTTACCCTCCTGTAGATAAGTACTTTCTTGCTGCAGTAGTTCACGACTGGCTATTGGTAAACGGGCACGGTTGGACAGTGGCTAACGAACACTTTAAAATGGCACTGGCTGCTTGCGAGGTGAAGCCTCGTAGAGCATCCGCCATGCAATTAGGCACGAGGGTATACGGGTACATACGTACGCATTTCTTTGACGATATTATTTAATGAGGGCACGATACAATGTCTGTCGTAAACGCCTTAAAATACAGATACGATGGTACGGCGGCTAACCCCTCCAACTACATCGTAGATGAGTTACATGAGGTATCTGCCACTACGGCGTACATTATCGTGGCCAACCACGGTCTCATGTACACGCCAGGGTTGATACTGCGAGCAGAAGGCGTTAGCGTCCCTCTGTTACTTGGTACGGACTATGACTTTTACAGCATAGATGCAGACATCACCTTGGCCACTGGCATAGAAACCGCCACGGCAATCCACATCACAAACCCCGGAGTATACAGTAAAGTACTGTTAACCTATCAGGCAGTCGGTGGTGTGGAAGGTCGCAGTAACCAACTGATCATGGATCTGCGTGCCACGATCGATGCGGTTAAAACCACGTCCGTCTCGTTTAACAATCTAACTGAGATACCCGGCGGGTTTACACCAGAGGATCACACGCATCCACTATCGCAAATCACGCACCTTAATCCGTTACGGGACAGTGTGTTGGGACTGCAGCAATCGCTTGTGGAGTCACGCCCGTTAAATCTAGCTGGACTTGCCCTTAAAGAGCAGGACAGCAGAACCATAAAAATTATGGGACGGTTGCGGGAAGACATGAGTCAGATGTTTTCTGCCATCCATGCATGTGTGGAAGAGAACGTTAAGCTTACTGCTAGGGTGATCGCTGCTGAAGAATCACTGGCAGCGCATTTGGCAAATCATCCAGTCACTACTGTGTATACCACAGAGACCGTAACCACGGTGGTGGAGGCAGACGGTTCTTCTACAGTGACCACTGACACAGTAGAGACGTCCGATAACACGGTGGAAACGGTTACAGATAACACCACTACTGACACTACGGATAGTACCGATAGTACGTCAAGTGACAGTACAGATAGCACAGACAGTACTTCTACGGACAGCACCTCCACAGACACAACTAGCGGTACTGCCGAGGTTGTATCTGGAGACGACATCCTGGTAGAGGCCGGTGTGGACGACACGGTCGTCGCAGACACAGCTACCGAGAGTGACAGCAGCAGCGTTATCAGTGATGACTCTGTGGTGGTAGACACCACCGACAGCACCGACGATAGCTCAGGCGACAGCACAGATAGCGGAGACGTTACAGACAGCAGCAGCGTTATCGGCGGATTCCCATTCGTAGACAGCGACATTGTAAACTGTTTGCCAATAGATCCAAACCGTGCACCACCGGTATACCCCGACACGATATACGTCGGACCTGTGGATTGCGGAGTCTTGTAAATATAAGTATACGTCATCTATACACAAGCGATCGCTTGTGTATAGGAGTCTATGCTGTAAACGCAAAAAAAAAAAAGATCTCCCCCGCCTAAACGGAGGAGATCTACGAACGCACTTACATGCGTTCGATTTTGCAGCCTCTGTCTTTTAAGACCTCAAGGCAGGCGAATGGGCCTCCTGCGTACAGGTGGAGCACGCCGACCATCAAAGTGGCTGGACGGCCGGCATCCAGCTCGTCCATCAGCCGCAGCGCCTGAATGGCGCTGCGGCTGTTAAGGCCGTACGACTCACCCATACAAAGATGGGTGCCTAATGGCGTTGTGCCCTTGTACGTAATGGCATACGCCGTCTTTACAAACGCCGCTGTGCTCGCAAACGCGCCGATGGCCGCTGTACGCGCCGCGTACAGCGGCGTTAGGCACTGGATGCTATCCAAGTGCATGGCCATAGAAGGCAAGTCCTCTACCTCAGCCGACTTGCTATCAGCATGTCGTTCAAGGGTACGCTCCATTGTCAACAACCCGCCAAACAGGAGCTGGGTTAAAGGGGCAATAGCATTCTCTACCTCCATTTCAACCAAATGCTCGACCGGAATCTCCGGAGAGAACTTCTGCTTAAGCCCCGCAATTTCGACAGCGTTTTCCTTAACCCAACATCCCCGGTATTCCACCAGCAAATTACCAGTTGCGCGGACGGCGCGGATATACTTCATCGGCGCCTGCACCATACTGTGGACGGTACCTCCGATGTACCCGACCATGCCGTCTGGTGTGGTTACTCTGTAGAGGTGTCCCTTGGCAGTTACACTCGCACACAATTGTGCGAGTGTAACCGTGCATGTCCAAACTAAAACCATTGCAATTGTTACTGCATATGCCACAGCTGCCGCGGCAGCCAGGGGCAGGGCTACAACCAATACCATAATTTGTACAATTACTGGAAGTTTCTTAATCCAGGCAAACAACCTTTTAATCATTTTAAACATAATCTTTATCCTTTGATCTCTAGTAAGAGATCTATTAGTTATAACAGTGCACCTAAGTATTATTACCTAAGTATCACTAAAGTAATATAGATAGTAGATAGTAGCGAACACAGTTAAGTATCGTATGTCTAATAAATCCACATATGGAGCACGCAGTAAATGAGTGAAAAATTCTATACAGGTGCAGGATGCGCGACGTCTGCCCCTAAGCACATCACAGAGGCCATACACGGCATTTCAAGTCGGTTGGCTAAGATGGGTTACACTCTTAGACATAACGGCACAGAAGGCGTCGCAGAGGAGTTTGTCAACGGCGCATTAATGGCCAACGGCAGTCACGAGATATGGAGTTATTCTAAGACAGCGCCTCGAATCAAGAATCAACACAATGCACATTGCTGGGTGCCCACCACAACAGAAGAACATCAAGTAGTCCGACACTTGGACAGCAACAAGCTTGACAGTAATCTGCTACGGGGGTCTAAAGAAGATCGTCTTAAGTCAGTAGCTAAAACGTTATCTGTATTAGGAGATGAAGAGTTAGTAGGCGCACAGTCACGTTCTGAATTCGTGGTCGCGTACAGTCCTACAATCACCTTCTTAGAGATGCGAGTCGCCAATCATGCTAAGATCCCGGTGTTTAACATACACCATCCGGAAGAGCTGGAAGAACTGATGGCGCATATATCACAGTAGTACAATACACGGCATAAGACACAGTACCGCAATGCGGTACTGTGTATGCCGTCTATGGATAGTTAAACTTACCAGCAAGCAACAGGCCAAATGACCCCTTACCACCAGAGATGCTTCCTACACTGATCTTACCGTAAGTGGCCTTTCCGCCAATTACAGGTTTGTTGTGCATGGTCTTTGCATTCACGATCATGTTCGTCGCGTTTATGATGTAGTTACCTGGCATCTTGTGGATTGTGTTTCCACCTACCATGTTAAACTCTACGCCATGGCCGTTATGAGTAAGGATGTCTCCGTCCTTCATAAAGATCTCCGACCCGCCTGGGACGGACGCGCGTATATCACCTTTAAGTAACTCAAAGATGCTGTCTTTTATGTTACGCGCCCAGATGTGTGTGGCTGCTGTATCCAACTGAACTATATTACCTTCATTATCCTCCAGCGTAGCCTGACCATCACCCGTGTTAAGTTGTAATGTGTAACCTGCCTTCTCACCGTTACGCATAGAAGTATGTAACGTCACCATCTTCTTATGAGTAGACCATTCTATCCAGTACGTATTACTGGCATCTAACTTCTCATCTGCGTTATCGGGTAATCCAGATAAGCGAAAGACGATGGTCTCTAGACGTCTGAGGTCGTCATAGGCTCCCGTAGACTCCCAGTAAAACTTATTACTGTCTCCGGTATGCCATAGCCATACAGTCTCTCCACGGCGGACGTCAGGCGGTGTGGGACGGTTGGTCTCAGGCCACCATTCCGCCTCCACAGTCACACCCATCTTTATACTGGCAGTGTATACATTGTTATCCCGGTCGATCCCACTGCTGACCACATCTTCCGTGCCCACGTCTAACTCACCGTCCATAAGACGGATCTGTTCTACGGGGGAGCACTCGATGATGTTAGACGATAACTTTTTGTTCATCGCCACCACAGCAAGGGACTTGCGTCTTACTTGAGAATCCATATCACCATTCCGCTATTGATAACACACTTCCGCCAGCACGTAACTGATGCATGCCAGCACATGCACGTGATGCACCTGCCATAGTACATCTACCCGTCATCCCGTTCACATCTGGGCGTAACAACCCCACATGGGTGACGAGATCGGCTTTATAATCGTACACCACCATCTTACTGCGCATGGCGTTTATTAAGACCGTGCCATCGTAGTTGGCAGACACATCCACACTGATGGCCAGTGGATCGTCTAGCACCTCCTTGGCCTCCTTGCTCTCTGCATTATAGCGTGTATGATACAGGTTATCTCCAGAAGAGACCACGGCCACGTCACTGTCTGCTGCACACGCACGATCCACAGTCGATGGTAACGCAATCATCTCCAATGTCATCAATTCGCCGGTCATCACGGTAGCAGTAGATCCTGTTATAACTGTGACACGTGACCCGTCATGATTGGCAAAGATGTCGTAGTACGCGTTAGGTGTCATAGGTGCTTGCAGCGTCCCAGTACGAACGCACTTAGCGGCATCTTTATCATCGAATTCATACGCATGCATTTGCATGCAGTACGCAGTCGTAAACAAACGATACTTTTCGTTAACCAATCGAATGGCTACGACGCAACCAAATCCGTGTACGATCATGGAGTTCGGACGATGTAGACGACATATGCATGTAAGTGGTTTCACGCCGTGCACGTATAAGCGATAGACATACACAACGTCATCTCCAGGTAGACCCACCGCAACACGCAATCCATCCGGACTGATGCTTACACTGGCATCGTCATAGTTACATCCGTGCAGTGTCACTTCTGCGACCTTAGACCATTTACGCCTGTGCTTATTCATCACAACCAATACAACCGCGTGTTTCTGGTCGGGTGTAATCGTCACCACGGTTTTACCGTCACTGGATAAATCCATTGCATTACTGCTGAACGTATCACTTGCGAACTCAGCTAACTCGGTAATGCGAATTGATTCTGTATGCATGTTTAATCCTTTTCAACAATGTTAAGTTGTAAGCGTGTCCAGTCCCCACGTTCCCCTGTAGCAGGGTCTATTTTAGTGGGGACGCTGTAGTCCAAGTGATTACCACAAGGACTTACCTTATAGACAGCGATCGGGTTAATGGCGTCGTTGGAATTGGTATCCACAAACCTTGCCACATCGTATACCCTACCGCGTCGTTTAAATATGAGTAAACCGTATGTACCGGATCTGCACACACTCACTGCGATGATATCACCGTCTAAGCTGGAAGACACCGTGCCTGTGGCGACAGTATTGTCCGGCATGTCTGTCACGATGACTTGCTTCTGTGTGTCATATGGCAGTACGTGTAACGCACCTTCTAAGCCATTGATGTACGCCATTTCACGTTCATCTTGATGATGGCAAATGTTGCGTGGTTCCACATACAGTCCGTACAGACGTACATCACGGATCTTTTTCTGCAGGTGACCTGTGATGTCCTCTACACGCAACACGCCATTGCCCTTATGTCGCGCCTGACGTACAGTGGCTTCTGTGATAATCCCGACGATGTAACTCGTACTTATCTCACTCACGGCCACGTTAGTTACATCCCAGTAAAACGTGGGGTTTATGGATAAGTCATTATACTTACCTACTTGGTTGTAATCAAACTTAGCCGTGAGGTATACCAGTTTTAACCTACATCGTTTAGGAGTATGTCCTATCGGGGAAAGCATAAGCTTGTTGCCCGTATAACTTAGCGTAGGTCTGGCGCCTCGTGTCGTGGCGATCTTATCGTATCGATAAGAGTGCGTTATAACAGGCATCCAAATGTTGCCGTCGTATAAGGATTTGACGTATACACGATAACTGAAATTGGTCGTCACAGCCATTACGTTACCGTCTCCTGATATACACACGGCCTGTACCGTTTCATACGACACAGATGTCTTGAACAACGTGGGTATTTGAAAGGTACGGGTGTTGTGCCATTCACCGCCCAACAAAGTGTGGTGATGTAGGGTACCGATGGCGTCTTTATTATCCATCACTCTGTCCAGCGTAACGCAACTGCGTCCGTCTGCGCTCATGTCCATGTCTATGCATTTGCGGACGTTGTCTGCGTAAGTCATCTTCTCTCCGATTTTATATTGTTATAATGGTAATACAGTAGTATACTGGTTTACATTAGAACCGTCCGACACGTAGACTACGGGCTGTGGTAATGAGGGCAATCTGGTAATTTTACCAAACGAAGTCCGCGTGACATCTCCGGTTACAATGCGTCCGTTATACACACCTGCTTTATATACGTATACGTTACCTGATGGCGCATCGTAATGCCTTGCTGTAGCGGACTGCCATAATCCATCAGAACTCATTCCTAGGTTAAGGGCAAACAACAGGTCATCTGCCAGAGGAGGCTTTAGGATCACGGTAGGCACACTCCACGCACCGCCTGGAGTGCGTGCGTACATATGAAACAAACCGGCCTGTGGCACGTTAGACGTGACAGACACGATCATTACAGTCATGTCGTCTGACATAACAATGTCGCTGCCCATAGCGGATACATCCAAAACCGGCGCGGTCCAAATACCGGCTTTCTTCGTTACTCTGTACATACGACAGCCTGCCACAGGTCCATGACGCCATTCAGTAGAGACCATCATCTCATCCACTGCACCAGCGACGTTATTCACTGTCCACGCATTCCCGCCAAACGCTTGCTGTAGCCCGTCTATGTTGCCTGCCCGCACCGCCTTTACGGCATGCCAAGGATCAGCCAACGATCGCTCAAACAACTGAGCGGTAAGCGGAAGATCTTCCGTATCCAACACATCGCCGTTCACGGGATCCTTTATAAGTGTATACACAAGGTCACTGCCGCCCACGGTTAACGTAAGTCCGTCGAACGACAGTCGTATCGTATCGGGAGTTACTCCGTTTAAGCCTACCGATACCTCACCGTCTTCAATCCAGTTGCCGAGATCATTGCGGATAAACATAACCACGTGGGTGAACTCAGGAGCCATGTAGGTGTCCTCTACGGCTATTTCTGAGTAACCCACTGCAATGGTATTAAGATCACCTGATAGCGCCACTGCATAGCCGAAGTTTCTTCTTTCAGGCATGTCTAATGATACAGGGACATCAAAGGTCGGTACAGTAGCCAGTTTCTCATAAATGGATACACTGGACAGGTCAGGTCGACCAATCACCAACATTGTGCCGTCGGTGGAGACGGCCATGTCCTGTACTTCAGCATTACCTTCAAACACTTGGTGCTTATAAAAGATACTCATTCTTATTTACCTCACTTTAGTATACTGGATCGTTCTACACCATTCGGTGTGGCATAGGTAATCATGTACGCATCGGCGTTATTGCATACGTAAGCTCTGGGTGCAGATACAGATTGCAGGGTAATAAGTTCCACGGTAGCAGGTGCTTTTATCACCCGCCATAACGCGTCTTTCATCGTGTACAGATCAGAGACCATCCCGCCTGCAGCATCTACTCCATACACAAGGACGTTCTCCCCGCGAGTGCAGATCACAATGTTCTGGATGATTGCTGGTAGCTCTTGTATACCGCATCCCGTTCTGGCGCCTATAACGCCCGCGTAAGCGACGTTCCCGATTTCAGCCAGTTGATATCGCACAAGTGAATAAGTCCCTACTGTGGATCCCCTGGGTGGGTTTAACAGCGCAGCGCACACCACAGTGAGTCCGTCCCCTGATATCGTCACTAAACCGTCCCGCGTGGACGATCGCCCAGTGAGCTTGGCATCGAGACTTACAGGAGGAAGCCATGTTCCATTATCGTAGTAAAGCAAGTCTGCCTTACCTCGAGCAGTTAACCCGCATGCAGTGCCACAGACGACACGGGTGCCATCGTTACTACAACTTATCCTATCTGCTGTGATAACGTGTGGTATCGCAGGCCATGCCGTAGTGGCTTTAAACAGATAGAACTCAGACGCCTTTGTCAGATTGTCTATGCTGTTGATAACGACTAACGATCCGTCATAAGAAACAATAAGCTGTGTGTGTAAATCATACGCAGTAACCGTGGTTATTACGCTTATTGGAGATGCCCAACCTGCCGTGATTCTCTGACGCACGTAAATGTTTACAGTGCCTGTCGCGGCGTATCCCGCAGTGAATAGTCGCTGCCCGTCTCCGCTTATTGCAAACAGCCCACTGAACTTATCACCCGTAACGGTCGGGACAGTGACATCAGGTAACGCAGTCCAACTGGAATTTACGATGCACTTAGTGTGCAATACGCCGACACTTGTGTTATCGTAGGTTACAACACAGTCACCGTTTTTAGATGCAGACGTAAAGAACTTCGCAGGTTCCCCGTCTATGATGCCTTGTAAGTATGTACTCATAAAAAATAAAAAATAAAGACATAGGCTAGGTTGACGTATGTAACGTCAACCTATCTAACCAACATCAATATTTAGCCTCCTCTTAACATGTGGCCGACCCGGTCACACATTTCTGTGTGACCCATAACCCCGTCGTGATCGACGGGCAGCCACACCGTAGCGGTGTGGAGATACTCTCCATCACCGAAGGTGTAGACTGACAGTTTACTGCGGAAATGATCTCCCGCAGCGTTTTGCTGTGCACATACTACCATGGACAGATCGTCGGACACACTGTAGGCGGTGCGGGTGTGCTTCTTAAGCGCTTTCAACGCCATCACTTTCCCCTCACGGGTGGTGATGTCGATGGTGATATTCTTCATATCACCGTTTACCTGCATTGTACCCGCCTGGGTGCTCTGGGTGCCCAGTTTGGGCATGCATGGATCCAAGCCATCGCTGGTCTTGGAAGAGAAGGACTTGCGCCCCCACTGTGACTCTCTGGGAAAATTCCCAGAGGCCACCAAGAGTCCATTAATAATGGACTCCAGAAATGAGGAGGAGAACGTAAAAGAATCTACGTCTCCCGCCTCGAACACGGCCGCTATGTTTTTACCATAGCGGTTGAAGAGACGGATATAAGCACTGTCGTCACCGACAGCAGTGCCTAGAACAAGGTATTTACCATCTCTGGTAAATACCTGGAAACCTGTGCAGGCTTCCAGCACACGGCCAGCTGGGGCTAGTGCTTTCATGGCACCTCCCCGCAGAGTGGCGATCACTGCGTAGCCGTGTTCCACTCCTCTCAGTGAGGGGGACAGTGCAACAGACACATCCCCCTCACTGGTTAATACGCCAAGGCTAATGCTAGCCTTGGCGTTGTAGTTACGGGCAACAAACATTTTTAATATCCTTTGGGCCTCGCAGGCCCATAATCGCGACGCAACTGCGCCGCTTCTGTTTCAGAAGGGCCGTACTCTTTATAAGTACGACCTGTGGAAGCGTCAGGTGCAAAACACCCGACAAGAACAACGACCGCCACAACGGCGATCAGTAGAGACTCTACATCTAATTTCATACTCTTCACTTACCATACCTATCTTTGTAGGTTATGGCACCTATGGTTACAACATGCAAGGTCGCATGCCTCACTAAGGTAATATAGCGTTATCATACAGACGAACGCAAATTACACACGTTCGTACCTACCCGTGACTGTATTACGTATAAACTGGGATCTGTGGTGATTCACCGAGAGTGTGTAATAACTCAGTGCGTTGTTGACCTTCCAGTATAGTAATGCAGTCACTATATAAGTAATGAGTAACGCAGGCCACATGACTGTATGCACTGCTGTGTACGCAGTGGCCACGCTAAACAGTATGAACAGCAGTGCAATTGAAGAGGTGGATGACACAACGTTGCTTGTCATGTAGTCCATGCTTGATGTATAATCTTGCTGTAACAAACAACGGTATCGAGATAAGACGCCACGTAGCCGGTAATTACTTATCAGTACCCCGACTACTAAAAGGAACGTCAGGTGCCAGCTACCCACGAATAGGTAGTTAGCCATTGCCATGCACATTATGCCAAATGACAGTCCTGTCATAGCATCCAGCACCACTGACTCACATTCTATCACCACCATACCTGGTGTATCCATTTTATTTGACGTCTCCTTGCAACGACACCCTAGCTTTGTCCATGCGGCGTATGTTAATGTAAAGCACTGATACGTACACGATAAGTAGACCACAAGTAAGTAACAATACTTCTACAGGTGTAGACGGAAGCAGGTACCACGCAGTTACTATAAACAACACTTGTACAATCACATCCACTGACATAGTTCTAATCAAGGATTTACGTACATCAACACACGGACGGTCTTCCATTAAATAGACGAGTGTGCTGCAGCGGTGTGTTAGAATATACGCTATGGTCATGTAGACTAACATAAATCCAAACACGAGCAGCTGATCCCCACTCACTTCTAAACCCGCCTTTACTATGGGCACGACAGTCTCATGGGTAAACCACGTCAAGATCATCCAAATAAACACGAACTTGGCAATCACCGCAAATGGTTTATTCATCGCTTAACGTCCCCCATGATTAGCACGGCAAAGAGTGCGTTAAGTAGCATGTAAATACCTGATACGATTAGGTAACCGATATGCATTTTGTTAATGTCGTCTGCGTATCCGATAACGAGTACGGAGGTCGCCAATGCAGACAGTAAAAATATGGCGTGTGTTATGACGCACGCCTTTACAGTCATCGCCATATTCCTATCCGTTGCCTGACGCGCGGCGTGAAGGTTAATCCGACTCGTGTATGCAGCTGTGCTGTAGTGCAAGCCAAAAACCCATCCAGTTAATGCAGTGGCAAACGCCCACGACATTATTATGGGTATATCAGTCGTCATTGTATTTACCGTGTACACGGTATACGCGAACCAAATAACGTCCTGAAACCCAAGTCCGGTATAGCCTCGTAATGGATCTGTTTTACTCATAACACCATTCCTCATTAATGATAAGCATGTGACATTACTTGCTTAGTTACCGCAAACCTTTATTTCGGCGTAGACGTCAAGTCGTCGCCCGGCAGCGATATCTCAGACGCCCCTGCAGCCACAGTGTAAGTTAACGCCATTATAACCACGTGCGTAAACGACTCTGGCGTAAATCCTGCACGCACCGCTGCGATCGCGTAGTACGCTAACACGCAATGTAAGCTAATGTCGAATATACTTCTTGCAATACTCACACGTTTTTTATACCCATCCGTAATAAGCGGCTGTCGCCGCACCTCCGCCTTCCACCATATTACGACAAAGCTTGGTGCAGTTAAGCAAGCAAGCGGGAGCAATGCCATTGCAGATCCTGATATGATGTAATAAAATGTCGTATAAATAGCCATTCCCATTACATACGCCTGTGTAAAGTTGTGTAGAAACGCAGCCCTATCTTCTAAGCTTTCGTCGGTGTACATAGTGCACAATCCTCTTTAAGCTCTTTAAGATTCATCAGAAGACTCCTTTTTTATTTTTACAAACCACACCATCCAGAATAGACGCATGTGTGTAAAGTAAACGATCGCCACCAGCGGCGGCGCAAAATGGTTTGGTTGTAACGTAAGCCATAAGAAGCAGAAACCGCTTATAGCAGTGCACGCATAAATGACAAACTTAACGTAATGCACAAGGATGTCGGTATCGAAGGTGGCGATATCGTCGACAGACACAAGGTCATGTAACTGACTGGCATAATAATCTACGATAACCATGGTAAGTATCACCAATGCCGCGATCGCCATCAAGTGGTACGTATACCCGCCCGCGTGCATCAATATGTCCACCAGGGTAAATGCCGTAATGCCGGATGCGTTGTATACACCTGCCATCACCACGTCCTTTTTAGCATACTCCAAATCTTGCCGCTTCATAGTGTATCGCATGACTGCTCCTGTTCCGTGCTAACGATAAAGTAAGGCTGTACCGATCGCACAGCTGCGTACCTGCCGTGCATGATACTCGCATACACACACGTCCCTATAAACACGTCAGACATAAACGTCGCGTCTATGGAGTAGAAGTAAATGTTACAGCCCACGACCAAACCCACTGCGGCGTATAAGGTGGCAAGCAGTCCGTGATCGTGTGACACAGATCGTGCTACTGCCCAGTAAGCTCTTTGCTCATTGCCACGGATTAACCCATCCATAAGTATATGAGAGGAAGCTTTGTTAATCAATGCCGCTGCGATCAGCGACGCGAGCACAACCACGGGCACCATCATAGCGGTTAGATGCGACTGTATCCATGTGATGTCGAACACCACAAACCCCGCCATTCCAATGATTGCTATTACATCAGCTCCGTGTGATTCTCGTACACTGTGTGCATCCGGTGTCATAATCATGTTACGCGTCCAGGGTACCGTGGTGGCAGTGGGTGACATGCCTGACATAGACCCGGCTTGAAGTCTTTGTGTGGATCTTGGTACCCGCTTATGGATACGCTGTGACTGGCCAAAAGCGCGTTTATCCAAATGCCCGTGGCGACTGCCAGCGCGATAAGCAGCAATATGTGTAATCTCATTTTGATAATCCTGTATAAAGGCAGTCGGCGTAAAACGCCGACTGCTAAAGGGGTTGTTAAACCAACTGGTATAACGCGGCGTATGCCGCAATGATTGCCACGGGATAACGGTATTTATACACGACGCTTGCCACGCCAAATACAAAGAAGCCCAATGCAATACGGGATGACGCTACGCGATACTCAGTTAAACAGTTAAACATTGTTTCTCTCCTAGAGAAGGTTGAAGGGTTGAAGGGTTGAAGGGTTATTATTTTCCTAGATAGCGATCTGCCCAATTAGAGAGCTGTCCTGCTATCGGAGTTACTTGAGAGACTATCTCATCAAATCCGCACGGAGTTGATAAATCAGCTCGGTACGTACCAATGCCATACGTCCACGTACCGGTAGGACATTTGCCGTTTGACACGACTGTCATGTGTAAGCTACACTTGTGCTTAGCATTGACAATGTTAGAAGCGGTGATGACGTGACTGTCCGACGAAGAGACGATTATGTATTCTCCCTTTCGCGTACGCCCGGGCGTTTCAAACCCAGCTTGAGCAGAACTTGACGTAACAGTCATGGCGCCACTGCTATCCACGTCCGTCGTCAACTTACCGCAATCCGGATTGCCACCATCACCATCACCATTAATGACGATGGATTGCAACTGACTTAACGCACGTTCAGATACACTGCCCCTCATGCGAAAGGTACTGATCTTTAAAAACGCCAAGCTGTTTAACCCATCAGGACTAACCGGTTTCAGTAACGCACGTAGACTCCGTACAGAACTGGTCACTGCCATTACGTCGGTAGACGTGTCCAGCATGTACTTAGACCAGATTTTTGACTCTGGTGTGTAGGATACAGTGCCGGTACTCAACGACTGTCGTGCTAGGATAGTGCCGTCTGTGCGAAACACACACAGCATGACGGTAGACCGCAGAGCATTCGTATGCGTTACTGCCACATTTAGATACGGCTCTAAGGCACCGCGTATGTCGTTTTCAGACCACATGGAGTGGGCATTGCAAGTGATAAAACCTTTTGTATTCATTAGGATCTTTCCTGTTCCGAAATGAGTGAGTGGGTTACGTAATACCGATCTGCATTACGCTGTGATACAATCCTCGTACGGTGTGTAAGCGTAAACAAGCATATGTCCACATATCCATCAGTTACCTTGTACGCATGAGTCACGTTGGCGTTTAACGTGGTCATTGTCATCTCCTGGTATCCGATGTTACACCGTACACCGTCGACGATGATGATGATGCTGCAGTTGTCAATAGCGAAGTCCCTAAACGGCTTACGTACGTTTGTGTACTGGGGCATCGTTATCCACCTCCATACAAGCCATGATCTTAACGATCGTGGCTTGTTGATCAGAAGACAGGGCTTTAAACCGGTCTTCCATGGAGCTGGCTGATAACTGAGAGGTGTTAACCTGCAACACCTCTGTTAACTCTGCGCTATCCACACCTATCGATTTCGCATAGCGACGGATCTTCACCGAGTTGCTGTAATTCAACGCCTCTGATCCAGCGCATATGCGATGCAGATAACCTGTGGTAATCATCATATAGCTCGCGAGCTTCCGCATGTCGGCCTCGGTGGGCGCTAATAGACTGCGTACCAACTTGCCTACCGGATGTTCCTCCTTGCCCGTTATCACCGCGACCATCTTTCTCCAGTCACGCTGGTCAAAGTCATCCCCTGCCCTGGATCGCATGTAGTCATGGATAAGTCCCAAGTGTGTACGGCTTACCACCACTTTGCCTTCCAAGATCTTACACATCCTTGGCGGCGCGATGCCCACCCGTGTGGTGAACGATCGAATGGAAACACCCTGCGCATCACAAAACGATTGGATGTACAGGCCTAGCACACCCAGTATGCCTGGGACAGGATAGCCCTCCCCTACGTTCGCTACGACCGACCGACGACGCATAGCGGTGGGATGCCATGACTCTAGCGCGAGCTTTGTCTTCTTCACAAATGTTACCTCTTATGTTTGTTGGTAAAACAAGTTTAACCCAATACCGCCATCTTAACATCGTGTAGTGCCAAGGGATACAGCTCGTGGTTTAACCGGAACGACTCCTTGTTAATGCCTTCCAGCGATTCGATGTCGTCGTACAGAGGAATGAAGTCTTCTGTACACGCTGCAATCGACACCATTCGATTTACTTCGTCTACATACATCTCGTATGTTACAGTATCCATGCCCACTTTTGACATGGCGTAGATTAACACAGATACCGCAGTGAGACGTGTGTCCACACCACCCGCCTTCAACAGTGCCGACTCAAACTCTCGCGTCAAGATAACGCTGTCGTCAATCTTGTCGTACGAAAGAATGTGTGCAGACATCTCACCAGGACTGCTTTCGATCAGAGACACTGCGATGCCTCTGTCCGTGTGCGTGGTTGTCATGCATGCGGCATCAAACGTGGTAGTGTCAAACAACCACGGCTTGCCCACACAGCGAGTCAGCATATCGCGGTTATTACCTGATGCGGTGATAACCCGTCCCATGGTCACTGTATCCTTTACAGTGGACGGGTTGTGATCGATTGCTAACAGATCTTCTTCAGAGGCCTCCAAAGCAATGAGCGCGGCTAGCGCCAGTACATCACCGACCTTATTGTCACCGCTCCCGACATTATTCTTTACCAGGCTAGTGACGTTCTTCAGCAAGGGTGTAATGGTACGTAATACCACAAGCTGTTGAGACACAAGCTTCAAAAATAAAGCGTGTGCTTCCTTGGTGATGTGGATTAGATCGAATAATCCTTTGGTGGTGCGTGTCACCGATTCAAAGTCGTACTTGCTGTCATACCGCCATTCGATACACGACTCCGTCATGTTCAACTGTTTCTTATACGCATTGATTAAAATGTTTTCCCCGTAGTAGCTAAAGCCAATGCTTGTGGGATTGTTATCCTCATCGGATTCCAGATGCACGATGAACTCACATTCATCAAACATCTTAAGTGCCAACACGTTGTCCATCATACTGATGTTCATAATAGTTACTCTCTTTGGTTGTTACAGTGATACGGTTGCATCACTGTATAATATCGCCGCGATACTAAGGATTAATCGGCGCCGGTCCTTTAAATCCTTCCTTTCAATGCAATGTAGACTTCCAACGCGCGAATGTCGCGCTGGTCTTTTGAACGGTTTAACCCGCGTTTAAACTCCAGCACGCTTTCCATAGAAGCGTATGTAACGCTCCCAGTAGATACCAAGTCGTCAGGCTTTTCTTCCTCGCGATGCACGTCGACGTAATCCAGTAACGTTACGATGGGATACTCGCTATACCGCTTGTCAATGTGACTATCGGTCACCAGGGAAGACTTGGCGATACGATCGTACAGTTCAGGCAAACAACCCGTGTCCACGTCTGCAGTTTCCTTTCGCAGACTTGAGTCTGCTAGACACATGGCGCTCCCCGCACCAACCCACAATTCATCCTGGCGAATACCAAGATGTGTAATGACCTCTAACATCAAGGCGGTAATGTCGTCTGAGTTCAGCATATTACTTCAAACCTTTATCCGTAACAATAACAAAAGTGTTATCATAGTAGTAATATAGTCTTGATTAATCATTGAGAATGTTATTGTGTGACTTACAATAGGACTTATTATGAGACGCACTTCGTTTAGCATACACAGCAAGATAAAAGACAATGATGGTAAATACACCACGCCTAACCAGATACACCTGGAATCGTATGGCGTGTTGAGCATAGCTACGATACGAGAACGATGGCTGCGCGGTCTTGATTATAACGGACTGTCTGCGCCATTAAAGGGCAAGCATCACGATTCGTTACTATTAGACAGTGACTTCAAAGCGGTGTTGTATAAATGGCTTTACAATAAAAAATAAAAAAAGATACATATACTGCATGGCACATAGCCATGCAGTATATGCTGTAAGTGGTTAGTCGTATGCGTTCACGATCAACTCGGCGGCGTAAGCAGCAAAGCCAGTGTTAGGGCGTACTGCTAATCGATCGTATGAATCAAAATACGTCCGCACTAGGGCCTTGTACTCGTCATCACCCAGGCGCATCATGGTGGCAATGCGCGTGGCATAATCGACGCGAGGTGTGTATGTGCCTTGACAAACCCCGCGGAAGTGAGACCGACTGATGCTAAGTCCCTTTACAAACTCATGTATATCCACGTTATTGCTAATGCGGATACGATTGACCATCTCACCAAACGGTGTTTTTGATCTCGCATAATGCGTGTCCCCTAATGCCAAGGGGTATTTACCAAGCGCATGATGCATGTTACATGAACTGTATACGTCCGCAAGTAACTTCTTCTGCTCGCTGTTCAAATGACCAATGTCAATCATTGGACTTTTGCACTGCAAAAGGTAAGCCTCGTACATGCGCACGGTACTGGGCTTGTCTACCTCGTCACAGCGTAAAACAGCTTTACCCGCACACGGCTTTATGATGTCCGATATGAACAATGACATTACATAATTGACGTTCATTTAGCATGCTCCTCTAGTAATAGGTCCACCACTTCTTCGAACACCGGCAACGTAACCACCGGCACATCAGTAGACTCGAAGTAACAGTGCACCAGATCATGATCTTGATCTACGTCAAGATGCATGAGATCGGCAAGCACACTGCAGATATCGAGTTTAAAGCCGTGGGATAAATGCATCAGCTTATCAAAGTGACGACGACTATAGCCAACGCGTTCCGCTAAATGGGTGACGGTCACGCCCATTTTAACACGGTGCTCGGTAATGGCATTGTGGAATGTGTTAAACGGCGCCTTGCTAGGCAGACTTATGTTTCTACCAGCAATCAATTTCCGTGCGGACGGTACACGGTGCGTGTAGGACACCGGTGCATACACAGAAGCCAAACGTCTCCTGCCTTCCACAGACAGCCCTGCTAGATGAAGGATGGGTGCTGGACATTCTAACATGTATGCCAGATACAGGACGCGCTTACTGCGGTCTGACAAATCAGATCTAATGATCCTACCCGCCATGTTGGTGGGCAACTGTGTGTGATTGCCCCCGTACGTATAACGTACATCGTTGGCCATCTCAAGCTTGGCCGTTAACACGATGAAGGAAATACCTTCTTCCAGCACTACTGTGGCGCACGCCCGCCCAAACTCACATCTTGGATTAAACATCATCACTCGCCTTATAAGCAATACCGGCCAGTGATATGATGGACAAAGCCATCACAATTATTACCACGCCAAAAACCACTTCGTTCATTTTTTCATACCTTCTGTTTAGCGACATGATTGTCGCTGGTTGATTACACGTTAACGATTTGTTAACTTATCGTACGCCCACATAAACGCCTCGAATACCACGCCTACTGCGAGTGCAAGTACCCACAACACAAACGCCGTTACAACTAAATACACCATCAATACATTACCTAAGTATCATAATAGTGATATAGTTTTGAATAAATCTGGAGAACAGCATAATGACCGCCACACAAGCAGCAGTCATTATAGTTATTGCGAATCCATCACGTCGCCCAGTACATGGTCAGCTAGCGCAGACACCAACACTTCCCGTATCGTTTCCAGCACCTGTGTCACGGGTTGATTAGCGTCAATCAATACCGTAGTGTGTCGTATCTCGTTAACATACCGATCGTTGAGTTCAGATATCCGACTCATCATACTGGCTTCCATCTCATCGGGTGCCCCGCTCGATAGTATTCTAGCCTTGGCTATATCAGGTTCCACTTGTAATAGGATGGTCAAATCCGGCACCAGGTTATCGGTTGCAAACGAGTTTAGTGTGCGTAAGGTGCCCACATCCAGCCCTTCTGCTCCTTGATACACAACAGTGCTGTCTATATAACGATCTGATACAACGACCTTGCCGTCGTCTAACGCGGGTAAGATAGTGTTATTAACGTTTTCAGAGCGGGACGTTAGTAACAACAATGTCTTGGTAATCAGCGAGGGTGGCGGTACCCTCGGATTTTCCAGCATATCTCTAAACATAGCACCGTATCGATTACCGTCTAAGTCGGATACCGATATGCAAGGTATCTTATTCGCGGTAAGGTACTTCACAATGTATTGGCATACGGTGGATTTACCGGAGCCGTCAGATCCTTCTACTACGATAAACATAGTTACTCATCCTTCTTGGATTTTACAACAAGCCAAATAACAATGTTGATTACAGCGAACGCGATCGTCGCTATGGCTAAGACGCTGGTTTCGTATCTTGTCATCTTGTATAGTCCTTGGTAATTACTAAATGCGACAAAGGCCACAAAGGCCACTGATAATGGTGTTACTAACAATCTCAATGTACGGTATATCACGACGGGCACCATGCTGACGTGAAGCATTATGGGACATGCATACACGGTGGCCGCTCCAATTACCGCCGCTAATATAAAGTCGATCATGGTAGTATACTCCCTATGACGCCGATTAACCCTGCAACGCCCATGATGGTGCCCAGCAGACTGGGTACCACAAAAACCACCAGCGTCCACTTTAACGCAGGCATTGTACTGATAAGTTTGTATAATAGTTTTAGCTTAGTCCACGAAGTAGCATTAGCAAACTCGTTGTTAATATAGTCGTTCATTTTACCGTAATCCCCAATTTGTTAACGACGTCTTTAAGAAGCGCGTGCTGTTCTTTCAGTTCATCGTCGTCAAAATCTCTAAAACTGTGTGTGAACGAGGGTCTTTGAAACCCCGCGTCTTTTGCAAACTGATAGCCGAGGCACTTACTGCGCTTACCTGCGTTGTGCATCAACGTGGCCATAGTGAACATCCCCTTCAACCGCTCACTGCGCCTGCGCTTACGCAGTTCGGGCATCACGGTAAATGTGTATGCGAGTATGTCCGGCATGGACGTAACCAACACCGCGCAAACAGTGAACGTCAGCGCTTGTGCGTCCGACATGTGTGCTGCGTGAATAACCCATCCAACACCAACTAACATTATTCTCATTATAACGTTAATGGCCATTTCTACCCCGTCTTTGCTGTGCATGGCTATTCTCCGTAGAACAACGAACTCATGGGCTTAATCTCACCGTCAGTAAACCAGTTGTGATTGGATCCGTACAGCCACGCAGTGCCAAGACACGTCAGTAACAACAGCGTTCGAAGGTTCATTGGACACTCCACTCACGTGCCCACGGCGTGTTGAAGTCTTCCTCTGTGCACGGTGTAAACTCTTTACCAAAGATGATTTGGTGACATGCGCCGGAGATACAACGTTTTGCTACGTGGAAGTCGGTGCGCAGTAACAATAACGGCATCTTTAACAATACGCCCGTAGCGTTTAAATACAACGCTTGTCGTTCCGCATCAAAGTCGATGACAGCATCGCTACTAAACTTAGTGCTGCACATTACCATGGATCTCGTAATGGCAATGAGTTTAAGCTTCATGTTGTAATTAGTAACACACCAATGTAACTGCGTCGCCAGTGACTGCAACGACTTAGTGTCCAATGCGTTCATCTTCATTTGCAGATCGTGACTGCGGCCATTGACCAGTAGATCCAGTCCAAGTTTTGAGATCAGTATATCTGATGTAAAGTACATGGGGTCACACTTAAGATGCTTTACGGATTTTAAGTGGTCTCTGATAATACCGCGTAACGTAGCACGGATCTGTTTTTCGTTTTGCATGTTATAAGCTCTCGTAGTTATAGTCAAGTAATACTGTTCGATATAATAAAAAAGAAAAAGGCGTCCTCCATCGAGGACTCCCTGTTCAACTGTTAATGCATCACGGCAGTGTCGGGCATCTCGTGCACGACGCCCGTGGCGGCAATATCCTCATTTGGGATAAGTATCAACATACGCTCACCAGAAGCGTAATAGTAAATCACAACGCCGCCGTCGGTGACGATCATGTTATAGAGCATCTCCATACGGTGAGTGTCTTTAGAGATAGCGGCGCAAACTTTACGGAACCCGCCTTGCAACATACGTAGTACTGTAATGCCGTTTTCATACATTACCACTAACACGTCCTCGTTTGTCATGATGCCAAGGAACTCGCCCATGTCATCACAGCTTTCGTGGCCGAAGTGCACGACGCTCCCGCCGCTGGTGGATTTTGTATCCACCTGCAGGTATAACTGGTTCTGACCTACGGGCACTGCTGTAACGCACCGTCCCGCATCCAGGTCGGTTGCTTGCCGCCAATTACGTGCCACATTGTAGATCTCTTCCTGTGTCACCTTTTCTACATCATTCGCTAGCGCACCCCATCCAGTAACTGTAATACCGGTTACTAAATGCAGCTTCTTAGCGGTCATTGTTTCACCGTCTTTCATTTTAGACAGCACGTAGTGCAGTGTTGTTAGCACCGGAATGCTGTGATGTGGATGCTCTGCGCTGCTGTCGATTTGTGCGATGTTCATAGTTCTATTTCTCTTTGGTTAAAGTAAAGACAACAACACGTTGTCCATCATAATAGTGATATAGTTTTGAATATTTGGTAAACACAGAAACTGAGTACAGCCTCATCGCATGAAATACACCTTCGCCTCGATGTAAACTTCGTTGTAATGCTTTAATGAGTTACAGGCATTGTTAAACTCCGTCTCATGGTGTAACAACCCCGCAAGGTTTTTTATCGCACCGGAAGCGAGGCATGGCATATTAAGCTGCCTATCCGTTAGCGTCCCTGCAATAAACCCACGTAGTTCCGCGTTATTCTTTTTAGACGCCGTCTTTTTGGTCGGCGATGGCGTGAAGGCTTTGGGCGAGTTGTGTTCTAAAAGCCGTACGTGTTTTACAACCGACTTGATTTCCTCCAGTATATGTAGGTCTGACAATATAAACGCACGGTCATGGTCGTATAACTTATCCGCTACAAAGAGGTGTTCTTCCTGTAACGCAGTGTTTAGCGTATCGCGCCACTCATGACGCATGCACGCGACGTCTGCTACAATCTCCATTATAACTGAGACTTTGAGCTTCCATATACACTGCCGTTCTTCGACTGCCTTGACATCAGATACCGTGGTACGGCCCTTCTTCATATACGGATAGATGTATTCTAACGCGTCCACAGGGTCGTAGTATTCCTTAACTTCGGCGTGTATCGCAGATAGTCTATCCCTGAGATAAGCCTCGCTCGCAAACCCAAGGTGGTATTTAAGATTGTTCCACATGCTAAAAATCCTATAAAAATAAAAAGTGGTATAGAGCACCATGCCTAAATTAGGCATGGTGTAGTTAGTGGTTAACTGCGATTAGAGATGAACTCTTTCACGTAGTTGTTATCTTCGGTCAGCGCGTGTAATGGCACGTTGACTAAATGCTTCGCGTCGTACGCAGTGGCACGTACATATGTGTGAATGCGAGGATTTGACCGCTCTAAGAAAGAGGCGATTAAATCCTCTTGCATGGAGATGGTCATGCCCAGTATCATCTCTACAGTAGACACAGCCATGTCTTGTTTATTACGATGGTTGTCCACCACATGCATGACGCCAGCGGTGATATTACACACCTCTGAACTATCACAGCGCGCCATGGAAATGGGACGGATTCGATCGCGGACAATCTGCTGCACCATCGGCTGCATTAAATGCAGGTCGGTGACATCGCCCGGCAACACGTTCAACGGTTCCAGCAGATCAATGAGATCGTCTAACTCGTCGCGTGTCTCTGTGTTCCCGCCAAAGAGGCCACGGAGCTGATTGCTAAATGACTTCATGGGTTTCCTCCTCGTGCAGTGCGTTCGTACGTTACAGCCCCTTCTAGGGTGCCACCGAAGTACTTGGTGCTCACTGACGCATCGACGCCCGTCATGTATACCATTAACGCGTTAGCCCAGTCTTCACTAAAGCGTCGTTTTGATTGCTCAATGTGACGGTAATGCCCTAGACTGATGTCGGTTTTAAACGCCACTGTACGTGGGGTAATGCCGTGTTTCTTTCTCCAAGCTCGGAGGTTGATTCCGAAAGTTGTTTCTGGTCGCATGTTTTTAACTCCTTAAGTCAAATCGCAGTTGTTTCAATACGTCTTTCATTTTATCATCATCCAGATTGAATAATAAGGACGAGCTTTCGCTCCATGTCTCAAGTCGTTCCGGTGAGAACCGCTTGAGTCGATTAACGCAATGTGTCCGGTATGGACGCATGTGACGTTCTGGAATAATGTCTTCTAAATCACGCATCATGATAGCAGACCCCACTTCTCTCCCAGACAATCGGGGATGCAGCCAACCCGTAGCTTTATCACAGATACGTTCTACATCAGCGCACGACAAACCCTCCTCATGCATAACTTTCTCAATAAACAAACACCAGCTGTCCCGGAAGGGATACATATGTTTGTTGCTCCGCTTCTTGCTAGAAGCGGAGATAAGTCTTTGCATTAAAGACTTGTTCTGTGGGTTAAGTTTGTTGATAAGCCTTACTGCCGCCTGTGATGCCAGAGGGTCGATGTACTCACCCATGAGTACCTTACCCACCCATGGACCGCTATGCCCACACAGACGACCAAACTCCTTGCGTGTGACTCCATAGGCTTTCATCCAGGCACGGACTTCCTCGCCTAACGTCATACGCTCTCCTATAGAGAGATATGCTTTCTTGTATATCGGATCACAGGTAGCCAGCTCACGTACGAACTCTCTGGCGATACCCACTGGTATGGAGAGGCCATTCATAACCCCCTTGCACCAAAATGCATCACGACCCGTGGTGCGTGCAATGGCCTTATAATCAGGCAGTGTCTGTGTAACGTACTTCAGTTGTAAATACATAAAAACGATCCTTTGGTAATTACGACGGTTCACATGAACCGTCGCTGTAAGTTATGGCCTAGCTAAAAGACGCAAGACACTTGGCTAACACGCGCTCAAATTCCTCGTCGTCTAACGTGGAGAGCTCCCGGGTTAATACAGACATTTCTGATACGCGTCTCGATGTATGACCACGATCGCGGATTACAAGCAGTCGGTCAAACTCTTCTAGGCAATCGGGGTTTAACTGTTCCACCATTGCACGTGCCCTTGCGGCGGACTTGCCTACCAGCGCTACGGCACCGCTGCGATACTGGTGCATGGATGTATCTGCCTTGCCTGCGGCATGCCGGACCTCACACCATGGAATTACATCGTCGAAGTAATCCGACAAGGTTGTGCGGTTTAACCGCCTTGATGCAGAGGTGTGTGCACGTCCTTGCGGCGTGGTGTTTTTCATCGAACGTAACAAACGAAACCCCTGTGTACTGCATTGTAACTTGGGGATGTTTGTCAGAAACTCCTCTAGCTTACCGAGCATTGACACAGATAACTTGGAGTCTTGAAAAGCCTTATAAAGCGCGTTTCGCGAGCACTCCAATGCAACTGACAGCTGGGTGATAGAAATGCCGTTAAAGCGTAGCCATGCCAGCAACTGATGCGTTGCGGTCGCCGCCTGTTCATTGGTGATAAATGCCCGTGAAAAATTGCCCAGTCCCGCGATAGTGCCTAGCTCGTCAATCGTGGTTGTCAGCACGTTCTTTGGCAGGTCGGTTTTGCGCTTCAGCACGTTTAATAACCACACTGGGTCACGGCCAATAATGGCAGCAGCTTCCGCAGCGAATTTCTTGGTGATCTTGTACTCTGTAAACATGGTTTGAATGTACATATTTCTATCCTTCTATGGGTGGTTCTAATGTAAACGCACAAACGGAGTGTCTGTGCGTTGATGTAATTTTACGACTAGCTCATGATACTCATGAGAAAGTCGCGCATTTCAGTCTTGTCCATCTCTGCATCTGACTCACGCCAGGTGCCCTCTCCAAGCCAACTGGCAAGTGCCGCGTCATCCGTCATCTCGTTGCCACGATAAGTTACCTGTTTAGCGGCGTGAGTGTCGGTGTACGCGTAACGACGCTCTACCAACGCAGATTTCCACATCTGCATCTTAAAGAACTCGTTCGTGGAATACCCCATCATCTTCACCATGCAACGCATTTGCGTTACCACTTCCGGTAACTTCTTTCGCGCCGCGTACGAAATAAGCTCTACGGCTGCATCCGGCAATGTCTTTTCACGTGGACGTACGTCTCCAAGCATAAGCTCAGTCAACTCCCCAGGCATTTTGTCGTCACGACTATCCCTGCCAAAGCCTACTACGACGTAGTACCACACGTCACCCAGCTCCAGCATGGCCTTGATAACGTCGGCGGACTTCCAAGGCTTGTATCCCAGTTCGTTCAACACCTCCGCACATTCCTCAACAAGTGCATAGCGCCAAAAGTCTTCGTTGCGTTCCACCATCCGTTTGATGGTGCCATCACGGCCTTCCAGACCGAACTTTACGAGACGGTCAATCGTATCATGCATAACAACAAACGCGTTTAAATCGGTACTCATAGTTCGAATCTCTTTGGTTGTTTAAAGGTTAGATAACACGATCGTTATCATAATAGTGATATAGTTTTGAATAACCGACGATCACTGACGACGGCCCAGTGGTGCATTAAGGCATGTCAAATAAGTTAAACATTATTAGCATCTCCTGATACTTGTTGGATTAGTGGATTGTATTTCATAAGCCAGTTGCATAACGCCATCGCTTCCTGTAAAACGTACTCGGTGCGGGCTTCTGACAAATCACATAGACGTGTTTTGTTATGAGTACGCAACAGTTTGTATAAATCATTGCTTACGGAAGGGTATAGGGCGATAAGCGCAAGTCCTTCCGTCATATAACGAAACGTTTGCATTTTCACCTTCGTCGAATCGTTATCAGATAGAAGGACGCCATCTTGCTTGCCCTTCGATACTACTTTACGTATGGCTTCGTAATGATCGTCGTAGGTAGAAAGAGCGTGGATGTCAAACTCATCTAGCGCCGCCATGCAAGGTATACCCAGCGTAACTAACTCTTCTTTAACCATAGACCGTGTTTTATCAGATAATGCGTGATACGTGGCTAATAGCCTTGCATGTGTAGCGACATCCTCGTCTAAAGGTGCTATGCTAAAATCACCGTTAGCAATGCAAGTCAATAACTTGTAGAGCGGGTTAGTGTTTGTAGCATCAATAAGCTTAACGTTATCTTGAAACTCAATCCCGACGGCTAATTGGTGGCCTGCCTGGTAATGCACTTCCCAGTAATTCGCATCATCTGCCCAAAGATCGTTAGGGTTACGAAACCCCTCTGGATAAAGGCTGTTTGGCATAACCCACTCGCTAGTGAACGAATTTCTGCCGTCGGGGTTACAGACATTGACCCTGATTAATGTGCTGTCTTCGCAAAGGCTTGATACGCCCCATACCTCTATTTTAGGATCATCCGCATAACTGTCATCTGTTGATACTACGATGCAGTCATTTTCGAACTTAACAATAAATCCCCGTGCCTTGAATGGGTAATTGCCGTAGTGTCGTTCATGCTTAACTTGTATTGCTGTGGTTAAATCTGACATTTTATTAATCCTTCTATAATAGGTTCATAGTACAGTGGCGATGGTAAAAATAAAACCTGCATACTACCCACTGGCAATGCCAGTGGGTAGGTGTGTGTTAAATGGTCTCTGTTGACGTGTGCATTAATCTATACTCCTTCTGAGGAAGTTGTAACCGTTTTAGCCGATGGTAGCCAGTCAATCATTATCGTTAGCCACATCATCCATACGACTGGGCACGTGCAATGCGTCCTCTGACAACGCATCGATGTCCTCAGCCACAGACCTGTAACTCGTTAAGCGGAAGTCAAAGCACACGTCTAACTCGCTTGCGATCCGCAATAGAATAGCTGGTGTGGCGTGAGACATATTGCCAGACTCGATGTCGGATAGTACCTCTAACGTTACCTCTGCAAGGTTAGCAAGTTCATCCAGACCCATGCCCCGATCTTTACGCACCACGGAGATCTGTGCACCCAGCCTGGATGTCAGATACTCTTGTGTGTAGCCCTCGCTATATTCTTTAGATGCAAAGTCTTGCATCAACTCGGTAACAAATTTACTCATGCAATTGCTCCTGTTTGGTTTAGAATATCTTTATCCATAAATGGAATGTTTAAATGTTCGCCAGTGCGCCAGACTTGTGGTTCGATAAACGTCTTATCCCGCTTGTACGTCAACTGGATTGTAAACACATCCTCGTCAGCGGTGGTAAGGTGTACGTGCACTGCTGTACGTTTCACATCATCTACCAATTTATGCGTTACCGTGGTGGATATTGCGATGCCTGCTTCAAAGGGCATTTCCGGAAGTCCATAACGTTTCGCCATCGGCACTCCGTTGTCGTTATACGCCAGGAACGAAATCAGTGTCTCTTCAGATGACGCCTGTTCCGAAATGAACAACGCAAGTTTGCGCAGTGTAGGTGCCGCTAGTAACCGATCTAAATCTTTCTTAAACATACTAATAAACCTCTGTTAAGCGTCTGGATATTGATCTAAGCTCATGTATACACAACTACCATGGATTGTTTCCACGGTTATCTTAGCTATGCCACCATACGGCCTGTATCGATTTATCAAAACTATACCAGCGCCGTGTTTGTATGCTTTCAAGGCGGACGATACGTTATCAGTGTAGACCAGGTCAGTTTCTGATAAATCATCACATTCCGTTATAGAGGGACATGTAATAATTTCAGAGCGGCTTATACCAAATGCACTTGCAAGATCGGGTGCGTATTGATCCCATTCATGACTTAACCAAGTCAATCTGGTATAGATAGACTCCGCTGCTTCTTTACCATTTACATCGTATAAATCACTCATTCTATTGCTCCTGTTATGGGCTAGTTAAATGCCCGGGACGTATCCTTAGTCTAAAGACAACAACACGTTATCTATCATAATAGTGATATAGTTTTAAATATTTAGTCAACACAGCAAAAATAAAAGACCGAAGCTGGAAATCCCAGCTTCGTGTCTTATTGTCTAACGAGTTATAAAGTCTTCTATGGAGTCGTTCCACCCGGCGCGATCACGAAGCATCTTATAATCGTCATCCACCAGCAACTTGCCGTTACGCCAGACAGTCCGCAAAAGACTATTGGGGCGCGGTTCATCGCCGATGACATCGGTAAAGTAGTTGTCACGCGCAGTATCATCCCATCCCTTGACAAGATCGAGACGTCCTGCTTTAGAACGCTTGCCCTTATCTGTGATAGGATCTTTATACACGGTACGCCACTCACCGTTTACTTTAATGGCGCTGCACTTCATGGCAAACTTCTGCATGTCACGATCTGGAATCTGCAGTAGCGCACCGCCCATGCCGTAACTTACATTAAGCGTAGCCCATCCAGCGTCCTTAATGGCCTGTAGCATCTTAAGGATGGTATCGTGACAAACGCCATCGCCTTGGATCAAACTCACCGTACGGAGCATCTTATACCCCTTACTGTTGACGTCGTATCCAAACTTCTCACCCAGGATCTCCAGAAGCTCTAACATCACTGTTACAGGATCTCCCGAGTCAGGACGTAGTATCACCTGCGCGCCGCAGTCGATGATCTTTTGGCGAAGCTCTTCACCGATAATCACCCGTGCAGCGTGGAACACATCGTACGAATCGATCAGCATCGCAAACTTACCGTTAGGGACGGCAAACTCATCGATCATGTTTGCATACGACAGGCGTTCGTTTTCGCGGCCCCAAGACGTAACCGTACTGTGCTCCATAGCCCCCCATAAAGAGTGACTGGCTACATCGGAGTTATAATACTCCATAGAAGCCAAGATGCCTTCAGGGGTATCTGTACCACCGAAACATAAGCCATGCGCCATGCTGCCAAGACCGGCGGATTCAAAGGAGCTTACGCCCCGTCCACCAAAGTCATGTAACATGTAACGCAGATCCATCATGCCTGCATCTGAGGTGTCACGTAAGAACCGCGCGATGTCTTTCTTGATGTTGTACGACACAGTAGCGACAGATGTCGCGTACCATACAGCACGCAGTAAAGACTTCTCGATCCACGTAGTAGCCCATTTACATTTCTCATCTGTGTTTACCACACTGACAAGAATGTTACGGGTTTTCAAGACGGTGCCTTCTGGAAGCGCTCTGATCTCCAGAGGCAGTAAGCCATCATGGTTTTCTACAACGTAATCCCACTGGGCACGATCATAGCGCACACCATGTGCCTTCCAAAAGACCTCGGAGAAATCCACCATTTCCTTAGTCACGGGAATGGATAGATACTCTTTGAGGTACGCCTGGATACCGCAAAACAAAGTGGCATCGTACAGACCGCCTCGAGATTCAATGTAGTCCCAAATGTTAGTAGTACCTGGTGGGTACTGCGGTGGCATGGTGACCTTGTATGAATCGGTGTTAACACTCATGTTACGTGCGTATATATCTCTCATAATAGAACCCTCTATTAAGTTAATGAACGACTTACAAGTTACCCGTTAAGGCCTTGATAATGTCGTAATGGTCTTCGTACATCACACCCGGGTCCAATGACGCCAGTGGTACCCATGATGCGACTTCAGCGTCGTCAGATCCTTTGACCTTTGGCATCTCTTTACCTTGCAGAAGAAATAATCCTGCGTGTGTTACCGTACGACCGCGAAGCGATCGATCGGGTGCATCAAACACACGGATGTGCTTTAGCTTGTCACGCAGTAATCTCACCGGCAAGTTAATACGAGTCTCTTCCTTAAGTTCTCGTAGTATACAGTCCTCTACTGTTTCAATAGGATCTAAGAATCCTCCAGGTAATGCTAACAAGCCCTTGCCTGGATTATCACGGCGTTTAACAAGCAATACGTGACTGGATTGTATCACCACTGCATCGCCTGTAATGAACGTGGGCGGGTATGGGCTACGTGACCATGACGCTTGGTAAAGTTTGTTGTCCGTCCACGCTGTTCGAAGAGCGTCGTATTCAGGCGTCCTTTTAAAGTCACGCATGAACACCTTCACGTTAAGCGGTACATCGTCAAACACCAGGCCGTACTCGAAATACCCATCTCGAATGGTCGTGGCGCTAAGGTTGTCGCCAAACTTTGTACCTTCCCGATATCCATAATCTGGAAAATCGTCAAGATATTGAGACGACGAGTCCTTATGATGTCCTAGCAAGGTCACGTTATCTACAGAGGTCGGGTACATACTGATCTTTACCTGTACGTCGGATATCCACTGCGCGGGACTATACCGTTGATCCCGAACGTACGCTATGTGAATACCACATCCGATCCCTGCTGCCCGTAATGCGTGTTCCAGCATGCCCGCACGTTCTTGAGCCGTGAACGGATTTTTCACCGTGCGTGGTGCGTATGCACTGCCTATCACGATTAACAGATCTTCACCCGGCTTAATGGATTGCTTGATAAGCTCCACGTGTGCGTTGGTGGTTGGTTGAAATCTCCCGATTAAAACCAAAAGCTTTTTGTCATTTGTCATCTTAGAACCCTCTAAGTTGTTTGATGTGCTATGGATACATACGATTTCACCCGCGGCGTCCATAGGTTACTGCGTGGTTAAAAAAAAAATAAGCTGCTGTATAAACAGTAGCCTATTTTACGATTTACGTTACTTGGCGTTTAACGTAATCGTAGAGATATTGAAAATCAACACGGTTTCGCAATCCCAAAGATAAATGTCTGAGTTCTCCCAACGCATTTCCTTAAGACCGTTGCTGGTCAAATGCACTGCATCGAAGTGCTCGGACATAGAGACATAATCAATGTAAGAGCTCCCGTCGTTTCTCGGGTACCGCCAGGCAAATGACTCGTAATCGTCGTCACAGTCAATGACTGCGGTTTTACCTGTGTACAAAAACTCCTCTACACGATCTCCCGTGTAATAGTCTTCGCGCTTACACCAGTCCGCCCATCCATAATCACTGTCTGTAGGTGACAGCCAGAGACCGTTCACGGGCTTGTGCAAATCCACCATTGAAACAGGCTGAAACTTGCTAGGGTCGAATGCATTATCGCTAATGCGCGTTAACTTCATGTCTTTCACATTTCTTACGTTCATCGTATTGTTCCTGTTAGTTAAACTTTACGTCGGAGGCCAATCCCCACCACGTTTTGAGGTTTATTAAGCCGCCTCGTTTAGCCATACAACGACCATAGTCTTCTATGTCGTTGCCCACATCCATCTTGTCGTCGCCCGAGATCAAACCCACGGTCAAATCTCTGGTTCTTCTTTCTGTGATCCGCACAAACCATCGTCCACGTACAAAGTCATCGTAGAGTTCAGGACGCTTAGCCACAGGATAACCGTGTGTCATTATAAACCCTCCAGTATGCACCACGCCCTCGTCGTTACGACGAGATGCCTTAGACGTCATAGAAACGCGTTCACTCCATGTGTCGTCGTAATAATTCGCGTAAGGCGTGCCGTCAGCATCAACCCCTACTTCGACCTTAGGTTCAGAATAATGCGCCACTAAGTATGACGTTGACCTGGTAGTGCAGTTTGCCACACGGTATGCGCGGGTATCAAAACCTGCGTATATAAACCAGCCAAGCAACAGAACGCCTGCTGTGACAAGCGCTATAAACCGTTGGCGTGAGTCCAGGGCTTTCAATCGATCTAACATATATACATCCTTCTTAGGTAGTTACGTACACGAATGCGCAAGCGTTGGATAAAACTTGTTTTGCTGTATTCTTCGTCTACGGGCTTTCTGTCATGCCAGTTGTCCAGGGATATCTTATTCGCCATGAGGTATTGGCCGGTGTACATATCGCCCATGTCCACGCCTGCAAGTTCCATGTACGCGTAAGACAGCGAGGCAATAGACTTAAAGGTGGAGGTCACGTACAGGGTTTTCAATAAGTCCTCTTTACAGAACCCGTGCACTGTGACAAGTCCCTCGAACACCGCGCGTAACCAGGCAGCTGACGGAGTCACGACGAACCCATCAAAGACTACCGTCACCACGTCTCCCGTTTTCAGCGCAGGCACAAGCAAGTCTTCTGAAAACTCCTGTGCACTACAGACACCGTCGCTTCGAAATATACCAACTGGCATATATCCAAAATCGATATCCACATCAATGGTTATCATATCACATTCTCTCTTCTAGTCTAAAGACAACAACACGTTATCTATCCCTTAAGTGATATAGTTTTGAATAAACGGTGAGGTTTATCTTTCTATAAGCCTAAGCAATGCTTTCTTTGCAGCTAGCTGTCCAGCGGCAGAAGCATTCTTAACCTTGACCTGATTCATATCCACGCCAAATGCGGCCTTTATTAGGTCACCGGTACTCATCGCATACGGAGATTCGACCTCTTCGTATTCCAATCCACGAGGTGTTTTCCTTACCACCTTAAGCTCGCCGGTGATTAACCTAGAGATAATCAATACGGAATCGGTCGTAATGTAAAAATCTGTATTTGGAAACGCCTGTGCTAACTTTCGTACAATCAAGGGCTGGTCTTTTGACAGAAGTCCTGATCCGAGACGGTAGATGCATACCGTGACCGACTCTTCTTCAGATTTATACGCATAACCAGTGAGTGGCATGCTTTCTATAATTTCAGTCACTATGTTTAGTATTGCTAACACGCCCGCGGGAAGACTGTCAATTGGCGATTCCTCGCCGTCATACTTGACAGTAACGTAGTCACCGCCATCGACCATCAAATACGATTCGTCGAACTCCGGATACACACGGTGCATTACTCTTAACACGGACTCAATGCGATTACGGTAACATTGTGCCATGTGCACGTAGTTCCCACAATGTTTTACGTTTTCAGATAAACGGGCAGCGACTGTGTCTGCGTTAACCAATACAGCGTCGATACTTACCGTGACATTGCCCCCGGCACACGACGTTGCGTGTGCGTTAACGAGTGCCTGTGCCATATCTGAAAGAGCAACTTCATGCGAAGTGTATACGTGCGCGCTACCAGTGCCAACTTCGTAACCGTGTATTTCATTAGTCTTCATTTTTATCTCCTAGTTATTAACTCGATACAGTTATACTGCTTATTCCAACGTGCGCCCGTCACTCTCGATAAAGTGCCAGTTTGAGAATTGTGGACCATGACTCGTGCCTCGTCTTCGTTATAAAATAACTGGTCTGCTAAAAAAAGTAAGCTAACTGGCATTGGTAATGATCCACACCTAGCCCGTATGTACACCTCATTATCGTTACTTGGTGTGTCTGCATATGTGTGGTTGCTATAGAGTGCCCTGCCACGGCTGTTATATGGAAGTGCACTTCCAGTCGGGTATCCAAAAATCCCATTACCTCCGAAGTTAGGTAATCCCACCGGAGAACATCGATAGATCTCCGCTAGTTCATATAAGAGCTTCCTTAAGTCCTTAACCTTCATTTTACGGGTTCCTTAGTGCGGTTAATGCAGGGTGGGTTAGCTATTGCTTGATAATGGTCATTTGATTTCGGCTGTGGCGCACACCGCGTGTAAGTCCAGGTCAACATCTTCTATATTTGACCACCCGCCTTCTTGGATGTCTGTTAACTGTTTAACATCCACCTTGTTATCCTCTTGATTACTACCAGTGTGACAGTGCTGCGTCTGCAACCATGACTTGTGTATTGGAAATGGACACCGCAACGGCGTCGCCTAGTATATTGGTGAACAGCAATTCAGCCCCAGGGATATACGCCTTGTAATCATCGTCTCGTTCTAAAACAAGCTCCAAGCATTGACCGTCCCGTTCGAACGTTATGCAGTACCCTGTGCCGTCGACTAGCTCAATGACGTACGCGTTAATATCCGTGTCCACTTTGTATAACTTGTGAAAGTCCTGAATGGGCGTTTGATATAAGACGGACGTGTGCCCGTCTACCACAGGTTTGTTCGGCACACCTTGTGTAACGCAGACGGTTTTTGCAAGTAACGTTAAAGATTTAGCACGGATTACAAGTTCTGCAAACACTGCGTTCTTGTGCCCCGTATACTTAAAGCAGATCACCGGATGATAGTACAGCGGTAACGATTCACTCGCTTCATCTAACGTCGTCTTATCTATTAGCTGCTGCGGCAGCCCTGGCCGTTGGAATAGTACATCGTTACTAATGTAGCTATTGCCATATTGCTTATTTACATACACACTGAAAAACGGCAAGCGTTGTTTTAGGTTGTACTTGTCCATCAATTTCTTAAACATAATCGTAGTCTACCCTGGGTAGTTAAAGGAAAGCCATTCGGTAAGTTTTGCCGTGTCCAAAGGACTTGTATCGTTCTCAGTCATGTACCGTGCGAGATACACGTTGTCTTCCACACCATTCCAAATCTTCGTATACGCGCCCTTACTGTAACCAGTAGCTTGTCTAAAGTTGTTCAGCGTATGTTTAGCCACGTACCATCTATGGACATCCTGTAGATCCATATCAAAGTAATGAAAGAGTTCCATCAGAGGTACAATGATTTCAACATCTGGATTACCACATACGGCTTCTATAACAATTTGGTTAATGACGCACATCGGATCTATCACCACGCAATCGAGGTCTTCCATGTCCAGGTATGCTGCTGACAGATAAACCGATGCTTTGTCTACTCCGTGTGATGTAATCATATCCGCTAATACAAAATGCAGAATGTCCACCGCCTCTAGCATAGCTTGGTATGTATTTTCCTCAGTGAGTTTCCACCACTCCCATCCAAGATAGCCCATGCACTCCACTGCTTCGGTTAGAATGGCATCCGACCAAACCACCAGCCTAGTAGAAAGTGTTTCTGACATAGCGCGTCTTGCCATTACATCATCGTTCATTGCTTCTTGCTTGCGTAACATGTCTAAGAAGATACTTACCGTTTCTTCTGTTAATGTAAGTGTGCTATTTGCCATCTTCTAATTCTCTCTTTAAGCTGGTAAGGTTTTGTTTAGTCCGTAGACTGAGTTCATCGCTGGATAGCTCCGCCACAGGTTTGTTACTGGGGAGTGTGATCGGCCGCTGATTGATCCAGTTACGTATCCATCTTTCGAAAATATTCATCTAACATCGCCTTATCGTTTCTTAGGTATTCCAATGCCGTATCTCCAGTGCACTTGCCCAGAGTAGCGGATCTAGCGCAGAGCGATCTCAATACAATACTCAGTATGAAGTTTCGATGTGCTTGTGTTTGGAAATACAAGTATGTAACCAGTTGAATGGCCATGGCACAGCTGCCGCTGCCAAGTAACTGTACGTCACGGGCATCCATTGGTAGGTAGATGCCATGCAGTCCGCCTACGTCTTGTAAACACTGTATGAACGCGTCTGAGTCTTCCTTGCTATGCGAGCCCAGTGCGATAAGTACGGACGCGAACACTGCCGTGGTAACCGCCTTAGCGTTATCTTCAGGGGTTTTGTATCTGCCAGTGTGTTTGTGTATGGCCGCGATCACATGTTGGTCTACCGTTACATGGTCGGTAACCAGTACCGGTGCCACACGCACACATAACCTACTTATCTCTATTAACTTTTTACGCGATACTTCAAACTTATCCATTCTAAATCCTTAAAAAAAAAACAGGGTGTAACGACACCCTGTAGTTGAGTTATGCCTCTTGGACGGTATAGCCTTCGTTCTGCAATTCCGCCACAATGGACTCGATTGCATTAGTCGGTACAATGTGTACGGTTGGTGGATTAACATCAATGTGATCAATCACCATATCTGTCCATGCACGATCAGAGACACCGGTGTAAATGAACTGTTGTAACTCATCTAACATGCTCTGTTTGTCACAGCCCCAATCGTGACACGTCATGACACGAACCGCCTCACATAAGTTAAAGGCCATGTTACCGTCCGCGTCGTCCTCGAACAGTGCCATGTATGGATTGTATCCGAGGTACTCGGTAATGTGTGAGGGGTTATCCGCTGCGATGTTTTTCAGCTGGTCGTGTAATTCATCGACATCCTCCCAGTCACCTGCTGTGATCGCACTGGCAAGTGTGTCATGAAACAACTTAAACCGTGCGTTCTGCTTAGGTCGTGCCTTGTTATTGGGGTTAAAGGGCATAGCCACTACACCGTTGGTGTATTGTAACAGCTCGTACACGGGTGCAGTGTCACCGTCGTAATGACGTAAGTGTGTAACCGCGCCACAGTAAACCTCGCCCATCCAGAAGTTATAACTTTTAATGCTCATGTTGAATCCTCTTGTTGTTTGCGCGTAATGCGCCGTACTGTGAATAAACTCTTTGTATCCTAACCTTTGTTATCCTCACAGTCCTAACTACTACCGGTTTAGGAAGTGGGGGTTTAACAAAGGCTTTATGCGGGCTAATCGCAACCACCGGATGACCCGTCGTAACTTGAACTCGTGTCCGGGGAACAGTGCGACGATCCGTGATCGCTACTATGGGATGAATCATGACTTACATGTGATTCAGTGCGATGTTGGACGCCGTAGATAGTGCAGTTGTCCATGGTTGGTGATATTACGAATGCGTAGTCCGACTTATTGCCAGAGCGCGTACCTGCATCAACCATGTCATTAAACCCAGCGCGAAGTTCTTCAAGCAGTAACACTTTATAATTATCAGGCAACAACTCGCCACGGTTATGCAATGCAGCAACATCGTGTGACGTCCACGACATTTTATCACGATTGCCCGTGCGTTTTACGATACAACACGCATTAGACTTAAAACTGAGCAATGCGTGGTAATTACGGGTAATGACCTCGCACGTTCTAGGCATGTTTGTTTCTATTCGTGCCGTGGCTATTTCGTCGGGGTCTGTTATCGCACCATGCAAGCGTGTAGCGCTGTGTCCCTCCGGTATTACCATCACCACGCCACACCAGTGCGTTCCTCCTCTAAGAAGGTACACTCCAGTGTCAAACTCATTCGCCGTTGCATCCAGAAGCAAGCCGTCTTTAACCCATCCCACCTTGGTGTTTACACGATCGTCATTTGTACCTTCAAAACCAACGCGTGTAGGTCTATAAAACGAATGATGCAATACATCCCCGTTCTTACACACCACTACGGAGCTGTAGTCTGAGTAACTGTGTACATGTGCGATGAGGACTTGGTTGCTTGTAATCCGTGTTAGTTTAGACACATCTATGTTGGCTAAATCACCTGACACGCTTAACGAATTACGGAGCTCGTGCCTGTCCCCTATATAGACCGTGCCGCCTAAATTGCATATAAACCTGTCTTCGTGTGTTGAATACCCTCCGATAGGCAATCGGTATTTGTTTTCCTCGGCACTATCGCTTTGGTCGTACGTGTATTGACGGAACGCCACCCGTTCCTCCGGTATGTAGGTGTTCACTGCGTCTTCTGGGAAGGTGAAAAACTTACGTAACCATTTAAACATTTCTAAATACCTCTGTGTTAGGTGTCCGTATGGACACCTGGGGTTGTTAAAGATCTAAAATCTTATAGACCTCGTCTTCTGTGATAAGTTCTATGCCATAATCCAAAGCCGCTTTGGTTTTCTTCTTGCCCACTCCAGACGAACCCATGATAAGGTAGTCGGCACGTTTGCTTAAAGAAGACATAACCTTAGCGTTGGAGTTTTCCAGTGCAGTAGTCACCTCGGATCTAGACGCTCCTGAGAACGACCCTGTTACACACACCCGTTTATGAGAAAATGCGTTATCCCGATACGTGGTATACGAAAGTCGAACGTGGTCTGTTATTGCATTTGCAGTTACGCAATTATCTTCGTCCTGTAGAAACTCCGATATTCTCACGGCGGATTCCTTACTTACGTCAGGCAGATCCGCTAACTCTTCTACAGTGGCTGTGAATAAACCGGCGATGGTCTTAAACCGTTTTGCCAAAGTAAGTGACAAACTTTTGCCCACGCCTGGAATAGCTAACGCGAAGATAAACTTGTTGTACGGCACTTCATGTGCGATCAAGTAGGTGACGTACTTAGTCGCCTCCAATGCCGATCCAAACCCCTTTATCAACTCATCCGTATCTAACTCCAGCAAGTCTATTGGATGCATAACCTCACATTCTAAATAGAAGCGCTGCAAGGTTTTGACTCCGAGGCCTTTTACATCCAAGCCATGCTTGCCGAACGCACGATACAATCTACCAATGACCTGTTCTGGACAACCTTCTGTATACGGACACGAGACCACGCTAGACTTAGGTTCCACCACCACCTTACTGCCACAGCTGGGACAGCGAATCGGAGCTTTGATCTCACGACAATCGTTATGAATCGTGTCAGGGACAGGGCCGATTAATTCAGGCACGACTTCTCCGGCTCTGTGGATGTATACGTCTTGGCCGATCATCAAGTCAAGCGCCTTGATGTGTGCCATGTTAAACAACTGTGCGGACGACACCATCACGTCACCTACCTGCACAGGTGCTAGGACTGCCACCGGTGTAATATCGCCAGACTGACCTACGCTCCATCTAACGCTTAATAACGGAGTAATGGATTTAGCAGGTGCCCATTTACGTGCAATCGCCCATCTGGGGTGATGCGACGTAGACCCCATGTAGGCTCGTACCTTAGGACACTTTACCTTTATCACTACACCGTCAGTATCGGGCACATCGTCGGTAGTACCGGCGTACGACAGTGTTGTAAGACACGCAGTCACTACGGACTCGTGGCCACCGAAGGCAGTAAGTGCTTTAGTGGCTGGAAACGCATCCGTGATGGATACGTCTGTGGTATGCACTAACCCATCGATAACATAAGCGTATGGCATGAACTTCAAGGGTCTTATCTCGTTAGACATCGGATCGTTCATCTTTTTGACAGACCCGGATGCCGCAGACCTTGGAGACACCAATGGTTTATTACGCGCCCAAGTCTGGTCGTTGTTCCATTTATCCATGTCAGCACGGGTCATGACAATCTCGCCTCGAATAGTCAAAGTCTTATCGAACTTGATTGTACGGGGTATCGAATCAGTCATTTTACCGACTGTGATAGAGATATCCTCACCTATCGTGCCGTCTCCTCGTGTAGACGCACGCACTTCTTTCCCAGGCTCGTATGTTAACTCACAAGCCAGTCCGTCCCACTTAGGCTCCACAAGGTACTTTGGACGAGCGTTCTTGCCGTGTACTTCTATGTACGCTTGCTGTACCTTATCACAAAACGTTTGAATGTCTTCGTCTGAGAACGCATTCGCTAACGACTCCATGGGAATCTTACGAGTGACTGTTTTAGTCACACCCAACGCAGGCGGTGCACCTACTGCGTTTAGCACGGATTTAGCAGGTACCTTGCCGTCGTACAATGCCACCAGCTTAGAACGCAACACGTCGAATGCCGCGTCGGATAAATCTGTCTTGCCGTTCTCTGTGTACTCGCGCGTTAACTGCTTAAGCATGTTTTCCAGAGACGCGATTGTTTGATTCTTCATGTAACCGATTCCTTCTGTAGTTACGCACTTCGAGTGCTGTTATCGTACACGTGTTAAACTGTTTACACGCGTTACACATCCGCATTACAGGCCTAGACCACAGTCCGCTGTGCGTGTAAATCATTAGTCCACATTTCATACTACCCACCTTACTATTTCACTGCAAAATTACGAGTACCGTTAATACGGTAATCAAATACGCTAAAAGCCCATACCTCCAAAACCTGCTAAACCCCGATCTCGTATAGAAGCGATAACCTGACTCATCCACGATGTCCGTTAACAACGGTATCCCGTCGTTCTTTAGTATGGCCAAATACTTTAACATGACTCCTCCTATTACAGCATAGCACCGTCCATAATGGACGGTGCTTGTTTACGTTATACGACGCTTACTGCGTCGCCCTCTGTGTCCCCAGACTCATCTTCTGTGGGAATGCCTTCTGAATCGCATTGGTACCATGCATGCATGGTGGTGCCCTTTGCGACATACTCGCTGCTGGAAGCGGCTTTCTTTTCCAGTAGTGTCATGTATTCGCCTTCTGTGTTGACTACGACCAGTGTCTTACCGTCCACACCACCTAGAGCAGCGCTCACAATGTAATCCATAGACTCGTTTAACACACGCACAGGACTTGACGATTTAGTAAGCACTGTGCCAGTGGCGAGATCGCAAAGGTATAGTCTTGGCAATGTCTCTTGCCCTGGGCGGGATTTGTCCAAAGCAACGAGTGCTGTGGTCGAGTTAATAACTGCGGCATTTACAATCGGATAGGTTACTGGATAGTCCTCCGCTACTACGCCCTTCGCGTAGACACGTAGATAACGACCGCTGCTGCTGGTCACCATTAAGACGTCGTCACTGCCTGCGGTCGAAGCAATGCCTGCAAGACCGTGCTTTAAATCGACCTGTAAGTCAGTAAGGCGTGACAACTCAGTCGCGTCTAGATCAATGCAATACACAGCACCTGCAGTAGTGGTGTAGAAAATACATGTCTTAGTGCGATCCACATACGACAACTCATCCACCGCTACGACCTGCCAGTCTTCGCTATTGGGCATTTTGTACTCAAAGCCAGTCGGGGTGATCTCGATTTCCCCAAATGAGTTAGACGCCTGTGTTTCATTTGGTAGTCGTACGTGTACGCTGTTGTAGTCCATAGTAGTGGGTGCTGAAGGATACCGAGAAAGCAGTCGTGCCTTGCCGTCTGGAGTGGTCTTCATCCACTTGTTTAAAATCTCATCGTATGCCTTAGGAGACACTGTGTAATTATTAAACTTGCCGGTACCTAAGTCAACTGCCATCAGCCATTTGCAACTGTCCGTCTCAGTCAAGAGATACAACGCAGTGGACATGATGACCGATCCACTTACTGGTTTGGTCAGTTCAGCACTGAACACGTCCTGTGCGGACATGGCGTCGAATACCTTGACTTTGTTCTCCACGATCAAAAGCACAAAGGTGCCGTGGGTGGTCACTTGTATATCAGGGGTGCCCTCCATACCTTCTAGCATAGCTGGTACATCGATTGTACCACGGACTGTCTCAATGCCTGTGTCTGGATACTGAAGACTGATTACAAGCGAATCGTCTTTGTATGCATGCGTGGCAATGGGTGTAAGTGTGTTTTTGTTCTTCATGGTTTATACCTTCTGGTTGGTTGTTTGTTACATGAATTACGCGTAACCGGTTCCTTTAGCGTAATGCTTCGTATGGTACTTTGTGACGTCCAATGGATAAGACAGGTCTCCTATCTTTACGAGTACTGTGCCGTCACCTGGACTGTGTACGGATACCGCCCCGTAATGATCTGCAATGGCGATCGTGGCCACGCCGTTCATCGTGATGCCGTATGCCCTTGTCCGGGATGCGCCTGTGCCGACCACCACTACCGCGGATAACTCGCTAACCCAGAAGTAACGAACAACGTCGTCGCCCGTAAAGCCCAGTCTATGATGCTCCACACATCCACAGTGTAAGTTATACCGTGTTGCGACATGATCCTCAGAAACCGTAATCAACGAGTCGTCCTTTAACGCCATGCACATCGGAACCGTTTTATACGTTGTGGGTGTCTTTGCCTTACTTCTAAAGAACACGCTAACGCCGATATCTCCTGGTATCTGATTACCCGCATCGTCGTCTTTAAACTGTTCTGACACCATAACACGATGGTCTAAGTTAGCCACACCCTGTCCCGGTATAAGCGGGTCTCCGCCGTTAGACACCCATTCAGTAACATTGGTGTTAGGTGCAAGCGATTCCCAAGGTGACTTCTTCTCAGGTACTTCTTCTGAACCGTGATAAATCGCCCACAGTCTGGATCTTAATCTTTTCAACATTTATATTTACCTCCGGTTTAGTATCGGGATTGTATAATCCCGGTTTGGTGTACCTGTGGTATGTCCAATCAAGCCGGTCATGCCACAACGTTCTTTTAATCCCCTCCTCCGCCGCTGTCACGAACACACCCTCCCGAGTCTGAGTCGGAGGAATCACTGTCATCGTGTGTGGTGGGCGTGGTGTCGTGGTTATTTGGAGTACTGCGTTGTGACGCGACATCATTGGGATGGTCTGATGGTCCTCCGTGCAAACTCAAAAAGGCCGCTGGTGGTAACATCTCGTCTTCAGCCGCCTTCTTCGTTGCGTCGTGTACAATACCCTTACGAAGAGACTTCATACGTTTACCCTGTATCTGCTCATCTAAAAACTTCTTAAGTGGGTTAGTCATCATCACCCTCCGGTAAACGCGATACGTAAGCCGTCTCGTCGCATTGTACGACCCCAGGGGTCATTCCCCGCGCAGTAGCCTTCTGACTTGAGTGGCATAACCATTCCTCCAGACAGCCGATACTTGGTTGGGTCATTCCGCGCCCAGGCCCGGTACTACCTGAAATGCCATTAAGGTTGTACGCCTGCGTACGTTGTAAATGGTCACGAGCTGCGGAATCGTTTTCACGTAACCAATTATTCACATAGTCCTCGTCCTTTACAGCACAACGCGATGTTAGTGTCTGTTCAAGTAACGCGCTCGTACTATATAACGCGAGCTCGTCGGCGGTAGGCTGGTTAAACGCTTGTTCATCTTTCTTATCGGTCATGATGCAGTACTCCGTTTACGAGGATGACTTTACCGTCAAAGCGGTTACCCGCAATGAGTACGTTTGGTACCGTTACGGTACCTGGCCCAACGATCATGACGCTGGTTGCTTCCTGGATAGGATCCACCCAGACTAATGCAGTGTCCCCTACAGTGGCGATTACGCAGTAACCTTCTGACTTGAGTGGCATAACCATTCCTCCAGACAGCGGATGTCTAGCGGTGTTATGTTCGCGACCAAGAATAGCGGGTGTTCTTAGATTGACCCACATGGCCGTGTCCGGCTGGTTGTAACATACGTAGACTTCTAATGAGTCGTTTACTACTGCGCTGTATAACAGCAGTCCATACGTATACCGGATCTCTACAACCTTGCCCTTTACCACAGCGATACGTTCTGACAAATCACCGTCTTGTTCCGATATGTCATAGGTGTAGATGTGACTTTCGGTTTCACCATCCTTCATAACCACGCCTACGAAGGCATAGAGCCCGCTACCGGAGACTTCGATGGCAGTTAGTGTAATGGGTAGGGGTGCGACGATCGTCCCTAATTCCTTACCTGTGGACACGTCAAAGCGAATGATTGTTGTGCCACCATCGCCATCCATGGTAGACCGGGTACCCGTTACGATGTACGCGATGTTGTTATGGATATCAAGATCCACAAAACCTTTATCGTAATCACAGACGTGTGTAAATACACCGTCTTGATAGAGATAGAAGTTTACACCAAAGCGATGGCGTTTAGATACAGCTACATACACGGCATTAGAATCTTCACTCGTACCTGCGTTTACTTCCCCGTCGAATACCTTACGTGCATACTCAAGTAATTCACTGTGCTTCATAGTTTACTCCTGTTGTTAAAGAAGTATGCGCTAGGCTTGTTACGTCCCATACACCTTCTTCATCTTTGGTAATGTTAAACCGCGTGACAAGATTGCCCGTGGTGTGTTTACGATCAGCGAAAATGCTGGTGGATGATGCCACTGTTATGCTCGTGAGTTGCAGCTGAGTTCGAAACGATCCTACTATTTCTACGTCAGAAGTAAGTATCCACTCCGGACCCTTAAGCTGCTTCTCGTATACGTAAATGTGATACTTAGCCGTGCCGTCTGTTAAGATTCCACCTACCGCGATTACATCGCCCTTAGCGGACACGCCAACGCGCTCGCCCAAGACCACGTTTTTATCACGCGTATTGGACATCATTAACATAGGCGCTTCTACAAACCCCCTGCCCTCGTTGTAGAAGATGCGTACAACACGCTTCTTATTGCCACGAACGTTACGAGCAGTAACGAATGTACTGCCGTCTTCTGAAAATACGGATGCATGCAAAGACCCGCCAGGGTTTAATATCGCTAATGCATCCTGCACCCTTACTTGGGCGGATCGCTTGCTCATAACCTATAATACTCTTGTTAAATGCCAGGGCTGTAAAGACAACAACACGTTGTCCATCATAATAGTGATATAGTTTTGAATAAACGGTGAGGTTTATTGCATCACTACTCGTTTCTTTGCTTCCAACGCAGCCAGTCCGGTGTTTTCCCTAATGACGCCTATCTTCTCCAGGTTAATATACGCCCACGAGTTCAACCCTATAAAGGTATCCATTCTGCCTTCCTTCACGTGATAGTCGTTTGTGTAGATAAACGTATTGGGCGAAGAGGCAGGTATGGCCAGTGTGTCTTCAGAATGGACAGATGGGATGTAGGAATCGTCGTACACCTCGCCTGTAACGTAGTTAACGATTAGAATGGAATGCCAAACACCTCCAGGACATGGTGAGCTTAGCGCAATACTGACCAAATCGTTGTCATTGATGCGTAACCCTGCTATGTTGTAACCTTCAATAATGTCAGGGATCAGTGAGTTGATGTTTGTGAAGCCATTACTGTCTGTATGTGTCCGCGTTAATACACCATCGCACATGCCCAGTACATAACCGTTTTTATCGTAATCAAATACGTAATCCAGTCCCACAGTAACCGCAATCAAATCACCTGAGTAAATAACATAAGTGGACTTACTAAAGCTGTTGGACAAATAGTTCCGCTGCGTAATGTTTACTGCCACTGACCCGCTGGTCTGGCGCATGTCTATAGACACGCACGATATTTCCTGCCGGTGTTGTAATGTAAGATCGATCGCCCCTGGTTGCTTATGGACACGTAAGGTCAACAGGTCGGTTTGTGCGTTAGCTGTAATTGCCACGATGAAGTACTCGCCGTCACAAGTGAGCTGTGCTCCGTCCACTACTGTGTCGGGGTCGCCTAAGCGATATGTAGCTATCTTACCCTCGACGGACACCACGGCATGCATGCCTGACTCGTCTACTCCCACGTGGCCTAAAATGCCGTTAAGTGCGCAACTGATGTTCATTGTTTAATCCATAGTTAGTGATGTATACAAAACATAGTAGACGGCATAAAAGGATAGTAGCCGGATTACCCGGCTACTATAATACATCGTCAATGAAAATGTGTGCTTCGTTTAACCCCTTGGTATGGCGTCGACTTCCACCAATGGCGCGACAGTAATGTACTGACAGCCTGCAAAGGATGGGTCACGGACACACTGCCATTCGTACCCGGCGTTTAAACACCAGGCCAACGCGATGACCGCTACGCTGGCACCTGCCAGGGATTTCTTTAAGTTATCACGAAAAGCTTTATGTAGTACAACGCCCAACTTGGAACGTTTTTGCATAATGCATACTCCTGTCTAAAGAAAGTATCCGACTAAGATGGAACAGGTCAACAACAATGTCGCCGTCACTGCACCGCCTATAAAAATCGGCGTAAGTACGCGCTTACTCGCCGGAAACCCAAGAGGGTCTCTGGAGTAACATATCAAGCCGCCGTCATCTGTGACCTGTACTGTGGTTCTGCAACCACTTGCATTTGTTATCACAATAGGTGTACTCGCCACCCACTGCTTATTCAAATACGTGTACCTATCACAGTGAAGACAACCTTCTAACTGCACGCCCACGACTGCCCACACACCACTATCCGATATCGCTAACGCCACTCCTACACCACTTACGGACTTGGGATTGGGAATCTCACCCACAACTTCATACGAATTGTCCACGTCACGATAGATCATCACGTTTCCGAAACGGAGATTGTAAGGATCTGAAGTGATTACGTATCTCCCATTGTTCGACACCGACAAAGGCCGGTCCGGTGAATGTTTAAATATCCTCCGATTATCGTCTACTAAATTGTTCATAAGCGTAAACCGTGCATGTTAAATAAACAACAAAGCCGCTGCTGACACCAACGCGCCAGCAAACAAATACGGTAATGTCCCGTATCCAGTACTTTGCCGTGGCGTGCACATGCACACCGACTCCGACGTCCCTATATGACAGACGTTGACGTACTCGCCGTCATCTGTCACAGACAGCGCACATTCATCGTTTGCTGTCAACGACGTCTCGCCACACAACACGAGCTTGTGCGTGGGGGTAACGCGAAACAACCGTACCGCATGCCAACTGCCTGTACTGACGTCCGATAACGTACATGCCAGATACCTGCCGTTGGGAGACATTGCTAGGTGTTTAGCTAAAGTAAGGGACGTATCTCCGCCGGTAACCGTAGAACACCGTATCCAGTCACTGTCCGCACTCTTAAACAAATGCAGTGCCCCTTCCCCACCTTTATACCCATATAACCCCATTGCAGCGTGCGCCCCGTCAGAGGTAAACACTATAGTGACGTTTGGATCAGGCTTGCCGCGTTGTGCGGCTAAAATAACGCGCGAATAGAAATCGTACACAGTACCTCCTAAACGTAATACAGCAACGGTACAACGAGAACACACCCCAGTAGAATATGCCATGACGTAAGCTTGCGTCTTAACGGTTCGGCAGGTGCCTCACCTGAACGCCGTACCCAGCTTCGTTGTGTGTAACTGTACTCGTAAATTAAAGGTGTGCGTATACGATCCCCCGTGTCTCCTCCAATTGAGATAAGCCTTCTATCATCGGAAAGAAACAACGCGTCATCGAATGCCGTGGTGCTTTGCTTATACGGACTGAGATCTATAGAGATCCCGCCGACCTGCACCCATGCATTTGCCTTAGCGTTTTCAAAAATACTGACTATGCCCTTCATAGCTGAGTGACGATTCACCACAGTGGAGGCCACAACCAGAAATTTACCGTCTCGGGTTATGCCGATGGAGGTACCGAAAAACGCATCATTGGAGACGTTACTCCTTAGCTCCGCTACTGGCTTCCACGCACCGTTATCACCACGCCTCGAAATCTCCACTTTACCAGAGCCACTGGCTCGTGATGGATCAGATTGCGCTCTGACGTCTCCGCCGTAAACGCAGGTTCTGGTGGATGTTTCTGACATATGGTTGTGCATATCTTGCTCCTAAAGAGCAGGTCAATTCGCTGACCCAGTAGTATTACCCACATCACGTAAGACATTTAAACATGCCTCGCGTGCTGCGGATCGTTCCAACTCCACATTAGCTGCATTGCGTATGTTAACATTGACCAACACCGTAGTAAGCATCACGATGACGCTAAATGTAACGCCAATGAACATAACAAACACCTTATCTCTCCGCTTCATATCCACGCCTTAGAGTATGAACATTATAACCGGGATTACAATGAGCACTGTAAGGGCTGCTGCACCACAAGTGTACAGTAACCATTGTTTAAAGAACTTACATTCGCTGAACTCGCAAATGTATGTGTAGCGGGTTATAGCTGTACGAGACACTACATCTGCGTACGCGTCGTAGCCTAATCCGGCTTCCGTGATGGATACGCTGGGAATAGCCTCAACAAATGACCATTCAGTCCCAACGCGATCCCTCTCGTAAATGCAATACAGTTCCACATCCGAATAGGTGTGGTCTATTGTATTACTCACCGAAACAATATTACCGTCGTCTGAAAGACAGATAGAGACATAGCCGTCGTCTACTTCTTCAAAGTCATTAGCCAATGGCTGAAAACTTCCGACATAGACTACGCCATCCGATCTTACTGTGTACATATGCAACGTCATGCCGGAATCAATCCCGTCAATCATTACATCGCTTGACACACATAACCACTCGCCGTTAGGAGAGAGGGTCTGATGCATGCCAAACAGCGTGTGCACAATCCCTTCAATACCAGGCACCATTAAGCCTCTTAACGTGACAGGAGGCATAGCCTTACCTATCTCCGCCAGACACTTGCCACTGCGCTTTACAACCCGCACCACGTCCACTACACCATCCACACCACGATCCGACATTACCTGTATAGTGTTATCACAAGATGCCGAGTTGACCGTTTGGTATGATTTAGTCATAGTGATATCCTGTCCATTACTGAACTAGGACTCCTTTGCTTGCGCTTTAGACTTCGCCACAAGGATCTCCTTAGCGGAGGCTTGCAGCTCCATCTCTTTCCGCTGCCACTCCTCGTTATCTGTGGCGTACCTAATGGATTCGCACACAGAAGTAACCCGTCGATCCACAGTCGCTGGCTGTGTACCAGCCACAGAGACATCGTACGCGGTCATAACATCGGTGTACGTAACGCACACGAATAGCCGATTCATTGCATAAAGGTACTCTACTAAAGGGGCGTCGCCTGTCGGCAGCGCCACTGCACGCTTAAACGACCATTCATCCGTGTCGTGGGTATACACTTGCACAGTCCATCCTTCAGAGGTTTCTGATAACACAAACAAATGTGTCGTGTCTACGGTAAACCCCATATACAGAGCTGGCGTTACAATGGTCGGGTCATCGACAAGCAATGATAACGTCCCATCACACTCCGGGTGTTTTATGTACACGGTGGCAGTACCGACTACAGGTATGACGTAACACACCTTATCAAAGTTTACTAATGGTGTCATGTTACGTTACCCCATGTCGAATGGATCAGCTCCGCCCGGGGCACCGTCGTCGGCTGCGCCTGGTTCAACGGATGCGTCACCGCCTGCGTCGTCAGTGGGCGGTGTCTCGCCGCCAGCGTCATCGCCGCCAGCGGCAGGATCATTAGCCTCCGCCTCTGCGGCTGCTTCTTCCTCAGCAGGATCTTCTTTAGCCTTCTCCATACGCTTAGCAAGTTTCACTTCCTTCTTAAGCATGGTGAGCAGTACCGGCTTGAGTACATCTAGAAGAAGGTTGTTGTGATCTACGATCGCGTCGCCCATCACATCGCCGTCCGTACTAAAGGCGTTAACCATTTCAGGTAACATGTTTTGCTTAGCCATCCAGTTACGGATGATCACGCCCTTAGCGCCTTCTTGTATGGTGGCCATCATGCGTGAGTCGACGTCACCGTCGAACAACGAATCTACCATGTCTTCACTGACAAAGGCCTCGATGGCGTCTTCCACATAGGACTTAAACTCATTTAATGCCTCGCCCTGCGCCTTAATCTTAACTAGGTCAGGTCGAGGGATCTTGACTCTAAGCGAGTCGATCCATTCGCTTGCGTCCATGTCTTTACCCAAACCTTCTTTGATCTTTTTGGTGAGCAGTTCGCTGTTCTTGATGTAGTTCCTCACAAACTCTGTAAGGTACTCACTAAACCCATCGCCAATGTCGATGATTGTCTTTGCAAAGAGTTCTGAGCGAGTCGTCACTGCAGTGGCGGTGTCTCCAGATATCACACTGGATACCAACTCGGGTAAAAGGCCGCCTATGCCCATGTACTGCATCATCTTCAACTCGTCTAGTGTATCCGTATCTGGATCAATGGGCGATCTTGATGCATCCCGTAGTTCGGTTTTTGTGCCGGGGAAGATATCTCCGCCGTCTACATTCACATCTAATGATGCACGGTTAAGCGATGCAGCCAAGCCATCAAACTGCTGCATGTTAAAGGACACCAGATCTGTTTGATATGACGCATAGTTGGCCACTGACGCCGACACAGTAGCTTCAGGATCGTTGTCATCTTCGTCTAACGTCACGTCAAGTATGGTTCTGCCCACGGACGCCTTCACGCCACTCATGACGTGAGCAAGCAACAATGTTACCCGCATGACGCCGTACGCCTTGGTGGACTCCAGCAAGCTTTCGCCTAAACCAAACTCGTTGCGTCTGTGTGCATAGTAGGCCACCAGAGACGTCGGGACAAATAGCATTCTCGTTTTAGTGCTGCGCAGTGCGCGATAAAACATAGTACGGGCAAAACCCGTGGGATGACTTACCGTCACGTCTTTACCGAATACACCTGACTTGTTAAGTTGCGCTGCCAATTCTGCGTCAAGTACATTTTCATACTCGTTTAACATCACGGCTGCATTGGGTTTGTTTGTGTCTGTACTCTGGCGAATGCCAACGGCGGACAGTATGCCTCCAAGGATGTTCTCCTTAGACATTCTATTTAACTCGCGCTGAACACGTTCCCCCGCTGCCCCGTGTTGTATCTTTGAAACAGGACGGCCTTGATCGTCTAACAACAGGTAGTAACCAATCGTATCGCCGTTGCTGTAAACAGGCGCTATGCTGTCCATAGGCACGCGCAGCACGAGCGGCTCGCCGTCTGGAGTTTTACCCGCTGTCACTGAAGTGTATCCACCTGCTTTAGTGATGGACTGTGTCCCTACTGCAGTGGCGTACATATCGCTTACAGAACTGGTCACAGTTTCAGGTGCTCGCAGTACTGCAGGATTGTCACATACATCGAAGCCGTATTTTGTATCTCCAGACACAAGTCCGTACTGCATCATTTCATTTACAGCGGAGGTTGCTGCTAATTGCAGTGACTGCATGCCATACGACAGGGCACCGAGTTTACCGCCCTTCTCCGTTACGTGTACCTTTGCCAGTTCAGCTCTGGCCATGGCAGAGAAATCTTCTAGTGTCTTAGCTGGCAAGATAATGGAAGCATGTGCGCCCTCCTCAAACAACGCGTCTCTTAAGATCGTACGAAGCTTCGACAGGAGGTTGTAACCCGATTCGTTTGTGAAGTGATTCGATACATACGACAATACCTCTGGGGAAGGTGCCTTTCTATCCGGTGGTATATCTAACGTGAAGTGTAAGCTGGGATCCAGTAGATCCTTGGGCGCCAGTACAGACCCCACGGTGATGTTGGCTACAACCTCTAGGTCTGGCAACAAGCGCATCATTAACTTGTTCTCACTGACGCCCTTACCTGTGGTGTTCAGTGCATTGGTAATGACGCTCGTCAATGCACCTGCGTTTCCTTTACGTGGTGCGGTTTTCTTACGCGGGACGATTAAGCTGGCCGAAACCTTTAGTGCGTTTTTAAGCTCAGCCTTCGACACCTTAGTCTTAGGTGATTTTTTACGTTTAGCCATTGTTTTTACTCTCTATATACGGGAACTATCCTATGAATAGGTAATTAACCAAACTTTAGGGGCATGTATAACGTGGATGCTAGATATGAAGATTACATAAATAAATGCATCTCCTTGGTGCGGAGCGTTGTGATTAAGTCCGATCACACAATTGAAATTATTAATAATTATTTAAGAATGCTGGGACACGAGCCTGGAGAAGACCCAGAACAGTGGAAGTATTACGTCAACTTGCGCGGTGAGTATCACTTTACAGATGCGCCTGTGTACGTGACGTCAAGTGATACAGGCGAAGAGGTGTTACTGTCGATGGATAATTTACTGGCGCATCCACTGACTGCCAGCGAGTACGGTCCTAACGGGCTGTTGCACGCTAAACTGCTCGAGGCCAATCCCGCCAGCGCAAGTCTAATTCGCAGCATCTTTAATCCGGTACCTTTCGATAAAGCGTTCGCTGCTGCTGACCATGCTATCCTGCATTACAACGCGAACTACGTGGGTGAGGGCGAGGGCAGTCTTATAACGGAGTTGCAGGGCTGGGTGGCGGCCACGATGTCTAGGTGGCATAACCCGTCCTACAGCGTAACAGACCCGCTGTATATGGCTGCGCGTATAGGTACCTTATATCAACAGATGGTACCTGCGGTGATGTCTATACGACTGCGTACATCACAGACACCACAGGCATCTGACTTTCATATATGGGTACGACTGGCTTCTAAGGCACGTCTGGATAAATACAAGAAGCATTTGTCTCACGCACAAGCGTTGTATTTATACCGCAACATAGATTACTTACGACATAACGTGGGTAAGGAGTCTACTATGACTTCCCTGCTTGCAAACATCACCGAGCCTAATAACATTGCTGCGATGCGTTACGGCATAACGCAAACAGAGGAACACCTTATAGACGACCGCAAGACGGGCGTCTCTATGGTGGTGTCAGATTACACATCGCCTACCACATCCATCGATCCCGTTAACAGACGGTCAGTTGCACATCTGTACGACGAGACTGCCGACAACGCCATCTACAATCGAGTTGACGTGGAAGATGACGTTAGGTACGCTCAGCGGGTAATCAGCGCCACGACCATTGACGTTGTCCCAACAGGCCTCGTGGAAATGGTGCAAAAGTACACATTAGATGAGCGCCTAGCTCAACCCGATACCATGCAACTGCACACATGGCTGGACATGGCAGGCAACCAACGTTATCGTAAGACGGTTACTGTGCCTATTAACGGCAGGGAAAGCATCGTACTGACTATGCGAGATACTGCAGTGTTGTTACTCTACTCAGTATTGCGCATGAAATCGGGGGACACAGCCGCTGTAATTCCAGACGTATTGCTTAACTCGTCGCCCGCGTACCCAGTGCCGGACGTAAGTGCGTTAGAATCGTTAATGGAACAATCTCTGGTGACTGAGGGCGTGGCCAATACACTGTTGTCCACATTACCGGCACCGCCTGACGTGACCAGTGTGACCGATCTATCTGAGTACGTAGACGCAGTGGTTAAAGCTTATTACCAACTGCACTCCGTGGAAGTTAAGGCGGTGTCCATGTCCCGGAGGGCACAGGTACGGAATTGTGTACGACTGTTAATACCAAGCAAGCACGTGTCCTTTGTGGACGGTGTTGTTACATGGGACGAATGGGCGTACAGTCGCAAGCTGCCTAGTAACTTAACAACCGATGAATATACTACGTTATTTAAAAACATACTCGATAATGTTGTGGGCATAGATTCCCAATCTGTGGGCATGAGTGCGAAATCAAGTGCGTTGGTTAACGTAGTGCAGGAACTGACGAGTTACGGTGTTAACTATATAAAGTCAGCTAACCGCAGGGCGGTGATGCCCAGTGGGTATGCGGATAAATCGCCTAACGGTGTGCAGCTGCACCATTCGGATAACTATCACATACGCACGGGCACAACGGGTCTTGGGACTTGCACACCTTTGAAAAACACACCGGCTCTTGTACCAAAATGCGTAGCGGATACAGTGCGTATTAACCGAACCGTAACGCTGGCGCACGTCAATCGTGGTTTGACCACATCTATGCTTAAGTCGAAATTGAGCTTTCACGTTTCCATGGGAAGTCGCATACCAGGCGAATCAACCGTGACTACATTATAAAGGATTCACATGTTTCAACCAGTTAAGACAATATACGGATCGTACTTAGAGCAAGTACGTGACAAAGGCGGCGTTTGGGCGCCAATGGTTTACTCTACTCTGAACGAGCACTACGACGTTCATCCCGACGAGCCATTGCCACAAGGCTCGTATCCCACAGAGAGTTACATCATGGTGGGTCGCGGGGCTCATCGTGGAAGCTTGGACAGCAATAACCTGTTTGTAGTGGATGTGGCTGACCATAAACCCACTGACGCGGATATGTTCGACGCCATGCCCTTTATCGTACGACCTATCGATGCGGATCTCACTGCAGTGCAGCGCACTCAATACGGATTACGTAAACTGATCTCTGTGTCAGGCGTGGATTACTTCGCGTACTATTTAAAGCGGATCGCTGCCACGGATCAAACAGACACGGTGATTGAAGTAAATACGATTGTGGATAACATTGTGTCCAGCGTGGAGTACGTTCCCACGCCTGCCCAATTAGACCCCGTTCCTGTGATCCTAGCGAACGATGTGGCCACAGCTACTACAGGTACCAGTATCTCCGTAAAGACCGTTACATCGATCCCTGTGGACGCTGCGACGGTACAGGAGCTTATTAACTCGGCCACCATCTTATTTGGAGATACACGATACGCTTCTATCTCTGAAATCGCTGTGGTGACGTCTTACATCTTACCTGTGACCAGTACTGCCGGTAATGTAAACGTGACTTACGACGAGGCCATTGGTGCACAGGTGTCTGTGTTTATTCCTTCTAATACAACACTGCCGTTGTCACTTGACGGCTTCGACATTCAGTATTCAATGGGTACTGAGGTCTTTTATAACCCATAAAGAGGACTGATACTCAAGGAGAAACACATGTACAGCTATATCCCTTATGAAGAAAGGGCCAGGATATTATCACTCGATCCGGGGACTACATGTACCGGCTTAGCGATTGTTGATTATGGCGTGGACAGTGGCCTAACCAATGTCCCGTTTGCCAAGACCTATAAACGCTCTGATTTGTTGCGTGAATTATCCTGGAAAGCGGAGATGTGTGGAGAGAGGTCAAGTGTGGTTGTGGAGTACGGGAAGGTATTGCGTACGATGTTAGAGGAATGGCAGCCTACTGTTGTTGTAGCAGAAGCACCATTCCTTAAACGCATGCCTGTGCCGTTTAAGGCGCTTAGTGAATTGATGATTATATTCACTGGTGTGGTTAACGACTGGGATCCGAGGATACCACTGATTCAAGTTCCGCCTATAAAGCCGAAGGCGATGATGGGTATTGCGGGGAAGGGTAGTCAAAAAGAGACTATGCGTTCGGCCGTTATGAGTGGTGTGGACTGGACGTTACCGTCTAACGTAGCTGAATTGGATGAACATTCCATTGATGCTATATCGGTAGGTCTATGGGGAGTGAAGGAGGTCTATAAATCTAACCGGTGAGTGGCGTACTATGAGCGTGCCAGTTACGGGTACAGGTGGAGCGGTTGCTGCGGCGTCCCTTACGCAGACTTCACCTGCCCCAGATCAATCATTGGCTATGGCATTACAAAGCCTAGCTGAAAACCATGAGATATTCTCAACCATTGCAGGAAAGTTACATGTGTTCGGTGCTTCTGCTTCTGATATCTTATCCATTATCTTGCTATCCGTGACCATCATGGTGACTGTGATAACGGGGCTGTATGAGTTATCAGAGAGAATGTATAAGCGTCGTATGCGTAAACGCGCCAGTAGCGTGCAGTATCGCCCCAGAGATGACGTCAGCGATCTACCGATTACCTTCGGTGCGATCAATGATAATAACTACAGTGATCTTGGCGGGTGTAAGTCGAACGGTACAAAATCGTTGTTTAAAATAACACTGTCTATATTAGTGGTGGTGTTAATCGGAGGAGGAGTGTTTTTGCAGACGGTCTTCCCCGATAGTGTAAGTATGACGTACTTACTAAATGACTTACAATTGTCCCTCGGCAGGTTGGGAAAATAAAAAAAAGGGACATAGACCAACCACGCCGTAATGGCGTGGTTGGGTACTATGCTGTTAATAAGAGTTACTTGTTACTGTAGACACGCACAATCTTGTACATGGCCACTTGCTCTGACATGGTTTGATCTCTGCGGATCTTTAACACCACGCCATCGCCATTGGTTACATAGAACCAGGAACGTGGCACGTCCAGGGAACGCAATGCATCGGCTGCATGACAGCAAGCAGCGCGTACTTCAGGGAACAGGTCGTGTGCTAAGTAACCCGGCTGAACATCCCCGTCCAACTCGTTTGTGTCAACAAAGCACATCAGTGCGCTTTCGTGCAGCTGCAAGTATGTCCTCTTATCGTTATCAAGCAATGAATCCATAACGGCATTCAGCTTGTATTTGAACACGTCGGAAATCCCGGCAGTGTACATCGCACCCATACCAGCAGACTCAGCGCATTCCCGAAGATCGACAGCGTCGGACGCGTATGTATCGTCAGAGTGTACGTCAAGTCCGACGTTAACGCCAATGATGTCGTTGGCTTCTGCTAGCAGCAACGTGTCCACATACCGGAGCAGCTTAGCGCCACGACTGCCCTCTTCAAACCCAACGCCCTGTAGAGTATTAAACCACAAGGCGCCTTCTTTGGCGTCGTTGGGCACTGTGAGCATTAGCTTGGTTAGCTCCTCGTCTAGCGCCATTACTGGAGATGTAATAGATACCAACGCTGCACAAGTGCGATGATTGGCATTGCGTGCATGTGAACCTAGAATCAACCCGCCTGCCACGTGCGTCTCGCAACCGATGACCAGCTTTTTCTCCACGTGTAACGGCTGTGCGATATCCACGCTTTCTTTGCCGCTGGAATCAACTACATCTTGTACAGGGGTGAAGCTGGGTTCGATGACGTAACCTTCAGCTTCGATGTGTGAACTTTCTTGCATTTTTGTATCACCTTCGTAGTAGTGAGTAACATTACCCATAGAGTCGGTTTTTGCAACTACAGTTGAGATAGTTGCGTCGTGTGCTAACTGGCAGCCAGATACCTTCGCATTGATTGGATATTCAGATAGCGGGGCTTGTTGCTGGGGTTCTAATACCTGTTGCATTGGCGGTTGCTGCACAGGTGCATGAACCGGTGCATAATCCAGAACCACGTCGTCCAGAAACTCGTCTGACGGTACCTCGTGGTTCACGTGTGTATTGGGCATAGCCGCATTGCCCTGCCACATCCCGTTAGCATTAAGCGGCTGTTGCGGTTGCTGCATCTGCTGCTGTGGTTGCTGGTACATGGGTTGCTGTACTTGCTGAGTTTGTTGCAATTGCTGCTGCGGGTACATGGGTTGCTGTACTTGCTGAGTTTGTTGCAATTGCTGCTGCGGGTACATGGGTTGCTGTACTTGCTGCGGTTGAACCAATGTTGCTGCCAACTGCGCCGCGTCAATGATCGCATTGTTCGGGTCCAGGTAATACGGCGCCTGGTAGTTCACATCAGCCGGGAACGGGCCTTGATAGCCCTGTATTTGTGGATACATCATACTTCCTCTTTTTCTTCAGTTCCTGAGATGCGTCATTTGCAAATCCCAGGTGTGCTTTACCTACGGCCCTTATGGAATCTAAGGGGTATTGTATTCTCCCCCTCCACAAAGTGGCAACGAGGCTGCTGTACGCAAGGTATGACAAGATGTCATCGGTAAGTCCGCCCTTCACCACTTCTACGTGATGTTGGATTCGTACGTACAGTATTTGGAAAAGATTCTTAGATAAGTATCCCTTCCATTCTTCTTCTTCAAACTGAACCAGTAAGACGGCTAGGTCGTCTTTTGTCAAGTCCATACTAATGGTACAATGACCTGCGATCATTACAATGGCCAGTCTGAACGCGCGAACAAAGACCTTATCCTCATCAGGGATCTCTGCCATGGGCACGCCGTTAAAGGCGCTGCGCAAAACCCATGCAAAACTAGGTTCCTGCATTATTCCACTCCAATGCTTTTCTCAAGATCTTCTAACTCTTTTGTAAACTCGGGTAAGATTACAACTTCGTCACGTTCACTTAGAGGTAAGAAATGGTTAATCGATCCCCTGCCAGATGGCTGTGATTTGGTAATTTGACCAAAGCCACATACGGGTCCTTGTGACGCATGCAACGCATACGCACGATCACTCATCTCGGCGTTCTTGCTGCCGCTGCGAGTTGTTGTCCGGTGTTGGAGCACCAGGTTGCGTGTTGTAGAAGTTACCATGAGGTCTGTCGGAGTACTTACTGACTCGACTTCCCCATGAGCTTTGTAAAGCCGTTCGATCGCATCTGACCGAAACTTGCCATCAAGTGTTTGTTCCACCTTCTTTTTGTTAAGCCTCTCCCCAGAGAGCTTAGCGAGTGCAAATGTTGTTTGAAAGATCGTAGCTACCAGGTCGTATAAAACGAACCGTGTGGTCTCTAGATGCTTATCTCCCAAATTGGCCGGTGAGGCGAAAGAGGTCCGAGCTTCGAAAGTGGTTAACATATCAGCAAAAACGTCATAGATGTCATCACACGCGATGCCCTCTCGTTGAAGTCTTTGTTTTACTAGCTCATCCATATAGTGGTTCAGCGATTCAAAATGCTGTTCCATCTTTTCGGCTGCTTTCTTCTCTGAGTCCACTGTCTTCATAATGAAGCGTGGCAACAACCTTCGCCACATGGCGATGTTCTCAGATTCCTCTGCAAGAACCAATGCTGGCTCGTGATCCGCTATGTAAAAGATCCCGCCGATGATACTCAGCTTCGTCGTAGTAGCGTCTTCTTTACGCAGAGCAATCCGTAGGGTTGAAGGATAGTAATCTCGCATGCCTTTAGGGGCAATGCCTGTTGATTCACATATCACCCATTTGTCTGTTGGGTAGGTTGTTTCATTTATCTCTGCGTGGCCAACAACCACATCAATACCTAAGTATCGTTTCAGGCCTCCAATTAAGCCTGCTTTGCAAAGAATGTAATGCACTAATAACGAATGTCTCTTCGTATTTCGTGTGTTTTTGTCTACATTGTAGACAAGCGAATGCACTGTATCCATCGAGACCAACTTGCCGTTGGCCTTGAACCGCACGTGTACTTTATGGAAGTATAACTTGGAGCGTGTTACTGGCATGTAGATCTTATCCAACCCAACGGTTAGAATGTTATCTGCTGCCACTGGTGATATCTGATACGTCGCTGCCCGAATGCGCATAAGTGACCCACGTCGAATGTAGGGCAACAGCATAAATCGAGGCTTCAGTTTCTCACCATGTAACTCCAACTCGTACACCATTAAATACAAGTCGCTGCGTGCGACTTCAAAGTTACGCTTTCTACGTTTTACCCGGCAAGCTTCCGCTAGTTGCTCCAAAGGGGTGGCACGACGCGCACCGATGTACTTTATGGCCTCAGGCCATGCTGACGATGCCGCCCTCATCACGGCGTCGATGTACCCCTCATAAGTCTGAGATTGATGATGCGCCAACCCCTCGCATAAACGAGGATTTAGCACAGGCTTGGTTGCCCTTAATCTCTGCATAAAACCGGATTGTAACATATAAACGCTCCCTATTACGATGCTTAGTATGATCTAATGAATACTAACGTGCATGATAATTTACGTGGCAAACGTTTTCCATAGTGCGAATGCTGCTGCTACCACGCCTAAGGCAACCTTAACCACGGCCCACTGTTCTTTCTTGACCGCGTGGGCTGTGGTTTTAAGGGTCTCTTCGGCGCGATGGCGTTTCGCGCGTTCTGCTTCCAACTCACGTCGGGCTCTGTCTTTTACTGCGTTTACCTGCTCTGCAACTTCCGCTGCAATTATCTCTGCACGCTCTTTCTCGAACTTCTCACGCGCCTCTTTCGCCTCACGTTTTTGTTCAGCGGTCACTCTTGCCAATCGTGCTTCATAATCCACCTCTGCTTTCTTGATGGCCGCCTCATGGCGACGTTGATGTTCTGCCTTGGCTTCTGCTAACGCAGCTACGGCTTCGGCTCTCTTTACTTCATCCTGCCTGGCCTTGTCGGCCGCCACACGTTTCGCCTCTGCTAATGCAGCTACGGCTTCGACTCGTTTGACCTCGTCCTGCTTAGCGCGTTCTGACGCCACACGTGCCGCCTCCACACTGCGTGACTCGGCTAACGATGCCTTGTGTTGCATTGTGGCAATCAGTGCTTCGTGTTTACGTGCCTCTGTTTCACGTGCCGCGATCGCTTCTGCCTTTTCTCGTCCAGCGCGTTGCTCGTACTTCACCATTCGCTCGGCTGCTTCTACGCGAAGCTGTTCTGCATTGGCTTTGTTCTTAGCAATAAGCTCTCGTAACTTCTCGTTATCGGTGCGAGATTTAGCAATGGATGTTTCTAACTCGCTTACCTTGCCCGTGACCAATGGATTTCTAACATCCGCCTTGGCGTCTATACTGGTTTGGTATAACCGTATCCCATGCTCGCCCTCACCGGTTAACGCCTTCATGACGTCTGTCTTGGTGGTGACTGCGTCGCCTGAGCGCCCGTCCCATCGCGTAAGCCGTAAGCAATCTTCAGAAGGTACCGGTGAACGCTGTGGAATCACTGTAAATACCACACCGCCCACATTAGCGTAGTAGGTGGCGTACTGACAGTTCGGATCCAGCAGCTCTAACGAGAGTCCTGCACCGCGCTTGTCCTTTAGTTGTTTAAACGGATTCGCACTAAAGCGCGGATGTGTGGTTCTAGAACGACTGTCTACCGTGGATACATGTAAACCCACTTCTTCGATATACATGCCATTAGTGGACTGCAGGACCGTACAGGCGTCCACCGCCGTTTTGATCTCAATCCACGTTTCCGCGCCAGTAGGCGGGTCTAACTTAGGGATGTCTAAATAAGAACCGGCATCCCTGCCTAACAGTTTTTCCTTCACGGTAAAGTAACCGTCACTTTTACCGAACTGAGTCCTGGCTATAGGAGATAGTATCTGAGTACGCCCACTTGCATCTACAACGCGCAGTGCATGGTCTGTGGTGTTTCTCAACTCTCTCTTATAGTCAGTACCGTCCATCTCACCATAGGTGTATTTCGCAGTTCTGTTTATCATTAAAAGAATCCCAATTGATTAATCATTCATAATAGTGATATAGTTTTGAATAAACGGTGAAAATAAAAAAGACATGGTAAGCCATCTCCCTCTAGAGGGAGATGGCTGTTAATTAAACGCCTCTTCTAATTAAAGGTCGCGCGTTGCCACGTAGAACACGCCATGAGGGTTACCGTCTTCACCGATTGTGCGACAAATCGTACTGCCGTCGTGAACGTAGTCCGACTGCGTTAGGAATGTATACTTCCCGACTACAATTACATCCACGCCAAAACGTTTTACAATTTCCCCAAGGCGTGGTAGGGTGAGTGTATTGATTACGTCTGCTGCTGTATAGGTGACAAGACCTTGGTCGTCTGTGATCCGATGACCTGCCATCCACCACGGAACTAGCGCGTAGATCAAAGTCCCACTATTATGCACCGGGTCGCTGGAAATTGTGGACAGTTGATCCGAGTCATCGATGATGGCGATGGCTTGTGATGTAACGCGGTGTTCGTCGCTATACGACACGGGCGGGGCGAACACCCGCTTATCTCCTAAGAACGGGCGTGCATCAGACGGCTCGGGCAGACTTACCTTGCGGTTCATCACATCTGACCATGTGTTTTCGATCACGCCCTCGTTGGACAGTCGAATCTTAATTGTCTTAATATCGGTTACGTGGTTACCGACGGAAGGTGACTGGGTGGAATTACTCATAATTCTATTTCTCTTTGGTTAAAGTAAAGACAACAACACGTTATCTATCATAATAGTGATATAGTTTTGAATAAACGGTCAACACAGGGAAAAGAAAAGAAAAGACGGCATACACCCACAGGCCGTAAAGCCTGTGGGTGTAAGTCACTAATATACCTTAAGCAGGTGCAGTAGTTTTAGAGATGTGTTTGTACACAGTCTCTAAGTTGGTGACGTTGATACGTCCCAGGATAGGCAACACGTTGATGTGATGCTCTTGTGGCAATACATGGATCTCATCTAAGATCGCATCGTTACGCACAATGCCTTTCGCGGTATGCACGATAGGTGGCTTAACGTAACGAGCACCCCAGCTCAATGGATCAATCTGGGAATCGCCTGCACGTTTACGACGTGAGAATGAAAACAATACTTTACCGCGCATGCGCTTGTCCAAATGCGATGCGACGATCAAGTTGTTGTTTGCACCCAGAGTACGTTCGTCACCGGAGCGCATGAACAAAGGAGCCAGACGAGGATCGCAGATGGCGATGATGTCATACTCTTGCTCGCCCTGTGGGAACTCGCCCAGTGCAGTGATGTAACCAGAACTGATGGCCATGGTGTCAGCCATCACGCCCATTGCATTGTACATCACAGAACGCAAGTTCTCGACAATGGCGATGGAGTTTTGGAAGACGACGTTCAGTGCAGCGTCAATGTTGTCTACCAAATAGGTAGGACGCACATACATTCCACCGATGGTGGTGGATCCACCGACAGGAGCGCTGTTGGCTGCTGCGTAGATGATCGCTTGTTCTTGTGCAAGGATGTTGGTCACAGTGGAGTTAGAGGTGCGTGTACGCAGCGCTTTCTTCATGTAATCCAAGTTTGCACCACCACCGACGTAAGGACCAGAAGGTTTACGGGTAGCAACAGGAGAACCAGGACGCACTTCAAAGAAGTAGTTACGCGCAGTGCCCATGTCGATCAGAGTACCGGTTTGACGCAAAGTGCTGTTGGTACGAGTAGCCAACGGACGATAGCCGATCAATTCCAAAGTCATAGCTGCTTTCAGTGCGGTGTATTCAGCACTGGACTGTGCCACTTCGGTATCACCGATGAACACTTTACCAAGATCAATAGCGGTGCCGTCAACGATGATGTTGGAGGTTTCAAAGTTGCAAGAACCTGAAATACGGACAGGCAACTGAATGGTCCAAGCTTTGCCGCCGGCAGCGATCAAGCCGTCGATACCAAGACCTGCAGTTGTAATTGTAACGCCGTCGATACCAGTGACTTCGCCACCCAGCATCAATGATTCGGTGTACAGCATGGACAGGTCGGTGTCTTTGCCTTCGCTAGGACGAGTAAAGGTAGAGCCAGGTGTGCCGTCTACGCGGAACTTAACAATGCTGGATTTTACCACAGTGGCGCCTGCTGCGTCTGTGGTACTGGTACTGATCTTAGCCCAGACGTGACCCAAGTTTACCAAGGTAGACATGGTGTCGGTTTCAGACTGTGCTGCAGAACCAAGCAATCCGGTGTGTCCAGACAAAGAAATCAGATCGGTCTTCTTACCGAAAACGATGGGACGTGTGTTGACGTCAATGCCATCTACAACGATGGTTTCATTTGGAACCACTGCTGGATCAACCAAGTAAGCTGAGTTAGCGGTGTTGTCTGCATTAGGCAGAAGTTTCAGGATGTCTGCTTCCAAAATGGTGTGATCTTCCATGGCGCCCATCAGAGGGGTCATGGCGATTTCCATTGGGGAACCGTCGGTGGATTTCAGGGTACGTTTGTACACGTAAGGGATACGAACTGAAACGCTACGTCCCTGTGCACCGGCTTCCACAACTTTGGTTGGATAGAACAGCTCATCGGCTTTACCAGAAGCAGCTGTCAAACCTGCCATCACAATGGCAGTAGCGCGGTATTCACCAAGATCTTGGTTTTGGAATGCTTGCAAACCAGGAACCACATCGCTTGCTGCCAGTACCACGGTACCCTTTTCAAGGTTAGGCAAATCGTCAGGGGTGTTGGTGGCCATTTCCATGCCGCCAGAAACCATCATTTGAATGCTGGCTGCTTCCATACCGATACGGATGGCTTCTTTATTATCAGCACCGTACTCATCAACAAGCAACTGTTGCAAACCAGCGACGTTCAAAATGTCGGTGGTGGCGTCATGAGTGGCTTTCACGTCAGCGAAGTCAGCGTTACCCAGGGACTGCATGCCAGCTACGGATGCAGCCAAATCTTCGCCATAGATATCTTCCTTGGCGCGCAGGGTCTGGTCGATGGTTAAAATGCAGTCTGCTGCTGCATCGTAACTGATTGTAGAGTCAAGTCTTGACATTATTATTACCTTTAAGTTACGTTCGGCTATCGTCGTGGCCGAACTAAAAGTCGCTAGCGCTAGCGAAACGATCCGCACCTAATGCGGTGCCACACGCCAATAGGGATATGGACGAATGGCTAAAATTGTAAGTCATGCACTATAATGCATGTCTGTAACATAATATTACCGTACCGCGGTGACCATTTTGTTACTGAGATACTCTTTAAATACAGTCATGTCAAACAGTTCACTTCCTGATAGGTATTTACCCATGTGTTTGAACACGCGAAGTGCAAATGGTACATGCAGCCGGGTAAGACCATTTAGTGGCTCCGTCAATACAATAAGGTCTGCCGTGCCGTGTACTTCCAGCATAGAAGGGAGTATTGATAAATCCGATACGCCGATGCACATTTCGTTATGCAGTTCGGATAACTCTTTTGCCGGTGGTAATCCCGATTGCTTCCAAGCGGGTGAATTGACTAACGCATTCGTTTCACCCAGTACGGTGGATCGGTCACTGTATGCCAATCTGTTCTTAATACAATCCAATACACCGGGATGATCGGGACTGACTCCTTCGATGTCCATCAGTCGCACAATGTCTTTGTTTAAATAAACGACGTTCATAATCTCTTATCCTTAATGTAGGTCATAACATCGAAAAAGAAAAAAGAAAACCTCCCCCGATAAGGGGAGGCCGAGATCCCCTATTCGCAGGGGATCTCGTAGATGAATACCCCGGTTGGGGTGTCCATGACAAGGACGGAAGCATCGCCGTGGGGGTTGGCGATGTATTGTGTTTTAACCCCGTCGGCGAGGTTAAGCCGGTTACCGACGCCGTTAACGTTGGGGGTAAACCCCAATTCGAAGACACCACACGGAACACCATTCCGTTCAATACGGATCACGTCAAACACGGTATCAAATTCTACATGCAGGACAGAAGTACATGCTTCGATCATTTTTACTAATTTCATCTTTAAATCCTTTGATCTCTTAGAGATCTATTAAGTTAGAACAGTGTACCTAAGTATTATTACCTAAGTATCACTAAAGTAATATATACCGATATTTACGGCGAACACAGAAATATGTAAAAGTTTACTACAGCACCGATATTGTAGAAGATAACTAAACTTACCAGAGATCGATACGAATGGAAAACCCTTACGCTACAATGATGAGCTGTGTCACGGTAATGTACTTAGCGTCTAAGTCTAAGGATAACTGGGACAATGCCAGGGATGTGATTGTCGACGTGACGAATAACATCAAGTTACCCGAGAACGCGCTAGGTGAAACGAATAGGGAAATAGCGGGACGTAACATACTAAGCATGCTTAACTGGATGTGTCGTGTGCACGGTACGTTAGAGTTCGATAAAGCCGATCTCATGATGCGCGTGCGTGTAGACATGCCCGACGAAGGTGCTTTGGTAAAAGAGCTTGAGATGGCACTGATGTCCGACTCAGACGATGAACGTATCGCGAAGCGCATCCAGTCTACCATCTCTAACTTGATCTACCAGTTACGCAAAGACCAAGCCAGAAAGCTCATCTCTAAAGCCAATCGTGCCATTAACTATTCAGACGAGCTTGTCGATTACAAAGAAGTATTACAAGATCTGCAAGAAGACATAATCGGATATACAGGTGAGACAGAAGACGGCGAGAAGCCTGGGTTTGTAGGCAGGCTATCTACATCCGATCTGTCGTCTATGGAAATCACCTTTGATCGTGCCAGGGAGAACAACTCTCCTGAGGGTGTGTTGACCACTGGCTGTGTGGGGCTGAACCGTGGCTGTGGCATCGGTGGGTTACGTCGGGGGGAAATGATTAACTTCGGTGCGTTATCGCATCACTTCAAAACCGGCATGTTAAACTTCTTAGCGCGTACAGTACCTTTGTATAATAAACCGTTTATGTGGGATAAGGCTAAGAAGCCGTTGATCTTGCGCGTAAGCTTTGAGAACAAGTTAGATCAAGATTTACCTGAGATCTACAAAGCACTTGTGGAGCAAGAGACAGGCGAGACAGTCGACATTAAAACCGTGGACTCTAAGAAGGCGGCGGAGTACGTCACTAAGCGACTGGGTGTGAACGGATATACATTCGACATGCTTAACTACGACGCCAACCAGTTTAAGGTGACCGATCTACTGGACATAATTAACGAGTACGAGTCTAAGGGATACGAGATCCATCTTCTTATTATCGATTACCTAGAGCTGATCGTTAAGAACGGCGCTAAGGATCGGTTAGACGAAGCGATCAATAACGCATTTGAAGTGGTGCGTAACCATTGCTATCCCCGCGGCATTACTGTGGCGACTGCACATCAACTGTCTACACAGGCACAAGACTTGGCTAGAGAGGGTGTGACTAACTTACCGTTACAAGTGGCTGAATTGGGTTATTACCGTAACACCAAATCTCTACAGACTAAGTTAGATTTAGAATGGGTGATGCACATTCATAAGCGGGACGGTAGATCGTTCTTGGTGTTCTCTCGTGGCAAGCATCGTACAGGCGACGTCACCGATATTAAGTTACGTACCTTTGCTTATGAGTTACAGAAGGTAGGTGGTCTGGTGGATGACGTAGAGAAGTCTGCTCCTGGTGTGATATACAACATCAGCGATTACCTCAGTAACACAGCGGAAGGCGATGAAGAACTAGGAGATGCATTTGGAGACGAAGCTGTAACTGAATCAGGTGTTGATTGGTAGTACGCTATATACAGTCTGGGGATATCCCCAAACTGTATGCTGTAAATGCAAAAAAGAAAAAAAGGAGTATCCCTCTGCCGTTAAGCAGAGGAGTAATCCTTAAATAGGTTATGTGGCGTTGACTAACCTATTGTTCTTTAGGTGTGCTAGTGCCCAACCATTCGTGTAAGAGCGGACGCACGGCATCCGGAACCCACGTCCATGCTTCACGGTCTTGACATACTGCAGCGAAACACATTTCTATAGTGCGTTGCTCCTCTGGGACATGGTGTAACGCGTATCCAAAATTGCTTAATCCTGCCACGATAACCGCGGTTGGGTCACTCAGGGAAGGGGGTATATAACGAACCGCATTACCGTTTTCGGCACACGCCGCGGCGCACATTGCTTCTGTTCGATGTTTCACCGGCACATGTTCTAGCGCCAGTCCGTCTTTTACTACAGCACTAAAGCACTGTCGGTATGTACGCCAGCTTTCAGGGATGGCACTCAGCTCTGATTGGTAAGACCCGTCGGTGATCTCAATAATGCTACTTGTACTCATAGTTCTATTCTCTCTCGGTGGTTGGGTTAAAGTTGTGGTGGGACTGACTGTAGCCACGGTGCCATGTGGCATGATGAATCGTGATTACGTCACTATTGTAATTGGCATATGTAACGTGTAATTCTTGTGCCAGGTGTTCATCACACGGCTCTAGAAAAACAATGGTTGTTGACGGGTCTAACATCCCAAGCTTAAACGTAAGCTCGGTGGTTGGGCAACCGCAAACCTCTCCATTACACACACGGCATACCCCATCCCCTCAATCCTTTTAATTGTCAGGGCGCCTGGCTTTTCTTTGGTGAAGAATAATGCCTTTTTCGTAGCTATAAATCTCATTTATCGGTAACTCCGTGGTGTTAGTCGGACAGCTTCTCGTAAATAAACACGCCTTTGTCGGTGGCTACTGCAAGGACACAGTTGCACGGCGACTCTGCGCCCGGTACGTACAACACCGCCTTTATTGGGTCTAGGTGTCCCAATGCATGTGCAGTTCCGCACGCCCGTTCAATGTATTCTGCTGTAAACATAAGCAGGTGTGTTTCCGACATGCCCGGCGTTCGTAGTTGCAGTACACGTTCCGCGTTATTAAGCCAAAAATTATCTGCATGGGGATACGTCGTTACTAATTTCATCGCATAAACCTCTAGTCTAAAGACAACAACACGTTATCCATCATAATAGTGATATAGTTTTGAATATTTAGTCAACACAGCAAAAAAGAAAAGACACATCACACATGGCCACTGCCATGTGTGATGTGCGCTTATGCCTTACGTTTAACGTGAATGGTTAGTGAACAGGATGTCGTATATTGATTATCCAATACACGATCCGTAGTGGGTGCTGCGAACGTATGCAGTCCGATTAGACTTCCGTACATCTGGATTACTTCATCGTTATGTACGTACATGTACCGCACCTGCATGCCCGGGTATAGCAGATTGGGTTCTGCATGATCCCAGTTTACACGGAGCCTAGAACCCAGCCCTTCCGTCATCTCAGATAACTCGTTAAACGGGTTGTCGGTGAAGAACGGCTTAGCGGACTTTACGTTATTGTCTCCTTGCGCACGTTCGTCTATTAAGTACTCTCGTACATAGTCGGTGCGCGTAAAGCTGGTTTTGTTCTCGGTGTTTACATGGTACCCGTTTACCAGGTCCGTGGACTTAATAAATCTAAGTCCGTTACCGACATTAGCAATGGCTTCCTCAGACAAATCAGCATGGCCTGTTTCTCCTGTAGAGAAAACAAACAACTGTCCTGACCGCACCAAGAAGGTTTTCTCCATGGTGGGGATCTCTGCTTCCGGCACATTAAGAATCGTCAGTGTGCGTGTGTCTTCCTGAAACAAGTCGTATCGCAACTTAGGAAACACATAACACCTGCCACGGTGCACATGCCATCCTAAACCAGAAGTATACACACCTACAGTGTCTTGCAACAACCTAGGCAAGTCTATCAGGCGTGTGCCTGTCTCTAGGATAAGCTGCTTATGCACGATCGTATTATCTGGCTTTACCACATGCACACCACGTAAGCCCATATAAGACGGATCAGAGAGGAGATCTGCAGAGGCTACCTTAGGCAAGCCTCTACCGAGTAAGACCGTTAGGACGTCCTGTACGGTCTCGTCACGCACCACACCACCTATCTCCATCACGCGATAGTCCGACATGAAGGGTTCGATGAGCTGTAACGTGATTTCCGCGTGTCCCAGTAACTGGGATTGCTGATCGTCTCTTGACCCGCCCTTCTGTATAGACATCAACTCAGGATTGGTTGGGTCTGTCAACTTGGCGTTAAACAGTTGGCTCTTTACCTTACCTGTCTGCGGCACACTTGCCGTTTCATCCTGAGTCTGTGTGAGTTCCACCTGCAGAGAAGTCAGGTTATTCAACATACGACGATGCACCACCGCATCTACCGTTACCGTTAAGAAGTGGTATCCGTAATACTCGTTTACGAAATCGTTCTTTACTTGATAGATGTTTAAGTTGATTACATCGTTACGCACGCCGTCGGTTATCACCACACAGGAATACTTCCAACGCACTGGATACGAAGGACGCTTTACCAGCTCCAACATCTCCTCGTACGTAGCGGAGTTAAGAACACTCATCCGAAGTCGTACGGATTCGAATCACTTCTACGAATCGTCTCGTCGTGTGTTTTACCCGTGTTCAGGCCGTTGCCGCCCCAGCCTCGTTGTGACGTCGGGCGGATGGAGGGTTTAACTGCTTCTTCGTGTACCAGTAAACGTGCTTCTTCGAATGTGGGAACCGGTTCTGCCCAGCGGGATGCCAGTGATTCCAACTCATTGTTCGACTCGTTTAAGGTAAACCCGATTGTAGCAAAGATGCCAGACAGTGCGTCCCACATATCACTGCTGCCCCGTGCACTGCCAATCATGTTTCTTAAGGGCAGTACCTTGGTGTAGAACTCGTTAAGCGCACGGATGTCTTTATCCGGCACACCAGCACCATGGGCGGATAAGGTTACGTCTTCCTGGACGATGTTAATGTAGTCTGCGACCACACCAATCAACTCTTCTGCAGACGACAGATCCAGCAATGTTACGTCGTAACCGTTGTCCACGTTCATCTCGATCATCTGGTTGATAGTCAGGTCGTATGTCATTAGCGATTTTGCCGCTAACGCATCCGCCGCCTCATCGCCAGAGTAATTAGAAACACGGCTAAATGTCGCTGCTACCGAAGCCTCTATTTCAGACGGGTCTTCTGTAATGACGATGCGCTGTCCGTAAGGATCAAATACGGTGGTGTTCATGGTCTTGCGCTGGATACGGACGACGTCTGTAATAGACTCGTACGCCAGAGTGGTGCATTCACAACGGTAAGTGTGTCTAAAGATGTGTTTCGCTAATTCTTGCTTGTTCAAGTTACTACTCCTATTGGATTTCATGCAAGTTAAAGACTAACATGCATAATAGTAATATAGTCTTGTAAAAACGGCGATGCTCGGGTAACTCTGCGTCTGTGACATCCAATGCATTAATGGCATCTAGGATTACCTGTGCGTCGATAGGCTGATTGCTTATCATTGATAAGATGGCGTCCTCGAACTTATCGGTAACTCCAGTGCCTTCATAGCACTCGTTACTGACGACGTACGGCTTATCTGCGGTAGCGCCATCCAGAGTGGTGGTGTCGGGCAGCATAATGTAATCAAGCTGTGTCATGGAGATGCTGTACCAAATCTCCGCCTTAGCCAGTTCACCCGTTCTCACCGGCAAGTACGCTCTTGGAAAACGATGCATGTTGTATGAGCTGCGTTGTATAAGTGCACGCCATAAAGAAGGACGTTTTATATACGCAGGATGGGACCCATCCGCATAGCTTACCACTCTAGGTCGACCTGCTCGCAAAGCCTTTGGAACGATCGCATTAAAGAACTCACATGCAGTCGGATCGTAAATGGACAGATCATCTTGGGTATAGACAAACACGCGGTTCTCGTGATCGTAAAAACGATCGTACATGTCCCGCACTAAGCGCTCGATCGTGGCGGTGTAATTTACAGCACGATTGGCTTCTGTATACGTGACGATTGGGGAATCGCCACGAACGAAACGTTCCTTAGAGAAGTAGTAATGCGCTACTGATTTTGTCTCCAGGTTCGCTGTGGCTATGTCATCGTTTACACCCCAGACCTTATACTCGATCTGGTATGCGGGTCTCTTATACACAGACAGTGAGTTTACAGATGTGACTGTGAAGACCGCTTCCTGTGCTGGAGACAGTGATGCGACAAACATGTCTCCGACGATGGGTGTGACGGTACCTGGGAAGATGTACGCTTCTCCTGTGGTCTCGTAGGATCCCGTCTGTAAGTCAGATGAGAACGATACGGCATCTTGAATGACAAGTCGTAACTCCATCACCTTTTCATACTGCTGTAAGGTGGCGTCGATTGTGGTGTCTAGCGATCTGGGTTCTGTCCCGGTGACAAGTAGCTGTCCATACCAGGCTTTGGTGACAAAGTGATCTCCCTCCAGGTCGTTTAACAATCGTGTCGTGTTATCTGCGTCACTGTAATGCGCTGCACTTACAATGTCTCGTTCTTTTATTGTGGCAGGTGCGTCCGTAGACGCCGCTGCACCAGGTCGTCTGATGGCCATTCTTAATTTACCTCGGTAGTTGGGCGTGGACGGTTACACTGCCGTATTGGACTGCATGTTCTCTATAACGAGAAGACTCTTTGTATCTGGAGTGTGTGGTCGGCATACGCTGTACTGACTTCTTAAACTCTGTGGGTAAGATCTGACTTTTATCCGGAGTGGTGGTCAGCCATCCATCTGTGTTTAAGAATACCTCACCGTAGTTTAAGTTAAACACACCTTCTGCTATGTTTGGGTTTTTACATAAGTAAAGCGAGTGCTCCATAGAAATGCTGGATAAATCCACCATCATGCTGACACGGAGATAGTTACGTCTTCGAACATCCATTGGTATCACGGATGTGACATGTCCTGTGTCCGATATGGATAGTGTAATCTCTTCTTCGATTTCATTCACTCTAAACGCCTGGATGTAGTACGGTAATCCAGATCCCAGTTCTGTTATCTGGGTTGGAAACGTCTCTAGATAAAACTTAACAATGGGCGGTAACTCCGCGTCTGTAAAATCGTCTATATGAAACAACGCATTTTCGTTCCCGGGTTCAATGTACAAAGGCGTGAACAGTATGGAGCGTGTGTTGTACGGGACGTTCGTGGGAAACCATTCATCTGTGGGATCTATGCGTATACCACCACCCTCTGGAGTCTGTCCTAGTATCAGCGGCATGGTCTTGGGTAACGGATAGCCAACTGGCATACTGGGCATGGAACTCACGACTTCCTTAGGTTGCCACCACTCGTCGTAGTACGCCGGTATAGGCTGGTTATGGATGACTTTCGGATACTGCATTGTCAGTCCCAGTATTTGCTCGTACTGTACTTTATACGTTAACGTCATTTGAAAGACGTTATCACTGGCCTCCACTTCATTGTAATAGACTTCATCTCCATATAAACCAAAGATGCCTGTTTGTATTTCATCTATCGCAAGGCGATTGGTCTTGCCGTCCATAGACGATCTTGTAATACGTCCCTGGATGAAATGGTTATCTAGATACTCTTGTAACGTCTCTCCGTACCCGCCCATGTTCTCTCTGAGTGTCCACGTGGTATGTAGGAATAACGCTACCGTGTCAGGAAGCCCGTAGTTGTACCGTACGGCGTGTTTAACGTGTGCCTGTGGCAATCCACCAGATAATCGTAAACGTCTGCGTAAGGCCATCAGATCGCTTCTATTACGAAAGTTTATCGTAATGTCGAACTCCAACATCGTAGTGCCATAGACAGGCTTGATATAAAGGCCTATTGCGCTGTCTATAAACAATGCTTTATGACCAGGGCGATACACCACAGAAGTCATAATGCCGTCTTCTGTGTACGTCTCTTTTACAGTGGCTCTGATTATATTCGCCTTTACAGCGGCGCTGTTTTCCACTTCGTTGTTTGAGTCTGTGAGTGTGGTGCCTGGACGCGGTTTACCTTCAAGCTTATCTGCTAACTGTATCTCCATGTCAGATGAAAGTCCCATTGCAGTCCTAACGTCTTCCATGATCTCATTGGCGATGGGTCTCCCCACGGTTATTTCGTGCTGTGGCACTATCAACGTTACAAAGGGCATGGTAAAATCCTAATACTTTAGTTGTATACAAAACATAGTAGACGGCATAAACAGACAGCTGCGTTAGCAGCTGTCCATTCAGTAGTAGCTCAAATATGACCTTAGTCTTATTTGATGTTTTTGTAACACTTGACAGCGAAGCTGTGCTGGTTCTGTGCAACATTTACGACATGCTTGATGTAGTCACGGTTCACCATGCGCAACATTGTGGTGGCGCTAACCACCATTGCCGTAACATCAGAAGCAATTGATTTAAACTCACCACCTTCGGCAGATCTTTCCGCATTTTCAATTTCCTTGACAGCTTCCTCGGCGGCTTTCAATACGACTTTGTTTGCATCGTCGAAATCTTTAAAAGGATCGTTTCTTTTGATATAAGAGCACGCATCTACAACTGTAGTGGCTACTGATATTATTTCAGAAATACCGTAAGCGTCGATTTCTTTTTTGCTTTCCCCGCCGAATTGCTTTTTAACCGGAGCATGAAATCTACCAGTAAAGTCAAAGCCTTTTGATTCACTGTCATCGATTGCGTAGAAGAAACCGTTGCCAAAGACTTCGGCGCCTTTAAATGCCGTCTGAGATGTGGACACTTCAACTCCCTCATCGCTATCCACCGTGGTTGATTTGATTTTGTACATCTTTTTGAACTTATTGACGTACGCGAGGTCTTTACTGGTCAGGCTGCCGCTTTTATCCGGATCGCTCTTAATGCCGTCCATGGTTTCCTCGATAGATTTAACAAAATCATCCACCAATCCACTGCCGTAGTATTCCTCTACCTCTGCAACCATACCGGCGAAATCGTCGGGCTTGACCTCGTCGGACGTGCCATTCTCAGTTAGCAGCCAGTAATTGCTCACCTCGAAGGTTGGTTCAGCTAAAATACCTTTAGTGTCTTCGCGGTTATGTGCATTCAAGCGCAATTTCTTTCCAGCCTTTTCGAGCCTTTCTACTGTGCCAAGCCATTTCTTAAACCATGCGGCTACTGCTTGCGTGGCTTTACTGACAGCCTTCACAATGGAATTCCAGATGCCGCTGATCCATTCGCCGAAGGACTGCATGCCCGCGACAGTAGCGCCTTTGCTGTTGCTGTTATACGCTTGCATACCAGGCAGGCCAGTGGAGCTTTGGACACCGATGGTAGCCAGCAATGCTTCTGCGGCGACCAGCAGTACGTCACCGCCATTACCGTCTAATCCACCTTGTGCACTTGCACGTGCAGCGCTGTCATGCAAGGATTGCAGACCGGCACAGACGTTGGACGCCGCAGCGATATCGGCTTCGATGCGTGAATGTTGAACTTCCAAAGCATTGGCTTCTGCCATTTCAACTTCGGAGTCCATGGATTGCAAACCAGCGATAACCTCGTCTGACTCGGTAAAAGCTACAGCACCAAGATCTTGAGCGATCATGTTCATAGGAAATTTCCTTAAGTAAAAGTTTAAGTGTGATCACACTTTGCGCTAGGGAGCGCGTTACTAAGCACACCCTAAATGGATGTGCGTAAAATTACGTTTAAGCTATTTTTAGCATGTCGATGTACCCGCCCGCGTCCTGAGGAATACGTCCGCTTAATAGACCCATAACATAAATCAGGATAAGGCCGTCTACCAGCGCCTCGTAGGTAAACGGTATTTTAAACAAGCTTATGACTTGTTGTAAATTACCCGCACCAAAATGCTCGATGATCTCATGATCGAAATGCGTTGCGGCTTTTTGGCACGCATCTTCACTGAGCACAGTGGGTTCATCTGATATGTAGAAGAACGGATACGCCGTTCGTTTCGGATCTTTTAACTTGTGTAGATAGTCTAACGACAGGTCGTACGCCTCCATCGTCATGTTATCGTTACAACGCCATAACTCAGATCGCTGTAAGATGCCCATGCCTTCCAACACATCGTCTACAGACAGACTTGTATCACCAAGCACTTCCTTACGCGCGATAAGATTACACAACGCATCCCAATCCCCTTCCCCGACTACAAACATACGCCACTCCTACACCACAGTTAGTTATCTAGAATGTCTTCTTCTTCCATTGCCAGCTTGTTAATCCGATCGTTGTAATACGCGATGGATTTCTTAAGCTTCTCAATGGAATCTTTATCCACAACGCCGTCAAGTTTACGGCGCATCAACAACACCTGGATTTTCAACTTTTCAGCCTCTGCCTTATCCCGTTCGATCTGGTTCACGAAATATTCAGACACGGAAGAACCGATCGCGTACGCCAAATCGCCTATGATTGGTAACAGGCCAATCTTCAATGGATCCAGACCGCCTTTGTTATCACGCTTGACGTACTCGTAAGTAGACTCGTCGTAAATCAAGTTGCTTAGATTCACTGTGGCTCTGCCGATGTCTTTAGCGGACAGCTGCATGGCAGACACGATGATTGCAAAGTTACGTTGATTGACTACGTTCTCTAAGAACTCTTCGTCTTCGTGATCGATGGGCGATACAATGGAAGGATCGTCGATGAGGTCGTTATACGCCTGCATCATCAGTTTACGCGCGTACAACACAAAGAACCCCAGTCCTGTGGTGTATTGCAATAACTGCGTCTGACGATACGTGAGATCGTTTTTAGAGATCTTAGGGCCGAATGCCTCATCGCAGACTGCCAGGAGATCCGCACGATCGTTAATGCGATCCACCGCAGTACGATAAACGAAGTCTACAAAGTTACCACGATATTCATTGCACCGGCGCTCGATGCCACGAATCATTGTAGGGTAATTGTCCTCGAGTGTCATTTGCAATGTACGGTCTCTGCCATCCATGTTGTAGATCGCTACTACAGTAGACATGCCTTTAAACGTGGTGTCCAGCTTTTCAGGCAATCGGTTTTTCTTAAACGAAGGGATAAGGCCGTCCACGAACGCCGTCAACCCAGATAAAATTCCACCAGCCATCATACTGCTCCTAGAATCGTGCGCTGTCGCCGAGGGCGTACGCTTTCATTACGGACTCAATGTCCATACCGTTTGAGTTCTTAGAGACCTTTTCGAGGTCTCTAAACGTATACCGGGCTGATCCCGCTATGCCTCGTTGCCACAAGTACACCCGTTCTTTACGCATGTCCAACACCATCAACAGCATGGAATGTGTTTCTACGAAGTACGTGCGGATGATAGACTCGTTCTTGAGCTTACCGCCGAGAGCAAGTTCGAGTTCTTCCTGTGTGGACTTGGCAATGACGGCCATGGTAGAAGCTGTGTTCATAGACTTACGCCCAGACAACAGTGTGCGATACCAACCTTCTTTCTTGCGATTACGCAATTCGATATATAACCCTGACGGATCATTCATCATTGCCGTGCGTTCTTGCTCGATGATGTCTAAGCCAAGCGCATAATCCATAAACGATTCGATTTCACCTGCGCGCCATTGATGCCAACGACCGATGTACGATTTATCTTTTACGGTATTGGCTAATACGCTAGGCAGAACCGATGAGGGAATGACCCTTGGGTTGATCTGTACGGTGCATTGGATATCAACCTTAGTATCACCGGCGCCCAACTTAATGTTGATTACCCGACCCACCGCTAAGTTGACGTGATCGTCTAGGGGACTTTCCTTGGCCTGCATACCCGGATAGACGTTATCGTAAGACAGCAACTTATCCGACTTATCGTAAGACTGCATGCCGATGGGCAATAACATTTTGTCAAACGCGCCGTCCATGAGTACACCGCTCTTTGCAGTGCCTCTGTTGGTGGCAAACTGATCCAGTAGGTGCAGTGTCTGCACCTCTTTTACGTTGGCGACTTGCACTGCCTGTAGATAATGTGCAGTGTAAATACCTGTGCACGTTTGCAATGCATTGGTCAATACCTTATCATCGGACAGAGTCAGTGCCTGATCGACAAGCACCATTGGTGTAAGTCTTGTGCTGCTGCTGGCCTCGGATAACGAGTCCGTGCCTAGCTCGTCGATCTTGCTTAGCACGACGTTTATATGATTAAGCAGACTTGGTTCCTTTTTCTCGGACATTATAAAAACCTTTAAGAGATTACTAAAATGAGTATGGCAGACATAGTAGACAAGCTCCATGTCCAAAGCGGCATGGGGACGGGTCGATCTGGCGTCTTTAACGTCATGAACGGCATAAACCATAGAGGTGTGGGCAATTTAACACCCGGGCATTACGACCAACAAGGACTTACCTTTTTCACCCGGCCTAACCTTAATCTGACATACGATAATGTTCTGGCCAGCAGACGCCTCTCCTTTATGGGGTATGGCAATCGTGAAGACATGGCGAATTCCATTCGATGTCTGTTATCTCCTAACATAGAACAACGAGATCGAGAGTTGTTTTTATTGGACGGTGGAACGCAGTTGCCACGCTCTCCGATCGTAGATGACCGTATGCCATTTATTCCTATATTGACAAATACAATGCTGTCCAACACCGGGTGGAATGACACAAGCACGGATGCGTTTAGCACTAAGGAAGGATTACGTCGTGAAGTCATCGGCTGGTCGGATGGTTACGACATGCATTATGGCGAATGGGACTTAAACACCACATTCCAGAACATCGACGGTGACCCCGTCACCAGTCTTATTACTGCATGGATCATCTATCCCACGCTGGTAAAATACGGCACGATAGCACCTTACCCAAAGTACATTATACAGAACCGCATTGATTACAATACAAAGGTCTATCGGATTATCCTGGATCGCACTAAGACTTATGTGCGTAAGTTGATCACCACCATTGCATGGCCTAACGGCATAAACGACGGGAGTGCTTTTAACTACAGCGCAGAGCAAGCACAAACGGAAGGTACTGAAAACATCAACGTGCGGTGGAAGTGTTATGGTACGCGTGTAAACGATCCGCGTGACATCATTAACTTCAATCAAGTAATGAACATCTTTAATCCTGCGATGCGTGACCGACAACGCCCGAGGCACATGATCAAACTGCTGCGTGAAGAAGTCCGTATGTTTAACTATAAAGGCTACCCGCACATCTCACCTACGCATGAGTTGGAGTGGTATGTAGAACTGTCTGATTATTACAAGATGTACGGTAAGCTGAACATCACCCCGCCACCTGAGGAAGGAAGACATAATGTACCAAAGAAGTAAAGCTGTAGCGGATATGTCGCTCTACTACGCTAACCCAACGCTTGCGCTAGACCAGGCATTAAACATGTTGGGTAACGTCGACATTCCTGATCCAGGCAATGCGTTTATGTTCTTACTCGAAAGCAATGCGGTGATGTTTACCGCAAGCGCGCTACTGTCTGAAACCGAAGCCAGGAAAGCCCATCCGATTCTAGCCAGAGATTACGGTGATCTCTATCACCACATGTCAGACGCAGATTACTTAGATCGTTTTGCATCCCCGTCTGTAAGTCAGATCACCATGGTGATTCCGATTAAGACCGTGCAAGATCTGGCGATAGACGAAAACACGGGTGTGCGTAAACTTACGATTCCGTCACATACTACATTTGCAGTCGGTGGTGTAACCTGGGCTACTCACAGACCTATCGACTTTCTTGTGTCTAATAACGGATCGGTGCAGGTCGTGTACGACATGTCTTACGAAACCCCGTTAATGAACACCAATACAAACATGTTGGACAACTGGACTGTAAACAACGGAGACGGCGTCCAATTGGTAGTGGTGATTCCCATACAACAAACACTGCTTACTTCGTTTACAGAACCGGTGTCTCCCAGTACCGGCTTTAACGTGACGCGGCCATTAGACGGCGAGTATTACCATACAAGGATGTATCATCGGAGAGCAGGCGGTGCGTGGAGCGAGATCCGTGTAACGCACAGTGAGCAGACGTATGACGCGAGTCGCCCCACCGTCACGGCTAAAGTGCTAGAGACGCACGTTAAATTTACACTGCCCAGCATCTACATCACAGCGAATACCATAGGAGACGAGATCCGTGTGGATCTCTATACCACCCGCGGTGAACTAGACTTTAACTTTGGGGATTATAAACCAGATGACTTCGTTGCGACGTGGAGAGACTTAAACAACCCGTCCAATAAGTACGTACTGCCTTTAGCACAGGCCACCGACCTGATGCTGTTTTCAGACACTCCTGTGTCAGGTGGGCGTCCGTCGCTTACCGTAGACGAGTTACGTGACCGGGTGATCTATAGGGCTAACGATGAGCGTGCCAGAATCACGTACGAAGAACTTAGGTTTAAAGTACAGGACTATGGCTATAAGCTACTGAAAGCCAAAGACACCATCACGGATCGCATGTTTCTCTGTACCCGAGAGCTACCTGCTCCTACGGACGATCGCGTTACTTCTCCTATTGGAGTACGGAGTGGTTATGTTAACGTAGACTCTAGAGATAAGTTACTGGATCCTGCGGTATTGCGGATTACCAGTACAGGCGGCACGCTGACAGATAAGGCCATGTTTGTGGAAGAGTCTGGTACAGTACGTCTGTTATCTCGCCATGAGGTATTGGCGCTAAACGATCTTCCTGCACTGGCGAAGGCAGATAAGTTTAATGCAGGTAACTATCTGTACACGCCATATCACTACGTCATGGACACCGCAGAGGGGCTCTTTGTAACCCGTGTGTATAACTTTAACGCCTGTGAAAACAGAAGTCGTACTTGGGAATATACAAACAAAGCGGTAGACTTTCGCGTGTCTACGTTTGAAGTGAGTGTATCGTTTACAGACGATGTCTATCGTATTGCTGTACGGGCGGAAGGCCCTGACGACATAGAAGGCTTTACAGGCCAACTTAGTTTTACGGATCTTTACGGGCATGTGTACCACACATTGGCTACAGAAGTCAATAGGGACGGTGGTGTATTTGACTTAGTGTTTGAGCTGCAAAGTTCTTTGGATGTGTCTAACGAAGACCGTGTGGAAGTCGTTAACATGTTTGGCGTAACCAATAAAGTCGAGACCTGCCGTATTCCGATTATCTCCACCTTTGACTTGTACTACGTATTAAACGACGGTGCGGTCACGGCTGGTTTAGAATCTACATTCGATGGGTTGTTGGATACCCGTGAACTCAGTAACCCGATTGGCGTAGCACATGAACGACTGGAGCTTGTATTGGGCGAACGACTGACCGATCTTGCTGCTCGTTCTAAAGCTGTGGTGGTTCCTGCTGTGCCATTGACGTACCACGAAGACGTACAGCGTCGTTACGATAAAACCATCTATCGCCGCGATAGTAACGGTAATCTGGTCTGGTCTATCGATGCGGATACAAACCGTCCTGTGTTTGATGTACTCCATAACACAGGCGAACGCGTCTACGACGAGAATGACAATCCGGTATATCTGCATCGTGCTGGTGATGTCGTGATGGATGCAAACGGTGTGCCTATGCTTGAAGAGCACGAGCGTGTGATATGGGAGATCAGTCCTCTTATGTTAGATGCTCGATATAAGTACGTTACAGACACTCCGTTTATCGAGTATCGCGATGAGGTACCTGTTTACATACAAGGCTACCTTAACGACATCGCTGAACTTAAAACCGGTCTTATGGAACGCACACAGTTGCTGTTACAACCCATTTACACCATCGGTAAAACGATGGCCAAGGTGGACGGTAATGCGATTGTGGAAGTGGATACTGCACTGTCGTTTAGACTTAACTACATGCTGGACGACGTCGGTTACGGTTCCAGTGAGATCCGTGACGGAATTGTGCGTGCCGCTAAGGCTGCGTTACAAGAAGCGGTGAACACAGACACCATTGCTATGGGCGTCCTTACACGTAAGTTGATGGCCTTAGGAGGCGAGCATGCGTTAGATGTTACAGTGGATAACCCGATTGCCGGGTGGGCAAACGCTGCCCTACGGCAACAAGGTGCCACCTACTCCATTAAAACCTTAATGGTGGTAATGAGTAACGGTAAGTTGTCGTTAGCCGACGATGTGGAAATATCCTTTTATACAGAACAGATGTGACGGCATAGAGCAGGGCATTTGCCCTGCTCTACTTATGCTGTTAAGCGGGTGCTTTGCACGCCGTATGGAATGCAATATTCATCTTTGTTCTGGCGTTATTCAGTAACCTTGCGGTGTCGAACAACGCTTTAGAGTTACCGGACATGACGTTATACGCTTTTGTAACAGAATTCATCGCATCGGTTAACTCTTTAACTGCTGCAGCAGTTCCATTATCATTGTACGACGCCGTGGATGGAGTCGACGGGTTCATCTTTAAAAACGCGCCGGTGGCTTGAACGCTAGCACCGATGGTTTTCGTAATCGAACGATCGACCGCTTTAGTAAAGAAATCCGATTCTAAGATTTCTATGATCGCATCTTTATTAGGGCGTGCCCCTGTTGTGGAACGACGTTTGGATTTGTGCAGTCCTAACGCAACCTCCCTGCGTGTTTTAATGATGCGTGTAGCGCGCCACGTTGCACTGTTGCTGGAAAAAACGTCGCCGTTCTCAGGACCTGGGTTGTCGCTAGAAGAACTGGTACCGACAAACTCTTTCTTAGCGATGAGTTCGTATCTATCATACGCATTATCCAGCTCTGGGTAAAAGTGATCAAGCTCCTTAGACATGGAATGTTCTTTTACTACCTTGCCTGCGGCGTCCTTGAATCTGTCTACGAACGCATTGACCGACTTAGCCACGGTCTTTTCACTAAGCGATTTGATCTCTCTGTCCGTGGACTTGAGTTCCTCGCCCAGTGCGACGTTCATTGCTGCGTAAATACCCCATGTACGGTAAGCGTCATTTAGGTCAATCAGTGACTTGTGCTCATCCTCGATGAACTCACTTAGGCGCGTACCCTTGGAATAGTACTCCTCAATGTCAAACACCTTCTTGCCGGACTTAACGTCTTCCACAGCCGCTTTAACACGCCTAGCCGCGTCACGCGACTTGCCAGAAAAACCAGCAGTGATTGTCTTCCATATCCACTTTAAGACGGCCAGTTGAATATTCCAAATGGCCTTAATGGCTTTCCATATAAGTCCTGCTACGTTGGCTAGAAATGCCTGCATGCCTGGGACAAGGTTAATGGTACTTGGCTGTTCTGTAAACCCCATGATGGGGTAATCCGATAACAGCCCCGGTACGAGCGATTGCATGCCCGTGACGACGTCTCTGGATATGCCATTGGCTGATACGGAAGTCATCGACTCAAGTAATACCCGGGCTACGTTTAACCCGTCCATCTCAGGCAGGTCGATATCGCCCATCTCAAGATCTTCTACTTGGTCTAGATCAATGTCCGGTAATTGCATATTTCTCATCTCCCAAAGCTTTAATACGGTTACTCATGGCAGTCCAGTGCCCTAAGACGCTTAGTGCGACAGATGGGCTGGTTACTGTAATGCCGTGTACATACTCGGACATCGAATGCTCGCTTAAGTCGATGTCTAATTGATTGTGGTCCACGTACATGAACATGCAAATACGGGCGTTCTCTTTACACACTGCGCGCAGTTCTGTATTGATGGTGTTAAATACATGATGCGCCACCTTTGTGCGATCCGCCATAACAGGTGAGTTTATAACCGCTTGGTGGTATGACCCGTAAAACAGGTGCAACTGGCGCGGATCGGTTCCGGCGAGTTCAATGGCTGCGTTAAACTCACTTGTATCCGACTGTTCGAGCTTTGTGCACTGCTTGTCTAACTCAGGAATAACATCCGGGTGATCTGCGATTAAGTCAACCCCTTCATCGCAATGTAAATTACGCACCATCTTACTGATTAAACCCTCGTCTCCGTAAGAACATCGTACGTCCAAACCCTTTAACATAACGTGTCTGTGTACGAACGTCATTACGCGTGCTTTATTAAAGCGGATAGGACGGGCGTAAAGTAGGTCACAAATCTCTTCTGCTTGGTGTGACAATACGTCCGACCATTGACGTTTAAGCATGCTGTGGATAACCAGCGGCTTTCTGCCCGTAAGGCGATTTGCCACCAGCAATGCCATTAGGAAATCTCTACTGACTTGTTCTTGCTCTAAACCAAACGACATTTCGGAGTCGATGTACTCAAAAACAATTTCTTCTAATCTCTTGTGCATGGGTATCTCCTATACCAGTTGGTCTAATCGTTCTTTGGATTCAAAGAGTGAGTTTTGCATCAGTCGTTCGACGGATCGCTGAACGTCCTTGCTCTTAGTCCGTCCACGCAGTGCCGGGAAAATATTATCCATCATAACGCCTATCCAAAAGCGGTTATCGTTTGTCTTCTTTTCCAGCTCGTCCACGGCGTCCAAATCCGCTAATAGCATAGCGCGTCTGTCTTTATCCTTTTCGTTACGCAGTGAAAAGACAATGTCGTTCTTGATGTTTCCGTATCGTTCTTTGGTTGAATCACCGACCGACGTCCACCGTCCCCGAAGCACCAGCGCTATCAGAAGAAAGTACATGACGAAGGCTACGTCCACGAATAAAATCACTAGGGTTGTAAGTAGAATGCCTCGCTGTGCGATATAAAGGTTGATTACCCAGTGAATAGGCTTATATACGTTATCGTAATTAAAGCCACGGTTTACAAGCGTATCGATGGCCGTGGCTAGATCACGACCACGGCCATGCACCGACACGTATTTATCGGCCATGATTTCCAGACTGCGGCTATCAGTCACAGGGGCGCCAAACTCACTCTTATTTTCCAAGACACTGTCTGTAATGACCACCGCGATGATTTCTTCCTTGGTCTTACATGTCATCAACGCGTCTTTATCCGAGATTCTAAACCCAGGCTGTTTCTCCATTCCCATCATGATTTCGTACTTACGGTCTGTGGATTTCTCGTTTAGCAGTCCGGCCACCGCTTGCTGAATAACAAAGCTGGTGGTGAGTGTATACCCCATCAATGCAAACGCATGGAAGCCGTGCCCCAGTTCATGTAGCACAATCGCGGTTACTTGTGCAGCGGTCAGTGGAGATCCCTGTGACAGAAAATCACCTGGTAAGAAAATGCGATATTCTATTTCGCTATAGACACCAGAGACCCGTCCCTTTTCGAAATCGACCTTGCCTACGATGACTGGATTAGTCCCCAGTGCCTCTTCTGCCTCGCTGTTGGTACTGATGTTTCTACCCCAGTGATGTAAGAGTGGGTGGTTCCTATCCAAGAACGGGGGGTAGCTGTAAATCTCGTCTTCACTGGACACGCTAAAGCGGATTTTCATTCCAGTGTGTTTCTTGATTACGTCTTCGATCTTAGTATCTTTTAAGTGATCAAGTTCCACGCGTTTCTGTCTGCGCATTGCCCCAAAACAATCGTCTAATTCTTCTGCCAGCTTAGACCCACTTTGGTACTTCAGCCTCTCCATACCTGCGACTACGGTGTTCATTCCTACCCCTTTATCATACAGTTTATTTATCTATGAGCTCATAGAATTCAAGGTCACTAGATTCTTAATGTCGCGGGTATGGTGTGAGCATTAACAGAATGGAAGAAATCAATGAAGAAAGCATGCATGATTGCCAGTTACGCAAAGGCAAATGACGGGAGTAATGACGACGCTGTATTGGTTAACGAGCGCGTCATGGACGCCGACGGTGTAGAGCGTACAAACCTTCGCTTAATCGAAAACTTTGCCTTGGACTATTATGTAAGCAACGTCGCTATGCAGAAGACCCATAAACAGAAAAAAGAGTTCGAGGGTCTGGAACATCTGCGTAAGTTCTCTAGCACACAAGCCATGAAGCCTATGAAGGTCGGCAAGGCACTTGGACGCCATGGCAAGACATGGTTAGGAGAACTAAAGAAAAGTCCTTATATATACGGACTGGACTTAACACCCACCGTGGCTATCCGCGAAGCATATCGTACTAAGTTTCCCACATACAAGCCAGCGGCTAATGCGGCCTATCTCGATTTCGAGACAAACGTGTACAGTTCTGACGGCGAGATCATCTCTGGTGCAGTGACGTATAAAGACAAACACATACTTGCCCTGAATAAGAAATGGTTTGGGGATGATCCGGACGATGTCGAAAAACTGTACGCTCTTTACAAACGTGAGTTTAAAAAGGACATTAAAGAACGTGGCTGTAAGTTATATGTAAAGGTGTGCGATAACTCCATGGGCGTCATCCGCACGCTAATTGGTTCACTGCACAAACTGAAACCAGACCTCGTTGGCATTTGGGGGACTGGATTCGATGTGCCCAAAATGATGGAAGAGATGGATCGGTGTGGTGTAGATCCTGCGGTGGTGTTCTCCGACCCATCTGTGCCTAAGAAATACAAGTACTTCAAATGGATTGAAGATCCTCAGCGTAAAGAGACTGCGGGCGGTAAAGTGACCTCTAAGCATTTTGCTGACTTGTGGCACAAAATCTACACGATGGCTTCCTTTCAGTTTGTGGACATGATGAGTTTCTATAAGCACCATCGTGTGTCCGAGTCTAACGCACCTAACTTTAAGTTTGACACCATCTGTCAAATAGAAACAGGTCGGGGTAAGTTGAAGATCGGAGCAGACGATTCCCTGCCTGACATCGAATGGCATAAATCCATGCAGAAGGATTATAAGATCGAGTATGGCATTTACAACGTCTTCGATTGCTTTGGCATGGAGTTGATTAACGAGGCTACCGGCGATCTTTCTTACTCTCTGTTAACGACATCTGGGATCTCAGATATACAGAAGCTGTTCTCTGGACCAAGCATACTGGCAGACGAGCTACACTTTGCAAGACTTAAAGACGGGTTTGTGATCTGCACCACGGCTCCTAATATGACCGACGAGAAGCTGGATCGTCTTACACCGTCCATGAAGAAATGGATCGCCACGGTGTCCAGTAAGCTTATCAATCGAAAGGGTGCTGATATCTATCTTGATATCGAAGGAGTAGGAACGCGCATCTTTAAGAACTGTTACGACGTGGATATCAAAAGTGGGTATCCTACCGTGGGCGTTATATCTAATGCATCGGTGGCCACTAAGATGCGAGAGGTGTGCGGCATCCAAGGGATGGATCAAATGACGCAACGACAAGTCGGCATCGATATGACCGCCACTCGTAACAATGCCATATTACTTGGCACACAGCTTTACCAGTTACCCACCATGGGTGATTTACTGTCAGCGTATCGTGCACAACGATAACTGATTATATGAAGTGGTGCTTTGCGGCACCACACCTAAACCAACCAAACTTATGTAAGGTACTTCACATGTCCAAAAACAAAAAGTTCAATGCCCAAGGCGGATCAAACAACGCCGTCAAACAAACTGCACCTGCGGCGGTTGCCGATACACAGCCTGCCAAACCAGCAGCAGCGGCGCCCGCGCCCGTAGTTGAGGCTGCACCTGCAGTGGTTGCCACACCTGCCAAAGAAGTGTCACGCGATCCTATCGCTGCCTTTAAAGCCACGGTCGCTGACTTCTGCGAGAAGACTGCTCTGAACAAACCCATGAGCAAAGCCAACCTCATCACTGCCATGCAGCATTTGCATAACGTGATCAAGTCTGCGTTGATCCAGGAAGACGAAGGCAAGGCATTGGCATCTTACAAACACCTCATGGACAGCATGAACGATGACAAGACCGGTGCGTTGCGCATCGAAGGTTTGTTCCGTTTGGCCGACGATCCTGCTATGTGGCCTAAAGCAGTCGCACGTCGTGAGATGGAATACATCCTCAACATCGCACTCGATTGTTCTGTCCCTGAAACTCGCGGTAAGCGTGCCCGCACAATCGAATGGTCTGTGGTACCCGATATGTTGATGGCTCAACATCGCGACATCATCGCCGATCGCCTGCGCAAGTCCTTTGGCATCGAAGGCTAAAAATAAAAACAGCTTAGTAGACTACCTGCTCCTAGGAGCAGGTAGTCTATGCACTATTCCTCTTCGTTCATTAAATGGCGTAACACCGTAAAATGTGCTTTCTCCTATTTGTGTGAAGTTGAATGCATAAACGCCATGGCGCGTAAAGCGTGAGAAGGTCTCCACTTCTGCACAACTAGACCGTGTTTTGTTTTCATTGTGATATGGATAAGATCCACGTCTATTAATTCCGCTCTGATTACGTCTCCGGCATCTGTGTTTTTTATTGTAACGCGTAGATATCCATCGCCAAAAGAGTCATGCATTACAAGTATATTTAACGGGACTGTGTCTGTGGTTACGGTTACGGTGTGTGGGATATATCTATCTACGCCTGCCTCGTCTGTAAATCCAAAAACAGAAGATGCGTTGAGTAGTGCAAAGGCATTAAAGGCATCCTGTTGTTCTTTGTACCACTGCGCAAGCTTTAACGGTACCTCGTTCAAAGGTCGGTTATTACGGGGTATATTTTTACACGCCTGTCCGTGGTGCATGCATTCTAACTCTGTATACTCGGTAGGGTTATCGATTAGCCACTCTACCAAGTTATCGACGTGCGATGGCATAACAGCGGCATTAGATCTCCGGATGACACATTCTCTAGCGCCAAGTGACCTAGTAGTGTAAATTCTAATCGGTATCACGGTGTCGTCTGTTGATACACACGCCCGGGCGCGTAACGATGCTGCGTACAGCTCTGCCGGTGCAAAAGCCACCGAGTTTTTAGCACCCTGTGAATCCATTTTATTGCATGCGAAGTGGTATGACGGTTTAACGCCCGGTTCTGAAAAGATGTGTAATGCCTCTCCCAGCGGTTTATCTACGTATGACATAATTTATTCTCTTCTAGTCTAAAGACAACAACACGTTGTCCATCATAATAGTGATATAGTTTTGAATATCTATCGAGTCCTAATAAAGAAAAAAGAAAACCTCCCCCGAAGGGGAGGCGGGATCTACTTCTCGTAGATCCCTACCCATCCCGACTCCTCGTCGGTTTCGGCGATGTATTCGTATTTAGAGCCTGAAAACTCGACTGTCATGCCATGGCTTGACAGTGTGAACCGCTCGCAGACACCAGTGGGAAGTGGAAGATTACCACTGGTGTCTTCCTCGCCGTCGCACATCATGACAAAGAGATCGGTACCACTGAAAATCACATGTGTGACATTTTCGAACTCTTTTACTAATTTCATTTTAAATCCTTTGATCTCTAATAAGAGATCTAATAGTTTAGAACAACGTACCTAAGTATTATTACCTAAGTATCACTAAAGTAATATAGACCGATAATTACGACGAACACAGAAATAGAGCATATAGACTATCCCACTACGGGATAGTCTATATAGTTAATCCACCACTTCTATGCTCTTAGGTCCAAGATACTTACGAGGATACTGCGTGTCGTTAAAGGGACGGTAATAAAGATCTTTGCTTTTGTTTGTATTCATTACCTTAACTACTCTGTCATGCACCATCTTAGTGGGTGTGGTTATAACGCACTCCTTTGTAACATGGGCGTCGTGCACCAACCTTCTAGCAGTTAACTCCTCATGCGTAACCACAACCGTCTTTCCTGTTATGACTGGCCTGTATACGTGAAACTGCAAATACGGGTAATCATGCTCTTCGAAGTACTTTGACACATTAGGGTAGATCGCCAGAAAGCAGAGTTCTACGGTTGGTCCGAGTGAGATCCGTGGCATGGAAGGTTCTAAGTAGATACTGCTTGCTTCTTCATCACCTTCGTACACCTCGACGACATCCTCTCCAGCTGGGTCTTGTGGCTCCCATATGCCCTCTAGTGTACCATTGAAGCTTAAATGCATGTAGTCAGAAATGATCACTGGATCGCCTCTTTGTACTTATATCGAGCAGACTCCATGGCTCTGCCGTGAAACAGAGACAGTGAGATTTGCAGGAAGTTATTACCTACAGAAAACGCCTGTGGCCCTGGACCGATCTTAGAATCCACCACGGAATCGCCCATGCATGTGGGACAGTAGTTGCCGTCAGCTGCGCGACAGCGTGCGGGTGCGCGTAACATAACGTGGTTGCCTACAAGTTTAGAAGTATCTCCAATCTTCTTTGTTTTGCCTTTAACGACCACGTACCTGCCCGTTAGTTTAGACTTATTAAAGGACGTCACTACCGTGGGCAATCCGATAACTGATCCACAATCTTCTTCTATCAATGACGTGTTCTGGTACATCCTACCACCGAACTTAGCATCAGTACCACCCAGTGCAGTCGCTGCACCACGGTTATACGAACCCATGCGCAGGGAGTTTACCGCCATAGGTAGATCTTTGATCTCCACCCCTTCTTCAAGCGACGGCACGGCCAAATCATATTTACCCGGGTTTTCCAAAGTCGGTTCACCACCAAAGATCCCGAACATGCGTTTACGGGTAACGTTAAACATTTTCTTAGTTTGAAAGCCTTCCGAATCATCACCTTTAAGCCACTCCCTGTCCAACTTAATGAGTTCCGCCTCGATCTTAGACTGGATCACCGGATTGTCTAACTCGTCCTTATACTTCTCGAGTAGCTTAGCACGCAGCACCCGTGACTCGGGGTTGGATGTCGCAGACTTAGGCGAAGCCGACGGCACAGCCACCACGGTGAATATGTACAACATTCCCACGCCTACCGAATGTTTAAGTCGTTCCGGCACATCGATAGTTCCGTCCTTTAGCGCTGCTGCGATAGCAGAGTCCAGTGACCGAGAGTCAAACGCTTTATTCCAGTACGGGAACTTATCACCGAAGGCAAATTCAAACAACAGTAGATTGGTGACTAACGTACTGTAATATGACTTTGTGTCCTCCTTGACCATCAATATGTCATCTGCCTTTACATTGACCGGTTCTGTGACTGTGTATACAGGTTCGTTTGCAGTCAGTCCCGTGACTGCCGTAAACTCCATAGACGGCGTCAAAGACATTACCGTGCCGGATTGATCGGTGTACATATACCCGGGCTTGAACTCGTCGTAGCGGGCACGCAAGTATATGTCTGAGAAGTAGAATGCATCGTCGCTGCCGTGACTGCCCGTAGAGGCCTTTACGCGATCTTCTATGCTCAGTGATAGGAAATCCTTTAAGTCCTCGTTATCGGTGGGATGCGGCACTGTAAACGCACGCAGCAGCCATGTCCGGTTATAGACGAGTTTGGACTTGTACGCTGCGACAAACATCTCGTATTTATTCACTTAATATTTCCTCCGTATACGGCGTTAGGATGGCACGTAGATTGGATTGCACTGTTACGTATTTTACCACGCCTAGATAATCCATTAGTAAATCAGAGCTATCCACAATCAAGTCTTTCGGCTTAAGTGTTGAACCTAAGATAAGTCCTGCCAACTCAGTAGTCAACTCTTCAGGAGATAGTGTGTTTACGTAGGACTTATTCAGTCCTAGCAAGGCGTACTCTAAAGTGTACGGAAACGTTTTAAGGTTCTTGATGGACTCGAAACCATGACCGCGGGTGACGGTGGACATGTACTTACGATATCGGTTTACCGCAACGTCATGCATCTCGTCTACTTCCGCCTCTTCATCTGTGGATTCTTTTATGCGTTCCACCAATGCAGGCTCGATCTCCTCAAACGCATCAATCAGATCAGAAGTAGTCAGATCAGATACAGCAATGAGATAGTTCATCAGTGTGAACACGACATCGTGATCATCTATCTCTACCTCTAACCCCATTGTAACCTCTGGGTTTCCTAAGTCGTGTAACGCCGTGACTATGGACAGCGCCTTTGCTAACGACACGGCATCGGTCAGATACACACCAAACTGTTTGGCGACCAGGTGGATGTGCTTTGCATACGCGTCTCTAATGTCGTGCGACAATGCAGACGTAGGAAGATCCGATGAAGACATAGTGTCTTCCAGTTCGGTCAGATGTCCTGTGTAATCTAGGAACCCGAATAGGGCTTCGATCTTAACAATGGTTTCTACAACTGGGACGGGTAATACCCATGTAGAATACGACAATACCTCTGGTAGTTCGTTCATGATAATCTCTATTTGTGAATATACATAGCATCAAAGCATTATTTATTATTATTTAAGGAATACTACACATACACAACAGTAGGATACGTCATGAAAAAGTTAAAAAATAAACGCACTTGTAAACGTAAGAAAAAGATCATTAAACCTAAGGAGCAACACAAAAGAATGCTTTGGCGTGACCTGAACCAACTGATCCGTACCATCGAAAACTTGATCACAGAAACCGCCAATGGTTTCCGCATGTACACCACGATGCCATTGTCCGGTGAGTTGACCGATGCTGAGAAGTCGCTGGTGCACAGCGGTGCGCTGGCGTTGTCTGACGGACGCCAACGTCTGACCGCCATTGCGGAATTAGAGTTGCCTGCCAAACGCGGTCCTGTACGGGATCATGAAGTGAGCACGTTCTTAAACTTGCACACCGTTATTTCCGACGTGCACGAAATGGTCATGCACGATGCAGTAGGTGCCTTGGGTGAACTGGCAGTAGTGATTGACCGTGTAGAAAGCAAGGCAGGTGATGCTGAAACACCGGTTGTCGATGACGACGTGGAATTATTATCGGACGAGGAGATTGTAAATGAGTAGCGAATCAAGTGTGCCGTCAGACGAAACAGTTGCGGCTGTTAAGGTCGAGGTGGACACCGCCCCGACCATTGAAACAAAACCAAAGACGACCAAGATCCGTGATACATACTCAGCGTTTCCTGCCGATGCAGTGGCAAAGGTTCGTTATCGTGTAAAAGACGTGCCCATGTCTCGTGCATCTCGCGAAGAGTACGAAGAACAACTCATGGAGTATGCGAAGTCTTCATGGAATGAAGCCACTCAAGATACCTTTGAATCTGAGTTAGAAGCGTACAGTCAAGGCCTGTTACGTCCCATGCGCGGTCATTGGGGTCACGACGAATACAACTCTGTGTTTGATCGCGAAGATGCAGAATGGCAGCAGCGTTTGGATTGCAGTAAAGGTGCCGTGGGCATCAAGCGTCTAAACGTATCGACTAAAGGTAAGGCGCATCTTAAAGGCGCTGCGGCAGTGACTGCGTTGCAGACCAGTCTTGGCATGGGTGGTCCGGGCGAGGTACAGTGCGTACACTCAGGCATTACCATCACCTTTGGTAACTTTAAGCTGACTGAGATGCTGACTATCAGTAACATCTTGATCTCGCGTCGTATGGACATCGGTTACGACACTGCTGGGTATCTGATCTCGGGTGGTGACGTGAAGCTCACTATGGACCTGCTTGACTTCTGCTTAAGTCACGCTATGTCTACTAACATCAAAGGCTGGATGCAGGGAGATCTGCAGACACTTAAGTCTTTGTTACTGGCTACTGACATTCACTCTATCTTTACTGCGTGTTTGGAATCCATCTACCCAGGCGGCTATCCGAGTATCCAACGCTGTAAGAATGAAGGCACTACTTGTACGTACAGCACTGAAGAACAACTTAAAGCCAGTTTGGATGGTCGTGAGTTTGACGTCTCTGGCCTTATCTACTTCCGGCGCATGCATTTCATTGACGGTAACTCCCTTACACTGGATAACCGTAACTTCATGATGGAAGTCCATACCGGTGAAGAGATTCTGGCGTATCAAGAATCTGTGAATCGTTCAGAGCGTAAAGTGATTGTCAGCGGTGGTGATGTGGATTACTCACTGTACCTTAAGATCCCTCACGTGGATGTCTACGAGTCTCGTGGCAATCATTGGGTAAACGGTGTGGTGAACATGGTCAATGTTTCACTTAACATGGGTGAAGACCTGGACGGTGAAGAACGCGAGACCAAGCGTAACGAGTACATGGTGCAATACCAGAAAGCGCTTACGTTGTCACGACATGCTTGTTGGATTGAATCAGTGCAGTTTAAACTGTCTCCTGATGACGACGAAGTGATTACAGTAAGTGACGTGGACACCATTGGCGAGTACCTTGAACAGTTCAGTGCTGATGAAGAGATGGAGTCTCAGATCACTGGGCTTATCAACAACTATCGCGAGGACGTGCAGTTTAGCTTTACGGGCTTTACCAACTACGAATGTCCTAAGTGCGGCGAGTCACAGGCTGAAGGAATCGACAAGGCGCGTGGCATCATTCCCGTGAACGTGGTTGACTATTTTTTAGACTTAATGGTATGGAGGCGGGAACAACATATGTCGAGAAAGACGTCCCAGGGAGTAAGAGCAAAACGCTAGAGAAGCGCACCATACCTCAGCTTAGCCCCAGTTATCGTCCGACTAAGGAACAGTCGGAAGCGATCGTGGATAACATCTTATCTCAACCTGTGTATATGGACGGCATAGGAGCGCGTGTAAGCGCTTCTAACACGTTAGATATACTCATGGGTGTCCATGAAGGGTTCTCCCCTAAGAACCCAATACCAGGCGTGACACACCATGCCTTCTCACAGATACCGAAACACTCGGTAGCCAAGCAGATCGCCAAGCAGATCATCGGAGCTAATATGCCAACGTATCTTAATATGTCCATGAGGGATATAATGGAGATGCATCCGGCTGATTACTTCGTACTGCATGACTTGTGCTATGAGAAGTACGTGAATGAGTTACGTCAGTTGGTCACCGATCCAGATGACTTAGAAGATGCATAGATGCCATCACCGACGTTAGTCGGTGATGGCTTATGCTGTTATTTGGGCATGGGTTCGTTGTCTAATATGTTTATAAACAAGTCTTTGCGGAACACAGCTTCGTTTGCGGTCGCTGCTTGATACTTCGACAGGCGCTTTACGACATTGCCTATTGCAGTACCACCCACGGTTCCTAGCGATATCACATTTTTAATAACGTCCGTGATAACCTCAGCACCCGGCTTGCCGTCTAACTTCTTTACGTAACCGTTAAACTCGCGGATGGCATCCGCGAGTGCTTCAGCTTGTGCCTCGCTGGCCTGATTTAAGTCTCTGACGTACACCCTCGTCTCGTAATGCGAGTCCACCATATTTTTATTTGACAGCTCGGTGCCATTAAACATTACATATTTAAGCGCAGGTCTTGTCTTAGCTGGCACAAGGGATGATGTCACGGACAGCTGTCCATCTACAGGCGTTGCGCTAACCGTTACCAGATACGCATCGCCCCCGCCCATGTTTCCGGTCATGCGTTCGCCAACCACAAGGCTGGTGCGGTATGTCTTTTCATGACCATGCAATAATACGCGCAGTGTGTTGGCTGCATGTTTTACGTAGCCATCGGTTACATTCGATATGGCACTGTTTATACTATCGCGTGTCTTATCGGTAAACTCGCCGTCTTGTGGATATGCCCGATACAACGAGGCTACGCCTAACGTCAAATACTTCAGCCCGGCATCGCCCATTGCAATGATTGCTTCAGTAGACTTAGCTAAGTATGACCGCATGGTTTCATAATCGACGCGATTTTCCGTTATAATGGCGTCTCGCTCTATGCTGGCAATATCAGACTGTTTAAATACTCTCATCGTGTCAGGTATTTCAATAGTGAACGATAGCCCGTCGAGTTTCCTAGCTCGTTGCAGCAGTTCTTCCTTCCTTTTTAGTTCTGCGGCCAGTGCTTCCTTGCGATGACGCTTCAGTGCTATTTTGGCCTCTTCTTCTTCCCTGGCCATACGTTCATCATTGATCCTTTTTGATTCAGCCTCCTGTTTATCGCGCGCTGCACGCGCCCCGTCCTTACGACGTCTGGCCTCCTCGGCAGCTTCAGCCTTACGACGTTCAACTTTGGCGGCGTCTTGTCTTGCCGCTTCTTCCGCCGCTTTTTCTATATCCACTCCCTTCTCGTCTAGCTCTGCTACGGCGAGCGCGGTCTCTACGTTAGCCTTGTCTTCCTTAGCCATTTCCTTGCCTATGACTCCTCCCACAGGAGTGGGCTTCTCTTCATACACACTACCAGGAGTATCCGGATTAGTGCTGCCCTTACCTCCGGTAAGCCACTCCCAGAGTCTTTTAAGGCCGTTTACTACCGCCATCACTGCACGGACTATCAGACGCCATACAGCCTTAAAAGCTCTACCTATAAACTGCATGCCAGCTACGGTGTCTGCGCCTATGGAGTCGCCAGACACCCACTCCACACGGTCTTTGTCTAGGCAAAGCATACCAGCTATACTATCAGACTCCTCATAGATCTTAATAACCCGACCACTAAGCACCCCATCCAACACCAACTCAGCATACTCCAACTCACTCACCATACTACTATCCATCTCACTATCCTTTAGGTAATATACGACATAAGATCAGCTCCTTAAGGAGCTGATCTGTATGTGGTTAAATCATTGCATCTGCAATGCCGTAGTTAATGATGTCAGAACCTAAGATCCTTGGTTCTTGATTTAAAACGTCACGTAAGGCGTCTTTCTTGTTTAATGTAAACTTAGCCAGACGTTCGTACCATAACTTACCGGCTTGTATATGTTTTAACAAGTCAGATTGCCGACTGGTCAATTGATCGATCTTGTACGGAGACAACAGAAACTCCGTATTAGTAAGCGTCAAACGATCACCGTTATTACAACCAGCAAATGCCATTACAGACCCACCAGCTAATTCACCAGCTGCTATGCCCACGATCTTTAAGTTCACAGACTCAAAGATAGATGCCAGCAACATGCCGTCTTTCATATGCGTGTTGTGTGGCGAGTTAAACCAAATGGTCACTTCCGTATCACCGGACGACCTTACAGACTCCAGCCATTGTAATGTGTCAGCACAGACATCCGGTGTGATCTCCCCGTCGATATACCAGTTATGCTCGCTACTGGGTATAATTAGGTCGGAGGCAGTGCGTTCTTTATCTAGCATTGTGACTTCGTTAAAACGTGGCTCGTGTATGCCAATGTAACGCGTGAAGATGCCTTCATTAAGGAGCTCCTTAGCGCCCGTAGCAATGGAGTTCACTGCGAACTTGCGTAAGGTCTCTGCTGGGTAGTTAAAGCCCATAGCGGCCGCTGACAGAGCTCTGGAGGTGACATCGTCATCTAGAGAAGCATACGCAGCAAAATTACTAAACTCCACGTCTTTAAACGTACGATGGGAAGTCTCGAATGACAGGATCGCGTCTTTACCTATAAAGCGATTTTCAGATGGCACTAATGAATACGCGCACAAGTCGTGCAGACTGATATCTCCGTAGAAGTATACGTAGAAATCGATGCTGGGACTGAACAGTTTAATCGCATCCCGAATACGCAACGCCACGTATGCGTTTAACTCTGCCCCCGGAATAAGCCGGATCATTTTCTTCAGCCCTGTGACTTCGTTAAACTGGTTGTGTTCTGCACATGCCTGTATCACGTCCAGGGCTTTGGTGACCACTACTGATTGCATCTTTATATCCTCATGAAAAAAAAAGAGTGTCTAGATAGACACCCTGAAAAGGTTAAACGTATATGCCGGTGTCGTATCCACGAATGGACTTACACTTACCCGGAAATATCTGACGCTTGCGTTTGTCGTAGTCGCTATGGCTCTTAATGTCCCGACAGTTTAGATACAGATACTTAGGGTTTTGACCCGGGTAGTTCACCATGGGTCTTGGACGACCGAGCATCTGTAAGTTTTTCTGTACAGACATAATCGCCACTGTGGCCACGACTGTGCTTATGTTGGGAATGTCCTTTCCTGTGCCGCACGAACCTACCGTGGAAACAATAACGTCGTTATCAAATAACACCGACTCTTCGTTAGAGGCGGTATAAGACGAAACGTTAAGATCTGGGTAGTCCAGTGTAATGCGATCCGCTAAACGCTCGCAGAATGAAACTTGCGCTGCGTACACGAGTAATACTTGTTTCTCCTTGTAGTTCTTTACATACGTCAAATCGATCAGATGTTTGATCAATTGGTAGTAGTTCTCAAAACGTTTTGGGTCTTTTCCAATCCACTGTTCATAGACAATGTGACTGTACCCGCGAAACCCTTTGAACTTGGCTTTCTTTGGCTCGTGTAATCGGTAATATACCGGATACACATCGACGTGATTGTTACTCTTACCGCCTGTGTATCTGTCTGCTAATGGAAAGATCTTATCGTACTGATTCTGGATAAATCCGTCATCCGTGGTCAAAGTAGCGGACAGATAGATCACTCGAGATACATGCGTGTGGATGGCGTGTAACGTGACTGCGTGTACGGCTTCGTGTGCTTCGTCTGTAGCGACGATCCCCACACCAAGTACCTGATACAGCTCTCTTGGCCCCACGCCCTCTACCGTGTACCCAGTGGCCATATTAGCCTTAATGAAGTCACGGATGGTCGTCTGTGATATAAAGATATGCGTGTACGTGTTTTCACCTGCCTTGGATAACTTTATAAGCTTAGCCAGAGCAGCCGATCCCCGCACCACGCAAATATCGTCTTTCTTTATATCTAAGAAGTCTTCGATAGATCGAAGCCATGTGATGATGTGCTGTGCACCCATCGTGAACGCAGCACGTCTGCCCAACTGCTTTACTGTAAGTAACGTGGATATGGTCTTACCGCCGCCGGTACGTAGCGGCAATACTCTAAGGGATTTACCTGGATCCGTCATAAACTTAATGATCGGAACTTGTTCTTCCCTTGGAGCCACGCCTTCCTTCAGCTTTGTATCCACCGCCACACCGTCGGATGGACGATGTATCTGTACGCTGTAAGACTCTTCGCAGAACCCGTGCAACGCCAGCTTAGCCATCAGCATCTCATGATCTTGAATGGGGAACGCAAACGTTTTACCGTCTGGATACCCCACTGCAAACACAGCCTTAAGCGTGGTTATCTTTCTACGATGTACCTGAGACCATACCTCATCGTACAGCTTTAATCCATCGTAGTATGCCATGACGGCACGTCTAGCCTTCTCTCCCTCAACAGCTACTGTAAAACAGTGACTGTATATGTTAAACACAAAAGCTTTCATCTCACTCTCCGTACATGGTACAAAAAATACCATCATTGATAGAAAGATATAGCCTAGTTAAAGGTTACAAGACGTCTGGTTCGAATGGTAAAATACGACAGTTCTGATGTACGTGAATCTGTTCCTCGTAGATGTCGAGCACACCAAATGCAATGGACACTAACGTCTGCTCTGTGAAGACCGTGCCACGAGGGTATGTAATTTTAGCCATAAGGCGAGGAATCTCGTCACTGTTTATATACGTGAACTCTAAGCATGTGTCTTCGTACTTAGTAGTTACACACATTGCCATGTATCTGCCCGTTCCGTCTTCTAGAATAGCGTAGTTGTCGTGCACAGGTCCAATTGTTAGTTGTTCCGGCACGATGGTCATGTTATACAACGCACGATAAAGCCGTTTTTCTTCCCCGTTTACGGTTTTATGCAGAGCGGTGTGACTCGCATGGCTAAAGCATGGATTAGGTTTTTTACACGGACCGGTATTACGGATAACGCGAAATGGTCCACAAGTATATTCATGTGGGGTTGCTGGTGTCTCGAATGTAAAGCGTCGATTACCATCGTCATTAGGCCCGCTTACGCTACCCAATGGATAATTGTAATCCGTTGGAGTGCCCGCCTGTAACAAGCGATCCATGGTTTTACGTAATGCATTTGCAGTAATGCCATGCGCAAGAGGATGTGTGTTATGATACACCTGGCAGTAAACGTTTTCAATACGACCTGATGCAATCACCACATCCATACTGCCGTCATACGGATGGTGCGAGTAATCGTTATGCGATATTTCTGCTTTGTTCATTGTAGCTCCTAGAGTGCAAATGACCACGCCAGACTGGCGTGGTCTATTAGGTTATCCCGAGATACGATCCATTGGATGGTTCTGTCTGTTGGTATTCAGTACCGCAGACGGTTCCAGTAAAGGACCACGTTGTCGTTCGTATGCCAATGCTGCTGACACAGTACGACGTTGGATGATCTGACGGGCATCGAGTGGGATAAAGGTTCTGCCTCCCACTGGCAGTCGTACGTCTTGCAGACCGTTTACAGTCATTGACGCGCGGATGAAGATCTCCACTGTGGTGAAGTTCGCTTTAGGCATGCGCTTATCGAACAAGTCTTTAAGTGCAGCCATTGCTTCTGTTGCGGTGTGGTGGTTAGTGATTACATCTCCCGTAGTGGACTTCTCGCTCTGAGAGGCAAACAGGAAATGCCGTGCACGGTTTACGTAATCGATTACAGACTCGTTACGCTTAGGTGTTACAAAGATAGACTTGCCCTTAAAGTCATCCAGGAAGACGTCCATGTACTCATCCACTTCTTTCCACCCGTTATCCTGCACCACCTCTAGCACGTCCAGTGATAGGGACGATCCATCACCACCTAATGAGGTGTCAATAACCGCCCAATCTCCGAAGCGATTACCGTCTTCGTCTGCACCTGCAATCATTAACTGACTGATGTTACTCAGTCTAGAAGCCAGTTGATTGCGTGCGGGGACATTGGAGTTTACTACCCTGTTTCTACCATGGAACTCGTCTGTCTTAATACGTATGACAAAACGTTGAATACCGGCGCCCTTAACCATTACCTCAGACTTGTTCTTAGGATTCAGCTTCAGAATATCATTCACCGAATCAATCAAATCCAGGAACAACGATTCCTGTGAAGCCACCACGTGCTTTGTTGACAAGATCAGTTGTGACATTAACGACAGCGCGTACACCGTAAGGAAATGACCTAAGTTGGTGTTCTCTGGCATAATCAGAGACGTCTCGCCTAGACATGTAGCACAGACTGTGGTGGGATCGTGGTTCTCACAGTGAGCAAACGTGCGGATCTTCAGACGTTTACCGATCAGGTGAGTGTCCGTCTTTCTTATAACGCGCAACTCACCGTCGTAGAAATGGTACTTGCCCGAGAACTGGTGTAACTCGTGATCCCCCATGAGCCAGTCTGCGTAATGCGTTGTACCACAATCATGCCCTTCCACGCGATCAATGATCTCGCAATGCAGTTGCATGCGTCTGTTAAGGTACTCGGTCTGCTGCAACGGCTCTGTATTCATATACAAAGCAAATGCAGCTTGACGCGTCTCCATGGCAGACGCAGCTAGGGTTTTAATCCCACCGCCATAACTTTCATAGATGGGTTCGTCGTAGATACGGCCACTGGTGGAGTATACCCGACCGCGCATACTGACGAGTTGTACAATCTGGCTCAGATTCACCAGTCCTGCTCTCGCCAACATCCCAATTGCGTTATGTCGTAATGCAGGATCGTCTCCACGCATCACGTCAATGATGCGATCGTATCCATCCGACATTTCCATGCCTTCTTCCATAACAAGCCGTTTGGCTTCTTTGATTTCAGGATGGTGCATCATTGTGACGAGGTCTCCTAAGTCCCCTGTCAGTAGATAGTCGCCAAGGTCGGTGACGTAAAAGTTATACACGCCGTTATGCGTCTTGTATAGCTCTTTCGCCATGTCCCAAACAAGTTCATACTTGTCCACGTGTGCATGTGCAACGTGATCACGCCAGACGTCCCAGAAGATGACTTCCATCAAATCCAGTTCCATCCCCTGGCGCATCTTACCATTACCCACATGGTGAGTGGGTCTGACAATCGCACCCGGATACAGTGCGTGTAATCTCCAGTACATATGACTGTACATGGTACGACGCTTAGTGGTATGCAGTACCTCGCCGTTATGGAACGTTACGTCCCAATACAGTTCGGGAAGCTTACTCAGTTGAGCGGTTGTCATCTTTAGCAAGTCGTCTGCGTTTACCGCGTACGGTTTTGTCGATAGTGCCATGCCCATATTACGATTGCTCCTCAATGTCCACGATTTGCAGGCCAATGCCCGACATGATGTGTCTTACAAACTCTACAGGTCTCCCTAGTCCGTGTTGTTTATCCCTATCGATGACGTCCTCCACCGCTCCGGGATGCTCCGCAGTGTAGACGTTAGAGCACACTTCACGATGCGTTTCAGGATCGGTTGACATCCTTAAGATCTCAGCCATGGCGGCACCACCCATAACACAGCAACCTTGACGGGTTTCGGTTTCCCCAAACACCCGGGCCGGCTTTTGGTTTCCCGGCACCTGGTACTTAGTTGACTTACCAGGTGCAGCTGCTAAGCCGTAGTGTTGACGAGTCACACCACTCACCGCCATTGGTTTATGCGAGATCTTATCCAGTACCCAGATCTCCACTTCACCTATCAAAGCAGGTTCAATGGGATGTCTAAGATTTCCATTCTGGTCTACGTACTTGACCCTGGATTTATTAGGTGGACGGAACTCCATGCAACGAAACCACATGTCCTCGCTGAAAGAATCAGCTGCGCTGTCGTAAATGTGATAAAGGCCTGATAGTTGTATGCCGTCTAGGATCTGGTTGCGCTCATCTGGGGTATCGATGATAAACTCCAAAGCCTCTGGGGTCAATGCTTTCACAAACCCCAAATAGTGATCCCATGCTTCCTGCCGACTACCTGACTGAAGCATTTTAACAATGTCACCTTCTACGTCTCGGGTAAACGCATTCACGAACTGGCTGTACAACTGACTTGGATTCAATCGACCGACCACACCACGATAGTAGCCCACGATGTCTGCCACGTTACCAAACTCGTCCACGGGCATCTCACTGGCAGGTTTACGATTACACACCACTCCCTTACCACCGCCTTTGTTGGTGACCTTGCCACCGTTCTCTACCGCATACCGATACTTTAAGTGAATCTCTACTCGGTACTCACTTAACGGTTTAGCACGATATGTTTTATTCACAGAGTTGCGGCGTGCGTTGCCGCCAGCACCTCCCCGCAGTACTGTGTTGGGACGATCACCTAAAGCATACGTGACTAATGTCTGTAGTTCTGGTGTGATGTTAAACGGCTGTTGCATCCTCCGTGTGTTTGCCCGTTCACGGTTATAGAAGTCTGCTATTCGTGCGTGATAAGCAGACAGTGAGTTGCTGTACTTCCGCATTTGCGTTTCCATACCAGCAGGTATGTTGGAAACGTGGTTGCCTTCGCCACTCGTAGTTTCCACAGTGACGTCAAACACCGTCGCGTCTATGGCATGTGGGCTGGCAAACGTACAAACGTCGTGCACTAAGTCAGGGATCATTAACTCGTTGACCGTCATGTTCAACCCGTTAAACGTTTCATTAAATGGACGCATGGCAAACACAAGGCCATCTTCCCGAATCTTCTGACCGATCTCAGGAAACGGTTGGTAATTATCCGCATCTCCGTAAAGGTTTACAGGGAAGTACTTATCTCCCGGCTCCGCCACATGTGCTTCGGTAGCCCATGGACTGCACTTTGCAAGAAACTCATCGGACACGTCATAACCATCTTCAATGGTCGGTGGCGATGAAAGGTAAATCATGTTAGCGTTAAGGGTATTTGTGTAAATACCCTCATCGGTAATAGTCGGTGGCTTGGATAAGATATCCCCCATGCGTAACCGTGCACCTTTGCGACACGCTGCCTTCCCCAATGATGTGAGTTGGTATTCATAACTGAACACCTCGTGCATTCTCTCCAGTTGATTCTGGTATTGAATAAGGTGGATTACTCCATACTCGCCTGTCTCGTCTGCTTGGTATATGAGGGTGGCTAAGGGATTGCTTTTGATGGCACCCGCGCCTTCACCGCCTGTGTATTTCGTAATCACCTCTACGACGACGCAATTACACGGTGAGATAATCGCGGTGGTGAACGTGGCTAACTGGTCCTCAAAGCCTGTTAGCGATCTGGGGATTTCTGGCTTTACAGGCACGACTGCCTGTGCATCCATTGCGAAAGACATCTGGGATCTACCAGATGAATCAAAGTTACCGAACGGGGTTCTTGTGGCTGGCACGCCTTGGAACTCTGGTCGTATGTTTACATCCGTCATACATTTTCCTTTTCTTCTACTGGGTAATAGTCATATATGCCTGAAGGTTTTTTCAAACATGAAAGTGAGTAGACTATACGGTGATTGGGGAGATGCGTTTTACTATACAGCTGAGTATCGGCAATTGATGGAAGATCACATGACGCTATTAATCGCAGACGCTATTGCTGGTGTAGAACGCCCCACCGCTGTGGATGTGGATAAATACAGAGGCGATTTAAACGGGCTTCTGTTGATGTTTAACGTACCTGCACATTTAGCTTGGGTTACCATGAGGGTAAACGGACTTAGCACGCCACAAGATCTATTACGTGAAGAGCGCGTTATATACACGGTTGATCCTTCTTATGTGGACGGTATTGTTAAACGGTATTTATCCATAAAAAGACAAATGTAACATACCCCACTCCAATTGGAGTGGGGACTATGCTGTTACTTCATCTGGTAACGACGTGCGGGTTGTGGTGGTTGAACGGCCTGTTGTAACGGACGCCCGTAAGCGTCAACAGGGGCTTGCATTGGCATGCTTTGTTGAATGCCTGGAACGCCTTGCATTTGCATTTGCGGTGCAGGTGCGTACATTGGCTGAGGAGGCGGCTGCATTACCGGTTGCTGTGGTGCGTACATTGGACGCGGCGGAATGGGCTGCTGCATTTGTTGTGCAGGTGGCTGGAACATCTTGGTCTTCTTCGGTGTTGGGGTTGCCCGTGGAGCGGGTGACCGACTGACCGGTTTAGACGCAGGAGTATCCCGTTTACCCACGCGTGTAACAGAGGCTGTGCTATCGTCTTCCGACTCATCTACACCACCCATGCCAACATTACCTTCCAATTGCACATACAGCTCGGTGTTATACCACTTCTTAACCTTATTAAGATCGGCCAGCCATGCACCTTTGAACTTAATAGAGGGCGAACAATGCTTGCGCATAACACGATACACTGCCGAGATCTGAGTCATCTGTTCGTGATATGCATTTAAGAACGCCATCATGTACGGCGCGTATTGCGATGAAGAACAGAATACCACTCGTTCGTCACCCAGTACACGTTTGTACACAGATGTAATGGCCTCTCGTGCCACGTTAGACATCTTATCTCCAAAGAGATCAGACTCTACCGCAGTATGCGAGATACGACACACCCGTGGATATTCGGTGCCGTCTACTGTTTCGTTACGACGTAAAGCCGCTTGAAGCAATGGACGTGGTCGTGCTGTGCCGGTTAACTTGTTCCGGAACGTTTTCCACACCTTAAGTGTGTTGTTGGTTACGTCTGGAATATCGTTAATCAGCGAGATCACTGCCTGAGATAAGTTAGCGTGTTTATCCTTATCTCCTGCTACTTGCAGGATCGTGTCGGTCAGGTGTTGTGCGTCTACATACAAGTTGACCATTGATAGACGGATTACCGCGTTTAGGATCTCGGGTTGCCCGCGTGTGTAGCACTCGCTGGCAGGATGGAAATACGCGCGCACTGTATTATCCTCCTCAGCCATGTACTCCTCTGTCGGTAAGGACAGTGGGAGTGTAACGCGTTTATCATCCCGCGCCACCTTCACCTTCACTCGCTGTGATTCACCAGTGACGTCGATGTATACGTCGCCCTTCTTATCCACAGTCATGCCAAGGTCTGCTAACACGGCCTTGTAAAACTTCAACAAATTACTCATTTACAATCTCCTAAAAGGTTGGGTACGCGCTGTCTACCGCAGCTGGGGTTTTGATGGTGTTTGCCATTAAGGCTGTGATGTCGTTAGACACGGTTTCTAATGCAAGTCCGGTGGCACCTACCACGGGCGTCACTGCGGTGTACATTGGTGTAGAATACGGGATGGGGTTTCCGCCGTTGATGGAAATCCCCAAGCTACAACTGCCCATAAGGTTAATCGTACCAGAGACGACAAAGTCACTTACGCCGTACGCCACAATCTGCGGTGCAATGAGCGTGCGTAGGTTTTCTTCTAGCACGACCTTACGCTGACTCTCATCGGTAAGTGCCATCGTAAGCTGGAAGTTAGTGGTTACCACGTTAAACACACCTGCGCGTGCATTAGGATCACCTAAGCGAGCATGATTATCCACCACAAACCCAAAGATACCGACATTGAGTGACTTCATGAGCGCAGGTAACGCTTGTGAGATCATTGTGGAAATGGACGTGGCTACATTAGACCCGCCGAGATGCTGGTTGTACTGTGTCAGGTCAGACACGCCTGATTTGCCAATCAAGTTAATGTGCTTTACTGCATCAAGGTTTGGAAAGGCCGCTCTGAATTCAGCAATGGTTACAGAGTGGTTCGTGTCAAATTGACTTGCTGCCTTGATAGCTGCAAACAAGGGCGATGCTTCTACCAAATCTTCTGATAGTGTTGGTGCCTCTGCCGCAGTTTGTACGTTATACAAGTCGCCTGCTTCGTTACCCTGCATGTTGGTGGACACCGCAGCGCGATAAGTATTCATCGTGCGTTCCAGGTAATGTGCTGGTGACGCGTTAACCACTCTTGACGGAGTACACCCGCCAAGCATGGTGGTGCGTGCATCCATGTGATTGGAAGGCATGCCACCCATCATGCGGATCTCTGCGCTTGCCATTGCGTCTTTAGGACGCATTGGTTGATTGGCAATGCATTGAGTCTTATTGGTGTTCACGTAAGCCACAGGCGCCATTACATGGCTGCTGGCAGATTGCCCGTAAACCATCTGTGCGCCGCGACGCACGGGCGTTGCGGAGGTATGCGTTCCAAAGAACAGACGCATGTTCGGAGCCAATGCACCTGACTGTCCGGCGACCCCCACATGGTCTGTGTATGCCTGTAGAGTCTCACGCTTCTGGTTACCGAACGCATCGCGCAGTATGAACGTGGCGGTTACAGACATACGCTTAGACTGCCAACCTCCTGGTACAGTTAAGACGCCTTTGGACTGTGTGGCGGGTGCGATGATCTTTCCCACTACGCCCGCCAAGGCCAGTGGTGAAACGGCAGTACCGCCCTTGGTGGCGCTGTCTAAAGCCTGAATGGACTCAGCATCCGCACGTGTTTCGTACGGACGAAAATGTACGTTGTGTGTCATGGGTACCTCGGCCATTACAAAGCTTACCAGTTCGATGCTGGCGCGCTGTACAGTGCCCATGTTTAACGGTGGTTGTTGACGGTTCATATTTCTAATCCTCAGTTACTGTGTGATTTTCAATGCCGTAACAAGATCGTTACGGATGTTTAACGGAATAGACTCAGCAGATGCGTAGTCCAATTCATTTATCTGCTCGATGATCTGTGTCGTCATGACGACACAGGGATTAGAGATCGCTCTCCCTCTTTTGTCCCGCTTTAAATACGGGAACAGTTTAGCCAGTATATCTGTGTTCTCCTTGGTAAGTCCATTAAATGCGTACCCGCCGGCATAGCCGTCCGAGTTTGACTTTGTATACGGGGATAGCATTAGGTTTGCAATCTCTTGAAAGCCTTTGTCTGAATACCAAGCCGCACTTATAGCGATGGCACAGTACATGCTCTCAAGGTTTATGTAATTCACGTCTTGCATGTGAATTACCCTCTTTAATACAAGTGCGGTGAGTGGCGTTTGATACGGCGCTATCGTGTAATCACTGGATTGTGAGATCATGTGATGATAGTGCTTCGCCTTATCCACATCACCATCTGGACACACGTGTTTTACTACACCGGTGATGTCTTTTAGATAGTCACCAGCAGTCACGTAATTGTAATCTGGGATGTCCTGTGTAGTCCGGAACCGCCCAGCCACACATTCCATATTACCGTCGCCATCTCGGGTGCGTGGCTTTTCCACTGTGCCAGAAGCAAGTGATTTACTTTCAGTGTGTAACGACCGATATAAACCCTGTACCAATGTACGTTGTGGGTTTTGATTAGAACCCATAGACAGACTTCGTACCAGTGTACGTGCTAAGAAATGCCTAGGTACTTCTACACTGCATAGCGAATCTAACACGCTGGACGCGATGTTGGATGGTTTGGCTGTGAGTTCTTCTGCCTTGAACGTGCAGTACGCTTCGAGTCTTTTGTAAGCGGGATGCTCGCAGACCTTAGATCCAGATAAGCAATCCAACACTCTGGACTCGGGGAACTTGCTGTTCACTTCATGCAGGTACTGTGCAAACGATGACATCACATGCATAGTCATTTTAACCAACAACATAAGCTCGACAAGCTCGTCGTACTCGTGACGCAAGTAAGTCGTTTCCCTTGCACCCTGGTCTGGCACATACGAGTTCTGAATCTGCTCGTTGTATACCGTTTCACCGTTGTCGGCTAACCAAGCTTTAATATGGTTAACGTCCACCAGCTTATAAAAACCCCGTGCCCAGTCTGAGATCACTTGTTCTCTGGTACTGCCTAACTTGGGATCTTCAATAATCTGATACGCAGCTACGTACGATCCGAAAATGGCATCCTGTTTACCAGTCGGTAAAGATGCAAGATATCGGTTTAACGTGCCGAACACTATTTCCTCAGGCTGCATCATCAGTTTAGCGAACAACTTAGTGCTATGCCAAGCAAGCTCCACCTCGTTGTGCGATATGAGTATCTTTCTACCCGCGCCATGGTCGTTTGTTATTGCGAATTTCATACATCTCCCTTTGCGTTAATAAGCTCATCTTACTAATGATATATGCCTGAAATAATCTTCAGTCCACATAGTGTTGTAACAAGGCTGATAAATTAGACCATCACCTGCTGATAGCAGGTGATGGTCTATGTACCGTTGTGTTACTTATCCGAATAAAGCATCCGCGTTTGTGGTGGTGCCGGAATCTGTATTGGAGTTTCCGCCGTAGTTACCGCCACCGTTATTACTTTGGCCACCGCCCTGACTTGCCTCTTTCTTACGCTTCTCTGCAGCGTAATCAACAAAGGTATCCACGCCAACAATGGCTAGGATGTGAGACAATGCATCTGACCAACCCTGTGCCACAACTTCTGACGCGGTCTTCTTATCCAGAGGAGCGCCCGCGGAGTTTAAGATACGCGTCCAGTATGTACCACCGAAGATAAACTGACATGCAGGGCGTTGTGGGAACTGTGCTACAAGCATAACACAGCCTTCGCCGTTACGTCCGATGGTGATCTTGCCCTGTTCAGACGGTTTATCCGAACGTTGACGGTTCATGAAGGTATAGTTCCATGCCTCGAAGGTAATGCGTTCCGCACCTGGATCTGCAATACATCGACGAATAGCGGCTAGGATGCTATACGCGTCCTGGATGCCAAACTTGATGTTGATGCGCTTTGCCTTATCATCTTCGCTGGGGTTGTTAGCGTAGATAGAAAACCATGCCTCGCCTTTATGGATACGAAAGATTCCGCCTGGGCGCTTAGCTGGCTTACTTGCATCCCAAGGCTCGCCCTGGATCTGAAGTTTTGTGTTTTCACTTGCGTTTTTATCTGCTTGTGGGAATTGCTGACCTGCCATGATAGTTACCTCACCTTTATGTTTGCTAGTTTGTTTAATAACGCACGGACCTCAAGGTCCTCTACACCCTTCAGGTTGTCTTTTATCTTGGCCATTGATGTGGTGGGATTCCACTTATACTTGACCGACATATCCAACACTGCCTGTTTTACCTTATGAGGTAAGGCGTAAAATTGCGTACTGTTGTCACCAAATACCTGCAATGTTAAAACATTAAAAGGTATACGATCTCTTTCTCTACCCTTGGTTAACTTTGTATTCCATTGTCTGGCTTTCTTGACGTTACCTGTGTGTGATTCCAGTAACAAAAGCTCACTGAAACTGTACTCAGATAACAAGTCTAATGGAAGGTGGGTGATGATCATAGACTTCGGGTGGTTACCTGTGATCTTCTGTTCAAACTTTCGTACGCCTCCTAAGGACATTGTGGCTCGCACAGCCCGGCGCTTCACATCAGCGTAAGCGATTTGCTTTTTTGTCCTAGGCACCTTTACCTTAGCCAGTGGGAAATGACGCACCATGTTTTTATCCGAAGTGGTGTACCATTGTAGCTTTACCACGCCGTCCAGTAGCGCAGTAATCAAACCCATCTCTTCCATAAGCAATTCCGAGATCCCGCTCACAGATACCCTGTCTGGCTCATGCAATGCACCGTATAGATTACGGTACAATGTACGTACGTTAAACCAGAGATTGGGTGCCTCTGGCTTCTCCACAAGCACTGCTTTGGAGAGTGCCTCCGCAGTGGCTATGGATACCGCTATCTCCTCCCCAAGTTCGCGCTCTATCATGCAAGTCCTCCTAGTAGTTTAAGTGCATATGCTGCGTCTTCTTCACTGACTGCGTCTATAACAAGCCGCTCTTTCACAAGTTCCATCACCGTTTCGCCCGTAATCTCACGGACGGTTTTAGAGGGGGTGATGTTGATTACTTCTCTGCTTATCTTTTTCTTAGTTACTCCAGGTTCGATTTTCCAACGGATGTCCTTGTGACGGGCAGCAGCGACCTCCACAGCGGGCATGTGTTTAGAGCCTCTGGATATCTTGATCCAAACGTTAGAACCCTTTGCAAGGCTACCTGCTGCGTCTAAGATAACCCCCAATGCCGCTTCAGTAGTATCGTCGTCTACAATGTACGTGTTAAAGATGACCGCCAGTTTATTCTCCACAAACTTAACGGTATCATTCGCAGCATCAGTGCGCGACATGCACTCCACTAAGAAACATCCTTTCGGTTCCTCTTGTCCAAACCCCAGTCTCTCTGGGGATCCCTGTACAATTATTCGGTCTTTCACCACTGGCGTGTGGTGATGTCCGTTAAAGATGTACTTACGTACTATAGAAAGGTAACGATCGTTCTTGTGAGGTGTGCCGTGGGACATAGAAGGTACTTGATGTTCAAAGAAACCGTGCATCAATGCAAAGTCTACCTTCTCCAGTCCTTTGGCTTTCAACGCGGCCTGCACGTCGACCCATGTATCTTCCGGATCCACCTTGTAGTTATCCGGTACATAAAGCACGTCGATGTCGTATACATCAATGTGTTCTATGGTTAGCGTCTCCCAATACTGCACATCAGCGCCTATACCAGAGATCTTATTAAGATGCATGATACGGGCAGCCTGTTTGCGATCGTGCGACCCGGTGCCCTCGGAGACCCTTAAAACGATGCTCCATTTCTTACACAATCTAAGTAGCCGTATCATCCAACGGTCTATTAGTATCGTGTCGTACTCATGAAGACTGATTCCACGTTCTGTCATGTCGCCCGGGATAACGATCAAATCTAACTTGCCGGTCTCTTCATTATCCGGTATTAACCGGTTTAACGAGTCCACCACGGTTGCGGTTGGAACACGTGGGTGCGCGAAGTGTATGTCAGATGTGCTTAGTATGTTAAGCGTATCACGACTTCCCCAGGTTTTACCAGTCATCGTCATCACCTTGTGTAAATGACATTTCTTCTATTGGATTAGATCCGGTAGGTACCGCGGGCTGATCCTTCCCGTATTTGGAAATGATGTACTTCCAACAATCTACATCTTCCACAGTGATTACACCACGGTAAAGATCTGACGTCACCTCCTCATTAATCATCGGCATCGCCAGTCTAGGATCTACCTTGTTTAGCTTGTCGATGTGTTCAAACAAACCTGTAATGTTCTTATCGAACAATTCAGCGATGGGTGTTTTGATGGGCGGTACTCTAAAGAGGACCTCTCCCTTGTCGTTCACCACATTGCATGCTAATCTGAAGTCGATGCAAACATCTATTGCCCATTCTTTACGCAGCGCTTCCATTTCAGGATCGTCGCTTCTATCCAATATGGCTTCTACGTATCGTTCAAAGATACGCACGTTGATCTCAGGCGGTGATGTGAAGACCTCCGCCATTTCCTTTATGTCGCTCATTATTCATTCATCGCAGCTGTAAACCTACTCTGCGCCTCGCTGTAATCGTTAGAAATGGATTCCTGCAACCCGTACCTGATGTCGTTCATGACGCCTGTTATCTGTAAATCATATTCGTCCTTAGGTGTGGGAATCGGAGGCTCTATTAATGTAAAGGCCACGTTCACTTCTGTAAAGTATCTGCTAAACAAATCGGTGAGTGCGTCTACCATTTGTGCTTTAAACTCAAGAGGATCTCCCCCGTAACGCATAATCAAATACGGTACAGATATAACCCGGTCCTTAAAGATATTACTGTACGAGTATTCCACTATAAACATCAGCTTAAATAAGTGTGACATGATTCGTTCAGGATCTTCCACCCAGTTTTCATTTCCAAGTATCGGTAGTGTCATTGTTCATCCTACGGTAAAAAATAAAGTTACCCGCTGGTACGCCATAGCATACCTGCGGATACAATAAAACACGTGCTTATTTCATCACGTAACGCTTTGGTAAAACACCATTGTCAGGGACATTAATGGTTGAATTCCACTCTGACGTTGGATCGTCTTCGCCGTCATCTAAGTAGTCGTTTATCGTAGCCAGACTCAGTTTAATCGCAACCTTGTCGTGCGTTGTTAACGCTACTTGATCACCCCATGGCTCAATATATCTGCGCATTAACGGTTTCTTTCCTTCAGGATGCAATATCTGTCCTGAATTCAATAACCTGTAATCCCGATGCTTGACGCCAACGGCGTTAGGCGTGGGATCCACGTACGTGTCTTTCCATCCAGAGATGGCTTGACTGTTGCGCATTTCACGTAATCTGGGATCTGTCATCAACCAACGCGACATGCCATCTCCAGATTGCTGAAAGCCGTCTAGGGTTGTAATGCGTGTGATTGTGTCTGGATCCCAATAGTGGTTAAGCTTGTGACGCATTGCGTTTACAGTACGTCCCACCTGTGATTGTACAAATGTATTGTAGTTCGCCTGTACTGCAGACATCACTTGCTGTGGGATATACTGACTTCGCTGCATGAACTGATTCACCGACTGGCTTATCGAATTCATTGTCATCTGCGTGGGTCGTGCGTAGACAGCCGAAGCTATGTCATCAACGCTTCCATAACTCACCATACTCAACGCCCTCCTTTTCCATAATTTGATTTTCTTCGTCTTCAAACCATGCTGCGATTGCCCCGACCGTATTATCAGGGAGTTTGATTTGCCCTGTTAACTTGCCGGGGTCGTTATACGCAAAGATTGCATAATGAGGTTGATACCACTTGAAGTACTCTGCCTGCACCTTGGAGCATGCAATGTGCCCCGACAACTGATCGCCATCAAAGTCAGCATTACTGCCCACGATAGACAACACGGAGATCTCAGTAGTGGCATCGCTCCAACCAACGATTCTGAATGCCTGAACCGAAGCTCTATTCAACGTAGGATATCGAATCAGTAACGACCAAATACCCTCGCCAGATTGATCCAGTAGCTCGTGCATTGCAGAATACATCTCATCACACCGACGGACTGTGTACGCTGAAATGAAATCCCATGACTTGCGTTTGCTATAACCACGATTGCGTAAGATCCCCATAAGGTGAATCTTAAACATGTTAACAAACTCCGTATACGGAATCTTAATCGTGTCGTATTCATGTACCTCAGATCTAGAGGTGATCACGGTTCTGTAAGAGAAGGGCATTCTAGCCCCTAGCATTACATGACGCAACCAACCTTCTTTCTCTGTAAACGGCTTACCCAGTAAGTCGTGGTAATACTGAGACAATGTATCAATGGCTATTGTAAACTTACTCTCTAAGCGTTTCACGGATACATCGGTACCCACGTTAGCGCAGATCGTTTTAGCCGCGTCCACTGCCGCGATGAAGCTGTTATCCACATACGTCCCAGTTGGGGTGTTCTCCATGATCACTGCTATTCGGTTAGGAACAAACAAGTGTCTAGGAAAGAACCTGTTTTGGAACATGTTCAGATACAACTCCATCTCTGCCCGCGCAGGTTTATGAGGCACCATCGAAACAATGATGGGTATAAGCTGGTTAAAGTTCTGCACAAAGCTGTTCAGTCCCCGAGGAATCCCAGAGTTGGTAAGCTTTCTAATATGACTCCATGCCACTTTGTTTTTAGCAAGAGGGTCCGGAGCATACGGATTACAAAACCATCGCAGGACGTTAAACCTGCCCTTGCGCATTACCTGTCCAACAGTTAACCAAAGATGTGGACTGATTAACGATTGAATGCCCTCTGGTGCACGAAACCAAACATTGGGCACAATCGCTGTGTCGGTAGGCGATGCCACCAGCTGACCACATTCACCACACCGTTCCCCAACGGCATGACCGATACTCGTTGCCCCACAAAGGCAGCTCGGAATAGTCGATAGCGAGTCATCGTCATTATACGACGTGATCAACAGAGAATTCAGCCATTTTCTGTCTTCCGCTGTGTCTAACTTTAGATCGTTCAGCAATATTGGATTAAAATCGAGACTATGAAACATCTCGTCGTAATCGGTTAACTCTAATGCCTTAGCCATTACGTCTCCCTAAAGACAAATAAAAGAAGCGACCCGAAGGCCGCTTCTGCCAAATCAATCTACTTAGTAGTAGACTGCTGGTGTAAAGGTGGGCATTACCCCAAAGTGGTTACCAAAGCCTGCGCCGCTGGCTTGGTTCTGTGCATACATGCCATTGACATTCAACACTTCACCGTAGTTGCCAGTGACACCAACCGTGCCGCCTTCAGTGAAGCAGAAAGACGCATCAGGAACAATACGTACACCTGCTTCGATGAATGCCTGTGTCAGGTTGCTCAAGAACGCAGGTGTTGCAAAGGTGCGCATGCCAACGCCATTGACTTCGAACCCAGGGGTGGCATCAATCCATGCTCTACGCATGTCTTCATGATCAAACTCTGTAGCGCCAGGCAACCGGCCTTTAATGAAAGGTGTGATTACCGCTTGATCTCCACCAAAGGATTCGATGAGCGTGGTCAGTGTACTACGGCGACTATCCGCCAGTTCACCGTCAGTGCCGGTGTACGTGGCGGTCAACAGCCCGGTTTGCTCTTGCATGAACGCCATCGGCAGTTTGCCACCGTTGCTTTGTGAAGCAATGCGGGAGTAGGCACCTTGAGTCAAGGCATCGCACGCATTAGCAAACGCAATGTTTGCTTTCACGTTACCGTTACCGATCATGGTGACAACGTCACCTACCCATGCATTCGGACGTGCCTGGTCAATATCAATACCGACCATAACTCCCTTGGTGCACCAGCTTTGAGCTACTTGCATGTTTGTAAGCTTTCCTTCAGCTTGATTTCCGAAGGGTGTGTGGTCAATGTCAATCAGTCCCAACTCTGCCTTACCACGGCTTTCTGCCCAAGGATCGTGCAACAGGCCCAGTTGTGCCAGGGAAGACTTCTTGTTATTGTGTCCTGCGTACAGGTTAACCCAACCGTAATTGGATGCCAATGGCATGACGTTCAAGAACGCCATCACCAGTGTACGCAGATCCATAGAAGCGCCACCCTCACTTGCACCATCGAAATCAGTGATGATGAGCTGCGGAACAAACCCAGGCTTGGCCTGTGCGCCCGGGGACGCGATGCCATGCTGCATTGGATCTTTGGCCAGTGGCAAGAAATCTGCCAAGATCTTGGTATTCGCTACTGCGAAAGATTCTGCTACACGATGTGCATCGGTGGCTTTGGTTGTTGCGTTGTTAACCTTCTTACGTTCTAAGGAGGTGGACACAATCACATCACACGCAATGCGCTCCCCAACGACGTTTAACTCAGTACCAGAACCCTGGGTATAACGCGCAGTCATCACCAAGCTGCCTGCTGAATTGGTCAACGCTGCATGGTTCAAACGGCGTGACTCGTCACGCGCCTTATCGAAGAGTGGGAACATGGCAAGTTCAAAGCACAACTGTGCCATGGACTCGGTAGCCCATTCGACTGAACCGGGAACGGTCATGTGATGGCGCAGACTCACATCGCCTTCTGCCACATTGAGGTCGTTAGCAACGGCACGTCGCGCAGCTTTCTGGCCGGTCTCGTCCCAGCAACGACCCGAGAACATGTCGATTGTCAATTCGACTTGACCGCCTACGGCGGGATTGAAGACACTCCGCTTACGGGGAGTAAGCTTGGTGGACATAAGACCCTCGATCAGCAGCGCGTATACCACGGGTTGTGGTGTCAAGTTGACCACACAAACGATGGGTAATAGCAGTTCGCTGCTGTTGGCAACGACAATTTTAAAGTTGCCGGTTTTGTTTGCAGTCGCAGCTGCAGCAGTTTCTTTAATCGCCTTGACAAACTTAGCTAGATCTTCTACGTTATATCCACCTGACTGGGTTGGCACTGTGAATCCGAATAAATCACCAGGGGTAACGGGTGCCTGAGCTGGCTGTGTTGGTGCGGCATGGTCCGCAGGAGCTTGCTGTGCAGGGGCGGTAGGGGCTGCGGTTTTGCTTTTGTTGTTTACAATCGCCATCTTTTTACTTCCTTTCTTCGTAAGTGATAAGTGTTAACTCGAGTATAACACTTCGTATGACACACAAGCTGTGTATCATAATAGTGATATAGTTTTGAATAAACGGTGAAACGTATTTTTACGTCCGTTAAATATACGCTGGTACTGACGAACGCTTGCGCATTCGTTGTTATACATAACTATAGCACACGTTCTAAACTTTTATGCGATTCTATGACGCCGAACTTACCCCTGGAACTTACCATGCAAAACCTATTCTCTACTGTACCTGTGGACTCGGTACACAAAAGCGATTTTAACCTAGACAGACTAATAGATCTACAATACGAAGACATGGAAGGCATGCGTGTTTATGCGGCTATGTACGGTAAGCCGGTTCGCTCGAATCATCCTTTACTACGACTGGTGCATCTGCTGCCTAAGACGTACACGCTTAATAACGCCACTGAAGTTTATGAGCGCGTACGATCATTGGAAGATACGTTAGCTACTCAAATAGGTGGCACCACGCCAATAATGTTGGCGGCTCCATTGAAGGGTGTCTTTTACGACGACAGTTACGATTATCTATTACGCCTAGACAGCTTCAGTTACATGGACTCGCTGGACATCAATGAAGATAACTGGATGGACATGGCTCCGTGCACAGTGGTAACACAGCCATACATACTTAATCCATGGCACATACCTCACGGTAACGGAAAGACATCTAATGATAGGTACTCTGTGATTGGTTTGTCCGTGACTGCGTTTGCAGTAATGCATTACTACTGGTCTAAGCGTAACAATAAGAAACCAGAGCTTGAACGTGAGACTCTTAACGAGTTTATAGGAAGGTATGTATTACCCGGCATGAGCTTAAGCCAGATCGACAGTGTGTACAAAAACGTGTTAATAGAAATGAACGGTGGTGTGTCTATACCGACGATCAATCAACGTCCTTTGTACGTGAGTGTAAATCGAAACAAAGAAGTCTTTGTCAAGATGCGTAAACTTGTAGACGACTTATCTATAAAGGACATCAGCGGCATGGGACTGCTTAATAACTTGCCAAGTTCTGTGCCTGGAGTGAGTCTGTATGTGAATCATCCACAGATGAAAATACGAGAATCGGTGGCTAATTACACGGTCTTGTTCATTGCGCATTTGCGATTGCACATCAGCCTTTACTTCCTGACGGTATTCTTTACCAGTCCTAACTTGTTGTATAATCAGTATCGTAGGATCCGCAGACGCATTCGTATGTTGCGTACGATAGATAAGCTACCCAGCGATGTCTTACGGGAAGAAGCTGAAGAGATTATTACGTTACTAGGTGAATCTGTAAAATGAATGTACAGCATAAGACAGGTCCAGCCGGACCTGTCTTATGCCTTTATTTATCCTTCTTACCATCTGCCGCTATGGCGGACAGTAAACCAAGTTTAATGTTTCCATCGTGCTGCATTGCCGTCGTTATCTGAGTAAGTACCTTGGATAACTTAGGGTATGTGTTAACGTACTCCTTGACGTTATTACCGACTGCACGTAAAAGAGGGCTAAGCGGAACGTCTCCGTCTTTTTCCATGCCCTTTGTGTAAGCGGTCAGCTTATCGTTAGTTTCCTTAACGAGCTTTTTAACTGCTTCAAAGCCATCTGCGTGGATCTTTAAATCCTTCGCCATATCTTGATGACGCTTGCTTATTACATCTTCGTCAAAGTCGCCCTTTTCGATTATCAGCTGTTTTACTTTGATGATGTCTTTGGGTTCTATGACACTAACGCTGAATGTATAAAGACCGGGAATGGCTTTTATTTCTTCGCTAGACACCCGCACAAACTTGCCGCCACCTAGATCTGTGCTTGACAAACCCCCACGTTTATCCGCGTACCGGGCTATCTCACCTGCATTATCGAGGTCAAGTCCGACTGCGTTAGCAATGCCAGTTGACACAGAAGACACCTTATCAACCAACGCCTTTTGATCTTTACCGGCACTCTCGAATTTCTTAGCCTCGATGGATTTTATAATGCGGTCAAAGTCTTTTGGAATGTCCTTTAATGCCCCTGCGGCAGTCAGTGCCTTCTTTGAAAATCCTGTGAGGTCATGCATTACCTTGCGGTTTTCTTCTGGTCTTACAGTGCCCTTATTGGCCACTGCATGTTTATCCAAGTATTCGAAATCCGACTTGAACGCTTCGCGCAACTCATCGGTAACCTTAATGGTGGCTGAGAAATCAGACTTCGCGGGTGTGTTAACAGCTACCGTCTTGCCTGAAACTATATCTTTCTTTTCGTCGGCCTGGGCTTTAAGCAAGGCTTTCATATCGTCGGTCATCTTGTCAAGCGTCTTATTGTCAGCATCTTGATCTTTCTTAATCTTGTCTAGCTGTTTAATCAGTTCATTCGCAGAAGCGAGTTCCTTCTTTATCGCATTACCCGGTTCAATAAGACTTGCTGTAAGGTTATTTACGGCCACTGAGTGCTCGGCTAGTCGTCGCATGCGTAACGCATGGTAATCTTCTTTCACCTGCCGCTTGCCAAACCAGCCACCTGCGGGCGTGATCTTCTTTTCATAGATCGTGCCCGCTATACCCGATTTACCAGGACTGCCGCCTGTAAACAACCAAATGAATAATTTAGCTATAGCTATCAGCACTGCGCTAATGGCGTTCCAGATCAAGTTCCAAACTGCCCCGATTGCCTTACCTATAAACTGCATGCCTGCTACAGTGTCTGCGCCTATGGAGTCGCCAGACACCCACTCCACTCTATCACCACACATACCCATCATACCAGCAATAGTATCAGACTCCTCATAGATCTGACTCACCCTACCACTCAACACACCATCCAACACCAACTCAGCATACTCCAACTCACCATACACATCCATCTTGTTGTCCTCTAAGTAATATACGACATAAAATCAGCTCCTTAAGGAGCTGATCTGTATGTGATTTAGTTAAGCGAAGCCACGTACATTCGCGTTACTTCTCCCGGGATGGGCTATTTATTACTAATCCCACGATTTCCCTAGCCAATGTGGCTCTGGATGTGTACGCATCTTGGTAACCGTTCAGGATATGCGTTACAAACTTTAATGCCTTGGTTACGTTTGCATACTCGTTTCCTATGGATTCTATAACGGAGTGGATGTTTTCCACGTCTGGATGATCCTTGTACGCAGAAGCTTCTTCGTCCAGCACTCTAAGCGCTTTCTTTATTTTAGCGAGGATTTGCTTTTGCGCCGGCTCGAATGCCTTAGACGTTTTGGAAACATGTTCGTGATATTCCTGCATTTCCTCACTGACCGCGCTAAAGCCTGGTATGTCGAGGTGTTCCAACGTAGGCGGAGTACTGGGTGAGGTGACGGCTAGTGTAAACTTCGGTGTGTGCTTGCCCGTACGTCCCATGGTCAGTGTAAATACTCTACCCCCGCCGGTGTCGGGTGATACTAACGCACCGCCCAGTTCATCTTCATCCACGCCATCAACCATGCCGTCGATTAACGCGCTCGCGTAGCCCTCCGGCATATTAAAAATCTCGTACACGTTCTCGGTTGTACGCAGTACAACTTTAGCAATAAGGCGTTTATATGCATCTCCAACATCCCTCTTTGTCCGCTCGGTAGACGGCCCGTTTGTAGCGACTTCTTTAATATTAAAACGCAAGTCAGCTAGATCTATACGGCTTATGTTTTGGCTTCCTGACGCCGCCTTATACACAGCTCTTCGCATTTTATCTTTGTCTATGCCGCCGGAAGTTAAGATTGCGTTATTCTCGATTTTTCCAACTTCTTCTGCGTATGCGGCGCGTATGGCATTGGTGATCTTTATACGAGTGAACCCGCTGCGTTGTTTACGCAATACGTTAATCCTTGCATCGTCCCTTGCTGCTGCGCGTTCCCTCACCTCCTTATCTGCTGCTGCGATGCGTTCGGCTTCCTTTTTATTAGCGGCTTCTTGCTTGGCGGTTGCGTTAAACCTTGATGTGATGCCGTCTAACCTTTCGCGCTCACGCTTGTTGAACTCCTCAGCGTCCTCCGCGTCCTTCTCTATTTTAGATATCCGTGCTTCGTCCCGAGTATTATTCTCGCGATGTGCTGCTTCTAACATCTCAGGAGTGACTTCGCTTACTGCCTTTTCTATATCTACGCCCTTCTCTTCTAGCTCTGCTACGATGAGTGCAGTCTCTACGACGGCCTTATCCTCACGAGCCATTTGCTTACCTATCTTACCTCCTACTGGAGTAGGTGTATCCTGATAAGTAGCACCAGGAGTATCAGGGTTAGTACTGCCCTTGCCTCCGGTAAGCCACTCCCAGAGTCTTTTAAGACCACTTACTACCGCCATGACTGCACGGACTATGAGCCGCCACACAGCCTTAAAAGCACGTCCTATAAACTGCATGCCTGCTACAGTGTCTGCAGCGATGCTATCGCCAGACACCCACTTCACACGGTCTTTGTCTAGGCAAAGCATACCGGCAATACTATCAGACTCCTCATAGATCTTAATAACACGACCACTAAGCACCCCATCCAACACCAACTCAGCATACTCCAACTCACCCACCACACGACTATCCATCTTACTATCCTCTAAATGTAATATACGACATAAGATCAGCTCCTTACGGAGCTGATCTGTATGTGATTTAGTTACACCGCCTCTAGTTGTAATTTAGGATCCATGAAGTTCCATTGCTTACTGCCGTTATCCACAAACGTCTGCCAGTTTAACTCCTGTGACAACAGACGTGTATTCTTGTTATTGCGTATGAATATGCCAATGGTCTCTAGCACGGATAGATAGCCCGTCATGAGTTCGCATTCATACTTACCAATATCCATTACAGACACCAACTCTTTTGGCACACCCACTCCGTTTACCACTGCATGTGGTGGGTATATCGAAGTAAGGGAGGTCTTGCCTGCTTGCGACAACGCCTTGCGGAACAACTCTTGCTTTTCATCGGGTAGTGTAAGTAGCCACGATTCGAACTTAGCTTTACTAGGTCCAAATACCAGCGGTACCTTTACCACACGATAAGGAGGTGTATCGGCTAGACCAAGTTCCTTGCCGTACACGGTATCCCAGAGCTTCTTCTGTATAAAGACGGACGAGTCTGGATTCTTGTACGCGGTGGCGGGCTTTACCTCACGTCCTGTTAGATATTTCGTTTCTCCCGCAAGCAGCGACTGGCGTACCTTATTAGCGGCTAGCATGGGTAGTTCCATGATCTCCAGCATACTCAGTTTGCGTTCTTCCACTACTGCATCCATCAGCAGTCTAATATACGCAGCATTGCCCTCAGTTAGCTCCTTAGGATGTGTAGAGTTCTTAAGATTTACACCCTTGACGTCAAACGCGTACTTCTCGTAGACATCGCCTTCACAAGCTCCTGTGTAAGAGAAGTAATGCTTGGTCATACTGGTCACGCCCAACACAGGCTGATAAAACTCACCTTTCATAGTAAGCATAAAGAGTTTATCATCTTGTACACCTAAGTGTCTGGATAACAGCGCCAGGTTATGTGCTAAATGAGATGAGAACAAGAACGTAGCTGTGGCGCCTACGGATACGCCTAGGTCACTAAAGGAAGAACCGTCACCTAAACGCTGTACCCAGTCGTCCGTAGTGAAGATCGTGGAATCGGTATCAGACACCACCACTACATCACGCAACGAAAACAGATACGCATATATACCCGATGGCAATGAGTCGGTCACCAGCGTGGCACGTATAAAGTCTCCGTAGTAATCCAAGGCTTTAAACATGTGCTCGGCAAAACCTGCGTATTGCGCGTACCCTTTAGGATCTTCTTGTTTGAACTTAAAGATCCTACGATGGTTTACTACGCGTTTCATTACCAAGCCTACGTGACTTACCATCTCTTCGTTCATTGCCTTTACATACTTGTCAGGATCTTTGACTTCGTGTGTCGTGGGCGTAGACATGGTGTTAAACATTGTAGCTACGAACTTAGGGTTTACTTGGTATAGTGCTTCCAAGTCACTCACAAATGCCACTGCCGCTCTCTGAATAGGAGACATCGCAAAGATGAACTCTTTTACAGTTGCGTAATTGTCATCCGCTCTACGCCAATACTTACGTACAGATCTTACAATGTGTCCATATAAGAACTCTGGAGTGGGATAATCCAACTTGTATTTAGTCATAGCTGCCTCCAGCTTTACTAAATCAGTAATACGAATAAGTCCCGCCATGTCTGACAAAGTAATCTCTTCATTGTAGTAATGACGATTACCCGCCAGGAACTTCTCACATGTGGCGTTGGAATAAGAAGTAGCACAACGACACGTGGATGTCAACGTGGTGTGTGTACTGGCATTGTAGATGGGATTATAAGGCGACGATCCTGCACCGGAGATGATGTTATTCAGGATCTTTTTAGACCACTGTGCATTATGATAGAACGTGGTCTTTTCTTTATCCTTGTTAGCACGAGCGTCTTTCATTTTATCCTTAAGTATGTCACGAGCATCCATGCCTTGCTGTGCAAACTTTGAGATGAAGCTGACTTCCTTTTTAGGGTTTTCATACATCACGAGACTGGGGCTTACAAAACGTCCTGTGTGATCTGCCTCACTTAAGAACGAAGTAAGATCTTGAGTGGCCTTTACGCGATCGCCTCCAGGTATCTTTTTCAACACACGCATCATGGGGGACTTAGGTTCGATGTGTTCCTTTACGAAAGACTCTACTTTCTCTGGTGCATCTCCTGTAACCGTGGAGATGTACGTGGTTTGGTTTTTTACGTATTCACCGACGATGTCCAGCGTGCGTACATACTCTTTGGCTTCTCTTATAAACGGATTTACATTCATTTCTTATCACTCCTGTCTAGTACATGCAATACCTCATGGACTGAAAAAAAAAAGAAAACCTCCCCCGAAGGGGGAGGGGATATACGAGCTATGTCGGTAGCTCGTATATCCCCTCCCCGGCGTTTTCGCCTGGGTTTGGTACGCACAGCCAGTATGGATCGCTGTGAATGACCCCCTTAATGATCCGCGTGCCCGGGGACACCACCTCGATGGTGGTTATCAATGGATCTGCTGGGAACTTAACCTCAGCCAGCACCTCGTTGTCGAAGTCGAGGACTTCGACAGAGCCGGTCTCGTGGTTATAGCAAAATTTATCGCCAAACGAGAATTCTTTAATCAGTTTCATCTTTAAATCCTTTGATCTCATATTAGAGATCTATTAGTTATAACAGTGCACCTAAGTATTATTACCTAAGTATCACTAAAGTAATATAGACCGATAATTACGACGAACACAGAAATAGAGAAAAGAAGACATAAGTCTATACAGTACCGCAGTGCGGTACTGTATAGACAGTCTACTCAAACGCCTTATTAAGCAGGTGATGTGCGGTGACTCGTGCAGACATCATATCTCGTGTAAGTTCAAAGATGGGCTTGCGCCACATCAGTTCACTTACAGCGCCTTCGTGTAATGTAACACTGCTCATCCGTGCACAACTGCGATTACCCACTGGCGGAATGATCGTAGAAACCACAGTGTTATCATGGATGGCATAGCGACGAGTTATCTCGCTGTTTGCATCGGTGCTCCAGATAAACTTGTTATCATAGAACAACACATGCTGCACGCGTTCTGTGCGATTGTTTACCCGACAGTCTATGCGATAAGCATCTACGTTACGACGCTTGTCTACTGGCACGGAAAACATATCCACGACATCCGATGCCTGTGTGTTACGATGGATTGCGTCGTATACGATATTAGCGAAGTCTTCGCACATATCCCAAGTCAATGGATCTCCCATATCCTTAATGTAGTATCTGGCCAGACACTCGCTAAAATGCAATGTCTCTGGTTGTGATACCTTTACACGATGTAGGCTTATGGAATTACCGCTGTCTGAGAACGATAACATAAACTTGCCATCATCCGTGAAGTTAGACGATGGTACATAACCCTCTGGACAACGTTCTGGGTTGAATCGTCTGGTAGACGCTAAGCCGTGCTCTGATATGATGGTCAGTTCACTTTCACCGTATTCTAAATCCTCGGTGAGTTTCAGGGTACATCCGATGCGACCAAACACGATGATTGCATCAGTGTATGGCATGTATGCGCCGATCTCCCGATGACGGGTCTCTTCAAAACGTAACTTTCTCATTTCATCATCCTTCTTGAATGGCGATATGCACGCCTTCAGTAATGCCGTTTAAAGTAAGGATCTTTCTAAGATCCTCTTCGGTGTGTTCCAACAGCGGCTGTATTGTGATGGTGGCAGTCCGTTGCACATTAACCTGCAAGGTCGCCTCCACTATCCATGGTAAGCCAATATGCAAGATCTCTCCCGCAGATGTGGCCACGACCAGATAGCTGTACGAATCAAACGCATCGCGTGTGACAGACGTCACTACTTCAGGTAACTCACGGTACACATTAACGTGATCCGCTGCTGCTGTGTTATTAGGTGGCAATCCACCCGGTAGCGTAACGCCTTGGACAATGCCACTTATAGACGTTCTACCGCCGATGGGTGCATAGGTTACGAAGTTTACTGTATCGCCGGGTACTAAATCTTTCGTGCTCATTTTATCATATCCTCTTTAGACTGCATGCAATAGAATGATTGCCATGCAGTAATACATCTGTTAAGCGTAAGCCATGTCTTCTGAATACATCCAGGATAGGCATGCGTGGGTTAAAGGTGTTTAGAAAGAACTGCGAGAACCAGAAGATCGCATCGTATTGATTCGACTCTGGTAGCATAGGAACAGTCATGCCCGTGTTGCTTACAATCCTTTCATGGTGCTCAAGAGACTGTAGTAATGCTGACTTACTGTATATGAAATCAGCAAGTTCTTCTACTTGCGGTATTCTACGTAGATCGATAAACTGGTTATACATATCCACCAGTAAGCTTTCTCCGCTGTACGTCCATACGGTCTCTGTACGGTTTCCATCTTCGTCCACCTCAAAGTCATTAGAGACATGTGAGATAACGCTGTTTATGTACGTCACGGCCTCTCGTACACCCCTGTGCTCTACTACAACACCAGCCGGTGGCATCATGACTAAAACCTCGTGTGTGCTTGTTGTAATTCGCACTCTAGCAGTAAGCTGCCTGGCAGGCGTACAGTGACCTGGCCATAAAGTGCAAACTCCGTGGTGGTCCACGGCAATGATCTAGACGCGACAAACCTAGTGGAGATGGTAGAGATCACCGATAAGATGTTCTCGTCCTCCATTATTTCTGCCAGTTCTTCGGGCTGTGTGTTTACTGCGGTGTACGTATACATCTCGTCCACACTTGACCCCACTAGCCCTGAGAACAACCCATGATACAACCACTCTGCAAACGGTGCGTACTCACTGTCGTCTAGTATGTCCTGTAAATGCCATACCGAACTCTCCGATAAGACAATGCCGGATAGATTGCTCCATCCGTGCGGGATCACAGTTCATAGTCCGGGTCATAACCAGAATCAAACGATTGTTCCTCATTTGGATAATCGTCATCCAGTGTTCCATCGTCTACCGGGACAACGTCAAACGTCCCCTCGCCATGCCAAAGTATGGATAGTCGTGCACCTGCGGCGCCCTGTGGATACTGATATCTGACCGCGTTTATCCTACCCGATATCAGATCCGCCATCGCCGCCTTTATGGAATGATGGTGTTGCTCTGGTACGTCGTATGAAACAAATAGCTGGTCGTATGGGTCATACGTAGAGTCTACATAACCGCCTTCCGGGTCGGTAACCTGGTCGATAGTGTGGTGTATCGCCTCATCTAACGGCATGTAAGAGTTACGCCTTCCGGTCTGCTCCAGCAGTTGTTGCAACCGTTGTAAAAACCCTCCCGTGTCAAATCTACATCCTGCGTATTTCTGCATTTCATCATTCTCCTAGTATGTATTTCCCGTCTTTACCGAGAAAGATCTCGTCAAATTTGTGTAGGCGGTAATCGCCGTAATACGACAGCACAGTTCTGCCTACGTCGTAGTAACTGTCCCAATAATCAAAACCTTTTACAGGCACAAGCTCATCGAGGTACATTGCAAATGCATCGACCTCGTTGCTGGATAAGATCGCAGCTGCCTGGTCTTCTATCTGGTCAAGGTTGTCAGATGCATCTAAGTCCCAATCCCACAATCTCATCACGTCTAATGTTTCTTTGTCTAGACGTCTTCGACCACCCGGCAAATGCATGCCGTTGCTGTCTAATAACTCCAGGCAAAAATCACCATGATGGTTATTTGGCATTGGCGCGCCGTTACTGACATGTTCTCCTACGATTAGATAGGCGACTAAAAAGTCAAGCGGACTTGTTGCATTGATGCCAAACGCACTTAGCTTGCGAGTAATGTGTTTTTCCAACATGCAGTTCACTAGGCTGGTGGCCAGTCTATGCGGATCGCATATCGGGTGAACGAACTTATCCACACCCACTAAGAACTCTTCTATCATAGTGGCGAACGGCACACGTGTGATTGTGACTGACTTCAGTATCTTGCCCATTAGTTTATCCCTGCCAACTGTTTCACTGTGTGTGGTATTACGTCACCGCCAGGCAGTCCCGTGTAGCCGGTTAAATCGTTTATCAGTCCTATGAGAAGACTTGCGTTACTTCTATGCCCTACGTCCACTCCAGCGAATCCCTCATGGTTATACAGCGATGTTGCCGCGATCATAATGTCTAAGCAAATTGCTCTGTCTGAAGCCAACTCATCTACAATGGCTTGTAGCAGATCCGTATCAATCAGTGTGCACGGTTTGACATTAATAATTCCGGTGTGTTCTGAAAAAATATGAGATAGGTAGTAACCAAAATACCAAGATACCTCGGACATACACGTCAAGCTATTTGGGTTATTGCCTAATAGCAAAGCGTACAGTCTTGTAAGGATGGATAGGCTTCTCTCACCTCCGATACCCGCTACAACAAAATAGTTCATTTTATTTTTACCTAAGAAAAAAGAGCACGGTGAATCCGTGCTCTCGTGTTAACGGTTAATCGATGCCGAGATCGTCATCGTCATCATCCAGAGAAGTGGTAATCGCTCCATTGCCGGATAGCGATTCCTCGATGCCCTTGAAGATCTTGCGCTCCTCTTCCAAATCCGCCATGATCACAGGCAGGTTAGCTGGCGTGGTAATCATGGTTAAGTCAGGCATGCCCTCATCCGCTTCGTCTGAGTTGAAGTGAATACCTTTAGCATAGTAACCCACGGACTCGTACAGTGCGCGCAGCGCAGGTTGCAGGTCATCCACGTTCCGCATGCATGATGCAGAGGTAAGTGTTTTACCAATATACGCGTCCAACGCCTCGTCTTTAGAGGGTCGGATGATAAGCTCCACTGCCTGAGCGGTAATGCGCTTATTAGTCCGACGGATATCCAAGGTGTTGATAACATCCTCGCTATCCATATGGGCAACTGTGCCTGAAGTAAACACCGCCATCGCCCGTAATGCCTTGTCGATGTTGGTGTTGTTTGAGGTGAAAGTACCCAGCCATGGTTTATCTGCATCAGCTGCCGCTGCGTTCTGCCAATAGCTGATGGGAATGGTGCAGCCGTACTTCTCTGCGGTGCGTTGAATGCCTTGAATCGTGGACATTGTGTTTGCCGCTTCCAGTGAACTGGTGACGTTGGCTACCAGGATAACGGCCAGAGCTTTACCACGACTTGCGATTTCACCCACGACCTGTCGCAGTAGCACTGGTCCAGACGCGCCTGCTGCACTCGCCACTAAGATGTTAACCTCACTTGGCTTGTAATCATTCAAGATACCCTTGATGTGCGGGGCAGTGTGCTGCGCAGCAGTCTTATGACTTTTACCACATCCGTCCAGACCAGGAATAACGTGAACCGCTACGCCTCGTTGCTCCAACTCTTCCTCATGCCCTTGGATGTTGGCACGGGAGGTGTCCACAATCACCTTGTTGAAGTTGGCAAATGCACCGTCGGATTCTTCAAACGTGGGGACGTTTGAAGAGATTGCCAGGTTAGTACCAGTGCCGCCAAAGAAGTACACGGATGCCAGATTTTGTTTCTTGCTCATATTTATTTCCTTTGTTTACTGTAGGTGTGATTGTTCACATCCCATACTGTAAATGGTTAAATTATAGGCGTTACCGCCTTGTGTATGATGACAACACGTTGTCCATCATAATAGTGATATAGTTTTGAATAAACGGTGAAAAATAAAAAATAACATGCAGTGACTGACGTCACTACACGCTATATTAGTTATGACTACTTAAGCATCTTGGATATACGATCCAGCGTTGCATCGCTAAGTCGCACGGTGTCACTGATATGCTTTATCGTACTAACCGAATCAAGTATTGCATTTACCGCACGGCTTGCATCTGCGTTGACGGGCAATGCTGTGTTTGACGGCTTGTTTATGTCACCATAGAAACTCATGCAGCGGATCTTGGACGGTGTGAGCTTTGGAAATAACATTGCGGTGGTGTCACCGCTGCAGTCAAACAATTCATCCAGTTCACTGCCTGCCTGCGTATCGTCTAGAAAATCATTATCTGCTGCGTTCAACAAATCATCTAATGGTTTATTTTCTAGTGGAAATACGGTGCGTGGTCCCGGCGCAGCTGGGTCGCCGGGTGCGCATTGGCTTAAAATAACGACCGCTTCCATAACTTCACACATTGCCTGTAAGACATTCCTGGATATGTCATCGCTGCTTACTGTTAAAATAAGCTCCGTTGTGCCGTTTACGGCACGCGTCCACGCACCACTTGCCATTATAATGGACTTGCACATGACCTCTTCTGGGACGCTGGCGAGGCAAGACGCATCTTTCGTAACCGCGGCGAGACAGACGGTGTGTGTACGATAATCTACAGGGATCGAACTTAACTTACATTCATCCATCCTTATTAATACCAAAGCTTCTGCTACACTACTAACTTCGTTCATATCACATAAACCTATAGTTAAAAGACAACAACACGTTGTCCATCATAATAGTGATATAGTTTTGAAAATCTAACGGACACAGGACGATCATATGAATTTACAATGGGGTATGTATTATGGGCACTCATATTGACTATGCACTTAATCGAATTTATCAAGAGATACCAAAGGAACTGTTAGCGGATGCACATACTGCATCTGAAGGCACAGGGTTTGACTACAGCAGTCTGGAAAGTCGTATTATCCGAGATACGATTAACGGCATCCTTACACCGGATTTAAACATCGCTTCTGGCGATGTGGAAACGCTGGACATTACAGGACTACCTAGACGAGAGTTTCAAACGGGGACTGCTATCTTCATACCACCTCGTATTAGACAGGGCAGAGACATTACCGAAGTCTTTACACTGGAGTATGGTTACTCCTCTGAGTACGGTGGAAACACAGGTGGTATGGTCAGCGGCAGTCCTAACTACCAAGGCTCTACTGCAGTGTATATGCCGGTACCGAACACCATTGCCAGTCCAAAGCGTATACCTTATATCCACATCGGGTTAAGATGTCGCATGGAGAATGACGCCGAGATGCGTAATATGGCAAACTCCACTAAGTTACTTTATGGTGATATGGCCGTGTTAGCGGAGAAAGGGTTTATTCATAAAGAACTCAGTCTAAACAGTACGTACATGTACATGAACGGCGGGGCGAGTTCTGGCAAAAAGCGGGAGATTATAGATTCTTACTCAGACTCCTTTGAGTTGCTACGGACGACTCATTTAAAACGATGGAGAAAGATCACCATCATGGCTAATAAAGATCAGCATTACGCTCTAACCGGATTACGGATTTCCAGATAAAAAGAAAAGACCACATATATCACCTAGGCCGTATGGCCTAGGTGATATGCGCTTACCTGCCTTTCTTAAACTTAAACACCTTTATGAACGGCGGGTTTGTCTGCGGGAGATCGTTTTCAAGATGCTCCAGCATAAGCTTACGCGTACGTGCCTTTGTTATACCAGGGATAAGATCTTTGATCGATGTAAGATACACCAATGCAGTTGAACAGTTCAACGTGCTGACTTCTGAGTCGTCAATGTAAATGTCGGTGTCTGCAATCTGCACCATCTCATTACCCAATCTAACTACGAAGTGTGACATCTTGGTAATGTCTAATTCATAGTGCTTGGCTATTGCAATTAACTCATCTTTGAACACCATGGCTGCTGTGTATGCGCATGGCTGGCTGGCGTATTTATCCGTCATATGACGTTTTACCAACGCCGTAAATGAGTTAGTGTAGCCCGACGTAATCGACGCATTATCTGCCTCGTGGATCGAGTAGTCATCTGGCTCAATAAGCTCCACGGAATTATATTCATTCGCGTAGACCAACAAAGATTTGCCGTCGTTGTGAGTGAAAATCATACTGCGTCTCCTGCTTTGATGGATACCTGATCTACTTTAGCATTAACGCTGGGTTCCCAGCGTGCAGCCTGCTTCATTGCAAACGCGTGGCGCTCTAATTCCGTTTTGAACTTGCCAAGACGACTAGCTGCGGTTAACGCTACAAGAACTGCATCCGCACCGCTTCCGGCGGTGAACGTTATGTCGCCGTAAGCGCGGGTATCTGACGTACTTATTGCGTAAATCCCGGTAGCGTGGATGACTGTGAGGTAAACCTCCGTTTTGCTGTCATGGTATATACCGGCGCGTTTCTGTAAGTCCGCAAGCAGTGCCTCGATATCAGAACCGTCGTGCGCGGCCAGTGCGCGCGTTGCAACGCGTGTGCAAATCCCTGCACTACCAGAGATCGCTACTGCGGCGTACTGCGTACTAAATACCTTTGTCCAAGTACTAACATACCCGGTCATGGAAACACAAGTGTCGGCTGTGAGATGGTAATAACCATCTTTGTACGACGCGATTATGGCTGTCATAATTCTAATCCTTCTTTTGGGTTATAAGACAATGCGTCTTGTTTTACTTACTTTGATCTTACCGTTTTTAGGGTAAGTCATTATATACTCGGTAACTCTTTAAAGGGAGGTGGTTCTATAAACAGGGATATGTGTTTCTCATACGATGCGGGATAACCTCTAAACACAGACATTCGAATTTACTCTTTTAAATCTGCGTTCGTCGGGCCGCCCTGTGCCTGCTTGGATAATAACTCTGGATACTGCTCACTTGCGTAGTGATAAAATATCACAATTAACCCTCCTTACGTAGGCAATCTTTACTCACTCTGATTGGACAAACCACCGCGATCCATACACCAGCTATAGCAGCCAGTGGAGTCAGTAGTGCCGGGATTACCATCAATAACCAATTAATGTATTGCATTTTAATCTTCTCCTGTTTATAACGGGCTAATTCCCGTTATTGGTTTTTTGCTTCTTGTATTTCTAATCGTCAGGCAGTGCCTTATTTACGGGTTCGATAGTCATTGCCAATAAGAATGTGGCTAACGACCAAAAACTACCATCTCCAAACATGATTCTAGTGCCGTTATCCACTATAACCGGTGGGGTATCTAACTTAGGGCATGGAGAAATTACCGGTATTACGATGTATTCGTCGGAGGCAATGACTGCGTAGACGTCATAATCGTGAAATGTCTCCGATGTCGATTCGCGTATAAAGGTAATCTGTGGGGTACATATGGCAGTAATCTTATTGTTAAACGCCAGTTTTGAAACGCCGGTGACATAGTCATCGAAGTTACCTTCTGGCGCACTATAAGTCTTTAATAAGGCAGCCACATCTACAGCCATCTTGTGCGGTTCAGTTGACGTATCAGTTACCTCAACATGACCGCCATTCCAACGACCGTGCTTTAACCAGGTAGTGTCTTCAACTGCGAGGTATGTTGAAGGGTTTATCTTATACGTCAGAGCGCCGTTAGTATGTGTGACGACTGGCCAGTCTAGCACCAGCTGCGCGTCCAACGGGACGATGTATGGCTCGGTGAGAACCAGTTCGTATTCACGCACCTTATCCCAGTTTGGATTAACACGGGCGTTTTCGTTTACAAAATACACGTGCACGGTGGCGAGTGTGCACAGTTCATGCTTGCCAACGCGTACGTCTGATGCAGTGATCGTTACGAACATGCGGTCATTTCCGACGTTACAAAACCGCGTTTTATGATAACGGTTGCATTTCGTCAGATGATCGTGGACGATAGTTAATCGGGTGCCGCGTCCCTCGCACATCGTGACGAGAATGTCTTTAAGTTCTTCTAGTGTCGGTTCCATAATAAAATCTCTCTAGTTAAAAGACAACAACACGTTGTCCATCATAATAGTGATATAGTTTTGAAAATCTAACGATCACGCCTTTCGAAAACCGAATAGATCGCCGGTACGTGTCCGTAAGGTTCCAGATTAACATCTTCTGTTATTTTGGTAAAATAACTTTCAGGGTTAGTTATAGGAAACCTCAAATCGCCTGGAGAATGAAAGCCTATTCTGGTCATGTGCAGATAGTCTATCCGATGCCACGCTGCGGCAAAAAGTCCTGCACCTCCTATGATGAAGATGCGTTTATGTTCACTCCGTTTACCAAAGCCTTTCATCGAAGGAATAACCGTTACTCCTGGGATATTCGTCATTGTTCGAGAGACTACAACGTTACGCCTATTTGGCAGTGGTCCGTTAGGCAAAGACTCGAATGTCCGCCTGCCCATGACGATGACCTCACCGTCCGTTATGCGCTTGAAGTTCTTAAGGTCTCCCGGCGAACGCCAGGGCAGATCGTTGGTTCTGGTATCTCCTATGACGTCGTTTAAATCCAACGCCACTATCGCATGTATTATGGTCACACAGCTACCTTTCCGCGCAATGCTGGGAACGGTTCATAACCGGTCAGTTTAAAGTCGTCGTATGTAAAGTCGTCAATGTTAGTAACAGAAGGATTTAACAACATGCGGGGTGGCTTGCATGGCAACCTACGTAGCTGTGTATTTACCTGTGCCGTATGGTTGGTGTAAATGTGTGCATCGCCCAAGGTATGAACAAACTCACCTGCCTTTAACCCCGTGACTTGTGCAATCATCATAGTTAACAACGCATACGACGCGATGTTAAACGGTACACCTAAGAACATGTCAGCGGATCTCTGATAGAGTTGGCAATCAAGATAGTCCCCACGGACATAAAACTGAAACAGTAAATGACATGGCGGCAAGGCCATGTCATTTAGGTCAGACGGGTTCCAGGCAGTTACAATATGCCTGCGGGACAAAGGATTTGTTTTAATGGATTCGATGACTTCCCCGATCTGATCGACACTCCAGCCTTCGCTATCTGTCCACGATCGCCACTGCTTTCCATACACGGGACCTAGATCGCCATTTTCAGCTGCCCATTCATTCCAAATCCGGACATTGTTATCCTGCAGGTATTTGACATTGGTGTCACCTTTCAAGAACCACAATAGCTCGTGAATGATGGCGTGCAGGTTGACCTTCTTCGTGGTCACCAACGGGAATTCATTTTCTAGGTTATACCGCGCCTGTCTGCCAAATACAGAAATGGTACCTGTGCTTGTACGGTCGTCGCGTGACTGTCCGGTTAACAGCACGTCCCCTAACAGATCTAAATACGCTTTCATTACAATGGTCCTAGTAGTGTGTAACCGCAAACCTTACGGCTTGTAAATCGAGTGCAGGTGTTATCTCGTATATCAGACATGCTTATATGCACTGGTTTGCTGACATCGCTTGGTATGTGGCGATTGATGTAATGCGTTTGAGATGGTTGATTACGATTCACGCAATGGACTGTCGCGGTGTCGGTGTAAACCGTTACGCGGTCGACGTCGTTGGTGGAAACCACTAACTTAAAATCAGACCTGGCCAGTTCATAGCAAGTAAGTACCTTATTTGGCACCGACAGCAACCATAAGTCGTCCGCGTACAGGGTTAAATAATCTCCCTGTGGGATCGGAGTTTCTAATGTTTTTATGTCCACGATATATCCTTAATTGGGTTACTTGGTTAAAAGGGTTTTTATTTTGCTGGTTTCACGTAGTTGCTCTTGCAACAACCGCGTGCGAAATGAATCACCGTCATATCGCTCTACGTTTAGCTTTATAGTCATGCACATACGGTCTGATGACATTTTAGATGTAATGCCCACCTCCACACCACTATCATCTTGCATACTCATTAGGGCATATGGTTCATCGAAATTATGCACCATTCTCACATATCCCATGCTTGGGACTGTCATGTGAAACGTATCACGCACCCTGCCGTCGTCCGTCATCACAAGACGTTTGTCGTCGAAATGTTTACCTGTGAGCCATGCAACCACCCAATCAGTGGAATCCCAATCATACTCTAATTCAATTGTAATCCTAGGAGCGTCCACAATCGGACGTATGGACACAAGGCTTAATCCAATGCTTGTATTGTCGGGGTCACCGGACTCCGTCCATTGATGGATTACCCTGAAAAGTGTATCGTCTGATACCCGGGCGGTCAATTCTGCATCCGTATAACTATCTGTATCGTTTATCATTGTCCAAACATCCTTTGTACAAATGTCGGTGGTGGTGTTTGTGACAGTAGCTGCGCGGTGAGGTACTGCTTTTTACCACGCCTGTTAATAAGGATTACAAGATCGTATCCGACCTTAGGTTCCCCAAACACATCCAGTATCAACGGATCGTTGGACGGAAGCCCGTCCAGTTTATCCACCAGTGCGTACAGTTTAGCTATTGTTAATAGCTTATACGGTTCCACTTTAAACACTGCACGTAGACGCGCAATTGCTTCGTCGTGTTCCTCTACAATCCCGTCGATTACATTAGCCTCTGCCTCTACAGGGACCGGTGACTTTACCAAGACTGCCATAATAATCTCCGTTATAAGTTCCGTAATGCCTGTAGCGTAGCGTTAGCTACAAATAATGAGCACAGTCGTTCGGACACCGCTTCTTCCCTTACACGCAACACGTATCCGCCAGATTCACGTAACGACAATTTCGGCACTAAGTGAATTCCTGTCCCGTCTAAGCATGTCACTAAAAGACTACCGTTTATCTGGTGCACTGCAACGTAAGGCAGTGGCGGTGTGTACTTTAGAAAATACCCAGGCTCCTCTGTCTCGTTTATGTCGAAACGAATTTTCTTCGTTACGTTTAGATTGTCTCGTGCAGTGACGTATAACAAAATAGGTTCGTCCGTGGCTAGGGATAAAAACCCTGCAGTGGCATCGCACGAAAAGATAAAGTTAGGTGCCTGTCCTGGAAACTGCATTAACGCACTTCCCGCGTCTTCATCAATTACGGTTGTTACTGGTTTCGTTTCATTAAGCATAATAATTCTCGATTATTTATTCTGGATACAGTTAATACCGCGCCTTTTAGAAAAAAAGAAAGTGCACCACACCAGGCTTCACGGCCTGGTGTGGCATAGTACTTACTTTTCCAGTGCGTCGAAGATGTCGTCAATGGCTTTAAGCGCAATCGCCTTAACCTTGCCTCTGGCATTAATTTTACCTTTATTAAATAATGCCTCGAATACATCTTGAAACACAGTCTCGTATTCGGCGGGTTTGTCTGGTGTTGCGTAACCTGCTAATTCAGAGACCTCTTCTGTACAGGGTTCTTCGTTCATGTACTTATCCCATACATAAACTGTACCATGAGCGTCGTCTTCAATATGACCTACGACACCAGTCACTTTTGACGACAGGGTCACGTATACGGTGTAACACTTAAAGCGTGATACTACGTAATCTGCCTGGAACAAATCGGTCATGAACGCCACGTCTTTCGCCGTCAGTGAGGGTGACGAGGGCAGGGTGACAGTGCGAAAACCGTTTGATTCTGTCGTGGAGAAATCCGCCAAGTGTTTTGGTAACCCTGCGTGCACTGTACGGTGTACCGGAGCGTGAATTACGACTTCTGAAAGTACACTCAAAGCGCCGTTATGGTCGATACACGCCACGCGGCGCACCGCGCCGTCACTGTCCATACGGTTCAAACCCTTCGGAATATAATAACATTTAGCAGTTATCGCATCCGGGTTGTTAATGTAACTGCCTACCAGCTCAGACCATTCATTGCGTACCCGACCATCTTTATCTACATCGATATCTACCTTGCGGCGTACTGCGTACCCATCACATTGCGCGCGACGAGCATCGATGGTGTCAAAGAAGCGTGTTTCTACGAAATCAATCATGCACATAATTCAATCACTCTTTGGTTAGTTTAAAGGTTAGATAACACGATCGTTATCATAATAGTGATATAGTTTTGAATAAACGGTGAAAAATAAAAAATGGTTATATCACCCACGCTTAAGCGTGGGTGATATAGTTAAGTTAGGTCATTACCTTTAAGATAATGTCTCCGGTCTCACGATCGTTAAACTTTTCACAGTACGCGCAATAATCTTCTTCTACTGCGACATCCATTGCCTCACATAGCGAGCGGTATGCATCTACGTTAGGCACGCGGGCGGCTATCTGGTGGAGCTGCGGTACGGCGTATAGCGCTGTCGTATCGAAAAACTTCAGCTCCATGAATAGATCTAACGCAGTCTCTGTTACCAATACAACCGTCATGCACGAAGAGATGATTATGTAATTGCCAGGGTCTAACGCGGCAAACTCTTTTTCGTTAACGACGAACTCCCATCCAGCCAAACCTTCATCGGTTTTACTTGTGGAAATAATACCGTTAGACTTATCCACGATCACACGGATGTTATTCTCAGTTAGTTTAGTCATTACAACTTTCCTCTTCTGTTAAGTTACACGGAAAGAATTCCCGCGCTCTAGGGTTTCCAGCTACCGCGATTGCACACAGCTCTGGCGTACGATGTATCACAGGTACTTCCGACAGCATAAAGCCAAAATCGCTTACTGCTATTTTACACATATCAGGCGATCTAAATCGCATGGGCGTGTGCATAAAAACGTTGCCACTTTTCCTAACGGCGATTTCGCAGAGAGCATGGTCAGCGATCTCGTCTGGAACATGCTTAATCGCATACTCGAAGTTTGTCACTGCATCGATACACATTTTGTAGTCTATCAACGTGTGTGGTACTTCTTTAAGCAAATTGCCATCCTTCTTAACCTTGCTGGCATGTGCTTGATAGTCATCACCATTCATTTCCAATCCTCAGAAGTATTAAAGTGGTTAATGGATTATGCGTGCCAGCGACTAGCACGCCTGATGTCCGGACTTATGTCATACGGCAATTTACGAACCCGCGCCAGCACGTATTCTTGTTTAACATCTCGAACGTTGGCTGAATAACCAGACCTATCGATGCATCTGTCAACACCACTACCGTTATAGGTTTCATCGCCTGGAGAGTAAAGTACAGTAATACCCGTGTCTGTATACACAAACAACGAGAACGTTTTACCCATATCGGTGAGGTGTGAAATGTACGCTCCTGGTTTTTCGGCCAGATCGTAATAAGATCTACCCTCGTTGTGTAACTCTGCAATCCTGGATATCTGTCGTTCGCAATCTATCGTTGATGTGCCGAAGATAACCGGGTTGCCGTCAATTAACATCGATGCCCTGCCGCATCGCGTACGCGGCATGGTCGGCACGTCAATGTGGACTACGACGAGCATGTCCGCCGTTTTGAAGGTAACCTTACCACGGTGATCCCAGCCAAACGCAATGCTTGCTTCGGTCATGTTGTAAACAGGTGCAGTGGTCATGCGATACACAATGCACGATTGTTCAACACCGAACGTACCGTAATCATTAATCAATGCTTTTAATGCATCAACGAGGCTTGAAGAGATGTTACGCGCCGGTGTGCCTGTGGCAAAATGAGTCTCTGTCTCACGAGAAGCAGTCCCGTGCGGGATATCTTTACTGACTGACCAATCGTCCATGGCTTTACGCAATGTAGATATAGGCGACATGGTCTGTGGCGGACGAACAACCACAATCTGCCATAACACCGTATGTGGGAATTGTGAGTCAAAGTCAACCATCCCGTCGCTGTTTATTGGGTAAAGCGAGGTATTTTCATTTTGCAGCGCGCTAAGATCTGTACCTGCTTTAGCAATGTACCAGTTTTTATCCGGCACAAAGATTACACCGCCGTCCACTAATTTCTCGGTGGGCAGAAGAGCTGGGTTAAACATTGCGCCGAACGGCCGGTAACCGCCTTCCATAGAAGCAGGAAACAAATTGTATCCGTGATCCAATACGGTTAATGCGAAACTTGTGGTGTCTAACTTATTCATATTTCTTCCTTATTACTGCATAGAGGCCGCTTGAGAAACCAAGCGGCTTGTTAGGGTTACTCGGGTGCTGCGTAAACCGCCCACGCGGCGTTAGATGCGTCGCACGGAACACCGTACGCATCGACATCGATAACCTGCGGCAGTCCATAATCGTTGCTCGCCGTCGCCGTGGTTATGTAACAATCTCCCATGGTGAGGCGGGCACGTACATAAACCTTATGACTGGCGTACAGCAAAGATGAAACGTATGCAGGATCAAATAGCTGCTCCGGTGGTCTGAAATTTACATTGCCGCGACTAAACAGCTCCCGAAATTCAACGGTTACGGTTACATCTTCTAGCATAGTGCGCAAGGTTCTATTCCCTAATCAGTTAAAAGACAACAACACGTTGTCCATCATAATAGTGATATAGTTTTGAATATCTAACGATCGTTAATATGGCTTAACGTTCGATGTAATTAGACATACATCCGCAAACTCGCCCTGTTGCGGAATTGAAGCATATGCAGCGGCGTACTCGCCTTCCTTCACTGAAAATGCACCCAGTCTGGATGTGGCGTTAGAGTGCGACATGTGCACGGCGCCCTCGGTGCCTATGTACGTTACGGACATATGCGTATACTCAACATCCTGTAATCGGCCGATGCGAAACCTCACGTCTAGTTCTTCCACTAGGACGTCACCGTCACTATAAATTAAACTTAAACTCATCTTCGTAATCCTCATCGTAGTCGTAAATGCCAGATTGGCAATGGTTATTATCGTTAACTCGACGCTCTGTATCCGCTAAGTCTATTGAATACACACCGTAACCCGCGGAATAACACTTATTACATTTATACCTAGCGCCGTAATCGTGGGCGACGTGTGCCCTGTTTTGATGTCGGTGATGTCGGGTTCTGGCCATTATACAAGTCTCCTGTAATTCACTGGATCTGCGTGCGTGACATCTGGTGCACTGCGATTACCAAGCAGGAACCTCCTGTGTATTTATAGGTTGGCAGTGACCTGCCTTTCACTCGATACACACATTCAGCCGGTATCTCTAACTCGACTACCCGGGCATCACCGCCACGTTGTCGCTCTCGCCGACATGCTAATCTAAAGGCATGTGACAGATCGGCAGACAGCCATGTCCCAATACGTAAATCGTTATTTAGAATATCGTCAATGCAATTAGTGCCGTGATATAAAGTCATACAAAAAAATACCTTGTGGTAATCAGCACGGACGTAAGTCCGTGCTGTGATGGGTTATTGTGTTGAGTTCTCCACGTGCACGCCAGGACGAACAGTAAACTCACCCTGTACATACGAAATTGGTATAAACACGGATTTATGACTAAACTCAAACTCGATTACATTGTCTACGATCTTTACGGACCGGCAATCAGACCAGCCCGGGAATGAAAACTTGTGCTCGCAATCCTTTAGGTACAGGGTAATGCTTCTACCTAACCGCATTGCCACGCATGGCACTGTATATGGTACGATGTCATACATGTTCATTACCGCTATTTGCAGGTCGTCGATGGCCTGGTGTATTAGAGTTGCGTCACCCATGGGCTCGTTCATGCACTTGTGCTGCATTTCTATTACGTCCAGGAAACCTTCATCCCCTCTCCGACGTTTAGTAACATCGTAGACCACCGGCAAGGTCATATACTGCATGAAGACATCGTCCCCCTCCTGTAGGGCCAGGTTAATGCTAACTGCAAGACGTAGTTCGCCATCGTCGTAAATTGTAACGATGTCATTTTCAACCGTAATCGTGAACGGATCAACGTGCCTTCTTACGCCCGCATGAATGCCAATCACGAAGCCGTCAAAGTGTAACTGTATCAAGTCGCTTTCGTCTGTCATTACAACACATTGACGATCACACGTTAATATCGTAAAACCAGATGCGTTGGAATCAGTCACAAGTTTGATTAAACGATCCATTGGCATTGGATTGATTACCACAGTTGGTTTACTCATTTCCGCTTACCTCGTTGTATACGTTGCGCGACCGATACGCCGCGTTGGAAAAACTCGCCCTTGGTAGAGCTGATCGGTATATCTACTTCATACAGGTCGTTACACACAGCAACGTGTGTTTCGTGTAATTGGACGCCGCGTACATCGCCAAAGTGCTTAAGCTCTATGACGTCTGTGTATAACAATTGACTATCTGACACGGCGTGTACCTTTACAGATACATAACCCGCTTCATAAGCAATAAGCGCTTTCACAGGTCCAAATGTATACCAGGCTGGCATACCCGCCGGCTCTACACTACCACCATCCACCACCATGACGCTGTTTACGAAGTTACACGTTACGCTACACACCTCGTGATCCGTGTCCAGTGTAAACCAGATGTCGCCGTCCTCACATGACAACAAGTATGTGTCTGCGTGCTCGGTATCTACGTTATAAGAGATGCTGTTTACTGGACCAGCACCCCAGACACTGTACGTAGCGGTAAAGTCCTGACCAAAGATCGTAACAATCGCTTCGAAGTCGTGATGCTTTAGATCCACCATGATCACCGCATAATGACCGTTGCCTAGCTTAAACGCGTCACTGCAGTACGTGTTATACAATGTTTGGCCAAGGGCGGTTTGTTCTGATACAACGGTTAACTCTACGCCGTAATCTCTGTTCATAATCTTCATTTCTATTTCTCCGTATGTTTCTAAGCAGACAGAACCGCCTGCTTAGTATATTACCTACACTGATAACTTAGACCAGCGATAACTTTCTCAGTTACGTACGAGTGAATACCATTACAGACGGTACGCTCTTTGTGTTACTAAAAACGATACGCGTATCGTTATTGAGCTGTATACGACACGCCACATCAGTTGGCCTGTCATCCACCTTGGTGATGGTAACGCATTGATGTACACCACGCTGGACATACTGGACTTTGTACGTGGTACCGCCTTGATTGTCTATAGTGCGGATAAACAATGTCCCGTCCGGACTGACGCTTGCCACGTGTAACTCACTGGCAGGTGCCGACCACTGCATGACATCACAGGACAATGTTTTTATCCAAAGCCGTCCGTCTTTGTAAAATACATTCACATCCTCACCGGATGGAACCGCGTGCACGGATTCGTTAACGCCAACAAGCCTTTTATCAATGCCCTCTGTAATGGTTGCTTCACAGGTACTCGATACGCGTAGACTGTTCATATTTCTAATCCTCGGTAAAAAAGAGTTTTAAGCTGCCATAGAGCCTCTCTAAGAGGCTCTATGGCTATATACATTACATCGCATCTCTACGATGCATAAAGACCCTTAGGAGGGACAGTAGATGTAAAACGCCACATCGTCCACCGCGCCATCCTCGATCACAAACCCATCCATACTCACACGAGCACTGACCGACATCCCGCCCGTCTCTTCTGCCATGACAAGATCAAGCTTGCCGTCAGCATGCGCGATCGCCTGCAAGCCACGACCGTACATCTCATGCACGGCATAGTGATTTAACGGTCCCTGCAATGTGTGACCCATCGCCTTGACACGTAGCCATTGCTTAACCACATAGTGGATCTCATTCACATCACGACGGTATACAGTGAATGCGTAACGCACCGCTTCGTCTTTCATTGCATCCATACCACCATCGAAGCGTACATATCCGACCACAGACACGTACATCTCATGCACCATGCCATGCCAGCCCTTCACAGTCACGTACCCACCCTCTACGCATACATCCAAGGCCAGCGCATGCATGGCACTGGGCACGCCCACACTGGCACTATGACCTTCACCATGCACCCACTTCAGCGCATCGCCACACACAGCAGTGTATACATCCAAATCCAAACCGTGCAGGAAGCGCTCCATAATACGGAGATCACCGCGTAATACAGCTAATTTACTAAGACCACTCATTTTTCTATTTACTCCAGGTTTACAGTTTAAGTACACGGATAAGTAGGATACCTACCCGTGATAAAGATGTTAAAAGCTTACAGGTTTTTAAACCAGCCCACCAGACGTCCTACAATGCCCTGTGACGGCGTTTCTACCACAGACTCTACCTCAGGTGTATCTGAGGCATTCCCGGCCACCTCACGCACGTACACAAGACAGACCGGCCGACGCACCTCGTCTTCACCACGACGCACCACGCCGTAACGATCCACCCATGCGATCTGCTCGTAATCTTCCTCGTCTCGTGTACAGTCGGCACCGTGCACGACGTCGACGTCGTACCATTCTTTACTCGACGATACAAACACTTTCACGTTACATGCATTCATGAGCATGTACAAATCATGATCTACATTGACAGTATCCGCATCAGACTCGATCAACGTCACTAAGAACTCTTTAAGTTCCACAGACCCGTCAATCACACACAGCATGCTGTCCATGATACCGCAGTCAGCCAGTTTACTTTCTTTCATCTTCGTATTACTCCAGGTTTAAGGTTACACCGATGAGCAGAATACCTACCGGTGGTTTTACGTACATTTCACACCACAGCCTTTTCCGATCGCTCACTCACTTAATCTATCTAATCTTAATAAAGCAAGATAGAAAGATAAGTAGTGTAAGAGACTAAAGACACACTTACCTAATTCTTACTTGACAATGTCCAATCAAGTAAAGCCTAACGTAGTGTATCTAAACTCCTCTAGCAAGTCTTAAGGTACAGTGGTAGTGAAGGAGTAGTGACTTACTACGTAAGTCACTACTGTTGTTTATCTGTAAAAACCCTCCGGCTTTTTCCAGGCTCTCTCCTCCCTACCCAACCACCGGAGTGATTGGGACAGGTTGGCTTTGTAACAACTAATTGCTATACATCTTAATTTTTTATATAACTTATAAAAACATATTAAGATATAGAGCTCTTTAAACACTTAAATAAGTGCTTTAAGTTAAGACACTGTTTAAGTACCCCTCTAGACTTACTTGCTCTGGGTTGTGTAATGTCAGGAACTCCTCCTTCCAGTTATGCGTACTGCAATCGCACATGGATCCAAGTAACGTACACGATTCACCCACACGAGTCCGTAGCCATCCATTAGCGACGTGATCTACGATGACCCTTACCGATTTAACATCCTCAGAAGAACTCTTCTCAAATCGCTCCAGAATCCGTCCTACGATGTACGTGGATAGATCGGGTACACCGCCTAGACAAACCCCCTCGTCTGGGATGTGTCGGAACGTGCGCTCTACTACTTGCACAATGTTGCTGGTCATTACGGATCCTATAAATCTTCGGTAGAGATTAACTCGTCACACAGACGAGTAAAGATAATCAGTCCGATGGGACTGGCGGTTGCTGTGGCAATACGCCCGTTATGTTGGATGCCGTAAGTTACGATATCCATAGCGTCCAGTGCCAGAGTGGCCGGTGCGATGTACCAGTCCACATGGTTAGTACCAGTGCCAAGGTAGTACACATGAGGACTGTCCTCGAAGTAATGCACTGCGTCAAGCGACAGGCGACCAGATGTATCTCCCTTGATCAACTGATCTACCAGCCTACGAGCGTTCAGTAGTTTAGGGATAAAATCATTTACTGTTTCCATATACACGGTTCCTCATAGTTAAAGTTAGATAACAAAGTACGTTATCATAATAGTGATATAGGCTTGTTTACTTCTCCATTCCTGTAATTTTGCACTGGTTAGAATCATGTACCTAAGCAAAGGAAATTACAATGTTGGAATTAAGTGTTATCAAACGTAGTGGACAACGTGTCGCATTTGACATGTCATTTATCAGAAGAGCGGTTACAGCAGCTTGGTGCGAGGACGACACTAAGGGCATCGACTACTGCGTATCTGAAATAGAAAAGCAATTACGGCTAGACGTTACAGACCACCACACCTACACAGTAGAAGAAATACAGGATGTGGTTGTAAGACAGCTCATGAGAATGGGATTAGTAAAGACAGTGAGTGCTTACGTGTACCATCGCATCACCCATGCCATTAAGCGCGGTGATGACGTCAGTAACGTCAGTCCGGATAAGGAACGTAATTATCTTCCGCTCATCGAAGTCATCACAGGACGTGAAGGCATTGACGTGGTGATGATGATGAACGAGCACGCTAAGAACACTCTGCCGGGCATGACTGACGATGAGATCTTGGAGTCATGCGTACTCACCTGCACCGCGTTTATCAAACTGGGTCGTGCATACGACGAAATGGCAGCACGGATGCTTCTTAAGGTAAATGAAATTAGAATGCAGCGTGCCCATGGACTAACTGGCAGTGGCGTGGATTACTACAACCAGGCATGGCAGCTAGGCATCGATAACAAACGTTACGATCCTAAGGTATTGGCCGCTTATGACAACACGGACGAGTTGTTTGCTGGCATGGACGAATACGTATCGAAAGAACGTTATACCTATCTTGGCATCAGTACACTAATCGACCGCTACTTCGTAAGGGTAAATGGTGTGTGCATTGAAACACCCAAAATGTTTCTTGCCAGAGTAGCGATGGGCATCTTGTATCGCACGTCGTATCACCGTACGTTTGCACTGTCTGCATTCTGGGCTATGACAGATCGTGTACTAATGCCTTCCACACCCACCCTGTTTAACTCAGGGACGTTAAACTCACAAATGAGCTCGTGTTACCTAAGTACGTTCCCCGATGACTTAGAGGGCATCTATGACGCCATTAAAGACGATGCGATGTTGTCTAAGTTCGCAGGTGGCTTGGGTAACGATATGACACCAGTCCGTGCATTAGGTTCTTTCATCGAAGGTACAGGTGGACAATCACAGGGCGTGATCCCCTTTATCAAAGTGATTAACGATACTGCAGTAGCGGTTAATCAGGGCGGTAAGCGACGCGGAGCCGCATGCGTGTATCTCGAAACATGGCATCTCGACATTGCGGACTTCATTGAGTTGCGCAAGGTCACTGGCGACGAACGTCGTAGGGCACATGACATAAACGTGGCTAACTGGATCCCTGACTTGTTTATGGAACGCGCACAGACCAAAGAAGCGACATGGACGTTATTCTCTCCCACCGATGTACCAGAGCTACACGACCTGTACGGGGAAGAGTTTAAGGTGGCGTATGAGCTACGTGAAGAACAAGCCCGTAATGGAGAAATCGAAAACTTCCAAGTAGTCGGTGCCCGTAAGTTCATGCGTAAGATGCTCGTCATGTTAGTGGAAACCGGACATCCCTGGTTTACATTCAAAGATCCATGTAACATCAGATCTCCTCAAAAACACGCGGGTGTGGTGCACAGCAGTAATCTCTGCACAGAGATCATGGAAAACACATCTGTGGATGAGGTGGCTGTCTGTAACCTGGCTTCCGTTAACCTGCTTCCGCATGTGAATGCTGCTGGCGAGATCGATCACGTCAAGTTAAAAGACACGGTTGCCCTGGCAATGCTAATGCTAGACGCAGTAATTGATGTAAACATGTATCCCATTAAACAAGCCGAGAACTCTAATCTACGGCATCGTCCAGTAGGTCTTGGTGAAATGGGATTCCAGGATGTACTGCATAAGACACGTACTCCTTACGAGAGCGAACGTGCCATGGAGTTGGCATCGGATATAAGCGAGGCCATCTCGTATTACGCCACAGTCGCCTCCGCGGAACTTGCAGATGTACTGGGTCAGTATGAAAGCTTCGTGGGTAGTGATTGGAGTGGTGGTGTATTACCAATCGATACGTATGAAGAACTTATGCAACGCCGCCCTGCAGAGTTTAAGATCACCGACAAGCCGAAGTTCAACTGGAGGGCACATGGTTTTGAGCGCATGGTAAAAACAGGCATGCGTAACTCTTTGCTGAGAGCCATCGCACCCACAGCTACGATTTCAAACATCTGCGGTGTGAGTCAGTCAATCGAGCCTACTTACCAGAACATGTATGTGAAGTCAAACCTGTCTGGTGAGTTTACTGTGGTAAACCAATACTTGGTAGACGATCTCACAGAGCTGGGTATTTGGGATAAGCAAATGTCCGATTACCTAGCAGCGCATGACGGGGACATAAGTAAACATCCACTTATCCCACCCGAGATGAAAGACCTGTATAAAACCGCATTTCAAATCGACAGTATGTGGTTGATCAAGGCAATGGCTCGCCGGCAGCGATGGATTGATCAAGGCGGGTCGTTAAATCTGTACTTGGCGTCACCCACAGGCCCGTCAGTGGAGCGGTTGTACACAGCAGCTTGGAACCATGGGCTGAAGACAACGTACTACCTGCGTACACTGGCAGCTACTGGTGCTAGGGACGCGGAAGAACCAACAGAGACTGCACCTAAGGTGTGTTCTATTTTAGACCCTGACTGCGAAGCATGTCAGTAACGGAGATACCATGAGCGAAGAAAAGAAATCGGGTGTACGTGCATCCGACAAGAGAGTTGTAAACGGCAAGGGTAATATAAACCAGTTAGCGCCCTTCAAGTATCCATGGGCGTTTACGTATTTTACCAACGCCAATAAGAACCACTGGGTGCCGTTAGACGTGAACATGACGCAGGACGTGCATGACTTTCGGCATAAACTGAGCGACAATGAGCGTCATGTGTACGAAAACGTCTTAGCGTACCTCACTACATCTGACATTATGGCAATGCGTAACATCGGTTTAGCCGTCATGGAGCGCATGACTGCACCGGAGCTGCAACTTTACCAAGCACGTCAGGTGTTCGAAGAAGCATTGCATTGTTACGTGGAAGGCACAGAAGTCTTGACCGGTCGTGGTTGGGTGGACTTTAGAGACCTTGCGGATACTGATACCGTAGCGGACTTTAATGCTAACGGGAAAGTCACGTTTGTGAACCATCTTGGTGTCACCAAAGATCACTACGAGGGCAATCTTGTAGTCATCACGGGTGACAATTATCTCACTAAGGTCACTCCGAATCATAACTGTGCGTACTTCGACTTTGACGATACTGAACTGACGCTTGCTAAAGCGGGCGAGTTGGAGCTTGGAAAGCACGGGTTCCCCGTCAGTGCCAGAACGTTTAACAACAATCGCAGGGTAAGTCTCGACAACGAAACGAGACTGACCGTGGCCACGCTAGCGCACGTCACCAGCATTGAAGGTCACGATGTGATTCTTCACGAACCAAGATCCATCAGTAGATTGGTGTGGCTTTGTAAGACGAGTGATATCGAATATGAGATGGGCTGCGACGATGCCAACAGTGCATGGTTTAAAATTGTAAACTTCGCAACGATTTTACAATGCGTGTTGGAATCGCTGGAGCGCGCGTACCTGCCTGCCTTAAACTACAGTCAGTGCACGGAGCTTTTATCTGAACTAACGACTTGGGGTCGGGTGCTGTACGGGGACTTTAAACGTGTGCAGGAAACCTTCAGTGCGTTAGCACCACTGTGTGGTACTGTCATGCATGTAGACGATCGTCCGAACGGCACGTCTGTGCATTTTGAACATCGCACGTGCGTGAATGGCTTGCGGCTGCAGAAATCACTAGAAGCGTACAATGGTAATGTCTACAGCGTAGGTGTACCTTCCCGAGTGATCATCACTCGTCTTGACGGCAAAGTGGTTGTGTCCGGTAACACATGGACGTACCAACATTGCATTGAGACCATTGGGTTAGATCAGGATGAGATCTATAATCGTTATCTGGTGGTGCCTGAGATCAACGCTAAGATCCGGATGGCAGAAAAACGACTTGCAGCTTCCATGTCTAAAACACTGGACTTAACCAATCCAGATCACCTGCGTGAGTTTGTCATGTCGTACATCTTCTTCGCAGCCATCTTCGAGGGATGTTGGTTCTATAACGGTTTCACTCCGATCTTCGCATTGCAGCGTAGAGGTCTTATGAAAGGTACTGGTGAGCAGTTGCAATACATTATGCGGGATGAAGTCATGCATGCTTCGTTCGGTATCCGTGTAGCAAACCAGATCATCAAAGAAGAAGGTGTGGTTCTAGATCCACAGGAAGTCCGCGATATGTGGGATGAGGCAGAACAAGTAGAACGTGATTACGCTGGGTACATCCTTAAGAAACCGATGTTGGGTTACACCAAGGATCAACACATTGCACAGTTCCACTACATGGCCAATCGAAGAGCACGTGCATTGCATTTGGAAGAACCCTTTCCTGGTGCAACGAATGCATGTGAATGGTTAGACGAACAGGCACTTTTAAAGAAAGAAAAAAATTTCTTTGAAACCCGTGTGACTGAATACCAATCCAACGCTGGTTTGGAATGGGACGATGATGACGATTAACCGTTGACTGCATAGTTACCCATACACCGTCTAGACGGTGTATGGTTTTATGCCGTGCATAAAAGGTTATGTATAGTATGTGGAACAAGCCATTACGTTGCAACGTCTTCGGGACAATAAGCACAACCGGCTACGTTCCACACACCTAACATTAAAGTGTATGGTGAATAAGAGTTGCCTTATTGGCATACACCTCCCATCCGTATTTTACGGATGGGTATTATGCCGCTTAGGTGATCTTTATACCCGCTGCGAGTTTAGACGCAGCAGGTACCGCACGCATGTTGTCATGCGACATGGTAAGATCCGGTCCCACACTTACATGACGCAAATCACCAGCGCGGAATGTGTAAACTGCTTTAACTCGACCAATCCAAACGTGCAAAACATTTGTCGCAACAATCGCCATTTGGACATCGTTCTTATTATCGAAACATGCCTTTAGATTCGTCTCTACGCCTGTGGGCAGATGTCGTGCATGCAGGCACTTCTTCTTGCTGTAGATAAGCCAAGTGTGATCATGGGCCGGCGACAGCGCCATATCACTGGCAAACTCGGTGTAAGGAGAAACATTATGGTCGCGCAGTGCCATTTGATACATGCCGTGTACAGACACTTCATCGGTAATGCGAACGTAAGGTTTACTCATGGTTAAAACTCCTAAATTAGTAGCATCAATATTGTGCATAATAGTGATATAGTTTTGAATAAACCTGGAGAACAGTAATGGATAGTCGTGTGGTGAGTGAGTTGGAGTATGCTGAGTTGGTGTTGGATGGGGTGCTTAGTGGTCGTGTTATTAAGATCTATGAGGAGTCTGATACTATTGCTGGTATGATGGGTATGTGTGGTGATAGAGTGGAGTGGGTGTCTGGCGACTCCATAGGCGCAGACACTGTAGCTGGTATGCAGTTTATAGGACGTGCTTTTAAAGCTGTTTGGCGTTTGATCGTCCGTGCAGTCATGGCGGTGGTAAGCGGTCTTAAAAAGCTATGGGAGTGGCTTACCGGAGGTAAGGGTAGTACTAACCCTGATACTCCTGGCGCTACTTATCAGGATACACCCACTCCTGTGGGAGGCGTGATCGGTAAGGAAATGGCCAAGGAAGATAAGGCCACCGTAGAGACTGCTTTAGCCGTAGCAGAGCTAGAAGAGAAAGGCGTGGATATAGAAAAGGCAGTAAGCGAAGTCACTCCTGAGATGTTAGAAGCAGCGCGTCTTGAGAATAATACTCGAGATGATGCACGGCTATCTAAAATAAAGAAGGACGTCGAAGAAGCGGAGGAATTCAACAAGCGCGAACGCGAAAGGTTAGACGCCGCCGCAGCAAGGTTTAACGCAACCGTCGAGCAAGAAGCCGCTAATAAAAAGGAAGCCGCGCGCATCGCAGCGGCCGATAAGGAAGCAGCAGCGCAGGCTGCTGCAAGGGACGAGGCAAGGATTAAAGAACTGCGTAAGCAACGTAGTGGGTTCACTCGTATAAAGATCACCAATGACATCCGCAAAGCCTACGTGGAAGACGTCGATATGATAGAGGACCATGCAATCATCATCAGCGGTGGCATGGATCGGTCTAAAATGAGCGATGTTATTGATAATATAAACACCGCCATAAAGAAAATAGAGCCCGTGTCCATCGACGAAATCTTGGAATTGTTCGAGACAATGAACACGAGTTTACCGGGTCTACACGACGAGGACTCACACGCAATGCGTGATAGGCGCCGGTTGGTACGCGCGTTACTGAATAACGCTGAGTGGGTGTACGAAATCTTTAATATGCCTCATGGGTACTTACAGGCGATGCTTGGGTTATACGACGGCATTACCGATCTTGATCCAGATGACGCATCTGGAAGTTTAATATCTCCAGACACAGGCGGCGGGCGGGTTTTTGAGATTACAATAAGTACCGACGATCTCGGCATGCCCAGTTTTACGTTGTCGGTCACCAAACCATCACAGCCAACCGTGTTAGAGTATATAGACATTGTAGACTTTAACACAGCCACTAAGGCTATGTATGAAATGCACATGCGCGCAGCCGACACCGCTAAGCTGTTTAGACCGGCGCAAAGAGCGAAGCTTCAGGACATAAAGGACGGATTAAAGACGTTTGACGGTATCACTGGAAAGTACCGTGACGAGCCTCATTCGAAATATATTAATTCTATTGTGGCGTCTATGGGCAACGAGTATAAAAACATGTCCAAGGCGTTAAAGTTTGTAAGTATTATTTTGAAGGAGTATCTTACAGCGTCCACCGCGTATATTAGTCTGGCGGCGGGTATAGTAAGAGCGGTCAGTGCGTCAGAACAAAGGAAGTAATATGTTTAAGTACAAAAGGGCATACGTGTACCTAAGCGGATCTCCGGTGACCACAGTGCCCTTAGGTACTAAAATGACCATAGACGTCGCAGGAGACGTTATAGACACCTTACCACGTACGCAAGGCGAGGACACACTACATGTGGTAAAGATCCCGTTTGAAACAAAAGACCACGAGGTAGAGTTTGTCACGGGCTACGGAGCCACTGCCATTCAGTTACCTGCAATAAAAAAAGACGTTGTCGCTGGTGTACAATCGAGGGACGTGCTCGATGGACAGACTCGAGATGAGTATCATAACGACTCGAAGAAAGCGGCCTGGAAGAAGAAACCAAAGGGCAGGTTTAACTCCATGAAGGAAGTCTTCGATTGGTATTTCAGCGACGCGAATGTAAAGGTGGATCGAGATCTGGTAAAACGGATCATCTACTACGTGCGTGCGTTCGAGACAAAGAACGAAGAACACATTGGATTCTTAGGTTCTAACTTAATCGGAGTACACCGTATCCGCTATGCGGATACCATTGATGAGGTGAAATGGATCGAGGAAGTATTACTGCTGGATGATTGGGAAGACTTACAGGTCGACTATAAAGACCAAGAAGAAATCAACCCGGCATTTGCAGTAACCTCTAATGCGGTAAACGCATCATATCTTTACCTAGTCCATCGGATACACAATTCACCTTTGACAGATAAAGAGAAGATCGTGGGTATTACGTCTTTATGGAAGATGTTAAACCTTAAGTTTATCACATCTATTATCTGGAGATCATGGCGTTATCCTGCACAAGAAGCCATCGCTATGGCTGTGTATGAATCGCTCTCTAAGAAGTCGTCACTTAAGAAGTACGGCACTTGGGGTGGACTAATTAACCACAGAGCGGATGTACTTGCTTCTCCTGAGTCCATCCACTATAAGTCAGTCAATGAGTTCAAAGATGATGAAGGTCTTGTGTACTGCATCTCAGACGTACAGACACGCATACGTAAGGTCGTGGTAAAGCTGAACATACTTTATTACGACTTCGCAGAACGTGACGCACGCGTGCTTCTAGAGTCCTCTATGATCACTGTGGAAGGTGAACGGGTTATACGAGAATCCATCAACAACGCAAAAGCACTCGGCGAGCAGATGACACAAGTCATCCGTAACCCAAGAGCGTTAATCAAAGAAGCGTTGGTGGAACAGACCATGCGTATCGTAGCGACTGCAGAAGAACGACACTTCTTATCGCTGATGCATTTCATTTCAGAGAACGTAGATGAGAAGAAAGACTTTGATGTGCGTGAGTTGTCCAATACACTCGTTAGGTTCGTTGTAGACTACTATGCCAAGAACGGTAAAAATGGTAATACTATGATACAACTTACTGCGACGTTACGGAACTTATTCAGATCGTCTCAGTTATCTAATCCAGACATCACACTGGTGAAGAATGAAATGGAAAGGATCGTCGAGAAATCCCCCTTGCGTACAAAATCGAAATCGATTACCGCGCCAGCTCGCGTATCCGCTTTGGTCTATTTGTCTTTACGGATAATAACATTTGGCCATTACCAATGACGGTAAGACTTGCTCACAAGTCATCCTTGTAGTTTCCCTAGACTGCGGTGTATAAGCCTTGCTCTTAGAGCAAGGCTTATATGCTGTAAATGCAAAAAAAAAGAAAGCCTCCCCGGCTAAGGGGAGATGCAGTTGTGAACTACTCGTGTAGAAACACCGTCTTTGTCTACCCAGATTATAAGACGTGGATCTTCATCGCCGGGCGCGGGAACCCAGTTAAGTTCGGCGGCGGTTTTGTAGTGCGTGTGCGTCACGCACCATCCACCTACATACGTGATGCTTGAGAAATATCCATCATTGTGCATAAAAGACACACCGTGGTCAGTGAGCGCGTAGTTCGTAATGTAGCTGTCAGGAAGACATGTACCTCTGGAGAGTCCGTTGTCGTTAAGAATGTTTGTGCATAGTACTTCGTTGTACTGGGCGGTAATTACTATATTTGCATTATGACCGGCATTGAAAAATGTAAACTTATCCATAATCAATTTCCTTTGATCTCTAAGAGATCTAATAACGACTTAAGTATTATTACCTAAGTATCATAATAGTGATATAGTTTTGAATATTTGGCAAGCATAGAAAAAGAAATAAAGAAAGTCTATACTACAGTGCCGTATGGCACTGTAGTATATTACTTATTCAGATAGCTTCTTCACTGCATCCGCGAACCCGGGTAAGGCCGCAAGCTCCGCAGATTGACCGCCGATAACGATTCTCTCCCGTGCATGCAATTTAGCAAAGTCTACCGCTAAGTAGTTCTCAGGATCAAACTCATCTGCCCATTTCCAGGACAGTGTCAGTCCAGGATATTCTTTAGCAAACAGCTCATGCACGCGAATAGCAATACCGTCTGGATATCCCCATGCGGTCTCAAACGCCACCACACACTTGCGTTCTGTAACAAGTTTTTTGATACCAGACGCATGCCATTTCACACCCCAGTGATCTACACGCCAGTCGTACCACGTAGCAGCTCCATACAACGCTATGTTACGGATGTATTTCACACCTAACTCTTTGCCACGACCGGCGATACCGCCTTTACAATCCTTACCGCACAGCCGTAACGCGCTGCACCATCCAGAGGAAGAATCATCAATAAGCAGTTCGATTGGCATGGGTAGCAGGTAGTTAAAATTAAACAAGTCTTTCACAGACCGGTCTTTTAACATTGCAGCCAGGTCTTCGCTTGACCCTTCAATGGTGATTATATTCTCAATTATGTTAGCCATATTTCTATTCCTTAGTCTAAAGACAACAACACGTTGTCCATCATAATAGTGATATAGTTTTGAATATATACCGATCGTTATTCAAGCTAAATGCCGGGTACGTACGCAAGTGCACCCGCATCGTCCAACACAGCAGCTATGCAGACGTCCGTAGTACGGTGTTCTACCGGCACCAACCGTAACGCATCGCCGTAATTAGTTACGGCGGTGAGATGCATGGCGTGTGTCTGCATGTGGACGGGTATATTTATTAACATTCCCCCTGCCGTAGACAGTGCGGTCAAGCACAGTTTTCTGGTCAGCAAGCGCACAGGAACCGAGTCCAGTAACTCTACGTACGTTTCCACAGCAGCCGTGCACATGGCATCGTCCTTTAACTCATCCGGAATATGTCGAAATACAAAGGCATTTACTTCCACGACGGTCATGCAAAAATCACGCGTGACTAGATCCACAGGAACTTCAAAAAACGCATTGTGGTTTATTTTTATCATCTTTAAACACACTTCTGCTGTACGCATTTCAACTGGAAAGCAACTTAGGTCACCTCCTCGCGCCACTGCGATGTCGACGTACTCGTTAATGTCAGAGATAACCATGGACGATGCGCCCGCGCGACTGTATCCAGCGTTCTCTACAATAGCACCGTAATCTAATTTATTCATAGTACCTGTACCTTTTTTAGTTTGATGAATCGTTTGTTAAGCATGTGCTAACAGTTGAGCCACTAATGCACACATCGCAACGTCCGAGTAAATTGAAAGCGATACTTGCCCTCGGGTCTCCTTATCAAGACACTCTAATATAGCAGCTGCGGTTTTTACAGGATGCGAATACCCAAGCACACGAAATTCCTTTAGTAAACAGATAACGTTCATGTCCGGACACGCCGTCGACCATTCATGTGTATCCCAGTCCACGTGTAGGTCTATTGTAACAACCCCTTTATCAAATGTAAGGCAGTGCACCGTGTTACTGTTTAAAACGCGTACGTGCAGTATATGACGTTCACAGTTAATGATGTCGTAATGCCATTCATACTTGTGATAACCTGGTAATCCGGAGTAATAGATTACCCCCGTCTTTGTGCGTGCACAGAGATCGCCACTGTCAAGACATACTTCCAAGACAGCCACGTTATCTAAAGCAGTCACTTCGTTATAGAAATCGTCGTACTTCATTTCATTACTCCTAGTTAATCACATAACAAAGGTACTTTGGTAAAAATACACACGGCATAATACCCCGCCCTGGCGTTAGCCAAGACAGGGTGTGAATCACCGTCAGTACGGTTGAGTTAAAAGCTTATAATCCCGCTTCGCATTAGAGTATTCCTGTTCCAGCTCAGCGTTAGATAAGTCTTTTAGTTCATCAACCAAACGTATACTGATCGCATGAGCTAAAGCGTGACCGGTCTTCTTACGACCCTTCGCACTTAAACGCGCCCACGCGATCTCGACCCGCATGTCGATAATGCCATTTATATATCCAGGAACATGCACGGGTATGATTCCAAGTTCCCTAAGTCTGTCTGTCCCGGTACGATACACGTTACGTTTGTATTTGAGGTAGAGTACAATAGTCGTTACCCCAATACCGCACGCGACAAACAGAAGGCGAATTCCTTCCGAGGATCCCAGTATGAATGAATCAAACATGGCAACCTCCTTCGTAGTAGATGATACAAGTCATTAGATCATTGCTCCGTCCGTCCTAGCATGTCGTATAAAATACTAAGTACGCTAACACAGATCAAAGAAATTGTTCCAATAAACCCGTAAAAAATAATATCATGGAATAACATAGTCGATGGCTCCGCGAGTATTAAGTCGCCGCACCGCTTCGTCACTCAACGTATCTACTGTCGCCTCTACATCGTTGTACTTGCTTTCTTCCCACCAGACGTGTTCTACGCCCTGCACCACAACATCAACCAACTCCACCTCATCGTTAAACAAGTCCCTTATCCACAGTGTGAGAAAGATACTTAAGATAAGGGCAATGAGTATTTCAGTGTAGGTAAACTCATTCATTGGCTTCGTACTCCCGAGCAGTCTGCAGTACCCACCGGATACCAAATACCAAACAGGCGGTGTTAACCAACAAACTCATTACATATGGGTAAATAGGATTAGTCATAATTTAGCTCCGATAAAGGATTAAACTACCACTCCATACTCCAAACCACATGGATGTCGCAACATAAAATTACAAGACGTTATAGATGCCTGCGTAATGCGTGTCGTAAACTGACACGCTTCTTGCCCTTTTCTCTGGCTTCCGTTAGCGCGTTGTCTATGTTAACCACTTCGCCGCCGTCTATTTCAGTCTCCCTAGCCAGCGTCTTTATCTGATGCTCTAGCTGCATTCGATGCGCCACACGCGATTCGTTAGCAAGCATGTCTTTAAGCCTTTCCAGACGCAGCCTGCGGGATACCTGTTCATCGCGGATGGCGGACTGTTTGAGACTCAGTGTGGCACCATCCTCCGTCACCAACGATAGGCACTCGCCGCGTTTGATACCGTAGTACTCGATGTTCTTAGCGTTAGTGATAAACCAATGCCCTAGTAACCAACTGATAACCAAATCATCGTGTCCACCAACATCATGATCCACCCGATCGTTCTTGGTGACCAGTCCGCGTATCTGGTGTGACAGTTTACTATCGTGCACTCTATGCGCGGTGGTTCGTGCTGCTTGTTGTAACACCGTGTCGTATAGGTGATAACGACTCGCTGCATTTGTCTTAAACCCAAAGTACCCTTTAAGCGAGTTATAGAAATGCTCATCACGCTTACGCATGGACAGGCTAAGCTTCTCAAAATCACTAGGACGGGTCTCTGCCATATCCACCACGCGGTTAAAGATCCTGCGAAATGGATCAATGCCTGCAGTATACATCTTAACCATAACAATGTCAATCAGTCCCTGTGCAGAAGAAGCACTTTCGATAATCAGTGTGGTCTTAGGGAACCGCAGCATTAACTCGGCTAGCCATAAACCGTACTTCAGTAAGTTGGCCTCGTTAACATCGCATACCCCAACCACCCCCATGTCGCGAATGTCACTGATGATTAACGCATTACTATCCTTCCCCACCATCTGCGCTGAATCAAGCGTGATCAAATGATGATGCTTAGCCATGCGAACGTCTATTTCACTTAACGGAATATACCAATCCATTAAGTAATTGTCACGCGTCTTCTCTATATAAGACGGGTCGCGCTCGCTGTTAGCTATTGCTTCAAGCACCTTAGTCGCTAACGGACTCGACAGTGTGCCATTAAACCAATAGTTAAGAAAATCCTTCTTAGCTGAATCCACGCTACCGCGTGCATTGGCAATCGCGTCTTTACACCATTGATCTGTAAGACCCAACTGACGATGACTGAACGTACCGTTAATGCTGGGTACCGTGTATGTACCACGCTTTAACACAATCTCTTCAAGGTCTTTTAAGTGTGTGGCGTCGTAGAACTTGTCACTCCATGGAGCACTGCTGCTTAGAATACCGTACGCGTACTTACCGCCACGCGTGTCACGATTTCCCGCCGTAGTGGTGAAGATGTTACCATACGGAGCACCGGCTCTCTTAGCGGCCATACGGGCGTTTGTACCAGAAGCCAATGCCACGGGTAAGCTGATATCCACGTTAGGTACATAGGGTACTTCGTCGCACTGGAAGTTACTGGAAGATATACCACGGCCAATGGACTCCGCGCCTTCTTTACTGGGACGACCAACAGATGTCAAATAACTGTTCCCACGTACCACGCATGTCAGACCTTCATGGTTATCGGAGTCAAGGTGATTGGTGGGGTTTAAGTACTTAGGTAAGTTATCCCTAATGGCCTTCAAGTAAACCACGTTTTCTTTACGCAGTTTGTTCTTCTCGGTAAACAACTGGATCTTTAAATTATGCCCCATCAGGTACATGAGTATGATCCAGATCACATCAGTCGACCTGGACTTACCGGTTTGTCTGGGTTGTATGAGCATGTAGTCGATGTGGTTAAAATACGACCATGTCAGTGAAATGTTAGCACGGTTAGCTCGATATGCAATGGGTTCCGGACTGCCTTGTTCGGGCAGACGTATGACCTCACGCATCGCATACCAAGGATTGACCTCGCATTCTCTGGCCACTCGCCACATTTCTTCCTGTGTAAGTGACTCAGAGAACGGATCGATGTGGAGTAATACAGGATCGTGCAGTGCTAAATGAAACGCATGGTTAACCACACCCGTGGATTTAAACACTTTGGCAAGTCTTAAGAACGATTCATTTTTTGTAGTGACGTGGGGGATGGCGTTAGGGTACGCAGCCCAGTCTTCTGAAAATAGTATCATTACCTCTCCAGCATATACTGCACGCCATATGGCGTGCAGTATGGTTATACGTAAAGGAACTTCACGGGAAGTGCGGTAACAGCCAGTGTTTGTACACGCGAGCCGTCGTCGTTTAGCCATACTAAGTTTAGAGGCCAACCCGCGTCCCAAGTTACCAGAGGACCCAGATACAACACAGAGTTCCATTCAGTAACAGAATAAGTGCCAATGGCGCCTTGTCCGTTTGTACCAGCGTGCTCCAGTCTAAAGTGCGTAGGCGTAGGCGCCTTAGGTAGCGTCAGTGCATCAAACGAAGGATCTACTCCGTAATACACCACCCGCAACCAATCGTCCAGAGACGTCTGACCGCATTTAATGGTAAAGGGTTTATCGCCCACCTGACTTACCTTAGCGTAAGTACCATCGCCAAACACAGTAATCCCATCACAGCCATAATCCATCATCCAACTTACCGTATCGATAGTGGAGTAATCAGGCAGTTTAAGATCCAGTTTCTGTACGTGCTTGTATCCTGGATAGTCCACAGAGTTCATGGCACCCAGATCCACAGTCAAATGCAATCGCTGGAACACGTTTAAGTTGTTTGGGTTAAACGCACGACCATTGCCGTCTAATGCAGTGGCGTACGCAGTGACGTCAATGTCCACGTCGTAAGCCAAGGACGTGATGCGATAGTTTAACACCCAACCACCATTCTGATAAGTAGGTATAACGTAAACGCGTAACGGGAACTCACCGGGGACGTCTACGTTGATTAAGTTGTACACCTTAGAGATGCTCTTCTTAATCTCGCCGTTCAGGTTAATGGCAGGTTCATCGGCATCTGGGTAATAAGAAGCTACAATGTCTGTGATCTTACCACGTTGAGATGTATCAAAGTTACGGATGCCGTGCAGGATAACACGATTGCCGTCTACAGGTAAATCCAGTTTCATGCCATTATTATAATGCACGATCGCCTTAACCAGACTGGTGTTGAAACTGTGCCCTGCAGGGTTCTCGAACAATAACGGATTTGTAGCCGAAAGCAATGGTGATTCAAGCGTGATGTCTTGAATGTAAACGTTGTTTAGATTCGGCCCAGATACAAGATCCGCCATCACAACAGAGAACACTACTTCATCTGTTACACGACCATTGGCTTTGTAAAAAATGCCGGTGACGTGGTCGCCGTGTTTAAGATCGGTAGTCGTGTATGTTTCACCGGGACGCAGACCCTCACCACCGTTGGGATTGACTTCCTTCATTCCCACAAGCTCGCTTAGAATGTTTCCGTTGGTATCCAACGTATGACTCACCACAGGAGCACTTGGATCACTGCCGTCGCCTAATACAAGCTTCATGCTGGTGGCGGTGCTGTCCCAAATACGAAACCGTGCGTCAAAGGAGATGGTGTATGGCTCTGTATGCGTATCGACATAACAACGGGTCAGAATGTTTTTAGCGGTGACACTTAGTCCGCGATCTAAGATTTGCAGTAGGGAGTTTGATTTACTTTCGTTCACAACCGCCAGTGCATCTTCCAAGGTAGGGATGTACGTTTCACTGTCCACGGACACCACCGTCATTACGACGCCGTTTTTGAATACACCATCGCCCACGTTAGGCACACGAAGCCCGGCGTTCTCAGTACCAGCGACGCCGAAATAGATTTCATCTGAATGCCAGATACGACCCTTTTGGTCTTGATCCCACAATACGTTCATTTTTTAACTTCCTCTACGTCACTGTAATGTACGTGTTAAAGGTAATACGTTCTTTAAAGAACAGGCGATTGACCTCACGTAAGAAAGCAAATTCTTCTACAGTGAGCGTGGTGGCTGTAAGGTCACCTACAGGATGTATGTCCACCATCCAGTTATCCACGTTTAAATACGCGATGTCTTGCACAAGCTCGTCCATTAGACTTTCCATGTACAACGATACAGCAGCAGACGATGTGCCAATGTTACTTACGTTTACCAGACCGGCTGCGATACGTACAATCAATTTCTTTATGAAGGGAGAAAAGATAACGTGTCGTTTTGGTATCACCACGGGTTTTGATTCATCCGGTAACGGCATATGCTGCCACATTGCCCTAGATACAACTTCAGGGTAATCCATGTCAGAGATGTACTTCTGTTGTTCAGGCAGACTTAATACACACGGCCGTGTCTCGCACGCCCAGGGAGCCCCTTCACGGACTGTATCAGAGGCCAGTAGGTTTGGATCTTCATATGGACCAATGTCCGTCACAGACATCTTACGGCCGTCTACGACGCACGTACGATTGCGATTGCTTATAAACATCCCAGGTTCGCTGGCTTTAGCTTTCCGCCCTTCCACGTATCCGGACACAATACGCTCACTTGGCAGTTCGCCGACTCCGTATGAAAACACATCGACCAGAATCGTCGTGGCAGTAGGATCATCAAACATATACCCTTTGTAAGTCAAGTATACATTGTTGTTCGTAACGGTGTAATCAATGCCACGGACAATGGGTTTGTTATTAACAAACACATCGCACCGATCGAACTGCACTTTCGTTACGGGATTGTTATCCTTAAACAACGGTATACCGTAATAGACAGTCGAGATGTCCACTGTCAGTCTGTTATGACTGGCATGGTGACACCCGCGTCGCATTTTACCATGTCCGAGATGCTTGGTCGTCCAGTAGACTTTACTGGTATCTGGATCGACCTTGTAATCGGCTTCCACCACAGCACGAATCCATCCAGTACCTTCCGCTTCTTGGTAATAGAATACCTCGTTATACCAATTCAGTACCTCACCGCCATACAGCGGCTCGTCAATAACATCGCCGTCTGTGATAAACTTGCCGGGAATGCATTCCACATCAAACGTGGCAGGTGGCAGTGCAATACGTGAACCGCCCGCGTTCGTTCGTACATTCACGACGTTACTGAGATGACCTTCTATATTAAAGCACAATACCTTACCGCCCAAGTTCATAGAGTAGGGAAGGTCTAAAGAGTCTTGGTATAGAGTACCTACCGATAATAGCTCGCCCAACGAGGGCTTGCTCAGTACACCGTGTACATTAATGGCGCTGAGATCCATACTGGGTCTGGTCTGCCATAGAACCGCCATGCTTTCTTCTAACTCGTTAGCACGCCAGCCCGTTACACCACCAGAACCGGTAATCATCGCGTCACGATAAGACTTGTCCACACGAAACAGATCCATGAGGTACGCACCGTCCAGCAATGTCCTATCTGGATTCTCGTGAAAGCGGTAGAAGACACGAAGAAAAATCTCACTGCCTTTTCTCAACCATGGATGATTGTGCGAGTATAAGTCTACACGTCTAGCGTCCAGTGCAATGTCACGGTGGGTGATCATGCGTAAGTCTTCAAGTTTATGCACGCCGTAAAAAACACCACGGGTGCGTTTCGTTACAGCAGCGTCCTCCACAGTGCATATGTAGATCTCCAATTCATCGCCTGGCTCTACAGCCATGGCGTTGGATTCCACAGGCATGGAAATCATGTATTTACCACGACCGTCTAAAGTAGAATTAAACGACTTAGCTTCAGACAAAGGCACGTCTATGTAGCCACGACCATACCGATCTTCGATGTACCCGATTGTATCACCCATCTCCACATCAGCGGATGTGATCCGATCCACGTAATAACCATTATGGTAAAGCCATCGTGTGCCCACCGAAGGAATCTGTATCGAGTTTACGGCAGCCGTAAGCGCAGCGTTATCGGATATAACCGCGTCGTACGTACGTATGGGATCTGCCCGGGCGTTATCACCCACGTAGTTCCACAAGTTACTGTAAAGACGAAAATACAACTCGCCCTCTCCGATCATGTTAGGATTTACGGCTAACAATATGTTACCGTCATAACCACGCCGTATGTAAACCTGTGATAATGGCACTTGTATGGAGTTAAAGTACACCATCGCCAAGACATCGTAATCGGTGACCATCTTGGGGAGTGGTCTCCAGATAACGTTAATGCCCTCTATGCCCATCCGTGATGGGTTTAGATTGCCAAGCTCATAGACTGCCCATCGAGCGGTTGTGTTCGGCAGCGGTATGCTGACGTGTCGTAGCGTTAACGTCCCCGCCACACCTAGCTGACTGGTAACGCGTATCGGTTTTATAGTGACGTGCTTGTCGTTATGCGGATTAAACCAGAGCTTGCTCGTGGCCTCATCCATTATGAATTGCGTTACGTTTTGCATGGTGTATACCTACCGTGTGATAGCAATGACCGTATCCAGATCCACTTTACGTGACAGACTGTTACAGACGCGGCCAATGCGGGTTTTGTTTTTATAGCTGGGGGTTTCCATGGCATGTGCAATCATGGCAGACAGCACGATTGGCGATTCCAGCGCAGCCACACTTAAAGAAGCGGCATCCGTACCCATCCACGTTCCGCCACTTGTGACGCGCATTAGAGTAGCGTGTGTAAACTCACCGAGATCGGTTTCTGAATACGCTTTGATCAGATCGGCCAGTCCAAGAACATCGCCGTCAGATTTTGCCAGACCTTCCAGCAGACCGTCGTCTAGCAATGTGTTCGTAAAGCTTGCAGGAACGCCGATTCCACGAGTACCCGTTACCTTTAAGATCAATCCCGCTAATGCGTCATGCCCCATCTCCAAACGTTTAACAGGAGGATATTCGACATAGCCGTGAGAACTCTGCAAACACAACTTCTTGTATTCCTGCGATTGTGCAGTATGCTCAAGGATTAACTTAGCATAGTAAGAAGCCGCAATCACGTTGTACTTGACGCCGTCACCCACACTACCGCCGAAGCGCTGGACTAATGTACTGCTAATCCATTCTCCAAACACCGCACACAGTGGAATGATGACGTGTTCAAACAAATCAGGATTCTCGAACTGCGATAACGTTACAATTGCACGCTTACGCAGAAAGCCATAATCCAGTGAGTTTCTAACGCCACCGTTTGCCTTCAGGTACGGACGAGCATCAGCATAGCACTTTTCATGGTAGATAACCGGATGTCCAAAGTGGGGAAGCTTGTCATTATCCACACCTGAAAACAAAACACGTTTGTCATCAGTGACTGCTGTATAACGATCCGAACCGCCCAGGGTTAACTGTTCTTCGATAACCTTTACAGCGACGCTTGCCACGCCACCTTGTTTCTTATTTATAAAAGCGCTGTAGATATCCATAGCCTGTCCGTCTCGTTCATTAATAATTAGGGTGCATTAGTATTTATACTATGCAGTGGCGTACATGCCTTTAACCGGCATAAGATCGCTACTATAAATTCATCCAATCGTGGTGGGTAGAAGGGCCTGTTTGACAACACCCGCCTCGACCTGTATACAGATTAAGGATATCTTAATGAGCGCTATCAAAAACGCAATGCCGGAATCTCGCCTACAGGGGATCAGAGACGCTTCAACTCGCGCTGAAGTAGTAGAACCCCTATCGGTACCGCAGCATTGCCCATTGTTTTACATCCAAGCTGAACGCGGCCCCCTAACCGCACAAGCTATTGGCCAAGGCTTGGCACAAACTTACGGCGTCAAATCGTTTGACGAACGTTCTAAATACTACTCTCATGCTACCATGGGTTTGACCGCGGCCATCGGCGCGGGCAACATGTGTTTCGTGAAACGACTGGTTCCTGCTGATTCTTCGGCCGGCAGTTTGGTATTTACCCTGGAAGTCGTCAAAGATGACATCTTGGATTACGTCCGTAACACTGACGGTTCTGTGACACTTGATGCAAGTGGCTTGAAAACCTTCGCAACCACCAGCACAACTGGTTATCGCCTGAAATGGGCTACCAAGCCTTTAAGTGATCTGGCTAACTTGCGTGGCGAAGCAGCACTCGCTGGCACCATGACCGGCACAGTCGGCGGTGTGGCTCAAGCATCTACCGTGTATCCTATCTTTGCCTTTAAAGGTGGAGTTGGTGATTACATCAATAACGTCGGCATCAAACTGAGCTTCCCTGGTCCAAACACAGCTACTCCTGCTGACATGGACATCATGGACGACCAGATGGCTGCACTGTACCGTGCATCATGGATGGAACGTAACGACGCACTGAGCACTCCTCGTACCCTGGCCGCTATCGATGCGTCTACCAGCATCGACTTCTGCTTGAAAGCAGGCGCAGTGAACACCAAAACCGGTGAAGACCTGAGCATCGATCGTGTATTGAGCAGCTATGCCAATACACCTGCTGATGGCACACCCCCTACATTCGGTCCTGTTGACGAAATGTATGTGTACGACAACAACGTCCAAACCATCGTTGACTTGATCCAAGCCGAAGAAGTCCTGCAGAACACTGCTGTGACCGGTTCTGATTTCATCAACTTGTTCAACACCCTGGACAGCCTGGGTAACGATCTGTTTACCGCACGTATTGACGGTGGCTTGAGCTTGAATGCTGCCACCACACATTACCTGAAAGGTGGATCTGACGGTACTGTTTCTGAAGCAGAATTGAACACCTTGGTTTTCGATGCTTGCTCCTATGGTTGGGAAGACGTGGCTGATCCTTTGGTTGATCGCGCTAAGTATCCTTTCTCTGTCGTGTATGACACCGGTTTTGCAATTGACACCAAGAAAGCCATTCTGGGCTTGATGGCGTTCCGTGCAGACATCTCTGTCGCAGTGACTCCTCAAGATGTGTTGCAAGCGGTTAACACCATCTCTGCTGAAACCTCCATTGCCACCTCTTTGCGTGCCACTGGTCGTTTGGTTCCTGAATCAGTGATTCATGGCACACCTACCTGCCGTGCAGTGATCGTTGGCGGTGCCGGTCGTAAACTGTATAACAAGTATGGCAAAGCCATCCCGGTTGTGGTTGACCTGATCGTTAAACGCGCACGTTACATGGGTGCAGGAAACGGCAAGTTCAAAAACGCATTTGCATACGACGTTGCTCCAGCTAACCAGCTTAAAGACATCGTTGATGTGGCTAACGCATGGAAGCCTCGTGCAGTTCGTTCTGCGGATTGGGACATCGGTTTGAATGCAGTGCAGTACATGGACATGAACACCTTGTTCTTCCCTGCTATGCAGACCATCTACGACAACGACACTTCTGTGTTGAACAGCGACATCGTTATGTTGATCGCGGTTGACGTGGTTAAGAAGTCCGATCAAGTGTGGCGCATGGTCACTGGTAATGGCACCATGAGTGACAGCCAGTTCCTCACCACTTGCGATAACTTGATGTTGGAACTGACCGACGGTATTTACGACGATCGTGTTGTTGTACGTCCGAATGCATCGTTCACTAAGGCAGATGAAGCTCGTGGTTATTCATGGGTGATGAACACCGAAGTTTACGCTAACAGCATGCGTACTGTTGGTACCATGAACGTCAGTGTCCACCGCAAAAGCGATCTTTGATCTAGGAGCTTAACATGAACGTAAACCGTAAATACGCAGGTCGCGTCAATGACCCGCTAATCAACGTAGACCATTCGATTACGAAAGGTCGCACTACTGCACTGAACGCTAAGTTCGGTGGACAGCAAGGTGCTATGAGTGATCCACGTCACTGGATGTCATCTGCCACTCACGTGCGTCAGAAAATCATCCCAGTACTGGTCGAAGCACCTCGTCACATGTTGTTGATGGACGACGGCGTGGATCGTGTACAGTTGTTGAAAGCTATGGTCGAGACCATGGCCACTTCAATCACCGGTTTCGATTCCACACTGACCGTTGAGTTTGCTGAGCACAAAGTCAGCAACGCAGGTGAAATGCACGAGACTCCGATTAAGGTCGGCCGTGCACGCACCGTGCCAGCATTCGTGTACCCTGAAAAGTACGGGATGTTTATCTACAACTTCCATCAGGATTGGATCATCGAGCTGATCGCCGATCCAGAGACCACTCATCCTGGTCTGGTCACAAAGGCTGCTTACCGTGCAGTAGGTTATCCTGAGTTCCTGCCTGATGCTATCGCAATGACCATGTTGTTCATCGAACCCAGTGTTGATCTGGCTCGTGTAACTGCAGCATGGATGTGTACCAACATGATCCCTAAAACATCTGGGGCTATGACTGGTTCACGCGTCATTCAAGATGCCAACGAAGTAGTAGAGCACACCATCGAGTATACGGCCACCACTCAAATCGGTGACCATATCTTGGCGTTCGCTCAGAACTACATCAACACCTTGACCAAACAGAGCTATCGCTCTGCTAGCCTCGCAGCGTCTTACGACGTGATCGAAGCAGGCGTCAAAGGCGGCGGCACCACTGGTGATTACGAGAAAGTACTGAATGAAGTTGGCGCACACGCTCCAGCAGTTTGGACTTCTCCAGATCCAGCGGTATAAGCGCTTGATGTAAAAAGAAAAAAAGAGACACGCACCCAGGAGCTATATAGCTCCTGGGTGTATGCCGTCTAGTAACGTCTAGAAATCAATCACGCGATCTGTCCATGTAATGCGGTGGTGTGTATTGTTTTGCACCACTTCTATGGGTGCATGTCTCGTGCCACGTACTTCGTAGGAGATATCGAAATCAGCACCGTCGAAGCGCTGCATGTTAAGCAGCTTAGCCACGGACTTCGCCGTACGCGACAACGGCACCTTGTACTTATATCCAGTTACAGCGTCGTACACGTAACCGTTGGCGTAAACCAGTCCCTCTACATAGTTAACGGATACGACTCCGGAGAACGCCGTGCGTTCTACGTCAAACCGGTTAGGCACAAAGTTATTACACGGGGTATCTGTGTGAACCCTCAGGCATCCTTCATGCCACAAGACGAAGTTATAGGGATCGCGCGCAGTCACCAAGACGGATTCAATTGCCGCTAATGTATCCTCGTCAATGTAAAACCATTCGTCATTGAAGCCGATGGGTGTCTTTAACGTCGTCATAATCACGGCAAGCATATGATACTTGCCGATGCTTGACGTGCGTATACGGCAAAGAGATTCGAGCGCAACCGCCTTCCGAATGCACGCGATGGGGTGTATATTAGGACTTAGCTCGAGAGTCGTGCAAGTTCTATCTGTACTAATAAACTCCAAGTCATCGCCCGAATTCCGCAGGTGCATGGTTATTGGATACGCCCCATCGCTCTTAAATGTAATGTCACAGCCATCTGAATGACAGGCCATGTGGACGTCTGTCCTGGCGTGAAGACCCCATCCATCTTTAACGTCTTGTACGATGACTAGCATCGCGTCCGTCATCTCAAAGCTTTTAGGGGTGTGTAGTAAACCCTTACCGAAGCCGTTCCGTGCAGATAACACCCAGCGCTCACCATCCAAACAAGTCACGGCTAAGTTTGGCGATAATAACACACTATCGTTAATCGCCTCACTAGGCTTATCAAACATAGCCAATACAGCAGGGTGAATCACATCTATTAACGCCATGCAGTTTTTACTCATCTTCACATTCTCCTTCATAAGAACGCTCGTCGCGTTCGTTGTAATCATCAATAAGGTCTTCTACCTCGTCCCAATACGCATCTTGTTCTGTATCCATTTTCTTTACTCTCTTTAGTATGAAGTGGCACCGGTAGTATTACCGGTACCGTGGGATTACTCTAGGTATCAAACTCGAGGTTATCGAGCGCCCACTTACGGGCTTCGGTCAACGCATCCGTCATCGGATACTCCACATGACCAACAACACGATCGTCCAAACTATCGACGTCGTTGATGTCAACGGTCAGTATCACATCACCGCCCAGGGCAAACTCGCCTCCAAATGTAGCTTGGCCTGAATGCTGCTCCGCCGTAGCGGTGTACGCAGCCGCGATGAAATCATTACGCGCGCTGTCTACCTTCTCAACCATCTCAGGCGTCACCTCGGTGGTGCTGAAGAATAACTCGTTCCCAGTCGTGATTGCATCATTTGCCATTGACATTCCATCCACAATAGCTTTAGCGATTTCGTTACTCATGTTAATAATCTCTTTGGTTGGTTTAAAGTTAGATAACAAAGTACGTTATCATAATAGTGATATAGTTTTGAATATCTCGTGGACACAGTTATCGTTTTCGGATAACACGGTGATAAACGGATGTAAACCCCATGCCGTTGCGTTCTTTAGTAATGTCCCACGCAGTGGTAATCACAAGCAATGCAGGACTCAGCCATTGCATCCCGACATAGGGCACAAACAACAACCCAAACGTAACGACACACAACAGTCCTAACGAGGCTTTAATGTAGAGCGCACGCATTCGAGTGGTATCGCGTACAGTGGCGTTGTCTGTCGTCACAATGTGATACGGCATTATAAAGACACTTAACGCATACGCGATTAACGGAATGGGATACAGCATCCCAGGCACGTAAAACAACGCAGCGTATATCAACATCAAATGCCCAAAGGCAGCGACGAGTGTCTTTGGTCTACTGAACTTATGCGCGGACTTATCATACTTCAGCCAAGCCACAAACCAACCAGCCAGCATAGCCAGTCCCACTATCCCAGTAGCCGTAGTAAAGTCCATCGCGTAAAACAAATCATCTATGTTCATCTAACTGTTCCTCTTACTTCATTGAAACGTGATTGTTGTATTCGTCTGGCAGTAATACGTTATTTGTATTAAGCACTACTGCCTCCATGTGGTTTAACCCACCGTGTTCCGCACTGTAATGATTCACCATAAACATCTGCGAACAATTACCCGATTCGATCAGCAGGTTTATAAAGGAAACAAACCGGCTCTTATGGGCATGATCAAAGCCGCCGCCCACCTCATCTAGATACAACGGGTACTCGCCCAGTCCGCTGTACGCCATCAGTACTTGCACAAATGCAAAGTCGATAACTTCTCGTTGACCTTTAGATGCGTCTGCAAAGTTAGGCGTGGTTTCCTCTTTCACTTGTAAAGGGAACTTGTAGTCCATACCGCTTTCTTCCATAGCGCAAGGCTGTATGCGCATTTCATATTCCCATAACTCTCCGATAATGTCGTTCATCTTATCAAGAAACTCGTTCACAAACGCAGACATGGTTTCGCCAATAATGCCTGTCTTAGGCGACAATGACTTTATAAGGTTGCCGAAGCCACGGCGTTTCTTTTCCAGCTCTTCCCGATCCGCCTTTAAAGAAGCAATTGTACCTTTAAGGATATCGTGTTTATGTAACTGATCCATGAGGACGCCCAGTGAATGTTGTTCCTTGGTAACGATCTCTCCGATGCTCTCGTAAATGTGAGCTTCGCTGTGATCTCCAAGCTTATCAATCACATTGTCATGCATCTCAATCAACCCATCCATAGCAGTAACCATGTTTCGGTAATCTTTGATAAGATGTTCTAACGTACTGATCTTTTTAGCGGTGAGATCACGATCTTTATACAGAGTGTCCAGATCGTCTCTAAGCGTCCGCATTTTACCAGCTACATCGACATCTACCGCGAGACTTCTCATCGCCAGCATGTCCTCACAGTCCTTTAAACGTGTACTAGCATCTTTAGTCTTAATAAGCGTCTCTAACCGCAGTACTTCTTTGGTCATCAACGCGTTAAGTTCACTTGGATGCGTCACGCACCATTGCACACCACCGTCAATAGAACCCCAAAACGGATGCAGTCTAAATGCGTCTTTTAGCATCTTCAGTATGCGGTTGTAATATTCCACATAAGAGTGCATCTGCTCGCCTTTGGACATCTGTTCTTTACGATGTGTTTCTATGTTAGTGCGTTTGTCTTGATGTGTGACCAGTGTGGCACGTAAGGTATCTATATACGTCTGTGTGAGCTTTGGATCTGCAGTGACCTTGTTACCACACTTGTTGCAATCCAGCGCTTGTGATAGCCCACGTTCCGCACTGGCTATTTCGTTCTCCAGTCTGGATATGTTAGCGCCGCACTGATTCAGGTCTTTGTCTATTACAGCCAACGCAGACTTCATACTGCCATACTCGTCCTTAGTACACACACCCGCCTTTACAGATTCATATACACTGGACTCTTGAAACAGCGTATACTTAACCGCGTTTAACTCTTCAAGCACTTCTTGTTCGCTTGAGGAATAATCCACACCTTCTGTAACAGGCGTGGTAGCTACTGACTTAAGCTTGGTTATTTGTTTCTTTAACTCGTCGGTAGAAACGTCGCTGCCTTCCGATCGTTTTTGTATCTTAGTCAGCCCGTCCAACTCCGTTACGTTTTTATCGATAAGCGCCAACATGGCTGCAAGCTTATCTTGTTCAGTACGTAACTTGGTTTGTGCATCGCTTTCAGAGGTTAAACCGTGTACGGGCATGCGCGTACTGTAACGCTTCATGCAAGAGTCTATATGTCCGGTGAGCATGGACATGGCGTTATTAAGTGCCAGTCGCTTAGCCATGACACCGGCATCTCTATTAAGCGTAAGCGGGGTAAGTTCTTTAAGTATCTCTTTACCTGCATTGATTCTTACAGTGAGATCTTTCGGATTACCGGATGCTTCTAATGTAGCAATGAGTTCCTCGTGTTTATTATCCAGATGTTTGATCGCGCCAGTGCAATCTCTGTGCAGTCCCTTGATCTTCTTGTACAGGGCGATGGCGTACGTAGTCGATGTACCTGACAGTTTTGTAAAGATGTCCTCTCTAGCGGCAGCTGTGACCCCTGTAAAGCTAAACTTGCCACTGAGTAACTTATGCAACTCAGGAGTATAGCCGATGTGCTTCTCCACAAGCTCTTTTTGCACACCTACAGTACCACCCCGATTCAGGTTTTCTGGTTCGTCATCCAGAAAGTTATGGTCTTCTGGAAAGATGCAAAACTTATGCTTCATGGACTTACCAAGCTTGGTGGATTCAAGATAGAAGCGATTGCCGTTATGTGACAACCATACCTTCTTATAACCACCGTCCCTGTAATCCGCAGGCACACCGGGCATGGGGTTTGTCACACCCAGTAAGGATGTCTTGCCGCAACCGTTTGCTCCGATAATGAGTTGGAGTGGTTCTACCATCGCATAGTCTAGTTCCGTTATATCACCTAAGGTCATCTTCACAAAGTACTTCAGTTGTATACGCTCGATGATCATAATCGTGCTTCCGTTAGTTGGTCTATGTAATCGTAGCTTGGGTAAAAAATAAAAAATAAGTAAGCTCTATCACACAAGCTTATGCTTGTGTGATAGAGAATATGTTTAGAGGTTAGGATAATGCTCCTTTGTGAAGGAGGAGAAGTCTTCTCCGTGGCGCTTGAATGTGTAATCCGCTACCATGAACAGCATGACTGTCAGGGGCATACAGGACAAATTCAATGTCCATAAGACGGGTACGTAGAGATACCATAGAGAGTTCTTTTCCGCCCTGGCAACCACCAGTGCACTCGAACGAAGCAGGATGTGAATAAACAGTGAAATCATTTTAAGCATAATCTTTATCCTTTGATCTCATATTAGAGATCTAATAGTTTATAACAAACGTACCTAAGTATTATTACCTAAGTATCACTAAAGTAATATAGACAGTAATAAACGGCGAACACAGCAAAGTGACATACAAGTCCAATCGGACTTGTATGTCTTATGCACTATAGCTCAAACTGCTGCGTAGATAAAACCTTTGGACGGACTAGGTGCACCCATCCTAACTCAGTAAGCACACGACTAACATCGCTATGTCCAGACTGCATGCCCACAACGTCGTCCACCTTTAACACTTCAAAGTTATCACGGGACATTTGATTAGGGTCAAACACCACATCAGTACCAAGAGACTGCATGCCCACACTATGATACTTATCAGCATGCACTGCAGCTTGTTCACCGACCTTATCCCACGTGACCAACTCAGTCACATCGCGCATCATGTAACCGTCGCGATACCGTGGCATTTTAGTCAAAGTCCGGATACTCACCGCACTGTTGGTTTCGGGGTCATCAAAGTCGGCTTCTACGCCTTCCATGTATTTACCTGCACCACGGACACGACCCATCGTCAAGATAAACGGCTTACCGTTTTCATCTTTAGCAGGCACCAACTTGGCTTCTGCTATCTTCAACGCATGCTCGGATTCACGGATGGTCACCACACGACTTAGGAAACCCTCCATGGTCATGCCAGGCTCCATAGTAGGATGTCCCTGCTCCCCATACAGCTGACCGTTATTGATAGCCCGTTGCATGGAGTGACTGGATTCAAATGCGTCACGCACGACTTTGTTAAGTCGATACACTTCACCGTCACGTGATCCGATGTCAAAGGCACCTAACACAATGGATCGATAACCGTTACTGTCTTTCTTAAGCTTACCCTGCTTTGCATCGTCGTGGATAGCAAGGCATTTATACACCACTGGCTCAACGTTATTCACGCCACCATCTCCTATTTAATTAGTAAGGCCTCTACTTTCTCCAGCTTCTCAGTCGGGTTAACCAACGCAGACGTCATGCCTTCTGACATATAAGAACCCAATAGCCGCGCACTTGTGTTAGTCGCACCGTACCCAACAGATCGCCCTGCAATGATCTCGGGCAGGTTCTCTGCATACTGCTTCTCAGTAGTATACGCCTCCTTGTAGTACTTAGCACGATCTTCAGGCATACGCATACGAGACGCCACCATCATTTCAGTGATCGCCCTATCTGCGCCAATACCAGCGCCCGCATGATACTCGGCTGTATCAAACAACCGTGCAAGATCGGACTCGTTCATATACCAAGGTTTCTTACCCTTGTTATCAAACTCGTTGTTGATCTCGTATAGCAATGGCGCCGTCTTAATAACAGGAATCGTTAGTATAGGAGTGCCTGCACTAAACACCATCTCAAGATAAGGTAACTCGTCCACAGTAATGGTGTTCACGGTTTCAGGGGTAAAGGTCATTATACAACACGCGATACTACATGCGTACTTACCGTCCACAATTATGCCGTAGTTGGCCAGGGCGTTTACCTTACTTTCCATACTGCCCAACGCACCTTCAGTCCAGTGTTTTGGGATATGAATGACCAAATCTTTCTTAGCCAGCAACAAGTCACCGTTTTCCACTAACGCGCTGTGTATATAGGCAGGATCACGTACCAGACCGTCTACGTCCATAATAAGTTACCCTTGTTTTCTGATGTCGATTTGACTTACCAACCATTTACAGACCAGCTTAGTAGCAGCCACGCGTTTAGCCTGTGTCATAGTACCTTCAGGATTCTCATCCAGATACTGGCGAATGCCCATTAAGATCTCGTAGGAATCGTTCTTGTCATTTGACATGATCTTGCACACGCACTGCAGGACGTAATTGTTTAAGTCCATTGCTGAGTAGTAACGCGTTTCCTTAAGCTGCTTGGCTGCCTTGTCGATGGCGATATGACAGACAGCGCTTTCCGCGCCATGCTCTTCTTGCAATGCGTCTACAATGCCGCGATAGACAACTTTGTCAATGACGCGATTAAGCTTGACTTGTTCTACTGCACTTTCGCGCATGCGATGTTGTTTATACACCCGTGTCCAGTGATCCGGTGCCGTTTTCAACGCCATGTCTGCACTGCTAGTAGACATGTCACTGCTGTGCTGTAAACAATACCCCAGCAACCCTTCAACACTGCCGCCTTCTTTAAGCCATGCGTTATACGCGCTTGCATTAACGAAGACATTGTAGTTATCCCGCTTAAGGATAATCTTACCGTGCTCATCGCTTGATGCAATAACCGCCAGTCGTTGTTGGATAGCCCAACCCGCTCTGCGTGCGATGGTCTTTAGCAAACCCACTTCATCTAGAGTGGCAGCTTGGTTATCAAAGAACCCGCCGTTGCCGTTTAGTAATCCAGTAGCGAACAAATAGGATAACAGTGCACCGTGTGAATGAAACAGATTCCAGCCATCTACACCGTCCTTGAAATACCCGTTCAATAAATTGCTTGGGTGTTTTGCAATCTCCGCAACATCAGGTACGGCCAGTAACGCGTCTAACTGCTCATCGAACTCAGCTACTCCGAGATGCATTACATCGCGCACCATGCTCAGTGTCAAATCACCGACAACTGCATTCAGTCCTTCGATGTCTTTAAACTGACTTGTGTCAGAAGAGTTAGTCTCTGGACGTAAAATGCTGCGTGCCAGCGTGGATAACAAAGGGCTGCGATAGACCTTTGGGATTTCATTGGTTACAACGTTAATGTCTTTCCAGACGCCGCCGTTGATCTCTTCTTCACATCGTTTCACAACGGCTTTACAAACAGGGGCGATGGTGTTTTTAGCATACGCAAAGGAATTACCCAGACGTTTTGCGTGTATGCCGGCCATCTCACGTAACGCGTTGGCGTGTGGGTAGACGCTAATGCCGTCGGCTGACACTTTGTCGATCAGCGCCAGAGGGCGGTTTGTATCCGCAATGAGAATGCCTGCTAATTCATCACGGCTATCCACATCGTCGTGGATGACCACAGTCTGGTTTCGAATAAACTCAAGAGGCGTGGTGCTCTTGGGTTCAGCCAGTAGACCAGAATACGTCACGCGCTCTGCGGCGTTAACGGAGTTGTCTGCTTGTGTTTTACTCAACATGATGCTTGCCTCTGGTGACGCGTTCTACTTTGTAATGCAACTCGTCCGCCAGCAACTCGGCAGTCATGGTGTCGTTACCGATCGCCCCGTCGTCCAAGCCCAGTGTGCGAATGATGGCATCGCCAAGCATAATCGCGTTTGAAACAGTACGATGTGATTCTAAATCGTCAGATCCGATCATTACTTACTCCCTTTAAAATATACGTCAGCCGCAAGCTTAGTGATTTCTAACAATGCGGTGTTGGTTGGGCCTGATAACTCAGGCGATAACACGGTACGTGCCGCGACGCCGCGATAACTTGTGCGTGCGTGAATGGGCTGGCCGTCCTCAGTATGGTCACTGCCCTCGATCATCTCAGATATGATAGACTTAAGAGACGCATCAAAGACAATCTTGTCTCCCGACTCAGCGATGTTCTCAACATCCATTGTAATTACAATAGACAGTGTATTCTCAGTAACGCGCTGCCCGCCAAAGAACACGGACTCTTTAATCTCAGCAGTCTGTGCGATGGAACTGTCCTTCAGTACAGAACGTTTACGACGTCGTGCCTTAGCATCTGCTTTGACAATACCTGCAAGTGAAGGCGACATGTCCGCTATGTCGCCCATGTAGGTCATGTCTATTGACATGATCTTACCCTTAAACCCTGCCTTAGGCACACTAGCCGCAAGCCGTGTTAACCCAGACAAACCTTCCTCATCGTCCAGTACGTCCGCCGTGGCAGACTCCTCAATGGCGCATAAAATAGTGGAGGGCTCTACGTCACTACCTATAGGCAACAAGTTATGAATCACCTGATCGAAGTTAACAAAGATTGTTTTCTCCTTGGCAGTGGGTGTGCGTAACGCATGTCCAAGATCCCTGGAGATAGCGGAACTATCCTCGTAGGTCTCTTTGGTCTCGATAAGAAGTGTTCTTTCCAGCACACCCATCTTAAGCGTTACGCCTCCAGGGTTAAGGTAATCCCGTGCAAAGTAGTTTTCGTTCCAGGCGAGTATATCGCCCTTGACAAACTTATCGCCCTTCTTAAGATTCGTTACTTTAGAATGCGGGATGATCGCACCAGCCGCTTTGCCGTGGCGAACGCCTAACTCATAACCAATCTCAACTCCGGCGAGTGCCTCTGCATCGAACACGTCTTTAGCAGATTTAGCACGCTTGCCGTTTAAGCGTTTTATGGTCGCGGGTGCTAGGATAAACACCGGGAACACAGAACGCTTCTCTTGCTTTGCCAAGGCCACTACAGCGGCGTTAGAGATCACTGTATATCCGTCATCGGTTGCAATGACAATGGCGGCGTGTTGTGGCTTAACGCCAATCAACTCTTTACTGGAGACTTTAGGTAACTTAGTTATTTTATCGGTCTGCATAAAGGTGGCTTGTTTGCCGTACTTCTCACCACGTATGACGTTACAATCAAGCACAACATCGCCTGACTTATAGACATCGCCGGGTACAAATTGAGCTATGGATTTATACCGAACCATAACCGCGTCTTTCTCTACCGCAGACACAACCCCGTCTTCCCTAGCAGATACCGCAAATAGATCACCTACACGATCCGCGATTACCATTTCATACCCAGTACGCAACGGTACAATAATAGCACCGGTAGCACTAACCATGGACGACCACTGGATATCGCCAAGCGCAATACGCTTTGGATCGTTGTGTGACGCCCCGGGAGAGATCAGTGCTGCAGAGGAGAACGCAGAAGACACCCCGTCTTTATCATAGTCGAAACGATCCGTGGTGCCAAAGATACTATTGTACTTGGCATTAGGTACACGATGAGACCGGATGCCCACTTTAGCCGAATCAGGACCAGACTCGGAAATGAACCCAACGTCGTTAGCGTGAAACACACGGCTCTTCTGTACCATGGTCTGAGCACTACGACCACCTTGACCTGAAAAGGTAATGGCTTCTCGTTCCTTAAGCGCATGAATGGGATTGGACTCCTCCACTTGAACTACCGACTCGTCCGAAATAATGTCCGACATCACTGCCTGATGCGGCATAGAGATCACCGAGTTAGCAGCCTGTGGATTCTTACGCTGTTCACGAACTGCATCCATAAGACGCTTATAGACAAATCCTGCGAAGCGTTCGTATCCACGTGATCGCATAAACCGTGTGTCCATCTCGTCTACCCATTGATCGTCCATTAACAGTTCTGCACTACGCAGCAACAGGTCTTGGAATACTTCAGGTTCTTTCATCTCACGTAAGATATCGCGAGTGATGGGATCGACGAACATGTCATACATCAATGTAATCTCAGCCAGCACATGTCTGCCGATCTTAAGGTCTTCCAGCACAGTGCCATAGATACCGGGTTTGTTGAACTCCTTAGCACGATACAACTTAGTCACACGGTTAACGGCAGTAAAGCCGCCCATGATAAGTCGTACCTTTGGATCACTGCCGTCTACGATCAAAGAGGAGTCTTTAAATGTAATACGAAACTCACCGGGTTGTAAGTCCAAACGTACTCCTGGATCCAACCATCTTGATTTCGCTTTAATCAGTCTAAGCAGTTTACGGAGTCCCATTTTAGACGCAAGTGCTAGTGCCAAAGGTACCTTCTTGCCATACGTTTGCAACATGGCATATTCCACAGGAGGGGTAGGCCAGTCGGAGTTTATAAACTGAGGCAACATACCAAGCTTCGTAGCTCCTATGTTAAGATAACCACCCTCGTCCATTGTAACCAAAGCGCCGTCAGATTTACGTTTACCGCACACCACCAGACCGTCGCGCTCTATCTTACCGATCTTACCATACACAGCTTCACGTTCGTCATAGAGGAAACTAAAGTCCACGCCGTTTGCAGTAAAGGAACCAACCCCCATTCCGACCGCACTGTATAATCGCGGTGTCTTAGCCTGAGACAACTGACTGTTGTTCATAACCAAGTTTGTAATCTTCTTACCAGGACCACTCATTGCATCGTTAGCAATCAACTTGGTGATCCAGCGACTTACGTTTGCATTAGCATTAGGACTTCTAATAACAAAGGCCTTGCCTGCATAAGAGGTGAGTGCGACTTTATCTGAGCCCGCTTTACGAATGGGCAAATCAACTCTCTGTGGATCTAACCTGCGCTTTATTCCACTGACGTAAAACGCACCGTCTTCGTCCACCACAGGCAGTTGGAAGTGCAGTGTGGATTCTTTACCCACCACAGGCACAATTTTAACCGTGTATCTTTCGATACGATTCATCGCGTCTACGTGTACTTGTTTCTTGATGTCCTTTACAACAGCACCCGCTGTCTGTAATCCGACGACCATCTGAGACACGTGTTTGTGCAAGTAGTTCTCACGATAGACTTTATCCATAACGTCAATAGACGAGTAGTGCATGGAGTCATCTAGGATAAAGGGCTTTTTATTCATAATGGGAATATCACTTCCCATCGCCATACTCGCCACATCGGTATCCAGATCTTCTTCCAGAGTACCGTTGCCTGAAAACGATTCAATGGTCTTATAGGACGTGCCCATTTTCTTAAATCGCACAGCTTGCGCAGCCGACATCTTACCGGCTTCCACCATCTCTAATGCCTTGCTGTAGATCTGACTACCTCCTTCGTAATCAAGGTCCTTATCCACAGTAACCGTGTCATCGTCGTCTTCCTCTTCAGTCGCTACTTCGGTCACCGCGCGCGTAGCATGCACTTTAACCAACATCGCATAAAACGATTTTAAGGTCTGTGCCTCGCTGTCAGCCATCCATTCAAACAAATCGCTCAGACGTACCTGTGCCATCTTCACTTCGCTGTGGAAGACCAGGATGGTGTTCTCAGCCACTTCTTGTGATACGGGCAAGTCAAACTCGTTTAGACGTCGCCATAAGTCGATCAAGTTCCACGTAATGGGTTTACTTACTTCACTTACAATCAAACCGTCCTTGGCTTCTGACAGTACGCGCATGCGGTTAAAGTCAGGTAAGACTTTGGGGATCTTAAAGGTGATGAACTGTGTGCGATGTGCGCCGAACTTATTAGCGTTACGCCATATCGTATCCATGACGTTTCGCGTTTCATACAAGTCCGCATACTTAGAAACAGAATAACGAAACATGTTTTGCAGTAACGAATAGTCCGCCACAAAGATCCCGTTCTTGTCCTTACTGGCACGTGCGACATCTGTGACCTTTTTAAACGTACGTCCCCGTGCTTTAAAGAACGTCGATTTAGTACGCTCCACGTTGTAGGTTAGGTTAGCGGGATTACCGTGCTCAGACATCCCATGGATTTCATGGTAGACTCGTACGTAACGAAGAGTGGCTTGTAAGAGCACATGCGATTTACGAATGCCGTAATCGTTAGCTGCGTCTGACGCATGGTGTATTGTGGTATATACAGGTAAGTCCAAATCACCGTGTGCGAGTAATGGCTTGGTTGCCATCTGCTCTCGCTTACGTGCTACCCATTTTACCATGTACTGATCGATTTTAAGCATAGTCTTTAAACCCCGTGAAGTTCTTAAATACCCAGTCAATGATGTCACTGTCCGACGGCTGCACTAAACCACCGTCAGGCGTTAGGTGCGTGGCAGGATCATTTATCTTGTCGTCCACTTCCTTTACTGCCTCGTCGGATGTTACCGCAGTCGTAGAACTCCTATCGCCATCGTAATCGCCCTTAAGGTTCGCCAGCTGGCTGACATGCGGGGCAGTGGTGTCCATGAACGAACCCTTATTCTCCGTGTCTGGAAACTCAGGGTAATCTGGATTCGTCGTACTCTCTAAGAAGTCATCGGTCATCTCACGCAACACCACGCCTTTGATGGTGGTTTTCAAATACATCTTACTGAAGTAGATCGACCCCGTCCCGACAATAGGATAACGGTTCACATAAGCCCGTGCTTTATTCTCGTAAGACATCGCAGTGATGTAAAAGAACTCAGCCCATGTCAACGGTTTAATGTACGCACGGTTTATACGATCCGGCACAGATTCCATATCCCGGATGACTTTGAAGTTCTTACGATCTCGATAGATCATGGCAAGGTACTTGCCTGCGATCATCACGGGTTCGTGCCGGATGTCCACCACGTCGAAGTTGTTTATCAACGTAGACAAGCCTTCCTCGGTTCCCCACAGAGTACGTTCCTTCTCGCTCAACTTTACAGACACAGGCGTAAGCGTCTTAGGCTCGATAAGTTCCACGTCTCCGTCTGCATTGATGTACACGTCCTCAGCGATCCCGTGTGGGATGTAGTAACCCACCGCCATAGGTTCGGTGGACTTCAGGAACTGATGCAAGCCTATTTGTGTATTGGTGACGTCCATGGCCGTAGCGCCATTCATATCAGCACTAGCAGGATCCATACTAGACATGACGTTCGTCGTGCCATACTCCACCTTACGACTGCCAAACTTAGCTTCGAGAAAACCGTTCTTACCACCGATTAACATAACGTGGTATTTCCACAACTCGTTAATGGCCAACTGTAGACTATAACGAGTACGGTCTAACGTGGTGTCTTCACTGTCGATCAGTGTTTCAGGTATCGTGCTGGCTAATGCCATAATACGACGATACGTTTTGTTGACATCCACCTCGATGGTTCTTCCCGTCTCGTCAGTTTTTGCATCCCTTAGACCCGCGGGTGCCACGACTTGGAAATCCGCATAAGCAGACTTGCGGTATTTGTTTAACAGATCGATGCGAGCAGCTCGCTGCACCGACTTGTTCTTCACCAGATTAAGCTCTTCAAAATGCGACTTAAAAAACGCATATCCAGTTTCACCGTCAAGCATATCAGACTTTATAAAGTCACGCTTCTTTTTATCCCACACTGCAAACTCACTGCCAGACATCACAGCTCGATAAAGTCCTTTAAGTCGTATAAGCTCGTCAAACAACTTAGGATGCAGTATACTCGTCCGCAGGTTAATAAACCCGTGAGACTCGTTCCGTAAGTCAGTACCCACACGACCAAAGATGACGTTAGAGTACAGCCCTTGTGGATGGTAATCCCCCGTGTTATTGTCGTACATGTCCATAGTAGATACAGGCAACATACCGCGTATCGACTCTCTGTCTGGACTCATGATCTTAATGTTAAACGCGATGTCTTTGTTGTTCATAATGAGGCATGCCTTTTATAAGCGGATACTTTGTATTAAATGAGGATAAGACCATGTCAGATTTTGACGACGATGATTTTCTAGACGATATGGATGAGTTCGACGGGTTTGAGGAGGCGGACGAGGATTCGTCTGGCGATCGCTCGCCTGCTGATTCCATAAAGACCGGCGTACTCGACGCTATTACTAAAGATAAAATATCCGAAGTTGCCGGTAATGCGATCCGCCGTAACGCATTGCCTACTGAATATCAAGAACTTGACAGCGCCATTGGCGGTGGCATGGACTTTGTTTCAGACACCATAGCTAAGGCAGAGAAGGAACTCGAACCTGCCATTTTGGGAGTAAAGAAACTCCTCGTTAAAAACGAGGCCATGGTGGATAAATTCTTACCTGAATTCATGGCTTCCACGGTTAAGGAGTTCGCTAACGATCTGGGCTATCAAACGCCTGACCGTGTAGACGTAAAAGAAGCACAGATTCAGACTTCTTTGGCAGGCATCTTTGATCGTGAGACCAAGGCAGACGCAGCCAAGCTGGACTACGAAGTCGCGGTAAACAACGCAGACGCCGTACGTACAACCGCACAGCACGAAGAGAACGTAGACGTCAATCAAAAGATCGCGTCTGCCGTATCTAAACTGGCTAGTTATCAAGACACCGTGCTGATAGACTACCAGCGTAAGCACTTGGAACTGCAACATCGTATTTTCTTTGCGACTAAAGAACTCGTAGAATTGTCCAAACCGTTTTTTGATGGGGCTACAAAGCTCCTTCAAAACATACAAAAGAATACAGGCTTGCCGGACATTGTAAAGAGTCGCATGTCGGAACGACTGGGTTCCACGTTAGATGAGCGCATGTACGAAACCATCGCAGATACCGTAACGAACTTTACAGACCAGTACACAGAGAATGCACAGGGCACCATTCAGAAAAAAGCCATGGCAGGTGTCGCCGTAGTTAAGGACGCTGTGGGTATGGCACAGGGCACCGCGGACATGTCCGGGGACAGCTTTGGCGAGATGAGTCGATCCGACCGCTTAAAGATGATGGGTGCCATGGCGTCCGAGATGGGACTAGAGGCGGGCGCTGAAAAGTTAGCTGCTCCGTTGGCGCTTAAGATATCAAATAACAAATTGATGATGTCGATGGCCAGAGCCAGTCGTAATTTTACGAAGAACGCGGCAGCAGAGGCATCAGCGTACGCAGAAGGTGATCAGGATCTTACCGACACCACGTTCTTTAAACGTATAGCGAGCTCTATTTCAGACGTAGCAGAGGGCGCCAGGCAATCCATAGAAGATGCCAGTGTATCGCTCACCGGCAAATTAGGCGGTGAAACACAGGCTGATGCACGTCAGACGGAAGTAGAGTTAAGCAGACAGCGGCGTGCACACGAGCGTGCGTTAGCCGAAGAAGAGCGTGCACGCAAGGCAGATCTGCGATACAGAGAAGAGAACTATGGCACTATTAACTATAATGCCGATGGTTCTAGGATGGACTCTGATAAGCGTGACGAGGGCGTGGCACGAAGAGCAGCTAGGCGTTTGTTGCAAGGTAAGATGTCGGATGAAGAGTTTGATTCAAACGACGGTTACGGCTGGAAGAACAACGCACTTGCTGCAATGGCAAAGGCAGCCAAGCCGTTTAGCGTAGAGTCTGCGGCTAATATGGCCGGAAAGGCGCTTAAGTCGGTAGTCCCCGTGTTCAACGATCGTATCACGCTAGGTGACACAGTTGGTCAAATGAAGAACGTAAGTGCGTCGTTAAGCGATTCAACAACGCATAACACAATCAACGTTACTATTCCAGGTTACCTCGCCCGCATCCTTGAACAGACAACCAACATTGCCACTGGTACTAAGAACGAGCGACTTGTTTATTCACAGGACAAGATGCAGTTCATTACGAACAGTCAGCAAGATATGGATGTGGCTAATTCCGTCATCACTCGTGATGCACAAATGCAAGTTCGCACACAGGCAGGTAAGGCGGTAGATGCGATAGACACAGTGGGCGCGTTGTCATCCACAGCAAGGGAAGAGTTAATAGAGCGCTTTATCACCCAGAGGGATAAACGCGGTGGATTTGTTTCCAAAGACTACGTGGATACCAGTAGTGATAAAAACACGCTTTACAGTTCAAGCGATGTGGCTACTGAGATCGAGCAGGTCATGGCGGCTGCCGACAATGAACGTGATCACGATAAGGTGTCCACTGCGATAAACTCGTTTAGTCGTATTAACACACGCTCGTCTGAGTTTAACGACATTACCAAGAACTTGATGTTCAACGGTAAGCGAGAGTCACTAGAACGATTGGGTCTGATTACCATGGATTCCTCTGGGAACCCACAGGTCGACATGGAGGCGTTAGAGCAGTTCAAGCTGGGTAGGAAGGGGCCAAACGCGTTATTGAATGGTCCGTTAATACAGCCACCCACACCACCTCCTGCAGGTGCACCAGACAGTCCCACGCCAGGCACACCGTCACCGGCAGGCACGGGCGGCGCATCCTTTGACGAGTGCTGTGGCAAACTGACTGCTATACTGGGCGAGATAAACGCGTCTACGCAGACCATAGCCAGTTCCACATCGGTCGTAGACGTACTGCACGAAATAAGCACCGCTACCGAACTGTCCATGGAGGTACAAAGCGAGCTGGCTGAATACATACGCACGGCTACGACCACCAGTGATACAAAAATCGTTTCTGCAGAAGAAGCGGATCGTATCTTAACAAGCACTGCAGATCGTGACGATTGTTGCGACACCACCGACTTGCGTGACTTGCTCGACGAGATAAGCCAATCCACTATGGAGATGGCCACGTCAAATCAGCTAGATCTGCTCACCGAGATCAGAGATGCGGTCGTTGTTACCTCAAAGGGCATAACGGTAACCTCTAACCTCAGTGCGGATACCACGTCCAATGCATCAAGCGATACGTCAATCGCATCGGTCCTTAGCACGATCAGTGATCAGTTAGCGGGTAACTTAGCTGCAAACCAAAGCCTGGTGGATAGACTTACGACCACTGCGTCTACGATCAAGTCCACAGTAAGCGATGCTACGTCTACTGTGACAAGTAAGGTCACTGATGTAGCTAATAAGTCACTTAGCTTTGTGGAGTCTAACATCTCCACTGCAGTAACCGAGTCTCGTAAACATCTGTCCACGGAAGCAAATGCGAAGCTTGATGAGATTAGCAAAACTGCATCATCCATTAAGAATGACATGCTTAATGACTTTACAGTTGTGGATGAAGACGGTAAACGTAGCATCGACGTAAACGCCACAACTACTGCTGGTAAGAAAACCGCCAATGCCGCGTTAGGTAAGCTGACAAGCGGACTGACTGCCGGTTTTAAATCTGCCACTACCGTCGGCAAGACAGGACTTGCATTAGCGCAGTCAGCTAAAGAGACTGCTCTGGATGCCGTGACAGATGTGGATACAGAAGGCAAGCGACAGTTCTCTTCCACTAAGGCAAAGGGTGCAGTAGAGTCGGCTAGCGATGCTGTGGTAAAGGCCACAACTGTGGAAGACGCTGTGGGTAAGCCCAGCCTGTCACTTCGAACCATAGCAGATAACGCAAAGGCAGCGGTCACGCCGAAACCCGCTACGACCGTCGTTGTTGATGGCCATGGTGGAGACACAAACAGTTCGCTCGACGGACATACGGTCTCCACTCTGGTTAGGGCAATACGCGAGATTTATAACACTCCGTCAGCGACAAGCGCCGATGCAGTCAACGTGGTCACGCCCGTACAGGAGTCTATAGACAACGCCGCAGATGCAGCGACAGAAGATCATGCAGCTAACCGTTCTGACATCCGCACATCCACCAGCGCTGTCCGATATGGGGAGGAAAATCTGGAGCATGTAAGTAAATCGGAGGCGCGGGCGTATGCTAAGCTGGTAATCGAAGAAGCCAGGACAAAGGCCAAGGCCAATTTATCGACGGCGTGGAGTGAGTTAACCACTGCCATAGACGAAACCTTCACTCGCACACCGGGCAAGACAGACGCAGACATATCTAGTGTTGACGGTAACGCAGGTGCCTCCGAAGACCTCCCTACCCAACCACCTGGCAACCATGCAGGAGAAGAGACACCGCCCGCGACAAAACGCGGCGTGGGTAACGTATTAAACGACGTGATGAACAGCAGTCGGGTTACGGACCTGCATGACTCAGTATCACGTAAGTATGATAGCGTTAGCAACTCGGTATCAAAGCTTCAGACAAAGGCCAAGTCCACTGATGCGTATAAGTCTATTTCGTCAGTCGTAAACGATTTAACATCGTCCACCGATGAGAATAAGACAACGTCTATCTTCGATACCATTGGACGTGTTGCCGACGACGCGAGTGCGTCTACAAGTACGGACGATTCTTCCGCCTCCAACAGTAACATAAACGAAACGCTGGCGTCCGTGCATAACGAGACAGACAAGGCACTCACCACATCACGCAGTCTACACGACCTAGTGAACAGCGCTGTGAATTCCAAAGCCTCGACGTCCTTGCAGGACACACTTAAAACTGCTAGGTACGCAACCAGCGATGCAGCGTCTACAGTGATGGATACCAAGGTGGGTAAACGTCTGGACGAAACGCTTACTTCTGTGATAAGTAACGTAGAGTCAACTGTGTCAGCCGTAAACGACGAGCTAATCGCACTACAGGTAGCGCCAGGAGAGACTATAACTAATCGGTACAATGCCATATCTAAGGGAATCGTTAACTCGTCCCCTGTATCGACATTGTCAGAAGTGTTTAAGTCTAAGGAAACGGATAAATCAGAATCCGTTGGTGGGTATGCTAACTATGCGTTTGCAGGTGACACTGCAAGAAGTGACATACTCAGTAATGTGGATGTTACTAATGCAAAGTACCGTGACATGTCTTCACGTCCCGTATCCTTCGCAGACATAAAGTCTGTATTTACAAACGGGATGAGTAACGCCAGTGAGTCCATCGGACTTGACCAGTCAGTAAAGAGTGTCAAATCTTCGACTGCCAACGTGGCTAATAATGCGCTAAATGCGATTATCAACCTCGTGGAGTCTAGGACAGAGACAGTCGATACTGATGTGAGTAAGTATACCGATGCATCGTCTACCAGTCACGGCCTAGCTTCGGCGTTAGAAGGTGTGCAGTTAGGTGAGACAAGTGAATTGCCTAAGCCTAAGGAAGCAGCTGCAACCAAGCCGGAAGAAGATGGTCAGGTAACCAATCTGCCAGAGTCATTAAGCGCACTGATAGCGTCTATATCCTGGGACGGCACAGAGCGGCCATCACAAAACACCAGCGATGCCGTCACGGAGAACACCAGTGAAACCACCAAGCAAAGTACCGCGTCGGCGTTAAAAGTTGCGCTCCTACAAGCCACTGAAACGATCATCGCGGGTACGCCAGACATAAACACACTCGGTGCGGTATCGCCGGTTGTAATCGACATGCAGAACAACGCAGGTGTATTAGCACCGACGTCCAAAGCACCGCTCGATGTAAGTCAGGCTAAGATCACTTCAGGTGAAGAAGACCCCGCTGTATCGGCGATGCGCGTGGGGTTAGAAGAAGTCGTCAAAGCGATCGACGGTAACTTTGCAACAGAACATGTCTTACTGCAATCCATATCACAGTCCAGTGGTGCGGAGGCAGGCGATGCGTCTGGTACAATTACTGGAGATTCATCTGGCGTCTTACGTGGCATGCGGTCTGGTGCAGGCGATGCCGCTGACATGGTGTCTTCGTATTACAACAAGGTTTCACGCGTAGCAGGCGATGTAGTAAGTGGAAACAAAACCACAAACTCAGTAGGCGACACCATTAATAACGCAGTGAACACCAACAACGTTGTAAAGCAGGGCGCTAACAAGGTAGCCGATTTCATCGGGCAATACCTGGGCGAGGATAACGGGTTATCTAAACTGATCCGTAATCCGCTATCCGTCGTTCGTAAGGCAGTTGGTGGAGGTGTAAAAGATCTCTTCACGCAAGACATCTACGTTGCCCGGCAAAAGGCGCCTGTGATGACTGCGAGAGGCATGCGCTTAGGTCGTTACTTCGACAAAGCTACTGGTAACGTCATCCATAAGGTCGGCGACATTGACGGCCCTGTAATAGACGCTAAAGGTGAGGAGGTGGTGTCTGCATTGGATTTACAAACCGGTCTGTTTGGCAACCGTACCGGTAAGCTTCGGAACGTGGCTAGAAACTTCATCAAACTCACCAAGGCCTCTTGGAAACTCCAGGGTAAAATAGCAAAACACTTGTTATTAAAACCTGCATGGGCAATCGCTAAGATGGTGGGTAGATCTGTGAAAGGATTTATTAACCGGGGCGACGTGTATGTTCCGGGTGAAGATTCTCCGCGACTGACAAAGCGTGGGTTAAAACGTGGGGACTATATAAGTCGTAGGACAGGCAAGACCATCAAGAAGCACAAGCAAATCGACGGCGAGGTTCTTAACCGTGAGGGCGATGTAATCCTTACCGCAGCGGAGGTGCGTGATGGACTCCTAAAGAAAAACGGTAAGAAGGTGTTAACTGCCAGCTTAGGAACGCGTCTTACAAATCCCTTAGGTCGTATTATGCGCGGGAACAGTTCTTCTGTCTTGCGTAGAGGAACTGGTATAGTGGGTGGTGCTTGGCGCATGCAGACGGACATGATTGCATGGCTGGCTGGTGGCGCACAAGGAGCGCCTCCGGTTCCAGGAAGAACTCCAACGCCTCCCGGTACACCGTCTGGCACGCCCCCGGTGCCTCCGGCACCCACAGGTGATGTGTCCCCACCCACAGGTGGGGGAGCGCCAGCGAGTCCACGTGTTGGGTTATCTGACATCCGTCAGGGCGACCCAGCTTCGCTGTCGCCACTGATAGCATCTCCGGTGCCTCCGGCACCCACAGGTGATGCGGCTCCACCCACAGGTGGGGGAGCGCCAGCGAGTCCACGTGTTGGGTTATCTGACATCCGTCAGGGCGACCCAGCTTCGCTGTCGCCACTGATAGCATCTCCGGTGCCTCCGGCACCCACAGG